ACGCGAATCCTACGACCAGTTGTTCTTCCGCCGCGTCCTGCGTGTGTGTCAACTCGGGCGCAGATATGTTTCCGATGAACCCTACCGAATGGTCTGACATGGACGGCGACGGCATCGGCGACAACTCGGATTTTGACCGGGACGGCGACGGCTATGCAAATCTTGTTTGGTCGCACAAAGGGAATGGCGTTTGCTACAGTGGTGGGATTGGCATCCGCGTTTACAACGGGGCGTCGGACAATCCAGGAACCGACTCTGCGACCAACCTTAGGGAATGTGCAAGGGCATGCTTTGAGCAGCATCCCCCTAAACAGTATGGCCCGTGGTCCACGCGAGGACCGGCTCTCGGCTTTTCAGTAGACTATGTTGGAAGATGTTACTGCAATCATAAGACATGGTCGAATTGCGCCGACCAAAGGTCCACCTCGTATAAAAACTACGATTATGCGAATGGTGGCGAGGCCTTCCCGAACGACCCCAACGAGCACGCAGATATGGACGGCGACGGCATCGGCGACAACTCCGATCCAGACCGGGACGGCGACGGTCACGCCAATGCTGTGGACGAATTCCCGAACGACCCCAACGAGCACGCAGATATGGACGGCGACGGCATCGGCGACAACTCCGATCCAGACCGGGACGGCGACGGTCACGCCAATGCTGTGGACGCTTTCCCGAACGACCCCAACGAGCACGCAGATATGGACGGCGACGGCATCGGCGACAACTCGGATTTTGACCGGGACGGCGACGGCTATGCGAATCTTGTTTGGTCGCACAAAGGGAATGGCGTTTGCTACAGTGGTGGGATTGGCATCCGCGTTTACAACGGGGCGTCGGACAATCCAGGAACCGACTCTGCGACCAACCTTAGGGAATGTGCAAGGGCATGCTTTGAGCAGCATCCCCCTAAACAGTATGGCCCGTGGTCCACGCGAGGACCGGCTCTCGGCTTTTCAGTAGACTATGTTGGAAGATGTTACTGCAATCATAAGACATGGTCGAATTGCGCCGACCAAAGGTCCACCTCGTATAAAAACTACGATTATGCGAATGGTGGCGACGAATTCCCGAACGACCCCAACGAGCACGCAGATATGGACGGCGACGGCATCGGCGACAACTCCGATCCAGACCGTGACGGCGACGGTCACGCCAATGCTGTGGACGAATTCCCGAACGACCCCAACGAGCACGCAGATATGGACGGCGACGGCATCGGCGACAACTCCGACAGGGACAAAGACGGCGACGGTGTCGAAGACGTGTCGTCCATTACGGACCATACAACGTACAAGGTATTTTGGTCTTTAACGCAGAGCTGCGAGGATATTGGTGGAAAAAGTATCACGGACGTTGGGGAATGTGACGCCGCCTGGTATCGGGGAATGGGGAAAACCCCCGGAAACGCGAAAACCGGTTATGATTCTATAATCAATACAAGTCCTTGGGGGGCTACCGTAGCCCCTTGTATGGAATGGTCAGGGGGGTGGGGTTATCATAACTCAAACAGCAATCCCGCAACCTATGTTTGCTCTCATCCAAGTTACGTTGCCCGTCAGGACTTAGGTGCGTGTCTCTGCAAATTCGACGCCTTTCCGAACGACCCTAACGAGTACTCTGACATGGACGGCGACGGCACCGGCGACAACTCCGATTCGGACAAGGACGGCGACGGCGTTGCGGATAGTGCGGACGCCTTCCCTTTTATCCACAAAGAATCGGCTGATTTCGACGGCGACGGTATCGGTGACAACACCGATGAAGACGCAGACGGCGACGGTCATAAGGACCACAAATACGTGACGTTTACTGGAGATGGGACAAGCTCTTGCGCGTCGCATGGCGCTCTGCCCATTTCTACATTCGCGGAATGCAAACAAGCTGGAGAATTATTACAAGACCATAACTTCTTGAATGGTGTCACCGGAAGCAGTTGGACTCAGGGGGATTTGGGCAACCCATACTGTTTGACTTGGGGCACCGGTGTGTATTTTAATACCGACGCAACGGCAAAAGATGCGTGCGGCATAACAAACTATGCTAACGATCCGACTCTTGGCAACTGCATATGCAAATTGCCGATGGCCCCTGACGCCTTCCCGAACGACGCCACAAGAACAACGGATACAGATGGCGACGGTACTGCAGATTGGCGCATAGTCAGCGGTGAAAAGGTCATTGAGGATTGGATGCCAAATGACGCCAGTAGTACACAAGATTCGGATATGGACGGTGTCAAAGACAGCGCTGACACATACCCAAACGACCCGAGAAGAAAGATCGACGTGCGCGCCGGCCTCACGCCAAGTGTGTATGCATACCCGATTTCACCGAGTCAAAAGATATCCTTTACAGAGTATAAATCCTTTGTGTCCCCTACGTCGGGACAATCATCGTGCGCGGCGAACGGCTACGAACCAATCACGACCAAGGCGGAGTGCCATGCCGCCGCTGCGGCATTGGGAAAGTCCCCCCAAGAAGGCGGTTTTGGCGCGGGGATGGGCTACTGCATTTTTTGGAATCCCGGCCAGGTTTGGTGGAATCCGACAGCGAATGCGGACAAATGTGGCCACACGTCTTATCTTGGCCACCCGAATTTAGGTCCTTGCGTGTGCAAGAAGCCTAGCCTTTCCTACACGCCGCAACACATGGCCGCGCAAGTCTTCGAAGCCTCGCTGACAGCGAATGTCGACGGCTACGTTGCCGAGTTGGTTGGGAATAAAGCCTGCAATTACGCCGAATCTGCCGTCGTCAAGCCTCCATTGGTTTACAATCAGGGCACGCGGGCTCAGCAGGTAACGAACTGCAAAAATTTGTGTGCGGATACGACTCAATGGGGAACGGTCAAAGACTCAGAAGGCATGCCAGAGTACAAAACGGCTCACATAGACGGATATCCGACGAATTATCATGTTCGCGCAGATGGAAGTTCCCATACATTGCTTCCGTATGATAGTCAGTCTGGAACGTGGGAGGAGTGGGTCTCTAACTGTGCAAAGGCATGTTTCCACTATTCGAATCCGCTATCAAAGATAAAAGGCTTTTTCCTTTCAAACAGTAATGGAAGGTGTCATTGTTCCTACAAACATTCATTAGAAACCACGAAGACGACATCTAACTACGTAAGTTACGACTTCAAAACCGATACAGACGCGATGAACTCCGAAGACAAGATACGAGGTTTCTTCCTGCACAATGGCATCGGTAACGCCGCTCTGAAAGGCCAGTGCGTGTGCATTAAACAAGACCCGTATAAAAACGTCGAGAGCGGGCACGAGTGTCTGTCTCAGTACGATACGTACGCAATCCGAGGAGAAGAGTGCGAAAAGACGTCGCGACCCGAGTACGAAAGCGTTTGGGAAGAAGTGAGGGGCTACTGTGATCCGTTTCTCTCGGCAGTCGACAATGTTAATTTCGAAGATTGCGAAAAGCAGTGTTTTGAAGACGAGACTTGTCTGAGTTTTTCGTATTTATATGCATCGTCCACTAATTGTCGTAAATGTACGGGTCCAAAAACAGTAACCGTCAATCCCCACCCTTGGAAAACGTACCATAAGCGTTCGGCGGCCAACCAGCGGTTTTTGTCCGACAATATGCCGCCTATGTGTCTGACAAATATAGACAGTGTTTGGTCCGGCGCCACATACACCGGCTGCGATGGTGCTCGCACGGCGGACGGCACGCCATTTTCATCATATTGCGATGGTTCTAACCCAACGCATTACATCGATGCCCACAGAGAATTCTACGAGAAATGTTGCGAATGGACTGGCAGTGCGTGCGTCAACAAGTGGGACAATCGGTTCTACGACGCCTCTACGCAAAAGTACAACCGCGTCAAATCGAATTCGAAATGCCGGCGCGTGTTCAAATGGACAAAACCACACGGCGACGACGCTATGTGTTATGACCAGGGATCTTCTTTGCGCGTATATTCTGCGGACTCAAATACTTGTCCGGCCGGCGATCGCGAATGCCATGTCGTGAAATGCGCAGAAAAATGTTTCTCTGGGGAATATGGTGCGAGCGGGACTGCGGATTTGTTGCGGTACGGCCATAACGGATTTAACGACATTATGAAAGGGTTTGGGGTAGACCACAAAAATGGTATATGCGAGTGCACGACGTACGGACAAATGCCGTGCGGGTCTGAACTTGAAGACGGTTCGTCCACCGAACTTGCGACGGATTCATTTACCGGATACGAATTCATGTTTGAATGTCCCGAAGACGATACGAAAAAACTGACCAATTCCAAACTCTTGGAGGAACGCGGTCGGTGCACAAACAAAGCTGATGTTTACAACACGAACTCACTTGGCACGTGCAACGAAGTCCAAGCGGGATCCTGCGAATCCAAAGCGTACGAATGTGCCAAAACCTGCGCAGCATACCATTACGTGGAGACCAACAAACTGCAATCGAATACTAACGGCGTAACCTTTTACTCGGATCTGTACGTTGTGCCTTGGGAAACAGCATGTCCTATAGGAGATATTTGCTCGAAAATGAAAGGTAGAATATTGCCGGGATTCGCTTGGTCGTTCACGTCGTCGGTAATGAGCCCTATGCGAGTGTCAGAAGACGAGTATGTGTTTGGTGCAGCTGCGGGCAGTTACTTCAAAATGGTATCCGTCAAGTTTGGCCGACAAACACGCGAGTTTGTGCTTTCTGAGAGCCGGTACGTGACGTCGTCTACGGTTTCGAGCTTGTCGGCGCTAACGAATGCCAAATGGAGAGCCGCGACCAAGCAAGGCGGTGGCGGTACCTGTGGCACCAACCAGTACTGTGCCGGTGAATTTTATCTCACCAACGAAAACCGCTGCACTTGCCGGCAGAGCGTTGCTGGCAGCAGCTTGGCATGCACGAACAACAATGATGTCAATTACTTGACGGTCAAAACCCATATGACGAAAACAGTCGCAGACAGCCAAACAGTCAATGCCGAATACAATGCGTTGACTTTGACCGAATCCGCTTTTGGAACCGGCAAAACGTGCAGAAAAGACGTGACATTTATTAATGATTCCAAAGATCGCAACGATCGGCTAATTCAGCGCCAACGCTACAAATCGCTCACCATGTACTTGAAGCATGCAGACTACGACGCTTCGAATGGAGATTGCAATTCGAAGACTGGCAATTTGAAGACTGAATGCGAAAAGACCCAGTGCGCGAAACAATGTTATTCTGGTGAGTATGGCCCGTACGGTCAAAATCCGACGAATTCGGACCCGCGCATTAGTGCATTGTACACAAAAGTTTATTCCGGTGGCTATCTCACCAATTACCACAAGTACTGGTATACTTCGTTGAGCAGCGCGGATTCTAATCAATTCCGAATATATGCTGGATGTGGCCAAGCCTTATCCGGTGGAGATAGTAACACTTATCCAGACGGTTCGTCAACTTGCGACGCTTCTGATGAGAAACAAGTTGACGAATGTGCCGCCGCTTGTTACAATTATGTTTACAGCAGTGGCTTAAAAATGGCGGGATTTTTCGTTCAAAATAGTATTGGGAGGTGCTACTGTTCGATTCCACGAGGCAGGGCCACGCAGTATACACCGAAGACGGCTTGGACGACAAGCGCCGTCTACGACCACTACGATTTCAATCGTATTTACGGCGAAATGTTTATGGGTTGGCCGACCACGAATTCGGTTTCGGTGTACGGTTCATGGACACATAACAATTGGCGTATCTTCGACGGTCACGGCCAGACAAGAACAACTTTTCCGACTGTATATAATAGTAATGGTTACGGCGGGTTTACTAGCAATCAGATACGTCCCAATACATATCCAGACGGAACGACCATGTCTAGCACCACCACGTACGATCAGCGCATTGAAGAGTGTGCTAGAGGATGTTTCACCTGGAAAGATCCGAATGGCAATCTCGCAAAGGCATTCCTCGTGACTGCTAACAACGGCAGATGCTACTGTTCGTATGTAGGCAATAAGAGAGGCACAAGTACAAATGCAGGCGGTTATATGGGGGGCAATTTCATTCGCGATACGTTGCCGAACTTTGGCCGCGGCAAAATGAAGGCGATCGAGTACAATTCGAATTCCGGCGAATGTTCTTGTAGGTCTGAAAATTCGGCACAGTGCAACGCGGAACAGGTGCGAACTTCGTATGCGTACAGGGGGGGGGGCATTTGTGACCCCCCCTTAGGCGTCCGCATGTACGAAGGCGCTAGCGACAATCCCGGAACAACAACGGACGAAAGGACGAAAGCGTGTGCAACGGCGTGCCACCTTCAGAAAGTGTCACTTGCGAATTCATGGGCCACGCTAGGACCTGCCACTGGCTTTTCGGTGTACGCGTCTTCTGGCAGATGCTACTGCAATCACCAGACATACTCGTCTTGTCCCAGCATTAAACATACTTCATATAAATATTATGATTTCACCTCGGTAGTCGAAAAGTCAATTTCCTACACGACCTGGTACGACATACATTTCCAAAGCAAAAGGTTAGGATCGAAACATTTGATAACAAAGTCAACATAAAATATTAAATTTTAAAAAAAATATAAGTAACGCATTTATTATATTTCAAAAAAAAACACAGTATTTAAGTATTCGAATAAAGATCAATGATGACACAAGTGATATTATTAATTTTTTGTTTGTTTGTCTCGGCAACGGCTTATTGCGACAATGCTGGCCATAGTGTTGGAGACGCGTTTTTTATGGACAATCATGGACAGTGTCGACCATGTTCGCATTCAGAAGATAGCGGAACGACGACGCGAGAAGACATTGCCTATCCCGCGTACAAAAGGATAGGACATTACGCGACTCTTTATGCTAATGGAGAAGGCGGCTCCGAATATCACATGTATAATGGCGTAGGCTCGACCGGACCAACAAATACATATCCTGACGGTACTCAATTGGAGGAAGCTAGCGAAGAGAAAAGAGTTAATGAATGTGCAAAAGCGTGTCGCAACTTTGTCAGTCCCGCAGGAAAAAATGCGAAAGGGTTTCTTGTGAATCCAAACGGCAGATGCTTCTGCTCGGCGTTTCTTGCAGACTATGGCACTCCGATAAATAATGATTATACTGGTTACGATTTTGTCGGCGATGAAACAACTGTTGTGCCCAGACTCCTGCAATCGGCAACATTTTGCACAAACCAAGTGGCTATGGACTACATTCAAAACTCTTCTCCACAAGCGTGTGCTGAATACTGCTACTCAATAGGTCAAACTGGGTTCTTTATCAACCATGCCGGTGAACATGCCTATGCGTGCAAGTGTTCTACCGATAGTTGCAAAGCTAGATACTCTTCTAAATACGATGCAAACTCGTACTCTGTGAGTGTTGTCAACACTGATAAAGGTGACTTGGATTCGGCGTATCACGCTGTCAAACCTCATTTGCAACAAGAGGCTGGCACGTGCAACATGCCGAGATACAAACTGAAAGCTTCTGGGAATGTTTGTGTGGGTAAACCTTCGTATACGCATAAGGGCGGCGGTATTTGTATGGCATTGGGCGTCCGCGTATTCGCCGGGTCCAGTGACAATCCTGGAACAAACGCAGAGTCTTACACATTATGGTGTGCAAGGGCGTGTTCTTATCGCGAACCCCCCGATGGCTACGGTCCATGGTCTAATCAAGGGGACGCCGTTGGCTTTTCGGTGTACGAGCCTTCCGGCAGATGCTACTGCAATCATAAGAAATACGCGTCTTGTACTGCCGATCTTGACCATACTTCATATAAATATTATGATTACAATGTCGAATCCCCGCAGAAACATATCTCCGTGGGCTACGACGCTACGAAAGCCCCCGAACTATGCGCAAAAAGATGTCGTTCTGAAGGGTACACCGGTTTTAGCATTGACAGATTGACGTACGCACCCGCACTCGGATGCAAGTGCGTAAGCGATGGATGCAATGAAATTCATGCAAACTCTGGCTTTGACGCGTACACCATCGAACCGGATTTTTTCGCCATGCATACTGTGGACACGTCGAAAGCAAATTACGTTGAAGAATGCGCCACAAAATGTACACATAGCACCGCCGGCTCTACATACATTGGAGATGGCTATTGTGCGCCGGACGTGTCAAAGAATACGAATACATACTTTCCATACTGTGAGGCCGCATGCCGAAACGACCCGGAATGTGATGCGTTCAGCTACATCAATAAAGATGACCATTCGGGAATATCAAATAGTCAGTGCATCTTATCTGTGGATGCGTCGTGTCAAACAACAGCTGACAATTCAAATAGCTATCCGTGGAAATCATTCAAATTGAATCGATACGGCAAAACCGCCAAAAGTTTCTCCGTGCGCAAATCCGATGGACAATGCTTGTGCAAAGATTATTCGTGGGAAGAATGCCAAAGCAAGGGCAACACTGACGAGGGGATATACTCATTGAGATTTTCCGGCAGTTGTCCTCGATATATTACGACTACCGAAGAATGCGAGGCAGCCGCGCGATACTTGAATTTGCCAGAACAAAAGACCGGATCGCCGGGTTACCCGACTATCAACAACGCAGGCCTAGAGTATGGTTGCATCCTTCAGCATCCAACGACCAGTCGCCTGGAATTGTACCTTAATAAGCCGTCAGGCGTAACGAACAACTGTGCACATTCAGGTTATGGTTGTATTTGCGCAGAGACCGACACGTCATTGCAAATTGATTCGTACGACATTGTGCCGGATATCAAATTGCCTTTGCTGCATCGTCACTGCGAAGATTGCACTAGCGCCTACAAAGACTTGTACTATGTGCGTCGAACACCTTTCTCAAAATCAAACGACGCCGATATGATAATGAACACGTTTGGACTTGCCCGTGACAACGTGCTTCATCTTGATTTCGAAATATATTCGGACAAGACGACGGCTGAAGACGCGGCCGTCAAAGTATTGCGAGCCCTCCCGACAAAGGAAGTGGTTGCAACGTATCGGTCAGGTTTGAAAAAGGAGTGCGAGGGCGACTGCAACACTGACGGAGACTGCGAAGGCGATTTGATTTGCTTTCAAAAAACGAGCGACGCAAGCGCGCCGACGCCGGTTCCAGGTTGCACCGGGGATGCCAGTCACGTGAATCACGCGACTGGTACGTCTATGGACGTCTGCATAAAACCATGGCCATCGAATGCGCCTACGCTCCCATGGGTCAATTTGGGCGGAACACCACCACGCAAGATGGGACGTTGTGAAGGCGATTGTGATTCACACGACGATTGCGAGGGTCATTTAGTGTGCCACCAGCGTTATGGTAGTACCGAAAAGACACCAGGATGCTCGGGTGGTTCCATGGCCAGTGGCTACGACGTGTGTATGGACCCGGTTATTCCAGTCCAGTTAACGCTTGGCCTGACTGAACAAATGCAATGGTCCAAGGTATTTGACGGAGAATGTACATCGGGGTCTGAGTACAACATGTATAAAGGATGTGGCAGCAGCTCAGGGCGAACAAATACGTACCCGGATGGCAGCGACGTGTGCGACGCGACGGCTGAAAAAAGAATCGATGAGTGCGCCAAGGCATGTCTTGACTTATACCCTACTTTACCTGGCTTTATCATAGCTGATCTAGGCAGATGTTTTTGCGAAACTGCCGAATCAGCGCACTGCTCAAATAATAGAGGGACCACTTCGTACGATCGATACGACTTCAACACACTTGGGTTCCCCGGTATGGGCATTTCACCGACAGAAGAATGCCCAGTTGGGAAAATTTGCCCGCTTATCAGTGGTCGAATGACTCCAGAAGGTGGAGCGTTTACTAATCCCGTTGGCAATCGAATGCACCCAATGCGCGTCTCTCATGGGGAGTTTGTCTTTGGTGAGGTCGCCGGTTCGTGGTTCAAAATGGTTTCTGTAACGCTCGATCTTGAGTTACTAAAGAGCAAATACATTTCAAGCAGCACAGTGCCAAGGCTTTCGGCTTTGACAGCAGCACAGTGGATCAGTGCCGGCTTGCAAGGAGGAGGAGGTACGTGTGGTTCGAGTCAATATTGTGCGGGCGATTTCAAGTCGCATAAGTCGTCTTCTGCAATAAGCGGGAGCGGCCAAGACGTCTCGTGGGGCACCATTTCGGCCTCTTCTCTGACGTCCGTATGTCCTGTTGGAACGATATGCGCAAAGGTCACCGGCAAACACAATGCGTATCAAATGCAGCCCATCGGCGAGGGATACGAACTAAACCGGGGCGAAGATGCAACAATGGGTCGCATCCTAGTGTTCGGAGGCAGTGACTATTCAAGTGCGCATGGCAACTGCAACGCAATGTCGGGCACGGCCAAAACAGATTGTTATGTCAAGACATGCGCCGAGTATTGTTTCGAGGGAAAATACGGACCCCAAGGCGCAAACCCTGTGTATTCGGATTCGTATTATACAGGACTCGGATCCGGTCCCGGTCGCGGCGTGTTCAAAAGTTTCTTTATTAAAGACACGGACGGCCGTTGTTATTGCTTGGATTTCCATTCACAAGAGGCAAGTGAACAATTTAATAAGAATCAGAAACTTGTCATAGATCACGGCGGCTCGCCAAGCTCGGCAAATTTACCGCTTGCGGAATGCGAGGGCGACTGCGATTCTGATGCACACTGTCAGGGCGAACTGGTATGCTTTCAAAAGTCGAGTACTTTTCCACCACCCCCCGGATGTGCGCCGAATAATTTTGCAGCGGGTCACGATTTCTGCATACGCCCCGACGCCTTTTGGCATCGAATTACTAAGGGCTCTTACACGACATACGATTTGTCCGGATATGAAGTGAAAAAGACGCATCCCTACGTACTGGACGCGAACACTCTGGTTTTCGGCAAATATGTGCCCTATGGGTTTAAACGAGAAAAAGGCTATTGTTCGAACCAGGGTTCCAGTACCTTAGTACCATTCGATACGTGTCAGCAAGAGTGTGAGGAACGTTCGGACTGCACCGGTTTTGTGTATTTGCACGAAACCAGACAGTTGTGCGCGATTATGACGACTACGTGTAGTCTCGTGACAAACAATCTAAATTGGGTGCATCACAAGAAAAGTGGTGGTCAGCCCGCGCGTTTCATGATGGTGGCGACGGACATGGACGGCAATCAAATAGAAACGCGTTACACTACGTTGATCAGACGCATCGAGGACATGACGTTGGCCATTTGGAATTCTGCCTCGGGTACAAAGGTTACCCAAACTGGCAAGACATGCGACGCGGATCAAGTATGGCCGAATAACAATTGCGTGACAGATGTGAGTATCAATATTGATGTAAACGTTGATCATTGTCCGACGACCGAGATTCAGGAAATGTCGGACTGGCTTACGCCCACAGTCAGCGGCAATACGTTTACGGTTACGCCAGAAAGCGATTACTTTTTATTTTTTTCTGGCAGTTGTGAATCGAGGGGCTATGTACCAATCGCTAACAAGGCTGAATGCGATGCCGCAACGTCGGCTTTAGGCAGAGTCGCTGGATATAACCAAGCCTACACGGCTGGCAACAGACCACGTTGCTTTGCGTACTCGACTACGCCAACAAAAATTCACTACAATTCTCATAGTGTCGTAACAACAGTTGCTGAGATCGCAGGCCAAGCGTCGGATTTCGGCGGGATCGTCTGCAAGGAAAAAACTGCGGCGACCCATATCACGTTGATAGACATGGACGGTGAACACATTGAGCAGTTTACGCACGCCGGCATGACCTATCAAGGCAACGTCGAAGTTGGGAATGATGTCGCGCCAGTGACGGTGGCATCTCCACACCAATATTTTTTGATTTCGTCAGGAACTTGTGCCTCGCATGGTGCTGTACAGGTCACTGACGAGGCCGGCTGTCAGGCCGCTCGAGATGGCCTTGGTGGCGCATCAAAGAGTTGGGCAACTGGGAGTTTTGCTGTTGGCAGCCGACCAAACTGTTTTGTCTATACACATATTCCGAACAGTGTGTATTACAATACCAACACTGGTTCGACCGATACGCCAAAGGTTGTACCGACTTGGACAGCACAAGTCGTGTGCAAGAAGACTGAAAACGTTATTGAAATTACTGCCACAGATTGGTCCGGCTCTGGTTCCACGGCACCGTCCGGCGCTGCAATAGGCGTGTACACTGGCAAGCAATCGTGCTTTCCTAAATTTGTTTACCTCGGCGCAGGCACTTGTGGCGACGATAGTCTGTACACAAATGTACTGACTCTGTCAGACTGTGCTCGACTGTGTCACGAACAGGGAAAATGCGACGGGTTTTCGTTTTCGTCGTCAACAAAACGTTGCTACTTGTCCGACGCGAAATGCATGCCGCCAGACCAAACGCCCGAGACGTCCGGCGCGCAGCGATACGCGCTAGACCCTTACGATTTCCACGGCGATAAATGCCGTTGCAACGAGAACGATTGTGATACAGAAGACATGGAACACAAGTATTGTAATGTGGCCACCGGTCAATGCCTTGCGAAAAAAACCGATATGCCCTTTGGTAGCTCAGTCACCGGTTCGGCATTGAGTTCGCCAGCAATGTGCGCAGAAACTGCTGGCGCTACAAAGAACGCAATTGGCTGCAAATGTGGAAATGAGATTTGCTCGGAGTTCGAGCGCTACTGTCGTAGTGGCACGTGTCGGTCGGATAGATACTTGTCACAATGTCCCGCATCGCCCACGAAAACTTCTGAGCAATGCCTTTGTGGTGCGTCATCCTGTGCTGCGAACAAGTACTGTGCGGACGGCCAATGTTTGGCCGCGCCACCGTGCACACACGCGGACGGCGTTACAAAGAACACGGCGGCGTGCACGTGTGTCAGTGGTACTCCTTGTGCAGCAAATTCGTATTGCGATGCTTATTTTTTGGCATCAACTGGCAAGTGCACAGATCACGGTGGTATAGGAGTTACAACTAAGCAAGGCTGTATAGATGCCGCATATTGGTTGGGCTTAACCGACATATATAACAATCCGGGGTCACCACTCTACAGTGATTATAATTATGGTTCAACGCATCCTCGATGCTTTTCTTATGAGGCACGGACAGGATGGAGTCAAAGTATGAGATACAATAATAACATGTATTACTATACAGGCGGCGTGGCATACGAAGGAAATTCATATTGGGGAAATGTTCTGATGAGAATACCTTGTAGAAAGCAGACACCACAGTGTCTTGCGGCGCCACTGTGCGCCAACCAGGACGGTACCGCGAATAATGTTGGGCAATGCACTTGCCAATCTGGTACGACTACAAACGTGTGCTCTGCGTCTCAAAACGGCTGCAAGAACGGCGTTTGCCAAGCAAAACGCGATTGCAGCTCGACGCCGAGTGAAAACGACGAAGACTGCTTGTGTGGTAATGACGTGTGCGCCGTGGCGGACAGTAGCGGACATAGGCACTGTGATTCAAGTACTACCCCTGTATCGTACCACCTGTTTGCATCTTCCCCGTCTGGGCAAACATCGTGCGCGGCGAACAATGCGCGACCCCTCACTACAGAGGCGGAATGTGGAGCCGCTGCCACGGCACTAAACAATGGTTACGTCAGTACCGTCAATTGGTACGGGTCCCGCGGATATTGCTTTAGATGGGGCAGCTCGTACCTAAGATTTAATACGGGAGCGGTTGCTGACATATGTGGTCATGAAGGTTATGATGGTCACACGGACTACGGCCCTTGTGCTTGCAAAACTGGTGGACCTAAGTGCATAACAGGCACGTCCGAGTTTGGCAAACACCCGAATTGGGGAACGGACACTGCTGCAGCGTCAGCGCGCGAGGCATCGAAATTCGACTCTTTGGCACCGTTGTGCGCCGAACAGTACTGCAACGGCGTGTCTTCAAACCCGACTGATTGCATTTGCGGTACTTCGGAAGAAGATCCCGACCGCATTTACTGCAAGGCCGGAAAGATTTGTAATGTCAACGTTAATGTGGTGTTTGACGTGGCCAACACAGCCGGCGTTGTGTCACAAGTCTCAGTGCGCGACGGTGGATTCGCCGGCAAAGACGGTCTCACCCGCCCGCAGGGCAGATGCCCCCACACAGACGGTATTACAAAGAATACATACGCGTGCTGGTGCATGCCTTCTTCGGCTACGGCGGCGGATCCTACACAGGGTCACGAGGCGTGTCTTGGCAATTGCATGAAGTATTGCCTGAACAGTAAGCTGTACGACGCGCCACTGTGTCCGAATGGACATCGTTCCGCAAAGAATTCCGCGGAGTGCATGTGCGGCACAAACAAATGCTCGGCGGGCACGTACTGCCAAGCCTCTCATAATATGTGTTCTGCCACGAAGAAATGCAAGATTGGACAAAAGATTACGGAGCAATGTTCATGCGGCGAGAATCTTGTGCGTGGATCTCCGTACAGAATGACTTGTCAGGTCGACCAGTACTGTTTCCTGCAAGAGCCTACAAAGTCGAGTGTCAGTTATTATGATTTCAGTTCAGGCACATGCTTGCACAGAGAACCTAGCGTATCCTCGGCGAATGCGATGGATTGTGCGCAAAAGTGCGCGGGGCTACAATATATTTTGATTTCGTCAGGAACTTGTGCATCGCATGGTGGTGTACAGGTCACTGACGAGGCCGGCTGTCAGGCCGCTCGAGATGGCCTTGGTGGCGCATCAAAGAGTTGGGCAACTGGGAGTTATACCCCCGGCACCCGACCAAACTGTTTTGTCTATACACATGTTCCAAACGCTGTGTATTACAATAGAAACACTGGTTCGACTGAGACACCTATGCTCGTGGGAAGCCACACAGCACAAGTCGTGTGCCGCGGACACTATACCGGCTTTACGCGCAATTCGGTAAGCGGCGACTGTCGATGTTCCGGGTCGTGCGATACAGTGAACAACTATGGTCATAGCCAATGGTCGTCATATCACCTTTACACCGACAGAGTGGCTGTTTGCTCGAATACGGATGCCCGCTGTGACGCGACTGGCCTAGTGAAGAACACGGCGGGTTGTTTGTGTGGCGATGACAATACGCTTTGTGGCACGAACAAGTACTGTTTTGATAATATATGTCAAGATTTTCCAGTGTGCGCGCACCAAGATGGCGAGACGATCAATTCTGCAGCGTGTTTTTGTGGCGATTTCACCAATACATTGTGCGCTCCCCACGTCGGTCTCTATTGCCAACAGGGCACGTGCAAGAAACAGCCTTTGTGCGACCATCAGGACGGCCTGACAGCGAATTCTGAGGCGTGTGTGTGTGGCGATACTTTGTCAGGGCATTCGGTTTGTGGCAGCGGTCAATTTTGCCATCAGGACACGTGCAAAAACGAGCCACTGTGCGATCATCAAGACGGTGTGACAGCGAATACTAAGGCGTGCGTTTGTGGCAATGATTTTACGTCTGGACATCCAACATGTACGTTGTCGAATGAGTATTGTGGCAACAACATTTGCAAAACGAATCCGATTTGTCCTCATCAAAATGGTCAGGTTTCTGAAGGCCCTTGTTGGTGCGGTGGTGGTTTTGGCGCGGGCATGGCATGCACTAGTGCAAATCCCTTTTGCACCATGGCTACGTGTTATCCTTATAAAACTTGCGTTTACGACGAAGGTTCAAAGATCGTAGATGAATTCTGCTCCTGCGGTCCGCATGGCTCTATCGATCCGGAATTCGATAAAATTGAATTCATATTCGGCGACAGCAAATTCTCACCGTATTGTGAAATTCAAGAAGCATATATTTCGGCCAACCCTAAGTGCGAGGCGTATGAAGATGGTAAAGAGTTGAGCCTGTTTGACATTGAAAGCTGCACTTGTTTTTTGGACAATGGTTCAGAAGAGACGTGCGAATCGACGAAAGATATTATTCAGATAACGTATTCGAACGATTATACCAATTCCGTGAATCAATTGGACACACCGACGTGCGAGTTGTATTCGTCGAGATCGGATGGTCGCAAGAATTGTGTGCGTTCGCGCAATTACCCCAACGCATTTGACGAAAACGATTCGTGCGCGGTCGAATTCATCAAGTCCGGTACTCTAAGAGTCAAAGACATGAAAATTGAAAGTAAGATGACAATTAAAGAACACAAAGGTCCGTGCCCCCCATCGCATCCGTACTTGGAGAAATATGGCACGTCAAGTTCGTACTGGTGTTATAAGAACCCTGGCAATATCGGCCCGTGTCGCATGTTATATTCTGGCATTGCGCCACCCGCCGACGGGACGTGGGGAACGAGTCAAGCCGATTGTCCGGCGTGGCAACCTGGCCTCAAAACGTCCGGCCTTAAGAATACGCCTCCGTCTAATTTTGCAGACAAGACTGGGCTCGCGGCTCCGACAAATTTGAATTGGCTATGGCTGGCAAAATCGGGAAATATTGACCAAACCTGCAACACGTACGAGTACCTGGAAATTGGCTACTGTTCCGACTATAAGTATTTGCCCGAAGGTGCGTACCCTGCTCGTTTAGACGAAATGCATGCTCTTTACAGCCCAGATCCAATTCAAGAATGCATGAACCGATGTCTGGATGCATACCCGAGTTCACAGGCATTTTTTACAAAGGCGGGCGAAGAGTGCAGTTGTTCGAGCGGATCATGTTCTACGAGAACAGAGAGTTCAACTTTGTACGAGTCTTACAAAATCGTCTCAACCGCGGCGGCTTGCGGCGAACAAGTGATATGGACGCACGACATTACGAAGAAAGAAGACCGGACCATAGAAGTGCAAAAGGGTGGGCGATTGCTATGGCAGGCGGGCATGCACATGTCTCACGTTGTTCCACAGACGGCTACGGGCGAAGTGAGTGGATTTGATATGTGCCTCGAAGACATAGACCTTTTCTCGACCAGCAAGCCTTATTGCGTCGAACAGTCTGGATGTAAGGAGACGCCTCATCCATGCGATTATTCGCGTGAAGTGGCAAAGACGAATGTGTGTATAGTAGTGCCAGGTTCTCCAGAAACAGAGGCTCTCACCAAGGTAAATACGGGCGACGACAGTGACGATACCATATCCTTCCACGAATCCTCGAACACGAACTACGATACATTCAAGGGATCGTCAGACATACCTTACACAGAGGAGAGAGACGGAAAGTGTTCGGACAACGACTACGAATGGTCGAAAACTTCAAAACTTTCGGAATGCGCAGAGAAACGCGCAGATTCAATCATAGCGTTGGTTGCGTGCACACACGAAGACGGACTAACAGAAGTGGCCAAGGAAGTCTGTGCGTGTGGTGAAATCGTCTGTTCAAAGGGCGAATTCTGTGTCCTGGGTTCGCACGGCGCTGTTTGCAACAAATACAAGGCGCTTGACGACAAACAATGCACGAGATCCGAGCTCGCCACAGAGAAATATACCGGGGTAGAATATGTTATGCAACGTGAGACCGGCAGTTACGGCAAGGGACTTTATAATGAGGATGAAAGTGCACAGAGATACCATGAGAATCGGATGTACGCCGGATGTGGTAATTCTATCGAAGACCACGAGTACCAAAAAGTCTCTACCATACATTCGTCGCGTGGTTGTGGCACGTCCCCTTCATTGTATTCGTGGGCGCCATACGTCAGTGCTGGTACCAGAACCACTGAGGCGTATTGTGCCGCGGCTTGTGGTGACCTTTTACGAGATGGATCGCTTGGCACATTTGACATAGAAAAACCGATAAGGCATTTTGCTTCGTGGAGAGGCAGTGGCTATGCCTGTCACTGCCATAAACTCGATCAGTCAGACTTTTGTTTGGAGAGGAACAGCGATTTGAGCTATAAGAATTTGGTCGTGACTGGCACTGGTCAGAGAACCCTGGACATTACTACACAGGTATATTCTTCTGGAAATACCTATCCGGACGGGACCGATGTGTGCTTTGCGTCCAGGGAAAAGAGAGTTCGAGAGTGTGGCTTAGCTTGTGCGAATATGAACACAGAAGACACTAATCACAAGAAAAACTTCAATAAACACCAGAGAGCATTGTCTTTCTTTCTCCATCCCCAAACCGGGCGGTGTTACTGCGCTCCCGGGTCGGCCAAAGCTTCCAAAAAAATGGGGACGCAAGGAGGTAGTTCAGTGTACTCGTCGTACGAGTTAACATCATCATATTGTGGTGACGGTCCGTCTGGAGGGCGCTGGAACAAAATCAAACACGACCCTGTACGTATTACTCGGCGTGGCATCGGTTTTTATGTGACCAAGCACACAACGTATAGCGGCAATGAAAATAACGGTCAGTCTTCATACGATTCGGATGCCAAACAGATCCTGTTGTTTGAGGGTCTAGACTACAACATGTGTGGCGACAATGACGCCACATGTAGATCCTTGGAATGTGCAAGAAGATGCAGAAACGGTCAGTACGGGGCTTCTGGCCCAGAACCAAGATATTCCTCGCCGAGTCTCAAAGGACTTTTGGGTGGGTTTGGATACAAGAGCGGCAAAATGATTTCGATTGATCCGGACACTGGCAGATGCTTTTGCCATTTGTACTCTTACGACGAAGCGTATGACTCTAGTGACATTTTCCTTCCGGTAACGAGGACCGACACTTTGCACGCTTATGATATAATCGACACGCCTGAAAAAAGTCTGGAACCAAAGCTCCAACTCGTGTTGCAAGGCGATGGCACTTGCGAGGGCATTCGATACGTCGCGCCCTGGTCCAGACCACTCGAGTACCCAGATGCGAAATGCAGACCGGCCAGCGAAACCATTTTTCACGACACTGGCAAAATGGGGGTCTATGGCCTTCAGACGGATCTCGGAGAATGCCAGCAACTATGCGAAGGAGATCCAGAATGTTCTCGTTTCAGTCACGAAATCGAGCGCGGTCCCGACGGAAAGCCGACGTTTCAACGTTGCATCGTTTCGAATCACGACTGCTTGCCGAAATTCGATCTTGTCAGTGGTGTACAAAATATTCCGGAATCGGAGCGGTTTACCAAATTACAAGGAGGCATTGAATATATTACAAAGGACTATATTGGCAAGTCAGGTGGAACGCATACGTATCTTAGGTATGGCCACTGTACGTCCTATACTAGGCCACCAGGACCGTGGGGATGTGGAGGCGGGTGTTATGCTTACTTTTTGCCGAAACAGAATGCTATGGCCAGAAATGATCCGAAGACTGAATGTGCGTTGCGTTGCGCGGATTATGGTAAAGAGGCTTTCTACGTTGTAGATTGGACTATCGCCGGCGATGTATTCCGATGCATGTGTGCGACTAACGACTGTCCGAGCAGTACCGGCGGAGGTTTAAGCTACAAGATTGAACTCGAAAACTTTGTAACCCCAGTGTCTTCGATTTACGTCAAACCGAAAGACTTTTCTCCGCCGCTGGGAAAAGCATACAGCTTTCTAGGAGACGGCGTATTGGGCGGTTTAATCCTCCCTCATAAGGCAGACGGGACAGTGCAGACTCCGGATTTTTCATATGCTCGTAAGGGGGCTGGTATTTGCACGCCTGGCAATTCAGATACTAATCTCGGCGTCCGCGCGTACCACGGTGAAGGCGACAACCCAGGAACAAACGACGCGTCGCGTATAGACGCGTGTGCAAGGGCGTGCCGTCTTGAGAACGTACCACTCGCTTACGGCACGTGGGCCTCGCAAGGATCTGCCACTGGCTTTTCGCTATACAAAGCCAGTGGCAGATGCTACTGCAATCACAAGACATGGTCAGATTGCAGCCATAAGAGACATACTGCTTACGATTTCTATGATTTCGACCAACAAGTCGTGCCGGCCACGTTGAAAAAAGGCAATGGCGGAAACCTATACGTCGCAGAAAGATTGCGTTCTAACCATAAACTTTACAACGCAGACCCCAAAGAAGAGTGCGCGAAACGCTGCTACGAAGACCACGCAAGTTCGACGTTCACTCTGCTTTATGACGAGTATTGCATGTGCGCGTCGGACACAAATCTGGTCACAGAGAACAATGCGTACACGGTGTCGATTGATGAGTCTTCATCGAACAAATATTGCAGCGACAAAGTCAGCAAAGGTACTGTGGCAACGTCCTCATCTGCATACGTTGGCGGTAACGCACAAACGTGTGCAAACGAGTGCGCCAAAAAATTATTCGAGGGAAAACTCGGTGACGTCGACATTACTCAAGACACTACGATTTATGTCAGCCACGGCAACTGTTGTTCAAGACCGACCGGGTGTTTTTGCCACGCACAAACATTGAATGGTCAATGTTCTGATAGTGCAAACCGCATTTATTACAGTACCTACACGTTGCGCAAACTCTCGATAACCGCACAATCTCTTTCTTGGATTGTCGAAGCGGCGAAAAGTTACACGATCGACTCGAACGCGTTCAGTGAATTGAAACACCCTGACAAAACAATAGAATGTGCGAACAGATGTATGGTAAAATTCCCAGACACGCAGAAGATTGTTATGGACGAAAATAACGGGTGTGCGTGCGGTATTGGAGCGTGCAAAACTATCAAACCGGCGGAAGGTAAAACGGTGTACGCATTGTCACAAAATCCGCACGATTTGGCCACTATTTTTGAGTGTGAATCCAAAAGCGGTCTAGAAATGACATCCGTGCAGTGCAAGTGTGGTGACGATGCAATGTGCTCGACAGGGTCGTATTGTTCCGCTGCAAAGTACGAATACGTTCAAGCGAGTGGTACTAGCTGTCCTGCTGGCACCGATCACGTCACGTCGTACGAAGAATGCTCGGATGCTATCAAAAATATGAAGGCAGACGTGTGCAGTGGCAAGTTGTGCAAAACTGACAAGGTTCTTTCGTTTTGGAAAGCTAGCCTAACAGAAGGTTGCTATTGGAATGAGAAATCGAGCAATATTTGGTCCCCATTAGCAACTGCTTACATGAACCATGGCGCATCCTCGAGCAACCACCATCCACAATACAGATTGCAAAAAGGAATGATCGGCGGGCACCCGGAAAAATACAAGGGGGAAACGTGCACCTCAAATCCTGGAATATCTACCACTTTATTCACGCATGGTAATGGGAAAGATGCCGATAAGGTATTCAATCAACAATGTGCAATTTGGTGTGTAACCACTCATCCGAAAAACACTTGCGGCGAAGATCTTACAGGCATTTTGGCCGGGACAAATAATCACTGTTATTGTGCTTACACGCAGTCGCACGGGACTTATAAATATGTTTCGGCAGCGTACACTACGTACGACCTTGTGTTCGACACGAATGATAGGGCCATTTGCCGCAAGAAAGTAGAAGACATAAAACCAGTGTGTTTGGAAACACCACGTCGGCCGACATCTGAAGAGTACTATTTTGCAAAAACTTGCGACATCCCCATAGAGACGTTTGAGGAATGTATCGCCGCAATCAAAATGACCGACGGGTCATCAACTCTTGGAGTAACACAAGTAAATTGGTGGACAGAACCGACTGGATGTTTCAGGATGCATAATAATGCATATTTTAATTCACATGCAACCGGTACACCCATACAAAACATTGCTTCCTTTAGAGCAGTGGGGTGCAAAAGAAAAAAGTCAGAGCCAGTTGGTCTGGATTCTAACGCGATCAATCTGACGCCCGATTTCGTATACAATTACAAAGAAGGCCAATGCGGAATTTCAAAAGGCCAACACTTGCCGTCAAGGGGTTATGTACTTGACGAACAGCACGCGTTTTGCGTGAATGGGCGCTTTCCTATGGAAGGCTTCAATACTGACGTGAAATACGAAGCGGGTCATTTCACGGACGGGTTTGATAACCTATTCGAAACTATCTATGAAGGAAAAAGATGCACTGGCCCTGGCCAGGGTAAGCCGATTTTCGGCGAATATTCAGAATCACACACTGCCAATACAATGCCTTCCGGTGCCCACGCCAGCCAGCACCTTTCGTGGTTTGACGATTTGGGCAATTACTGCGGTGCTTGGTCTGGAGATTCTTACGCGGGGTACCCTTGCAAGCAATACAACATACCCAATTGTTGGGGTGATTGCGACAACGATATGGACTGTGCAGCCGGCCTCAAGTGTTTCCAGAGGAATGGCCACGAAATGCCCCCAGCTTGTCATGGTAGTGAAACGGGTTCCTGGGGATACGACTACTGTTATGATCCCAACGGGCCCAGGGTACGAAACGGAAATCCGTTGCGGCACGCAAGTAATTTCGACGTAGAGTGTGCCAGACGCTGTGCAGATAGTTACCCTTCTAAAAACTTAGACGGATTTTACCGTGCTCAAGGTGGCGGGAGTTGCACGTGTCTTTGGACAGAAGGTTGCTCTTCAACGTCCGAAGATTATTATGACAAGTCGCCCGGATTTCTCACGAGGAGATTTCTCCCAGAAACAAAACGATTGCTAAAAACCGCGTACGGCACAAAGCGAATTTCCAAGGATCATCCGCTTTACGATCCTGATCCAAACACCGAATGCATGAACAGATGTCTGGCAGCGTATCCAGATACAAAGTATTTTTACGTGACGTCGGGAGGCCTTGTTCCTGAAAACGAATGCGTGTGCGCGACATCTAGCTGTACCGACCGTGAAAAGACGGATTCCCCAGTCAAAATTTACAAGATTGATGCGGGTCCCATAGATATGGCGTTGGAAAACGCACTCGCACAAGAACAGGGGCGTAATGACAAATCTGTCACTGGGTGGACCAAATCCGTAAACTTTGACAGCCAAACGGAGAGAATCGCCAAGGTCAAAACGTGGAAAAAAATGTGGGACGGCGAATGCGTTGCTGATGCCGCATTGACTGCTGATGGATTAGGAAATGTAAGAATGTACGCTGGTTTGCCGAGCGGCGCCGATGGGCCAACAAGCACGTATCCCGACGGTACAACTGCTGCTCAAGCCACGCATCAGAAGCGTGTCGACGAATGCGCCAAAGCATGTCAGAGACATTGGCCAGAGTATCGAGGCTTTTTCATTAGTCGCGCGACCCGGGGGTCCTATAAGGGACGGTGTTACTGCGAGCATGAGCCAAGTGCATCGTGTACAAGAACATCAACGTCTACATATGAACGCTACGACTTTGTGGAAGCTGTGAACCCTCTGGACCAGGGATGTGCCGCCGCAAAGTGGTCGGAACTCATGTGCAATGGTGATGACCCGATACAGCTTTTGGAGACAAGGGAGTACTTCAAAACGAATTGTCGCTGGCTTGGTCGTAGAACAGACAATGACGTTGACAGTTGTGTACCGAAGGATCAGGGCGCTGAGTCTAACGGCGTACACCTGGCTGATTTGTACACAGGGTGCATGGAAGCTACCGGTGTCAGTAACGATTTCAAACGGACTAGTATAATTGAAGATGTTCCGATGACGGGCGCCGGTGCTAAAACGTGTATGGAAAAGTGCAAGGTTGCGGGGTTCTCTAATATGATTCTGTATTGTCCAAATGTAGCGCCCGATGGCAGCCATAGGGTACATTGTGCATGTTCAATCCTCGTCGGGGCCCAATCATCTAAAGCAATGTTCCCGCGCACATCGGATGGTAGGTGCGAAGGACGGGGCAATATCGGCACCGCTATTGGTCCAGTGGTCAACCCGAGTTGGTACGGACATTGTTGGAATTCAAACAACGACAACGTTGGATTTGGGCGCGGTCTTGTCGATGGCTTTCGTTTTGGTCACGGGGATGTTAGAGCATTTTACAATATTGAGGCATTTCAAGCCGAGGGCAATACAGTGAAGGTCGCAGTTCAAGTTACGAGCAGTACACAGAGTTCCGACTACGGTTCTTATCCGTCTTCGCGTGCTTTTGACAATGATTTTGGTACTTACTCTCATACAGCTTTAAAGACTAACGGACATTGGATACAGGCAAACCTCGTAAGCGGTACCAAAAAAATCAGCCGAGTCGACATTTACAATCAAGGAACCGGCGATACAGCGGCCCGTTTGAAGAATTTCAAGATTGAATACCAGTTAACTTCGGATACTAGCTGGTACGAATGCTCTTCAGAATCTGGAACTTTCACTGATATGAGAGGATATCCTTGTATTGTTGAGGCTCCCGGAGGAATAAAAGCAGTGCGCGTCAGAATGGAGCCTAGTGGGTTTAAATATATTCGGACTGGCGAATGCAATACGGGTTCTGAGTGGTGGAAATCTAATTCCCTAACAGGAAACGACGCGGAAAGAGCAGAACAATGCGCAGCTTTATGCAGGCATACGAATTACAGAGGTTTTATCATCAGCCCGACAGGAGGCTGCTATTGCGAATCTGCAAACTCTGCAACGTGTGGCGTCGATAATGATAGTTGGAGGCGCTACGACTTTACAAATCATTACCTTCATCTGAGAGAAATGAAGATTTATCAAGACGCCCGAGTTTCGTCAGACGAAGCCTACGACGTCAAGTTCGGATATTGTGATTCAACAAAAATACAAACCTATATGGGAACTCCCTATCACGACGACCAGCATCTAACGTGGTTTGACGATCTGGGCACCAAGTGTAGTGGCTCGGGCACTTCTGTGAGGGGGTTCCCTTGCACGCAAAACAACATACCTAATTGTTGGGGTGATTGCGACAACGACGGTCAATGCGCGTCCGGCCTCAAGTGTTTCCAGAGGAATGGCAACGAAATGCCCCCGTCTTGCGCCGGCGACGACGGCGCCTCCGGCGGGGACTACTGCTATGATCCCGGCAAGCCCAGAAATGTTGACTGGCAGACGTGTGCCGATCGTTGCAAAAATACTGATGGGTGCATAGCGTTTCGGTGGTATTCATATTCAGGGATCAATTATTGTGATTTGGCCGGTGATAATTGTGACAATCCTATCACAACCTCGACTAACAACTGGCATTCGTATATTCTGCGTGAGAGTCCGACGAACGGCTTCAGAGGATATTGCACGGACGTGCTGGCAGAAAAGTACACCTCTGGAACTCTCGCAAAGTGCAAAGCCGATTGCGACGCCGCCGGGGCTTCGTGCCTGGGCTATTCGTACCAACACGATGACACACATCAGTGCATCCTTTCTTCGACAAGTTGCATGGAAGAAAACCAATACGAAGAGAATACATACTCGTGGAGAAGATATCCTAAGGAGGTCCCTGAGAAGTTAGAGGTCGCCGCGTACCTCGCGCCACTGACGCAAGTATTCGGGTCAGGCGTCACAAAGTACCCAGTGTTGCCGGAAGACGTTGTGTTTGAAGGATGCGGTCACTGCCAGTCCAGTCAAAATTATTTCATTCCGTTTCGTCAAGAATTTGGAGACCTAGGGGCCGATCCTCTGCCGGTGTTTAGCCCGCCTCTGGACGCGCCTTTTGTGGTTGACAATAGTTATCATACAGCTTTGACCTCCAAAAACATTGGCCATGAACTGATGTACAAACAATGTGCGCAAGTGTGCGCCTTGTCAGATCCGACCAGACCGTTTGGGTTTGTACGTACGCTGGATCGCATATGCTACTGTTCAACTGGTTGTAACGGCCGTAGTGCTTCAAACGTGGCCCAAGGAGAGAAGTGCGCCCCGTCCTCCTCTACGCACTATTACGCATCGTTCAAGGCCGCAGGTCGACTTCAGCAATTTTCAAGGCCTGTGCCTCCTTACAAACCGATTAATTGGATTATTTCCAAGGGATCAATGATGAAGGTGACTGGTGTACACATGGAGGTGAAATCTCCCGCAACGTGCGCTCAATTTTGTGCTGCTGATGGCTGCAAGTGGTTCAGACACGGCGGTGTCGGCAAGTTCGCAGATATGTGCACCACTATGGCTCCTGGCACAATGAAAACACCGCAATTTCGCCTGACATACAACAAAGCATATTGCAAAAACGATGTCGGTTACAATACCTTCTTATCTGAAAGCGAGCTTACGTCTTTGAGCGGAGTGTCCAGAGATCATATGAGAGACACGACAACGTATGAGTGGGCAAGGAAACGCACTCGTGAAGGCTGCGCAAGACACTGTTATGCGAGGGGCCATACTGCATTCTTTGTCCACTTTGACCACAAACCAATATCATGTGCTTGCGCAAAAGATCGTTGTGACATATACGATACTGGAAGTGCCGACACTGTAGCGGATTCTTCCAGCTGCAGAGTGTTTCATATTACCGAGCCGAAAACGACGCCTACAGCTGATTTTTACAACGACAAGGCTTACGAGTGGTACGGACTTCGAGGATATTATATGCGCGAGTATGGCAAACACTGGATGCAATACGTCAATCCGAGCTACACGGATCCTGTAACTGGCGTGGCTGACTTGAGTCGGGATTTGGGGCGCGGCCCTCCCAGATTGCCGACATCACACGTGTTGTATGACCTGGATCCGTTACAGGAATGTGCAAATCGATGCGCAGCCGCCGGATGGCAATTATTTTTTAATGATTATGAATTATGCAGCGCTTGCGGGACGAATGACCTCGCCAAATATTGGGATGCAACTGGCCTGGGCTCATGGGCGAACAGCAATGCTTATGTGATCAAGCAAGTAGCGGGCGTTACCGGTACATACGAGGTCGGGCCAACTGTGACGTGGCGCGAAAAAACGAAATCTAAAGAGTACAAGGATTGTTCGTCTACGTCTAACTGGGAATCACAATTTTCTCCGTACAAGTCGTTCTCGCAATCTCTTAGTAAATCAAAGGAGCCCGAAGAGTGCAAATGTGGTGAAAACGCGTTCTGTACTGCCGAAGAAGATTGTCTTGAAACAAAGGATGGGTTTGGTGGTTCTTCGTCGTACGAATGCAAGCGCCGTATCATGCCTGAGCATTTGCAGACGCCGCAAACTGGACATACTCAGGTTTTGGCAACAATTCCCGAGCGCAATGTTGAATTTTGGAATGCTGGATTTGACGCAGAAGAAGATGTGTGTCGATGTGGTACCGGTTACGGTACATTTTGCAGACCCAGTCAGACGTGTTTCACTCACGGCAACGAGGCTCTTTGTGGCGACTTTTTGGGACCCGACAACGCGGTTGGGTTTTCCACGACGTGTCCTCAGGGTAAGTATTCGCCAACTTTGGACCAAGATATCGATTGCTTGGACTGTCCAGCAGGTTACTTTTCTGGTACTGGTGCTTCAAAGTGTACCGCGTGCGCTGCTGGCACGTATTCGGATACAACAGGAGCGTCCAGCACATCTTCGTGTAAAACGTGTCCTCAAGGATATTTTTCGAACAATTGCGAAACAGTCGAAGAGGGGTTATTCATGGCGATTAAAGAGTCAGAGTTTGTGAACGGTTACAGGTCGCTCGGCGACGGGTCGTGCACTAACGTAAGGTTCTTACCTGAGGGAGAGTTCCCCCCGTTGCTTCCTGCGGACCATATACTTTACGACGCAAACAGAATTAAAGAGTGTCGTAATAGGTGCAGGAACGCATACCCTGACAGTTTTACATTTTTTGTAAAAACTTCCCACGAGTATAGATGCGCATGCAATATCGACAATTGTGAGACTGTGCCAAGTCCTGCACTTCGCAGTAAAAAGGGTAGAATAACGTGGAAAGGCTGGTCTCCTGCCAAACGTCCACTGGGACAGTGTGAGGGTGATTGCGATTCTGATCGCGATTGTGCCGGCGATATGAAGTGTAAGCAAATCAACTGGTGGCCATCGAGTCTGTGGACCAACGTAGTTGACGATTGCTCTGGCCTTAGGAAAAGATATGCCGATTATTGCTATTTGCCAGAACATTTGAAGAGTGACGATATGTTCACAGCTTATGAGATGATGGGAGATGGCGGTTGCAGTCGTGAAGGAGGCCAGTCAATGTGCAAACCGTGTGCTCCTGGTACCTTTTCTCCTGCCAATGACGAGTACGGTAGATCTGTTTGCTACGCTTGTTCGGTCGGGTCATTGGATGTCTGCCCATTGTGTGGATTTACGGACGGTACGACTTTGAACACTGAGAGATGTGGCTGTGCCGGAAAATCTTGCAAGGCAAATTCGTATTGTTTTGTGAACGATTTGGGTGGTTTTTGTAATACAAGGCCTGTTCCAAAGCAGGGAATATCTAGTGTTGGCGAATCTGGCGATATTACGGACTTGCAATGCTCGAGTTCAAAAACTGGGTATGGCATCGCGACAACGACGCCTACTATGTATGTTCCTTACGATGTTCATGAAGGCTTTGCCAAACTAGACATCAGCGGGACGGATAACGAAATATGGTCTGCTTACCGAGCTGACATCGACTGGGGCGATATACTGCAGATTCGAGTGAAGTCTAGTCTCGTCAACATGGATTCACCACGTAATTATCCTGCTTCCTGGGCACCCGAGACGTTTTATAAGTCGGGTGCCGATTTTATATCTTCGACCAAATCCCTGTCCCTGCGCGCGGATTTTCTATATCAGTATTTGCGCATATTTACGCACCCTGTGGATCCTAGGGGCGATACATGGCATGGTAGTTTAGACATGGACAACGTGCATGTCGAGTATCTGTATGATCCAGCCTCAGATAAAGTGAAGTTATATGAAGCTTACATGAACAACAAATACACGGAATGTTATCCGGCGTCAGGTCAGATAAAAACGAAGACTAACCCCAGTCCAAAGAAATGGTCGATATCTTATCCGGATAGTTTGTATGATGGGACCACATACAACGGTTGCCCACAAGTTTCTTTCGAGGGTGAGTACGACGCGACAGGCACGTACGAATATGCCAAACCAAAGTTCGTGAATGTATGCGGCGACATAATGTGCGAGAACTCCTACTGTCAATATTTGAACGAAGAGAAAACAAAAGGAACGTGCACGCAATACCTCCACTCAACGGATCATTATGACAAGGTTTCGTATAACAATTATGATCATGACCCCACCTCGCAATCCAGGGTGTACCATGGGGAATATGCAGTTGGTCCGTGTGGCAAGTCGTTCGGCGCCTTTGACAATTATGATGAGTATTGTATTAGGACTGGCAAGACCACTTATAATACTGGAGATTTTCAACGTTATGTCGAAGATTTGGTGACGGAAGGCTTTCATTATAGGTGCGAATTGAGGGGTCGATGTGGTGACGGTGGGGAGAAATCCTACGTCAACCCAATTTTTGGTGGACATTTGCCGCTGGCGGTATATTCGTGCGACGATGCGTTGGCGGATGATACATGTGGCAGTATTATGGGTGATGGAAAATCGAGCTACAACTCTGGCCGTTGGTCTACGCCCGGCCAAGTATTTTGTAATACATGCAAAGAAGGATACGAGCCAACAGACTTGGATCGTTTCAAGCTGATGTCGCCTGACTATGCCGCAACGGAACATATTGAATGTTCTCCGTGTTTGTACAACGAAGGAACGTATTCGGATACTGCGGGTATTCGTGAATGCAAGAAAATGAACGGCTGTTCGCGCGGTCACAAGTTTGTACATCAGACTGTGATGTCGTACACGGTTTTGCGTCAATACAATAAGCAGAAAGATGTGAGATTCGACTTTGATGGTAACGCGCAAAGGAATGCGTATAGTTTAAAGTTTGAGTTCCCGGAGTATTTGCGCGAGTCAAGTCCTGGTACAATAGTCTTGGGCGGTGGCTGTGCAGCGTGCCCGAATGGTTATTATTCTGAAGTTACTGATCTCTCTGAAGACTGCAAGCCAAAGACCAAACAATGCATTGGATCTTATTATCCGTCGTGTGCCCGTTCGGAAGACTTGAATGGAAATTGCCGTGGCTCTGGTATTTTTTCCATGTATGGTGAATCCGACAAGCTGTATAGGGAGTGTAAAAACGACATGTGTCACGAGCGCATGACGTTTGCAGTAACAGATTGGGACGCGAGTGGCATATTGTCCGATAATGACCACAGAAACTTTGAGTGTATTGACACAATGTCTGAATTGTACAATCGTGCCCAGACGCCAACGTGTTCTCTTATTGAAGGCGGTGTGCGCGATCGCGAATGTTACCCGTGTCCACCTGGATCGTATTCTGACGTGCTTGACGCCGAAGGATGCACGGTGTGTCCTGTGGGTAAATTCCAGCCTGGCACTGGCATGGATTTGACAAACTGTGTTGAATGTGGTGCTGGCACGTATCAGGACCAAACTGGCCAGACTGAATGTAAGTATTGTGCGGATAGCCAGACATCGGAGCCGGGTTCAAGTGTGTGCACTGCTTGTGCCGCTGGTCGATTCATGACCACCACGGACATTGCGTATGTCAGAAGACTGGCGGGATGGTGTAAGAATCCATTCCACACGTATTGTTTCGACCCGTTGATTCCTAAATATAGCGGTCAGACGTGGCGAAACGTACCGAATGACGAGAAGGACTTTTCTGACATTGCCGAGACCTGTCCTCTTATTAAAGATTTGCCAGTAATTGATCTTGTCAATAGAGCAAAGACTCGTGATATATTGCAAGCGGATGCATGTGCAAACGCGTGCAGGGCTTATCCTGGTTTCATTGTGCATCACGCGCAGGGCCACCAGACTGACGGCAGGTGTTATTGCACAATGAAAGTGCATCCAAATTGCGACGTTGAGGGAGTCGATACGAATGTTGCTGGTGAGTGGGTGACGTATGCTATGGGCACCGCGGATGGTGCACAGCCGGGTTGTGTGGAGTGCCCTGCTGGAAGGTTCTCTGGCGTTCAAGACCCGCTTTGCAACGTTTGTCCTGCTCGTCATTTTGCGTTGTCAGGAGCAGAGTCGTGCACCCCATGGGCAGAAAATTGTCCTTTGGGCCAGGAAGGTCTTCTTTATCCAACAAAAACGCGTGATCTTGTGTGTCACGAGTGTGCACCCGGATTCTTCCGCAATACCTTGGCCACTGTGGATATTCGTGATAATTTTGAAAAGACGTCAACGAAAACAGTGACTCAGACAGATCCAATGTCAACATTGCCCGCTGGCAAAATTGCGGAGCCATTCGCACCTTATAATGCCGGTATCGATATTGGCGCCGACGTACTTATGATTAAACTGACGCAGGGACTTTACGGATGTCCTATACAGATTTTTGTTCGGTCTGGTTCAAAATGGGTAGGTCCTAACCGGGACTTGACATTCAGCGCCGATAAGTTCTGGTGCCGTCCTTCTGGCTCGAGCTCGTATTACTCCACCTTTACAACTGTGTACCCTGGCGTCGAGTACAAATATGCTGGTTCGGAGGCTGAATTTCGGTTCAAGTTTATCAACGAAAAGGATAGCATCAATACGTGCGTCTTTGATACAGGAGTATTGGCGCAAGATATAGAAAAATCGGTATGTCCTGCGCTGACGTCGTACGATATACCAGTACCCAATGACATTCAATTTTGTCCGGAGGGCACACACGTATACTATAATGGCGCGCGTTGCTGTAGGAACGAAGTGGACATGTCTGGAAGGCCTGTGAAATATACCAGTCAAACGTGCAAGGACAACAATTACGAACCGTGTCCGTCTGACACACTTGTAGGTGCTTGCTCTGATAAAACAGACGATTTCATAAATTCCGACGGTGTGTGTGCGCACGTCGCATACATTCGCCATGGAATGCAATGTGGCGGTGCTGCTTGGCCAGTGATACCGAATAGAGCAGCTGTGGACGCGCAAGATTGTGCATACTTGTGCGGACAGGAGTTGAAGAATAACAATCTTGGAATATTTGCTTCTTCTCAAAAAATAAAGCACTTTGCTTCGTACGCGTGGACGCCGGATTCAGGAAACGCGTGTTATTGTCACCCGCTTTCGACAGGTATCGGCGATTGTAATTTGGAATCATATGTCTACCAAATCGTCGAGATCCATACAAAGATGGCAGAGTCAACCGGACACAAAAAGTACGGACCGACAGCTGGAGAATCAGACAATTATTTGCCGTATCTAAATGCATACAAACCATTTTCTAGAGTGTTTGGTTCGCACATCACATACTTTGACATTAGTGCTCGTAATCGCGTATTGTCTTCAGAAAAATGTAACGAGGCATGTAATGCGTTGGACTCAACAAAATCAATCCATATGTTGCACTCAAAAGCATATGGCTATGTCGGCAGCTTTCAAAACACAAATGTTGCTTACGAGCCAACTATGGTAAACAAAGGCCCTTCAGCACATTTGTTTGGAAAACTGCCGACATGTGCAGGTGACTGTGATTCCGATTCGCATTGTGCTACTGGCAACGTGTGCTTCCAAAGAAACTCGGACGAGCCAGTACCTGGCTGTTCTGGTACATTTCCTTATGCTTGGGATGTGTGTATCAGTTCTGGGGGCACATCTTCTTTCCAGGCTATCGGAGAAGATGTACAGACTCTGCACCGTACTCAATGTTTCTGTTCGACTTTAGAAGCGTCACAATGCGATTCCGAGAGTGTTGACGTGTCCGTCGAAGAAATGGGACTATTCAGTTTCGAGTCGTATTCGTCTGAACGCAATGAAGTGTCTTCTTGTGTAGAACACGGGCTTGACGGTTGTAGCGACGAAACGAAATACAGAACGTTTGGAGGAACTCACTTGGAAGATGTTCGATGCGACAACTGCCCACCAGGGCGATACAATTTAGACGGGAACGCATTCGATTGCGAGATTCTGCCCTGTGAATGCCATGAGGATGGTACTTTAGAAATATCGAGAAATTGTACGACTGCCGAACCCTCGTTCTGTACAAGCTGTTACGATGGCTATCAAGTCGAGGAAACGTCGTTAGCCGAGAACGACTTTGTCAGAGGTTCAACATATTATAAAAAGACAGGCCAGTGTTGTTCAAAGTTCTCTATGAATGGTTATAACGGCCATTGCAATTTATGTACTGAAACAGAGTGCTTAGAAATGGAATGTTTGTCAAGTTACGAGGACGTCAACCAAGACTTGGCAGATGGGTGCGAATTTAAGCATTGTGCTTCTTGGGAGATTTCTGAAATACCAACACAGGTGTGTACTCCACGTCCAGATGATCACCATTTTGATGTCAACACACTGGCCTACTTTGTCGACGACAAAATGATGTCCCAAAAGCCAGACTTTGATGTTACAGACGACGCAATATTGCGCCTCGCGAAATTCATAAAATTGTACTATGACGAGAATTGGCTTGGGACACAGATTAAAGGTTACTCGAGCAAGGTTGTTTCGAATCAAGCGACTCGGCCCTTAAACGATGTTTCAATCAGAGACGCCGTTCAAAAGTGTCTGAAAGAAGCTCCAAAAAATGGTGATTGCAAGAACTATGCTCTCGCATCGAACTTTGGAGTGGTTACACAGTGGGACGTATCGGAGGTCACTGATATGTCTGCCTTATTCGAGGGCCATGATGCATTTAACGGTGACGTAACAGCGTGGGATGTGTCGTCAGTGGAAGACATGTCGTTCATGTTTTCGGATTGCCAGGCATTTGACCAAGACATTTCCAATTGGGTTGTTAGCAAGGTTCGCGACATGTCTTTTATGTTTTCAAACTCGCGTAAAACAAGAACCATTTTAGAGTCGGAAATAGACCCGGTTCTGCAGATTAACGTGTATACATCCGTAGACTCATTCGTCAGGACGTCATTTAACAGGCCCCTGGCATCTTGGGACACGTCGGGAGTCATTGACATGTCAGGAATGTTTAAAAATGCCGACGAGTTCAACCAAGACTTGAATATTTGGGATACCGGGAAAGTGCGATCCTTTTCTAAAATGTTCGAGAACGCCAGATACTTTAACGGAAATATTACGAATTGGAACACACAGTCCGCTGTGGATGTTTCGGGCATGTTTTCTAATTCAGTCTTCAACTATGACATTTCGTATTGGAACTTTAACAGAGTGACAACAGCAAAGGAAATGTTCTACAATAATCAAGTCTTTAATAAAGGGGTCCCGAATATGCCACTATGCATGGATATGGAGTCCATGTTTGAAGGTGCCAGTTCATTTGCTCATGAGTTCAATCAGTATACTGATAAATATGCAACAACCACCAATGTGTTTAAGGACGCGGTGGCATTCCAACTCGCTAACTTGTGTGATGATCCAGTACATGGACCACCCTCTTCGTGTGGTAAAGCGATGATAGACGATACTTTCGCTACCGAAGTAGCAGCGTGCTTGGAAATTTCATTATCGGGAAATTGCCCAAATTCAGAATACGGAATCATGTCGAATTGGAAAACTGCAAAGGTTACCGATATGAGCAACCTATTTGCAAAACGCCAAACAAATGGCGAGACATTAGAATGTTATGCTTTTACTGGTGATATTTCAGACTGGGATACATCTTCAGTGATTGATTTCAGCGCTGCATTCCAATTGTGCGAATTCACAATTGACATAAGTCAATGGAATACGAGTAGCGCGCGAAAAATGGAAAATATGTTCAAGAACTCGAAGTTTGATGGCGATATCTCGAATTGGGATGTTTCTTCCCTTAATAATGCACGCGGCATGTTTGCGTATTCAGACTTTGATGGCTCCATTAACGACTGGACCGTCACATCCATCTTAGATGCAAGACAAATGTTCAAAAGTGCAGCGTTTCAGCAACCATTGTTCAAATGGAACATTCACCCGACTACTAATATATTCGAGTTTATTGACAGTAGCTATGTCGATCTTATGCAATGCATTATAAAGAGCAACGGTGACGTGGATATATCTACGTGCGACGGTTGTTTGACTGGAATTCACGTGCCCGGATACCCAACATTTGCCCCAGACTCCGTGACCACGAAGAATGGTTACGGGTTCCAAGTTGTCAAGAAGATACAAACAAGCGACAACTCTCTGGACAAATGTCTTGCCAAGTGTTTGCAGAATCCAAGTGTCTTTAATGGAGCGATTTACAATAGCAAGACAACATGCAGGTACTACGCCTACGATGCCGTCGCGAACGGTTGTACCCTAGGATTCTGCGTCGATGCCTATGACATCGATTGCGATACATGGACAGACAAAGTCGAGTGCCAAAGACAAAAGTCGTTACCTCTGCACAAACAACCGTGCTTTACGCTGGATACAATTAATGTTCCAGGCCAATCGACGGTGTCGATGCAGAACAAAGATAGAGACTCTACGCCGGCGCTCGATATTCATTTGATTCATGAGATTAACGCATGTCCCATTCGAGACATTGAGACAGTCGTGGATTTGTACTTTGAGGGCGTTTCTCCTTATGGAGACATATCCACATGGGACGTCAGTCAAGTGACCGATTTGTCCGACTTGCAACTAGCTGGGCGCGTCTTTAGTGGGTTACCTGCGATTGTCGATATGTCGACATGGGACGTGTCTTCTGTCACGTCAATGAAGAATTTGTTCAGCAGTTCTGGTCCTGGGTTTGTAACGACTTGCGCCACTCCCGCTGAAAACAGTGCCGAATGTTCAGCCATCGCTATTAAAGCAGGGGTTTCTTACCAAGGTACTAGAGATTGGAGCGGGGAACCTGTGGGATGTTTCACGAATGGCCAGTACGCTTATTTCAATACACATGCAACGGGGTCAACATACTCGAATAGATTAATTGGGTGCAAGTCGACCATGAGTTTAGGATTCGGAGATTTGGGAGACTGGGACGTGTCTTCGGTGCAGACAATGGAAGGAATGTTTGAGAAATCTGTAAACATCAAGGGCATCGACAAATGGGACATGACTTCAGTGTCTGATGCGACGAATATGTTCAAGGATAATGTCTTATTTGACGGTAATCTTGTCAACTGGGATTTGCAGAATACAGACGTAACCTCAATGTTTTCTGGGGCTACCAAATGGCTGGCGGTCAATAGCCTTGTGAATAAAGTCATTAGCACAAAAGTCGTCGATTCGAATATTCACTCTTTGGTCCAAGCCTGTCTCAAAGAAGATATGCAAGGCCATTGCAGTAACATAATGTCGGTTCCCATGGAAGATTGGGACACCTCTGCCATCACGGATATGTCGGGTCTTTTCAAAAACGAAAGAACTTTCAACGTTAACTTGGCCAAGTGGGATGTGTCCGCTGTAGAGAACTTTAGCGAAATGTTCTACGGTTGCGAGTTCTTCAATCATAATTTGCCATGGACAACTTCCTCCGCGACGAATATGGATAAGATGTTCTTTGGCGCTTCAGAGTTTAACGGATTGATTAACTCTTGGGATGTGTCCAAGGTCTTGACCATGAAACAAATGTTTTACAACGCAAGGAGATTCACGGACGATATCAGCGACTGGTCTTACAAATCCGGCCTGGATTATGTCCACTTCTTTACTGGCGCAGATGCATTTAATGCAAGATTTGAGTGCGTTCGCTATTACATGCGCACTTCTGGGAGATGCACAGATGATCCCGGGGGTGAATATTTGCGTCAAAGTGAATGTAGAGAAGCACAAGCAGCTATTCAACCATGGGGCTATACCACGCCTAAATTCGCTTGGATGCCGTGGAGCCACCGCAGTAGTTGGTCGCCACCAGGTTGTTGGTGGTACCCATGGCGTAACTACTTGTATTTCAACAGATACACATGGTCTAAAAGGGGATGTTCTTGGTACAGAAGGTGCTTTTGCAAGGATCCGTTTGGCGTGGAACCGTCGATGTGTAAAAAACGATTTGTGACAGTTCCTGCCATTGAACCATTCGAACTTCGCAAGTCAGTTGCGGATTGCCTGGCAGAGGACCCAATTAACGGCCAATGCACAGTATGGAGTGCTAAGTCTGGACTTGGAACAATGCCTAACTGGGACACGTCCAAGATTACAGATATGTCTCGGCTATTCAAAGATAGAAGAGAATTCAACGTAGACATAAAAAACTGGGATGTTTCGTCTGTCGACAACATGCAAGAAATGTTTATGAACGCAATCGAATTTGCGAAAGACATTTCAAATTGGAATTTTAAAGCCAATGTCGAAAAGAAAGATATGTTTGAAAATGCAAAACGATTCTTCCTCGACTGTGAAGAAACGAAATGCTTTCGATTTACAACGGTATAGAGAAATCAAACAATTACGCGAAGCATCAAACAACAATTCAACAACAATTAAACAACAATTAAACAACAATTAAACAACAATTCAACAACAATTCAACAACAATTCAAAAATTTAAACAATTAATTAGTAAATTAAATCTTATTTGATCTCTTTTGTATTATGTCTGATTAACGAACGCACAGGTAAATGCCGTCTTCTATAGATTCGCATTCGAACGGACTTTGTGTAAAATCAATATCACTCTCTTTGGATAAGAACACTTGCTCTATATCACTATCCACAGAATCCAGGCTGAACGGCGTGACAAAGTTGAACTTATTTACCGTCCGAGCGTCAAGATGAGCGAATACTCGCGTTCTGAGCCTGAGTTCGACATCCAGATAGCCGTTGACAAACCCACTCTTGAGATCTGCACTTATATACCTGGCGACTGTTTTAAACGTGGAGTATGTAGCCCTTTTGGAAGAAAGAGTATTTGTCTCTAGAAGCTCAAGGGCATCTAGGATTTCGTCTTCGAATAATTCGCCATGCTCTCTCGGTATGACCACTTTGTACTCGTACTCGAGATAATTGGCGTCTAGCGAGTACGATCCGAAATTTCCTCCGCCTATAATATGACAGTAGAGTCTATCACCTTGCAATATTAGTTCTCTGTCTGAACCTCTCCACAGGGAACCGGTCCAGACAAATGTTTGAGCAGGACATCCGTATTGAGAGGTCTTGAGTCGAATGGCATTTGCATTTGTAACTGTATTTTCAGAGTCGAATGGCATGAAGTCAGTGTCCGAGATATTTTTAGTGAAGGCATGGGCCCTGATAATGTCGCGATTGTTTACTACACGAAGTTGCGTACAGTTGTCGTCGTTGTATTCGTCGCCTTGTATTCTGATTCCACAATGTCCTTTGTAACGCGTGGCACAACGGCCTGGAAACGATGCATTCGGACTCTGTGCATAAAAATGAGTCAGGAAATTGCACACCTTGTGTGGCCTGCACACATCTTCTATTTCACCAGACCTGGCTAGGTCTTGACCTCTTTTCACCGTATATGTGCCTTGTGGACAGTCAACGCACTGGTCTTCGTCGAAATATGTCCCGTAGTCGCAAAAGTCAATGCATGACCCATCCGGCATTTCGTGCTGTGTTCGCTCGCATATATCCGTGCACGTACCCCCTCTATCTCTTTGTCCGTCAGGGCACACTTTGGCGCATATCGTGTTGTTTACAATGTTACATTTCGAAATAACCTCGCCTGTGCATATTTTGCACGGTTCACAAGAGTAAGCGTTTTGGAAGGGTGAGTAAGTGACGTCATGCTCGCATTGTGCACATTCTCTATCTGAATATCTTGTCTGTATTTTGCTCACGTACTCTCCGAGTTCGCAATCTGATATTTCGTGACAGGTCGAAAGGCGGAAATCGACATGCTCGTATTCATATTCGCCGCAAACGCATTCTCTACACCCCTTGGAGGTACAGTACTGGCCTTCTTTGCAGAATTTGTCTCCGCACGTGCAATCTGTAGGCGCTGCGAAATTGCCAAGTTCAACCTGAAAAATTACTTCTGGTACGACTGCGCAAGCGTCCAACACGGATGCTTCCAAGACTTTGGTTTCCAGCTCGTTCTTCGTATTTCCGCAAAACCCTGTACCGTCCTCGGTGACGCGGCAATACTGATTGTAGTGGCAAGTTTTCGCACCGCAAGCACAAAGCTGGGGCTTACCATTGGGGGCCAAGTCAAAGTCGCCGTCTCTAAAGAATATACCACCATCAAGCGTACTATCCATCCTGAAATCGTTCCTTCGCATTCCGTTTTGGAATGGGCATTTAAACATGCCAGTGTTGACATCACCGTCTTCGTCGTAGACGCCATATAGTGGCTGAAATGGCATTTTATCATTAAATCGTCCAAACGAATATATGCCACACACTTCTGAGACTGCACCTGAGCAATCTTTCGCATACTCTTCCGTCACTGACCATCTGTCACTGTCGATTATGTCATAAAGACAGCCATCTGATGCGCATGTCATTGTCAACAATTTGTCCTGGTCAATGTCCTCGCTCAACCCTACGAGCAAATCGTGCGCTGCATAGCCATTGCACATGGACCCATCACACATACAGGCTCTATCGTACGCGTCTTCCCACCAATCGATATCTGTTATATTTGACTGTGCGCTCGCTTTCATAATGGATCCAATTGGACATTCGGAAGCGTACTTTTCGTATGATTCTTGTTTGAAATATTCATCAAGATCAGTCACCCAGATTTCTTCTGTGGCGTAAATATCGCTCTCTAAAGACGTTGTCATCAGTTTGATTTTCGAGCTTCCAACAACCCCTACCATAGATCCGTCATGAGACAACGAGCATGACTCAGCATTGAAGACTCCAGAGTGCATTAAAGTCCATGCCTTCCTTTTATACATGTACAAGTTTACATGTTCGGCACACGTGACCATGACAGAGTTGTCGGACGAGACATGGAGGCCTTTCGTTGCATCTGCTTGAACCGAAGCTCCGCGGCGTTTCCAATATGTTGACTTCCAAGCATACACCTCGACTGTTTTGTCAACAGACTTGTAAATGGCAATCGAACGGCTATCGCCAGAAAGAGCGATTTTGCCGAGCTGTGAGTTGGAATCGACTATAGAATCGCCGCGCTGTACCCACGCACTGTTTTCCCATTCATAAATGAATGCCGCGCCCGCTGTAGAGAAAGCAATTACACTGCCATCGTCGGATACATCCACATACAATGGGGCTTCCGACGTACTGATGGAGGCGCGCTCCTGCCATACAGAATTGGACATGTGATAGACTTGTATACTTGATCCAGCCTGAGTTACAGCGATTGTTTTCCCGTCTTTAGACATGGCTAGCTCTGGAAGTTTTTTGCAGACAGCAGGCTTTGCATTTGCCGTCAGCGTTGCCTGATTATTCCACCGCAGCGTCTGACCAGCGTCTGTTCTCCAGCAATTGGGGATGGTGGACCCATAATTCCCACCCCCCGCAAAGGTAATACTAGGAAACGCCGCTGCCGAAGCTGAACAATCGTAGTAGTCGGCGATTGGTGTCATGCCGTTGGACGCACACGTGCCAGTCTGTATTATTTCGTAGTTCCAGTTTGTTGCTTGTGCTGATACCGAAAATTCTTTTTGCAGTGACCATTGTGAACTATACCCAAATATTTGAAGTTTATTGTCAAAGAGAGTCATTTTTGCAAATGTTGTACCGTCGCCAGACATAACAATAGCCACATTGTCGCTTGATGCCAGTGCCGACCCCTTTTGTGTGACAGAGCCACCAATGACAGGGTCGCCAATTGAGTATGCTTGTATGTTATCGTTCAGCGTCGTAACAAATGTTGAGCCGTCTTGAGACATGGCGATCTCTGTTCCCGGCACCTGACTGTAGTGTGTGTCAAACGCAACTTGAAAGGGGTCGCCCTTCTTAGGAAGCACGTACGACATGTCTGGAATACAATAGCCTCCGTACTGTTTTACGCCATCGCACAGACATGGGTCTGTTTCAACGAATCCGTAGGCGTTGATTGGTCTTGGCCAGAATTCCCAATACGGACATTCCTGAACCGACGAACATGTCCAATCGCCTGTATCAGCCAGCCTTGCGATCGGAAAGAAAGAACTGCAGTAAATGGCGTCTAACGATGTGACTTGAATGGTCTGATTTTCTTTGACCAAATATGTTTCGTTGGCGGTGGCGTTAAACATGTTGACGGACATTTCTCTAATTTCGTCACTGATGACTTCGAATTCGTGCCTGCAGTACCTGAATTCGTCTGTTCCACGTGTGGCCTCCCAGTCAATACCACCTTTCATGTCAATGAGAACTTCTTCAGTATCGTATGCTTTGACGTTGTAGAGATAATTTTCGTCGTAGAACCCATTCCACGAGTCGATGGACCTAGCAATACCAAGGGGCAAATCGTCTTTGGTGATATTTTCCCATTGATCCTTGTTGACAACGAGTGCACCAGTGGTGACCGACACTCCCTGTACAAGATTGAAGTCTCTTGGTAGTATAGTTTTTGTGAGTTCGTATATAGTGTAGTTGTCGTGTGTTGTCAAAAATGTGGATGTTCCTGGCGAAGGGATTTCTACGTGATCTTGGCACTCGCAATCAGTGACGTTTAGTTCAGGGGAATACACACATTCAGTGGTGTTTAATGCGCACATGCACGGGTTTTCTGGAGAGCATATCGTGTCCAGTTTGCTACAACTCGTCTCTCTCGCACATAGACAAGGATTCTGTTCAGTGCATGATTGAGTGTGAAAGGCATAGTTGGTCTTGTATCCGAATAATTCTTCCATCTGGTTTGCGGTATACTTTTGGTTGGACGTGAAGCATTCTCTTGTTAATATTGCTGCATTTGATACATTTGATACATATTCGCACTCTGTTACTTCGATGAGTGGTGCCAAAACACATGTACTTGGTATTGTATTTGCGTCTGGGAGGCCTGTCCATTCGAGTTCATCGTATTTTGTGTCGTCAAAGTAATCTTTCCATATTTCGGAGCCATAGCAATCTGTCATTCCTACGTCATCAAACCCTATATCACTGCATGTGCCAGCGTATACGGCTCTGTATTCTAATTCTCCAAAATTTTCTACCCAACCTTCGTCACATTCTCCGTTTAGGGTGAGTGCAGTCGTAAATATTGTTCTTTGTTTAATAAATGTACTTTCCCACTCGTCAGGGCAATCTTGTTCTGCGAACACTTCGAGTTTCTCTGGTACAGATGTGTACCCAGAATCTTGACAAAGTCCTTCTTGTACAAACGCTGGCACAGGTGTCTTTACAGTCTTTGATTCGTTATAGAAAGAGTATTTTATGAAGCACTCGCCATTCGCCGCGGTGTAGCAGGATGCTGCCCCGACTTCTGTGGCAAAGTCCCACTCATTCCACGTAGCATTCCTGACCTCGTCCATGGCTGCCGGGCAACACTCTGCAATCTCTGGGATAAGTGGGTGGAAATTCGTGTAGTTTTCTTTACGAATGAAGCAACCAAGATAGCCTCCTAAATCGTCTACTTCTATGTCTTCGTCGTCACCGGTTTGTTCTGTGTCTTCGTTGTTTATAGGAATCATGTCATTCATTGTCATGGTAAGTGGGTCGTAAGCTTTAGGGTCTACGTTTTCAGATTCGTAGACATCAAAGCAGTAGAGGTTTTCGCCCGGGGCTACGCTCAACGTCCCATCTTCTTTGAATAATTGCGGATTTGTGTCTGCAAAGTCTCCACAGCACGCTTTCAGCTGTGGATAAATAGTTTTTGGCTCTACTGTGGCAAAACAGCCTGCTGTATCCGCTGAGAATGCTTCTTCAAACGTTAGGTTGAAAAATGAGTCGTTGATGAAAGCTTGTGTTTCATACATGACACCTCGTGGCAATTCGGTTTGTGATCGGAGTATGCCTGTAACATTCGATGCAATTTGTGAAAATTTATTGTTGTCTACCAAAACGTCGTGATTCGCGATTTCGCATTCGATGTATTTACTGGTGATGTTTTGAATCAATTCAAGTGTATAGTTTGCCTCAAGGTCTGCACGCGCCTGCACTAAATCGTCGCCCTCTTCTTCTGCCAAGACCAAAGAATCTAAGGAAACTAACAATGTATCTAGGTCTGAAGAATCGGCATTATCGATATCGTCCAGATCAATTCTGGATAATGAGTCGAGCAAATCGTCTTCGACTTTTCGATTCATCGCGTCCTGAATCATTTTTGAAAAATCACCGCAATCAGTTACAGCACGCTGCACTTTAAGTTTGCGCCTATTGACACAATATATATTTGGCGCGAATCTCCAATCGACAGGCATATTCAATGTTCTAACATAATCTGCGGAGTACTTTTCAGTAGAACAGCAGTATTCATGAACATGGTCTGTGTGTTTTTCCCATTCATCTGAACCAGGAGTACATGTCGCGTGTGGTAATATCTGTGATTCTATATCGCAATGATCCGGTGACACGCACTTTTTGCAATGAGTGGCGGATTTTTCCATGGAAAAGTACCCAACTGGACACTTTTCGCATACGTAGTCTAGCATGAGGGAGGCGTGTTCTCCCGGTCCAAGGCCCGGAGAGCCGGTCTCGCCGGAGAAGAATCCAGGCATGCAATCTTCGCACGAGGTTTCCGCTTCAAGGTATTGAAATCGTCCCCTTGCACATTCTATACATGACGTGGAAGTTTCGCCAGGTTGAAATTGACCCGGGGCACAGTTCTTGCACGATTGTTTGCCTCTCTCGTCTTGATACTTTCCGGGCTGGCAGGGCTTTGGTTCAAGATCGCAAAAGTGAGACAGTGACCACGAGTAACCTGGGTCAACGAGCGCATTGATTTCTTGTTGTCGTTTTTTGTTTTGACACAACGCGTATGGCAAGTCTTCTCTTATGCGCGTGTACATGAAGACGTCTATGTCTGTCATGACGATAAGTTTTTCGTCGGCGGTCCAGTAGAGGTCTCTTATTGGCAATACGATTGCCGACTCTGATTTGGTCCCATATCTAGAATTATCCGCATCTGACACAATACCTTTACCTGGTATGACCTGAAAAGATTCGTCCTCGTCGATATCACCGTCCCACACGTAGACAGTGTTTGTTTCGTCGTCAATCACTGCCATAAGCAAATAATCCCTTTCCATTTGTACTTTGTGGACAGCGTACCTGGACCATTTAATACTGAACGAATTGTAGACATCACCAGGATTTGAAGGGCTGGTATCCATGGGAACGCCATTATAACTACTGACCCATGTTCGGATTTGCCCAGTTGGGTCTGTGATGGATGCTACTATCATGCCATTATCATATTTGCGGTTCTTCTCGTCAAGGCCGCCGGTAAATCCCGCGCCTCCCTCGACTTTGTGAAGAGTTGTTTTTTTCACTGATATGTCGAGATACATGTCTTCTTGCGTGAAAGGGAGCACAGCAATCCCGTGGATTTTGCGTATTGACTTGGACATATAGCCAGCCAGGCATAGAGATTTTTCTTTTCCGAGTCCGGAGGTCTCGACGACATGGAGTGATGCCCAAGGCTTTCCGTCTTGGGCAATGTTATTGGCTCCAATAGCAATGATTTCGCGGCGGTTCTTGTTTGGCGTGTCGACCATAGCGTCTTCGCTGTCGAGGTATTCAATGGAATAATGCCACGATTTGATGGTTCCAAGATCTTCGTGGAGGTTGAAACGATAAAATGTGTAGAAGTTTATGTTGTCTGTGTCTGTGTAGCCTCTGACGTACCCGCTTCCGTTGATGACAAATCCGGAGTATTCGTTATCTCGGTCTGGCACTTGCAAGCCATAACCAACGCTGACGGTGGAGGGTGAAGAGATGTGATTGATTTGCCATTCGTTCGGCAGGTGGAACCCAATTGCTGGTGGGATGACTACTGTTGGAAAGTATGCAGAAACATATCGATTGTTCGAATTGTGTGCTGTCGAGTTGACAGATGCATAGCAGTGTTTGCTATGAACATCAAATGAGGCCCCGTTGGCTTCTGGGTACACTTCTTTTACTGCTTCTGCACACGCGGTGATATTTGATGCATCTTCAATAAAGAACTCGAATCCGTTAATTCGTTCTCCGAGGTCCCAACCTTGCCTTTGCGCAAGTTCTGATATTCCTTCTGGTGTTTCAGTGGCAACGTCTACTAATAACACTCTACTTTGAATAGTCGATAGAGGCCTGACAAGTTTTGCACGCGCGGGTTTTAGTTTCTTAAGCGGATTCTTCTCTACTTTGGTGTTCGAAACAAGGAGACGACTCGCCAATTTGGTCGATGTGCTCGCACCATCACCTGTTGTACTTGTTGCAGCTGCTGGTGTCACTGTTTGTGATTGAATTTCGTATAGCATTCGATGCGAATGATCCTCTTGTTTGGCTACGAATTTGCCTTTCATGATTGTGGGGTGGGATGAGCAATACCATTCGTATAGCTTTCCTGTAGCCCCTGTTCTCAGGATACGTAAAGTGTCGTTCGATATTCCAATATAGTTGGGGTCATCTCCTAGAGGGTGCACGTTGAAGGGATGGGTGGAAGCGTTGCCACATCTAGCAAAGATATACTCAACATTCGACTCCAGAATGTAAGTGTCGTTCCCGGTGTTCGTGAGCTCGTCCGAAGAGCAATCCTCGGTCAAAAAGAATTCGTAGTACGGAGGTTCTAAGTTGCCCTCGTCTACGAATATGTTTTTCGTGGGCAATACTGCAATAGGAGTCGGTGCTTTTTTTACTTCTGCTGCCGGCAAGCATGTTTGATCAATGTTCATATGAAAACAATACTCTAACTGCATTTGTTCTCTGGTCTTCCCCATGTACTTGGACAAATCTGGCCCTTCAAAGCGCAGTTCGTCTGGCAGAAAGTATAGGGCCATATTCTCATTGTATTCTGGTATGGAATACGAATAGTCTTTCCGGTTAATGGTATGGAGTCCCCAAGGCACGGATCCAGCTCGCTCTGATTGGCAAGTTTCTTTGTCTACCGCCCCGCTTGCAAAAGGCTTTGACTCACAAAAAGGGCTTAGAAGACTACATCGTCCACATACACCACGTCTATCTTCGGCTTCGGCAACCTGAGCTTTGCACTCAATCGGGGGGAACGGGTTATAATTTCCCATATGCAAGTTTTTAAACCCCCAAGATTCCACGGGCTTTATTTTTTGGAATTCGATATCAATGTCTTTGGCACAGCTTTGGTGGAGACATTGAATTATCGTAGGGTCTATGGCACTCGATGGGTCAAGGCCACCATGTAGATCTGCAAATCCAATCTTCTCTATCAATTTTCTGCAGAAATATGGCCCACCTTTGTTGCCAAGAAACCTTTGCGACGTGTTCTCAAATTTCGCAGCCATTCCCCCACACGATTCGTCGTAAAACTGAGCATCGTCGTATTTGCGGATGTATATACTCGAGAACCAATCTGGCATTTGTCCAGATGTACACCTCGTACACTCGCGTCTGGCCACGTCAAAGTATTCTGACGCACTGCACAATGGACCCATGTGGTATCCTGCCAATCTCATTGGTCTCCCCCCAAATGAAACATTCGCATTGTCTCCACTCCCTGTGTGTAGGTGAAATCCATGAGTCGGCCAACATGTTTGTTGCGAGTCATACTCTCTGCTTCTGCCTTCCAAATTAGGATATTTGTCTTGCGCAGCCCACAATTTCGAATTTTCTCCGATAGTCGTCGTAAATACCATGTCAGATTGATACGTATTCGACCAAATTTTATTCACATCATCGGCAGAATCGGCCTGGATGTCCTTTAATTCGCGCAACTGTAGCATAATATTTCCGTACATACAATTCATCGTATACGCACCAGTTCCGTCTGGATCAGGCACGTGATTTTTCATCACACCTGCTTCGTCATACGGACTTTCAGTACCATCGTCCGTTAATTGGTCGAACGTGTTCGGGAGCTCGATTCGTGTTAATGTCTGTGTTGCATTCTCGTTTATAGGCAACTTCAATTCGTCAGCGTTTGCTACCAGTGCTGCTAAATAATTGACTTTTATTTTAGAGCCAATTAATTGGCGAGCGTCGCGCCTATATGGTGATAAATTAACCAGGTCAACGTCAGAGTCTCTGACCGTTTCTGGAAAAAAACCGGACACGCATAGAGCCATGAATGCGAGTATGGTGAAAAACAAATACATGTGATTCAATATAACCCACACTTACTTTCTTTTATAGTATAATTTTTTACTATTCATTCTCTTAAGATGGACTTGTTCCAAAAAGAGATTCAAAATCGGAATTAATAAATTTCTAGTATAAATATTGTACGTCTGCAACGTAAATGAGATTCTTCCGCGTTATTTTTATTTTGATGGGATTTGCAGCAGCAGCTGCAAATAACAGAATTTATGCTCTTGAAAATGCCAAATTCTGTCTCGAAACGAGCGAAAGCAGATGCGGAGGAACAGATGTCGTTGAATTTCAGGGCGACGGTACTTTGATGTATAAATTACCACATCTTGGTGACGAAAGTACCGAAATGACGGATCCAAGTTCTTTGCTTGCGAATCCCGAAAAAATGAAATCAGCAAAACAAAGTATGATCAAAAAAGCTGAAGACAACACGAAAAAAATTGTGTATACTGATCTAGAATATTGCGAGGGTACAATGTCAATGCTGAGGTATCCAAAATCCGAACTGGCCGCGTACTCAAGAACGTTGGACAAACTACGCGTTCGAAGAGTGTGGTATTGTTACCCAGATAACTATGCCGCAGGCAGAAAAGGTGCGGAGGAGCTCCTAGAAGAATATGCAAAACTACTAGATATTGAAGATGAAAATTTTGATAATGGAGACATCGTTTACAACACGGACATCGAGAATCCTGTCAATACCATTATCAACGAACCCACAACCTTGCACAGACTATACCTTTCGGATAAATCGCATAGTTTTTACAGTTATAACAAACCTTTCGGTGTTTTCACAGGCGATGGATGGAGGGAATTTTATGGCTGGCATAAACACAAAATGTCCCTCAAAGCTCCAGATGATGAGGAATTGGAGGGAAAATGGGAAGCAAATGTACAAGCTAACATAGGCAATGCCTTGTCCAAGGCATGGTTCTTCACTCCGTGTCGTAAGTTCAACGAAAGAAATGATATCGACAATAACTGTCCTCGTCAGTTCCAAATGTTTCTGAACGAAACAGGCATTGAGGGTAGCGCGTACATGATCGTCCCGGCAATGTTGTTTTCCAACGCGGAACTCGAAGGTTTTATAGAAGCCATGCCGAACTTAAAAATATTTGTCACCGGCCAATTCGAAACCATCTCAGCAGCGCCACATCTGAAAGGCATTGACCCTATAACATACTCTGTGGAGAAAGCGATTCTTAAGAAACGAACATCGAACATGAAAAAAGTATGGTTCAATGAGTTCAACTCGTACACTGAGAAACAAAATAGCTGCAGCGAACAGTGGAGCCACGAAGACAACAACTACGTGTCTGGTGTCCTCGATAAGGGAAATTATGAAAGTTGCGAGAACTGCGCACCGTGGTTACGTGGGCAACAGTCTGCAGTCACCACGCCCGCCGACTTTTGCGCGTTTAACCAAAAAGGATGGTTCTACGTAAATAAAGACTCGCAGGGGATGATAGGAAATACAAAGGACCATTCAACTGCTCGCTGGGCGAACTCGTATTGGGGATATTATAAGGATGATGACGACTTAGTTGTGGAATCCGATCCCCTAGTTAGGTCCGCCCCTTATAATCGTCAGTTGGAACAAACGTGGCGATCAAAACTGACAGACTCCTGCAGAAGTTGTGTTCCATACATGGAATGTCGCTGTTGGTATTGGTCTGGCGCAATGTACGAACATAATCGACACAACAGGGCCAGATCTTCTGCTTGGTACCCGAGCAGACACTTTACAGGCAATGTCTATGGAATAGCGCATGCCGCCTTTAGTCATTGGGACGAGGGCGAGGATTACGACAAAAAAGCACACTGGACAGAACCATCAGACATATACAATACCGATAGAAGTCGTTACGAAGAGTATCATTTAAATAAAACTTTCACCGGCAATGGCGATCAAAAATTTGCACGAAAAACGATTGCGACTGAACTGGAAGAATGGCGCACGGCTATGACACATATTGGCCGGGAGAACAGTTTTAGGTCACACAGGGGACTTTTGGACATCCTGATCACATCCAACTCTGTCCGTTATGGTCAAGGATATGCCGTGGCCGCCAAGGCATTGTCCGGGTATGACAAATTTTGGAGGGCTGCGGAGGAACTTTGTGCCAAGGGGAACGTACAAACAGCGCCAGGATGGTGCAACTTTGTTGAGTATGATTGGTCTATGTCGTCTTTAACGCCTTGGGTTTTTGACCCAACCAAGGTTATGGTAGACTACAGTATAGTGAACATGTTATTGGAGCTGGACCAGCGCATTGAAATGACTATTGACGCTTTACTTAAAGATGAAGTATGGACTGAACTGGATGCATCAATAGGGTCGTTTGTGAATCGAACCAGATATGAAAAGATGGGGTCGTTTACTGACATGCTGACCCAGAATAAACTTCTTGAAAGATCTATTATGACCCAGGTCAAATCTAAAAAATGGGTAGATGATCACAAGGATTTCAATCGCTTTGAGAATAGATTTTTCTGGTCCTTCACAGAGGAGCAAGCGAACAATAAAGAACGTTCGCACGTGGCCGAAGCAATATATGCCAACAGTGCTATTTCACAAGGCGTGGAAAAGGGTGAAAGAATAACACAGTACATCGATTGTGGTATATGCGGCATTAAGCGTCCAGCGACATATACAGAGACAAATACTGCCACTGGAAACGAGGACACGAAATTTTGTGAATGTATTTTGAGAGTGGGCAAAGCGACGTCTAAAATTTTTCCGCCAAAAAATTGGGATACTCCACACCCCACACGCGATGGCGAGTGGTATAATGGTTACTTTGGTGCCGCTGTCGATGACGGTGCATTTTCAAATGTTGTCAAAAATAAAGGCTTTTGGAACATTCAAAAGACATTAGGTACGGCCACGGAATATAAAGTAGAGCATTCTCTAAAGAAGTATGAAACATACGAATACAGGACACTCTACGAAGCGCTGTTTGATAATACATACTTAAAGGAGATTTGCAAACCTCGTCAAGACGACCAGTCCAGTGAAGACGACCAGTCCATGCGGCCAGTATGTACCTATGGTGCCGACGCCGTGGCAGGTGTCGAGTCTGTTGGCGTTGAAGTGGCGCATATTGAAATGACCAGAGATGATCCTAGTGCCGACCTTGAGAATGGTGGAGATGCGTTCAATAATCTTTTCAGGTACAAATATTTTAATCATTACGATTCGGGCTCCGCGGAAAATATTGAGATAGAAAAGTCTCTATTGGAAACATTTGTCCACGCCTCATACATGAATTCTATCTCGAAGACACCTTTCAACATCGTTAATGCGCGCAAAGCGTTGGAAATGTTCGAATTGTCTACAAACATCAAAAATCAAGAACTCGGTACTTCTGACTACGAAAGTGCGTTGAGACGCGCGAGTATTGACGAGACGGACGTCGAGTACATGGAAAAGAACTTTGCGATAGAGCCAGCAACACTACAAATGTCAGACGGTGATTCGCCAGCAGAATTATTTCATCCCGGTGAGCAATGGGCAAGTGAGTTTACTGTGCAGCAGAGGGGTCTTTTGCTAGGTACCTATGAACTGTTTAATGATGTAACTGGGAGGCGTTTAGCCATGAACCATAATAATCTAGCGTTTCCAGTTTTTTCGGAGGGAACGGTCGAGTCTGTGAAAAAATCAGCTGAACTGATTAAACACGAAAACGAGTGCGAGCTTAAATGTAGAAGTGAAGACGCAACCGAAGAATGTTTTGGAAATTGTGTTTCTTCAAGAGTCACAGCCAAAGGTCACACTGACATCCTTCGAAAAGCCCTCGAGTTGTTTAATTACTTTGCGCTAGGCGAAACTGGCGAAACTTACAACGAAGTCACTGGAAGTTGGATGAGTCAAATATGTGATTGGTGGACTAAAACCGGAGCCCCTGGCATGGCTGTCGACGATGATGATATTGATGGCCTGTTGCCCGCACTTCGATTTAGATTTATGAAAAAGGATGAGACCGGTATTAGTATTACAATTCCGCTTCCGAAGCCAGGCTTTGCTGTGAACTACAAGAGGGGTACATGGTTTGATACAGGTATATACTTTGGTACGAACCGACGTAAAGGGGATAAGGCACAACACGTTTGTGGCTACAATACTGGACAAGGTAGTTGGTGGTCACTTGGTATCAGCAAAACGAAAGAGGTGGCGTCGTTTGGTTTCCTGACAGCGAAACTATTTGGTTTTCAATTGGGCATTGCCATGAAGAAAATGGAAAACCCTTTCGAACCCTGGAACTGGGTTTTTGACGACAACGTGAAGAACTTTGCTCATAATGTGAATGTCAATACAGTATCTGTTCAATTATCAATTGATAAAGCACCTGGGAGCGGTGGACCATTATTTCCTCTCCTCCAAATGCTTGGTCTCGTTGCGGGCGAGGGTATACAAATAAATGTCGGAGTCGGGTTCTCGTATCCAAGACCCAGAGTCGTCGACTTCCCGGATTGGCAAGAAAATTGCCGCCAATGGATTGACAATCAGGACAAAGGCGAAAGCGCTGGAAGGGATGCCGCAGCCGCCGTGTTGGACGCCGATCAGCGCGAAAGAGAAAGGGACCGATTGTGTGGTAGACATCGTCCAATTATGGCGACATCAGGCTGTAACTCTCACAAAACTGCGGCAGATAGAACTTCTTGCTTCAATAGGAAGCTGATAAAATACGAAGACTGTAGGAACACGTTTAGAAATGAAACTCAAAAGCAAAATATGTCACTCGCCTTAGCATTCGGGATTGCCGCCTCTTCGCCGATTGGGTTGATCTCAGTACTTGCAACTGATGAAAATGCAAGACATGCACTTGGTGAAGTCGTGACGGAAGGCCTTAAAATGGGCGGGGAAACAGCTGTCAACTCGTTAATGGGCAATATCCCAGAAACGGACGGTGTCATTCCGAGTTTCTTTCAGCCTCCGGGCAAAGAATATCAGGATGAATTTTACAAATGCGACGAAAAATGCGAAGAAAAGTGTCGTCACATGGACTATTGGTTGACGAGGCCCAAGTTCCAGGATTATTGCGGCGTTGCTTATACATTCCTGAAGGAAAAGAACGCAGAATATGTCAAATATATTGACGAAAATGGCGAGGTTGCGGTTGATGGGCCTTTAACCCAAGAAGAGGTCTGTAAGAAATGCGATTACTTCCTACCAGGCGCTGCTCAAGACTTTTGCAAAGCCCCTGTGAAAGACTACGCAGGTAATAGATGGGGCAGTCTTCACTACGATGACACTACTTCAGTTGAATTCCAGAAGAATGTTATTACAAGGTTTCAGTACACAAATAACTATTGCAACAGATGCGGGCGCTACAAAGAATGCAGATGCAGGGTTTGTGGCAGAGACGCTGGTTCAGTCGCGGGCTTCAGAGGTTGGTCAGATTGGAACAAAAATGGTAATGAAGGCGATTACGAGTATGTCAGTTGGGCCAACGATCGGGCGTCCATGAGTATTTGGGATACGTTTGGCCATATTCCTGAATGGGTCTATGCCGCCACAATGGCAGCAAGTTGCCCTCACAACGTCCCGGTATGTGCATTTGCTACCTCTACAAGAGTTGCTGTTATGGGAGCACGCGAAGACATTAAAGACATGTACGCTAGGAATTGGGTGGACGATTCTATGAGGTCATCTAATATGCCATTCATGACAGCCGATCCCATGAATACACGCCAATTCGACCATTGTTATCCGGGTGAATCGATCAATAGCCAAGACGCGGTTTTCATGATGATTGAGGTAACCATTGGAACGCAAAGTGTCGACTCTATTGCCTCACAAGTCTCGAGTTCCGTCCAGGCAGTGGCTACAACTGCAAAATATAAAATGATGTCAAAAGCTGCCAAGATGGCCCTTGACCAAATCGATGGCGAGGCCGAAGATCTCGCGAGAGACGAGAAAAAATTTAGGGACATAACAGCAAAGAAAGAACTTCAAGATTTTGAGAATCTTGCATACTCAAATTTTGGACAAATCAACTTGGTTCCCGGCGGGTTAACCGAACCTGGCAATCCATATTGGCAAATATCAGAAGAAACTATAGTTGCGCCAGTGTTCACCAACATGACTCTTGTCAATGAAATTGGATTGGGAGAAGCTTTCGAGGTCAAATCATTTAGTGAATGGTACTATTCAGAAAACTGGTTTGAGATTTACAGAAGTAACTCAGAACAGAAAACATTGACTAAGGCTGGAATAGGTCAACAATTTAAAATTTCTATAGATCAAAGACCAGGGTTGGATGTCTCAGAGCAAGATTTCATGATCGTCAGTAGAAATATGGCTAAGTTTTACGAAGCCAGAATGAATACAATCGAAGAAGACGCGTCCGTCGTCAGCGGATATGTGCCTGCATCAAGACTCGCCAAAAAAGACAACGCTTACAGAACGGGACAACTCGTCAACGTACCCATTGTTTACAGTGGCACGATTGTCATTGGTCACACCGCTACCGCAACTCACTACAAAAATCATAATACTAGCGTCGCAATTGCATTCCCATCTAGTATTAAAATTACATCCGACACAAAGGTATTGCCAATCTTATCTCCGAGCAACCCTGACAATGAAATCGCATTCGCGATTGGAGATACGATATATTTTGGCAAATTGAGTCATAGTTCTGAGGATTTTGACACCACGGTAGACTCGAAGTTTGAGTTGAAAGAACCATCCATACAGAACGGTGACGGCGGGAAAATTAATTTACCGTTCACTTCGTTCACGGTCCCTATGGATAAAGATGTCGACGAAAGACCCGTGGCTCCTATTTTTGCGGACGAATCCGGTGATAACATTCCAGACCTGGTTTACTTGAATGCCGAAAGTGATATACGCTTTTGCAAGTTTAGTACGACAATAAATACATGGGATTGCGCATGGGAAAACAAAAAACTCATCTATGACAATGTCCCTGGCATTGACAAGCGGTATGCGTACATCGCAAAGGACACAACGTCAAGTCTATGCCGATACGCGCTGGCTTCATACGAAGGAACTATATCGTGTCTTTCAAGGACGATCGATCGTATTGTTCAGAGTGGGGAACTTACACTTTCGGATGCAGAGCAAGTTTTACAAAACGCATCGTCAAGAGCAACCTTTGACCTCCCTGTCTTATCATGGGAAATGTATGACGACAATTTTGAGGGGAGTTACGCGCCGAAATTCGAGTTTGACAACAGCGGCAAAACGGGAGGCTGTGCCACCAAGGGGAAGAAATGCGGCGGAAAGTTGAGGACCCTGTTCAAAATGAAACACAGGCTATGGCATCACGCAGAAATTAAGAAAAGAGCGTTAGAAAATGCCCTAGAAACATATAGAGCAAATCAAGAGTCGGGCATGAAAGGCGAAGCTGAAGACCTTGCACGTTACAGGCGCGAATACAAAGTGGAACAAGAAGTCGCGCGTTTTAACAAAGTCACAGAAGCCAGAGATGTTCAAAAGAAGATAGAGAACATCGAACTTGAAATCAAACGGACGGCCGATCCACGCAAGAAACAAGAGCTTCGTAAACAGCTCGATGAAGAAAAATCCCAAAAACAAACGGCAGCCTCTGAACAGTTTGAGTACCAGCCAGTCATCACTGAAAGGGCATTCGAAGAATACCAGCGGTTACTCACCGAGAAACCTGATATGAGTAAACTTGACATATATAATAATCTCATAAATAACGGGCTTATTGACAAAAAACTTTGGAAGAATTTCCTTGAGACGAATGCGAAATACTCCACAGGTGCCGGGATTGAAATTGACAGCTCCAAATCAGTCAAACAAAACGTTGGGATGATGACCAATAACATTGACGGAGAATCAGGCGCTGAGAACTTCTACAAAGCTTTTCAAATACAAAAAAGAGGAGGATCGCTCATCATGGACGCATCTGACAAAGCACAGCACATGGAAAAAGTCGTTGAAAGGACCAGGAAAGATGTCAATAAACTTGCACCCAAGTTGATAAAAGTAAAATCAAAACCAAAAATCAGGACGGTTGTAATAAATGGGTTACTAAATCAACCGAAACTACCAAAGGTGAATGTCCAGCCAGATCTTCCCAAGAACGAAGTAGATCTGTACGATTACGAATCCCAGGATGCGAGGAATGACCAGAAAATTATTCAAGAAATGAACACGATCAGACAGGATTACGATGCCTCGAATAATGTGCGCAAATCTTTCGAGGACATTGACAAGGAAATACGAGATTTACAGGGCGAAATTGACAATATAGACCAAACTCTCGAACCGGAAAGACACAGTGCCTTAGCAGAAGCCAATGTGGTACTACGCAAAGCCGTGAGAGAACAAGAAGATTATGATAAAAAACTTCTTGAAGGATTTGGATACCCAGCAGTCCCTGTTATTGACCCGTTCGGCAATATTCTCAAATGCAAATTGCCGTGTTTACCAGATGTCGAACCCATCCAACACCTAAGCCCTGGTGACGCTGGTTATGACAGCGCTATGCCACTCTACCAAGAGCCACTGCTTGACCATGACAAGAAACCGATCATGGACGATGATGGTTATGTGACATATAGAGAAACCACTAGCTTAAGTGCTATTAAAAAAACCTATCGAGACGCGAACGGGAACACGGTGCAAATACCATTCAAGATGTGGGATAAAACTGGAGAAAAATTCGTAGCAAGAGCTACGGGTGACGTGAACAAGATTAGGGCTAAAAAAAGGGGACTCGCTGTAGCAGTGAAATCAGCCGCGGCGAAGAAAAAGCCGTTCATAAAATACAGCAAGGAATATAAAGAGTGGGTGTTTCATAAAAAACAAAGTCTCCAAGAGACCATTATCACACAACAACACAACAGGGCTCGTATGATAGCACAGCAACAGACACAATTCCCAAATTGGGAGCCAGGCGCAAAACATATGCTGAATGACCTACAACGGTACACTAATCTCGCTGCTCAGCTTACGGATAAAGAGGCTAAAAAGCACAGTTTTCAATTCAAGCAACTCGGGATTTTCCACGATATTCTTGAGAAAAAGAGAGCCATCAAGATGGACAAAATCATAGCATCTAGCAAATTCCCAGATATAGCTCACGACAGTGCAGTTGCAACTGTAATTGCACAAGAGTGGCTCAGGGAAAATAATTATCACTTTAAGCCGGTCGCTGTCGACAAAGATGCACTAAAAATTGTTTTTAAAACTCAAGCTGAAAGAGAGCGCTACAAAGAAGCACTCGGTAAAATTGCGGAATATGAAATGAGTCACAGCCAATTATACGCTATAGCTGGCCAGGGTGCTCATACAAGGGAAAACGATTTGGCTTATCTTAATGATTTAGCCAAGGAGAAAGCAGAGAAGATGCATCTGCCTTCCAAAAGTGAAATAGAAGCCAGGGTACAGAGAGAAGCGGAGGCAATGGTGAGACAAGTGCATGAAATCGAAACCAGAAAAAGGGCGAACGAATTGCATCAAACGGATAGAGCCTCCCGGAACAAGGAGCACGTCAAGGCAGTTGTACGTTATAATGCAAATTGTGGTAGTTCGAGAGGCAGGAGGCTTAATGGTCCTTCTTGCACTCTGAAAGATAGAAGAGAGTACCTTCAGCACCAAGAGGCTTTGGACATGTTGAAAGATCGGGCGCCTGACAACCAGTATGATTATCTTGACGGCCTTAACACCTTTGAACTCGAGGATATGGGCCTCATGAAAATGGCCAATGGAGATGTTATTTCGATGACTGATGACGGATCAACCTGGGGAATAAAAGAAGGCCGACTTGTTGACGATTATGCAGTATCCAGACAGCAATCCGTCCAGGACGCGTATGACAAAGGGAAACCTTTCCAAACTGCTTTTGACAACGTAATGGCGACAAGTGCGGCGAGTGCAACGAGTGCGGCGTATGCGGAAAGGGCGGCGGCGGTGGAGCGCGTAACTAATCTACAAGTCGCTTCTCAACTCGCACGCAGCCTGAGAGGTGCGGATGGTACATACGCAGCCGATGCAGCCGAATTGCTGCAAAGAATATCAAGTGAGCCAACGGCAGAGGAGGGCGGCTTGGACAGTCTTACATTAATATTGAAAGATGTAGATGGGGTGACCGTTGATGGAAAAAGACTTACTGAACTTCAAATACAGTCAAAGATGGCTTCAGCTGTGGCGAAAGCAGACCCCTCTGTGAATGCTTACCGCCACGATGCAGAGGAATTTTTGCGAAACATTGTTACTAACGAAATACCACAGGCTGCGGGCCTCGATGCAGAAGACCTGGTTCTTCTTAAGGAAGTAGTCGCGAATCCTCAGACAGAAGAGCAGAGACGCAAAGAATATGACGACTTCAGACAGGACACGTACCAATCTATGAAAGAAAAGGATTACTTTGGCGATTTTGTGACCAGGAACAATGAGCACGCAGCTGCCTGCAGCCGACGACGCAGACTTGGTGCAAGCTCTAGACGATTGCCTGGGGGTGCGGGTCGCTGTCGTCTTTTTTCAGACGTTGAAAGATTTACAGACAGAAATGCCGGCTCCGTCTCGACCGCCGACCCGGCTCTCTTAGAGCAAATAGATCAAAGCAGATTGAAACACGAAGAAGAAAAAAGAAGGTTAAACAAGTACAACTCAGATATTGATGTTCACAGAACGACCATAAGAGATGATCAGACTGTCATCGATATGAATATTCAATCAGCTTTACAGGGTCTTGCTACTGAACTAAGTTATTCGGATGAACTCCTTGGTAAACAGGAGGATATCTACGATAAGGAGATGAATGCCCTTCGCATAATTATTGAGGGACAACCAAAGCCGTGGGACACCGCCACTCAAAACATATATGATGACGCCATAAGAAGAAAAGACGAGATTGAAAATGTTATTCGTCCTCTAAAAGAAGTTGCAGAATCGCGACTGGCTAAAACTCTCCAATCCAAAGAAAATGTTCAAATAAACATTGCGACTGAATATGACAACTTTCTCAGTTATGAGAAGAGAGCGTACTTTTTTTCAAATGATCAAATTGAGGCAGAATTAAACCTGGTTCACGTCGATGACAAGGAGCGTCCTAAAAAGGTTCGCGAATACAAAGCGGAGCAGAAAAGACGCATGGTCATTGCTGAACAAACTATTGAGGATCATAAAAAATTCTACGAACGTCTTCAGGCGACGGAGGATGACTGTCGCGCAGCCATTGCCGGTGATGCGGAGAGTCTCTCGCGCGTAAATGGTTATGAACAATTTGTAGACCAATATAATAAGGATACAGACGCGGGCGCGGACGTTAGAATTGAGAAATATCGCGAGGATATGAAAACTGTAGAACGAATGACTAAAAAGATTGAAAAAATAGCAGGGGTCGGCGACGATTTTGACGCATACCTTATCAAACAGGATAACAAACTTCGCCTAGGAGGCGGGATAATTGCCGAAAACGGGGATCGTATGGCGTTCGACAAAAAATTTTTCAAACACGCCCTTCGGAGGTTTCGTCATGGACGAGACAGTTTGAAACGGGGATCGTATGTTGCCCTGAGTGAGTTGAAGATACTGTCTATGTCGGATGCAAATCGCGAGAGACATAGCTACGCCTTGGCAAATGGAAGGCATTTGGACCGCAGGGATAATAAGGCACCGGTGCGGAACTTTTTTGATATAGCACTATTACCTGGTGTGCCATCGTCTGTGATAGATTTCGATAAATCTCTTCGTCGGGCCAAAAACAGCGAGAGATATCTACGCAACCAAGATAAATTCATCACGGACAAGAAGTCAAAAATTCAATTGTTGAATTCTGAACTAAAAAGTAAGGATGTGAGTACCTGGACAGCAGAGCAAAAGAGGACCGCATTGATTTACGTACTACAAGCGGAAATTAAAAACTTTGCTCATGTCGGACCTGAAGGTCCACCCAATAGTTTAACCCGGGCTAGGGCACGAGTTGCCCAAGCATACGAACACATGGCAGGAGAAAAAGGCCAGATGGAACTTAAAAGCAATAAAAAGATACGCCAAAAACGGGAGGTCACAGATAGTCGGAACGAGTACGAAAGAGCTGCGACAAAGGTTTACGCCACCATCGAAGACGCCAATATGCGTCTGGGATCAGACATTTTGAATTCTCGTCATTCCCAAGAAAGCCGGAGACGCCAAGAAGCCTTCGAGTTCCGCGATGAATCTGGAGGGGGAGGTGAGTCAAAATCGTCAGATGATCGTGATCCCGCCGAAAGAGTTGTGGTTGAATCTGCGAGCGGCTTGAGTCCAGATCAAATACAGTTGGCAATGAGAGGTTGGAAGTGTAGCCAACGACGACGCCTTCATGGCCGACATCTTAGCGCCGCATGTGTTAGAATTACAGCGGACCTAAAAGATCTCAGAGACCAGATTGATGCTGGTTTAGAAACAGCGAAAGCAGAGAAGGCTGTGGTCGAAGCGAAGGACACCAAGGCCGACGCGACATATTTGAAAAAAATTTTAGCAGAAAAGAAGGCAATCGAAAAAAATCTCAAGATTAAATACAGCGTTGACTCTCCGGAAAACAAAAAGTCGGCTTTAAGTCGCTTTAAGAAACTAGCAAGTTTCGTAGGGCGTATGGTCAGTTCGAGTAGGAACCAAGTGACCGATTTGGCGTTGAAAAACAGTCTTAACTCACAAATGGAGAAAAAGGAGTTGGAAGAGTTGCAACTTCGATTGGACGTGGAAGATGAGACACTCAAGTTGCGTCAACAAGAAGATACCTTGACGCAAAAAGATAAGGACAAACTGGCAAAGGACATCAATGACAAAAACAAAAAACTTCAGAAACTTGCGGGAGAAATTTACGGTATCGAAGGAAAGTTGATTGAAACGGCTCGAGCTATAGAACTTGCAGACTGGAAAAAAGAGAACCAACCCGTTCAGGAATACCTCAAACAAAAAAGAGAAGCAGGACAACCTGTCGCTCCCGACGAAGCTTACCGTCTTATGATCGAACAAACCGCTGGGAACAGACCACTTGGGAATGCAGAGTTGACTGCTCTGGATAAGCTTGCTAGCAGGGAATTCGTGAAAGCAAGGCAAGACCAACTCGCTGTCATTCTACAGATCAACCAACGACTAGGCGCGCAAGGTCACGGTGACACACAAAAAAATATTATTGATGCCAACGATCGTGGATGGCTAGATGACTACGGAGTCGATGTCGATACCCTTTTGTATGCAGAAAGGTCCGCCGTTTCTGGTCAATTGAGTGCGAATCGCGAAGCCACCCAAATAGAATTGACAAAAGTGAAAACGATGGAAAGAGACCTTCTACTTCAGATTGAAACCATGCGAGACCGGGTAAAAAAGGCAGAGTCTCGTATTGAAAATCTTAACGAAGAAATGTCACTCATCCAAGTCGGAAATCGTGACGACAAGGTTTCTGCTATGGAGAAATTGCAAACAGAAATTGAAACCCTCGAAAAACGGAGAGATCAATATCTTGCGCAATCAAATACAGAATCCTTGGAATTAGGTGTCCTCCAAAAAACCAGAGAAACCCTACTGGACACGACAAATAAGCAAACGAAACTGATTGAATCGGTTGCGCGAGGAGATGAAATAGATGCATTCACAATGGCGGAAGCAACAAACATGCCAATCATCGACGAATCCAGGAGGTCTGACGATGAATTCATCAAGACAAAGGAGCGAATTGTGAAGGAGCGCATCGCAGAAAAAGCAAACTTAAAAAATGATTTGTCAGTTGGTTCCTCAGACGTTTTTGATAGACTGCTAAGGCAGCAGCAGGAAGTGACCAGGAATTCCGCCAGGGAGGCCATAGCAAAATCTGATGCCAAGGTCCAAAGTCAGTATAATCGTGATAGCAAGATCAGAGATTTCGAAAAGACCACAAAAGGTTACAGTGCTGATCAATGGTACGAAAAACATGGTAACAAGAAAGATTTCGATCCTATGGCAGAAGGTGCAAAATTACAGCTCAAAGCTGTGCAAGAAGCTGAACAAGCAATCAGAGAATACGGACAAGTAATAAACGAATTAAGCGATCCAGGAAATGAGATGCACATGGAGCTCGTGACCGCAGAAACAGTAGAAAGTAAGTTCACCGACGAACACAGGGCAAAAGAATTCGAGGCATTTAAGAAGCAAAGGCAAGCAGAGTATGATGATCTCAAAAAGAAAACGACTGGCGAATTCCGTGATCAAACAGGGCTCGGTTATCAGATGGTTCACGTGAAAGGCACTTCGCCCGACGAAATCGAGATTGCAAAATTACAGAATGACATGTTCAATAGTGCTCCTCTGAAAAGCATTACAGGAGACATCGTTAGTGATGGAGTCGTTGATGGACCAAATCAACTCAACCCCGCTATGAAGGAAAGAGCGGTAGCTAACCACGTCTTAGTACTAAAAGCGGCCAAATCTGAACCGTTGCGACAGAAAGACACATTTACTGGCCTAGCCAATGTCATAAAAGCCGCAAATGATTACGTTGAAAAAGGACCTCCGACACTTGTGGAAAATGTGGGGCAAATGGAGGCATTCAAATCAATTGGAAATTCGAAGGCATTCGCGAATTACAACGCTCCCATACCCGCAGAAGTGAAAGGCCGTGCCAGGCAAATCTTGGAGACTGAAACCAATTTCGCGAAAGCAATTGTCAAGCGGATTCAGGATGGCCAGGCGACAACTCAAGATCTAGAGTTCACCAAGAAATACAAAACCGAAACTGGCAAGGATTTCTCTATTGACGTTGTTGTTGGATTGGAGGACAAAATTAAAAAATTAAACAATGAAAAAACGCGACTGTTAGACTTGAAAGACGGTTCCGCCATGGGAAAGACTATGATTCGTGTCATTAATCTGGAATTCACCGAGAAGAAAAAAGGGTTACAGACCGACCCAAGTTCAATGACACCAGATGATATGAGGAGGGAATTGGGGCTGAATGATGGTCTTGCCAGAAACTTGCATTTCGAGAAAGTATCAAACGAAAAAATCAAAGAAATATTTGGTCTTGCCAGAGCGGCACGAGGGGGCAACCAACAGTCAAAAGCTGACTTGGCGAATGAGCTGTCTAATGCGAATCTAAAGGTCAAAGATCAAGAAACTCGACTCAGTAGCATAAATCAAGATTTAAAAACAATTGGTAAAGCGAAGAAAGATATGGCGCTTGCACGCAAAAAATATAAGGAACATGTGGAAAAAAGAAAGACTATGAAAAATATGTTCTCTGGAAGCCCAAATAATATGCAAAGATCGCAGATGGCTGCATTTGACACGTTTTACAATGGCAAGAAAAAAAAGGCTGAGAAGAAGGTAAGAGACATTAAGAACGCCATTGCAAACGAGAAGAAGTTGAATGGCTTGGGCCTTTCCAGTGGACCAGAGAGAGAGGTCATGAAGGATTACCTACAACTCCAATCCAAACAGTCGAAGACGCAAAGAAATTATGACAAACACGCAGAAGAAATTGAGAAACTCAAGACTAGGTTGGATGATATATATGTCCTTCAGAATCCTGACGCGCAAGCCAAATTAAAAAAAGAAATACAAAATGAAAGATTTAAAATGGGTTTGCAAAAACTTGCAAACAACAAAGCGCTTCAGGATATGCGGGATTTTAATTTGGACAACAAACTGCAACAAGCAGCGAAAGAGCAAAAGCTTGAAGATATCAACTCACAAGGAAGAAGACCGGACGAGTCGGATGATGTGTATGCAAGACGTATTATGGAAGACGCGGGCCTTGACTTTGACCAAATGGTAGAGGATAACAAGCATGAAATGAAACGCCAACTCAATGATGCCGAAATTACAGACAAGGCTTATGGCAACGAGATTTCTGATCTCTCAAAATCCCGACTGTTGGCGAAGAATTTGTATCTAAAAACATGCAAGGTCGCAAGAGGAGATTGTTCTACAGAGAAACAACGCGTAGCTGATTTGGATGCCGAGATAAAGGATCTGAAAAAACAGCGCAAAGACGTTCAAGAAGACATGTTTTTGAAGAGATTGGAAAGAACTATGTTGAAAGAACGGAAATCACAGATGAAAGAACAGTTCGCGAAGCGTATCGCTGAGGCAAACGATAATCGACTTGAACAACTAAGAGAATCTGTCGAGAAAGAAGAAATCAGTCCGGCCCGAGAAACACCGCAAAACGCAGAAGAGTTGCAAATTTTCATGCGAGAAAGGGCTCAACGAGAATCTTCGTCTGGCAAAGAATTGGAGATGCGTGCGAATTACGAAGTCGAACAATCAAAGCACTTGTTCGAGCAAACTCTTAAGCTAGCTGTCGACGACACTGCCGTTAAGCTCTTGAACGATGGGGACAAAATACTAACGAAGTTGCATCGAGGCTTAGCTTCCATCACTGCGTGTAGCCCTACCAACCCTGGGTGCTTCAGAACTATAAAAACGGAAGATGTTAAAAGAACTGTTGCGAAAATGGACGCGGATAGAAAAATCAGGGAACCATATGTTCGCGATGTCACTAATAGAATCGTCGACGGTCCGCCAGAAATCAGGAACAAACGCATTGCAGAAGATCCTAATTGGAGACCTGACCCAAACGCCCCTGGCAATAAATTAAGGGGGGGCGAATACCTTAAGAAATACGAAGATAGGTTGAGATTGACGGATGCTACTGCAATTAAAACACGCAAGGAATTAGAAGCTGAAAGAAAACGAGATAATGCAGTTGCGCAACGGGACAAGCTAGCACGGGGTGATTTCTCAGACCACGATGTTCGGTTACAAGTATTCTTCAAGGGCATGAGACTGCCAAAGGGTTTGCAAGAAAGATCTGACGCGATCGAAGCTGTATCCGAGGTTATCACGACCTCAAAGGACAGAGTCGAAGAACTGACGCAGCAGGTCAAGGAACAAAAGGAGAAAAAGCTGATGCTCGAAACTTTTAGAGTCGCGTATGAACAAAGACAAGATGGAGTGGTTGGTTCTGAAGCTCAGACAGACCCTGCGCCACCATGTGGAGTCAAGTGTACAGAGAGAATTACAAAGGCGGCTGAAAGTACTAAGGAGCTCCTTGACCTTATAAAGAAAGCCAAAAACCCTCTAACACCACTTTCTGTGGTTGACAAAGATCGCTTAAAGACACTGAGGCAAAATTTAATCGAGTTTTCGAAAACAGCCAACGCCCAAGAAAACAAAGCCTTTAACGATTATAAACGTGTGGAAATTGGACTCAGACAGCAATTGGCGTTGGATAAAAAAATGACCAATGATTTCGAAGGTTTTCCGGAAGATTTCAGGAAGGCATCAGATAAATTGCAAAGAATAATGAACGAGAAAGTTCGGGAGTATTCATATTCCGCTGAAAGTATCAGGTACACCAAATTGCAATGCCAAAGTTCCAGTGCTTATCTGGGGGCTAAAAAACAAAGGCAACTTGTCAAAAAACAGTTTGACGTCCAAAAGAAACGGTTCTTACGGACGCCGACTCAGGAGAACCTCAATGCATTCAAGCACATGTGTGGTACACCTTGCAATGGAATGAAACTTACTGATTCAGACATAAATTACAAGGTGAGTAATACAAGGGATTCTGTCGAGATGAGATATAACAAAGAGTTGATGGAGAAAGAGATGAAGCGTTACTACGATGTACGCGATGTTGATAAAATAAATCAGGAGAAACATGACAAAGAGGTTGCTGAGGCCCGAAAAGACTATGAATTAGAACTTCGCAAATTTGAAACTGACAAGAATCTCGATCAAGAACTCAAGCGCGAAATGAAACAGCTAGAAGACCTCAACAAGAAGAAAGAAGACTTGGAGACACAAAATGAAAATGACTTTCCTGACTCTGGTCCAAGAGACAGGTATATTGGCGAAACAGATGCAGAAGCAGTCCAAAAGGCCGCTGATTTCGACAGAGACATACAATACCAACTTGAAGATTTGCGTGTACAATATGACTTTGAGAAGAGAATCGAGAAGAACAAAGCCAAAATGAAATCTTTGAAAAAGAAACAGAAAAATAATCAAAAGCAGCAAGATGCGATCAAGAAAAAATATGCGAAAATTACAGGCTCCAAGCTAAAGAAAGTGAACAAGTTTGCACAAAAGATAATTGATTTGAAGAAACAGGGCAGAGCAATGTCCCGCAATGACGCAGAATTCGACAAAGCTCTTAAAAATTATGCAAATTCACTCGACATGGAGGTCGATTTATTGGCAGACGAAATAATCGGAACGAAGGATTTGGGCAAACTTCTTGAGGAAACGACAAGGACAAAGTATACAAATGATGATAATGTAAATATCTTAGAACAGCAAGCGGCCGACCTGGCTGAGTTTGAAAATGCTAGGGCCGAATTCGACAGAGAAGCCTACAACGACATGATAGTGAATACGCCAGAAGTCGCAGATATCGACCCTCAATTCCAGGCATTCCTGGACCAAGAAGCTGTGCGAATGTCAAAAGAAAGCGCGGACAGACAAGGAGCAGCTGCGGGAGCTGAGCCTGGCGCTCCCACCCCAATGACCGAGCCACTTTCTGCCGCAGAGCAACGTAAGAGGACTATCCTTGGCCTGCAAAAAACGGCAGAGGCTGCGGACGCATCGGCAAAACGCGACGAAGTACATAAAGAATTGAGACTCCAAGAAACTTTGGGCGATAACAAAGAAACAAGAATGAAAATATTGGCAGATCTTGAAAGTTCACGCAAATTATTAAATGATGGAATTGGCGGAGATGAAGATGATGTCATCAAAAAGTTGAAACTACTCGGTGTCGTAATAGAAGCCGGCCAAGAAGGAGCCACACTCGATAAATTCAAGCAAGGCAAATCATTTGACGGGGATTTCGATGCAGACCTTAAAGCATTTAAAAGTCGTGGTTCAGACTCCGAGTCATTGAATGACCTCAAACTCGAGGCATTAGGACAATTTCGGGAAGAAAAGGCGAATAATTTGGACACACAGGTGTACTCATTTGACGAAGACACATTGAATGAGAAAAGGAGGGTACTCGATACAGAAATTTCAAAGAAACAGACTCTACTTGACGGCGTGAATACGGCTTACCAAGTTGACGTTGGAGAATTTGAAGCGGCAATGACAGAAAGTAGAACCAAGGCACAAGAGATTGCAACTTCACTCCTTAACAATGCAGGTATTCAGGTAAATGTTGGAGACGATCAGTCACCCAAAGAAATTTTAAAAGCAGTCCAAGAAAAGATTAAAGCCTTGGTCGACGATCCAAATTCGGGCTTCGGTGAAGGTTCAGGCGATTATCAACTTATGGAGCTCATAAGAGTAGACTCTGTCAAAGCTGAACAGGATTACGATGGTTTTCAAAAATACCAAGAACTTCAGGGGGAAATGGAACAGCTGAAAACTTCGAAAGATAATGTGGCGATAACAGAGATTGATCTCGACAACAAAGAAAAGTTGAAGTCAGAAGCACGTGTTATGAGAGAATCCATACCGGAGCGCGATATGTACGGTACATGGATTGATTCTGAAAAACATTTGAAGAAAGCGTCTAATGCAGAGGAGCATAAGAGTATGGTAAGTTATTTTGAGAAGAAAGAACAGGAATTTGATAAAATTGCCGCTGATGCAGACGTCATTGCAAAGAAGTCTAAGAGGGAAGTTGCAGAGAGTGTCAAAATAAGAGAGAAAATTGAAGTGGACGATGAGATTCCACCAAAAAATCTTGCGCAACGTCTGAGTTGGTTTTCAAAATTCAAGAACGCACTGGCGAAAAGAATGCCGACGGCATACAAGGGGATTTTGGCGTATCGCACAGGAGTAAGCATGTGGAAGAAACAGTGGACAGCAATACCGACGTTTGCCGCTAAAATTTTCAAGAAAAAGGCGAGCAAAATAGCTAAAAAAGCAAGTTCTTGGCTCAAAAAGAAAATGGGACCCCCTGTCGCAAGAGCCGGCGAAAGTAAATCAGACTTCGCGGCCCGGCTAAAAAAATCAAGGCGAAGAAGGAATTCATTCATTGCGAAACATCCAAAGAGTATGGCAAGAATGAAATGGCTCGCCAGTAAGAACCCCCTGGCTAAAGTGGACAGGAAAAGAGCAAAATCATTTTACAATGGCGAAGGGTTGACTCCAACGGGAGCAAAATCGTCAACGAAAACGGTTTCTATCAAATTCGCAAGTGGTTTCAGCGAAATCGTGGAGTACTCAGACCCGTCGATTAAAATATCCCAGGCGGACAACCCTTGTATGGGTGTGCATAGGAGATTGAAAGAGGACGAGGTTTGTGTCGTTGTTCCAACTCAAATCAAGTCTAAGATTTATCGTAAGATGACAAATGGTTACAAGATAGTAAAATGCAATCCAGGAGAGACTAGATTCCCAAAGGGTCTGAAATTTCAATATGTGCCGCATCATGAGGAATTTGAGGCGGATGGCAACACGGACATATGGGAGACATTTTGGGTGCCGAGAGTTCGAAGGAAATTTTGTATGGGATGCGATTGTGAGATTGGTCAAGGCTGGCTGGCTGACGAAGACAATCCAAATAGCTATGGTGGGATACTTCGCAGAAGATTGTCAGACTCTGATACTTTTGAACAAGAAGATCCTAACGTCATTACTGCCTACGATATATTGCCAGAATCAGACCAATACTACAAGCCTAGGTTGCGCGCCGAAATGAAAACGGCTAAAATAACAGACTACGACGTAATGAGCCAGTACAATGTGACCGCCGGATTGCCTCCAGCAGGAAAAGTTGCCATGCTTACCGCTGGCCACTACTTGAAACAAATGGCAGAAGTCACAAAATCGGATGCTTGCCAATGGAAGATCACACCTTGTCCAAATGGAACATACAATACGTTAGCTATGCAGGCACACTATAACGCATTTGTCGAATGTACTGAACACAAATGCCCAGGTGGTAAAGCTGTCATGAATTTAGATTCGACGACAAATGTTACTGTTTGTTCCCTTTGCCCAGAGGGATATTACAAAACAGGATATAACAACCATGAGTGCAAGTCAAAGGTATTCTGTGGTCGGGATACTTACTATATTCCGGGCGACAATGAGACGAAAGGTAGTTGTGAAAATTGTCCGTTAGGCGAATCTTTGGACGAGACGAATCACCGCACGAGAGAATGCGTGAAAGCTTTTTCGTGCCCGCCAGGTCAATTTATGCACGACAAAGATGCAAATATTTCAAATACGTCAGCCATCGTAGAATTCATAGATCCAATTGCGGACACAACAATATCAAGATTCTACAGTATTTTGAAAAACTCCACCACCAACTTTGAATGCCAGCGCCAATGTGTCACACCAGGTAATTTGAATTGTAATATTGCTATGGATAGCTATACAACACCTACGAGCGATACATGCGAAACACTAAATATATTCCCAGCCAACTGCAAAATGGCGGCAGAAGCTCTCAACATGGATTTCAACTTGGGCAATAGCGATGCAACCGGTGTTTGCAAACTCAAAAACGATGAATTGATATTAAGCAATACCACGCTGGATGACGACGAATCTTACGTGTGCCAGGAATTCGAACAGGACGCGGACACACTCTGCCTAGCCTGCACTGCGGCATGTGAGTCTATGATTGGACATGTTGTCGTTCCTGACGAAGCGGATTTGAGGTGCTCGGCTTGTCCCGCCGACAGTTATAAACTTGGTAACGACCGCGAACAGATATGTGTAAAATACAGTCTATGCAATGCAGGAACCTATTTCAATATATCTGACGCAAACGGAGACATCGACAAGACATCTGATTCTACATGTGGAGATTGTCCTTTTGGCACCCACCAAATTCTAGATCATCATGCCGAAGAAGATTGTGATTTTTGTGCATACGATCTTCACGACAAATCTTTGCCGTGTCTATGTGACAACTCTGTGGCCGCACAAGTCAATCTAACAGCGCCAGTCGATGTTCAACAAAAACAACTGCTCGCTTATCATTCGATGTGCAATACCACAACAACAACAACAACCACGACAACCACAACAAACACAACAAACACAACAAACACAAGTGAAACCGCAAGCGTATTCACTTGTGGGGTCGGCGAGAAGCTAGTGGACAGTGTAGTCTCGCCTTTCTGCGAAGAATGCCCGACAACTGAATATATGGACGACTACGCGCACATATATGAAGAATGCTTTAAACGCACAGTTTGTAATGCAGGTGAAAAATGGTCAGTGCCTTCACAGGACGATAAATCTGTGGACGCTGATTGTATAGCGTGTAATTTTTTGAATGGTGAATATCAAGATGCGGAAAACCATACCGAACCGGTGTGCAAATCACAGATAGATTGTTTTGAGGAAAACAAGGTGGAATCCGTACTTGGAACCACGACAGTCGCGGCTGTGTGTGGCAATTGTTCATGCCCCAACGGCCAAGGACCATTGGAGTGTCCACAAAACGACGTGCAACGGTATATAGACTCGTGTGTCTCGTGCGATGCGGGCTTTCATTTGGTGGGAGACGAGTGCATATCATGTGGAGACAATGAATTCCAAGAAATCAACGGATTCACTGGGGACATATGCCAACCAAAAACTATATGCCCTGATGGCCAATACGATGTGGGTGACGCATCAGTTGACAGCATTTGTGAAGACTGCTCAGAATGCGGTCCAGGATTTTTCCAAAGTGCCTGCTCAAATAACCATGACAGCGTTTGTTCAGAATGCGTGGCAGGACAGTACAGCGCGTTGAATGACACAACTTCATGCGAAGACTGTCCCATAGGCAGATTTGAACATGAGACTGGCTCGACAGAATGTAAAGAATGTGGTTTAGGAACATTTCAGGACGAAGAGGGAGGTCTGGAATGCAAGAATTGTCCAGAGGGAACGGCTGGGACACAACTTGGGCTCAACGCTTCAGACGAATGCCAGATGTGCGTGCCGGGAACATTTGCAGAGACCGAAGGACTCTCAGAGTGTGAAGATTGCGAAGCTGGAAAGTACGGAGTAAAACAAGGCTCTAATTCATCCTCAGATTGCGAAGCGTGTCCCTCAGGTCAATTCCAAGACGAACCCGCAAGCACAGAATGCAAACAATGTCCAGGCGACAGCGCTGCGGACGGCAGATCATGCTTGGGAGTTTGCCAGAAAGGACACTACAAAGACGTGTACCATGTATGCAAGCCGTGCCCGCAAGGCGAATACCAACCAAATTTCAATTTCAGTGGATTGACTTGTTTGATGTGTCCAGTAACTTCGTCATCCGGCGAAGGTGCGAGTTCGTGCAATTTTTGCGATCCTGGGTACGGGTTTAACGGCACCGGGGCTAACGGACACTCCACGTGCGAATTGTGCACCAATGAAGATGACCCGCCAACATACAATAACAAAGCTGACGGGTCTGCGTGTGGACTTGTAGAACCATGTGGGCCCGGTCTCGGGTACAAGCCGAGCCCAATATTTGGATCCAACTTCAACGGAACGGACGACTGTGTCCCTTGCACAAACGGAACGTACTCTGACACAACAGACTTCCAACAATGCCAGGCACATAGAGTATGTGTGGGTCAAAATACAATGAGGAATGGCACAGCCGCGCTCAACACATTATGTGGTCAACTTATAATGTGTGGTGCGGGCGAGTACATGTCAGGCAGAGACAATCTATACAACCCGATATGCAACAATATTACGACCTGTCAGCCTGGGCAATTCGTTGTCGCAGACCCGACTGATGATCAAGACAGACAATGCCAAACATGCTCGGGCAGCTACTCGATACAAGAAAATGCCCAGCAGTGCACAACATGGACTGCAGCGTGTGACACGAACACCCAGTACGAAAGTATAACGCCAACCGTAACACAAGACAGAGAATGCCTGTCGCTAACAGGCTGTAATTCGACCCAATACGTCTCTGTCGAGAAAACTCTAACATCGGATGCCCAATGCGAGTCATTGTCCATTTGCAATCCCGGACAATATGTGAATGTATCTGCACAACTAAACCAAGACCGCACTTGTGCTCCATGTGTTAACGGTTACTCAGCCGAGAAGAATTCCGCTGTCTGCACATCATGGACCATTTGTGGCGACCAGATAGACAATACGACCAGACTTGTGTCCAACACACACACAAGCCCTGGCACATGTGCTCAATGCACGGCTGGGTTTGCCCTCACAGACTCAGACAACTGTCAAGCTCACACAGTATGCAATAACAATCAATACAGATCGAACGAGTTGACACCTACGACCGATGCAATATGTACCGCCCTCACGGTATGTGATAGCGACGCACAATTCGAATCACTTGCATCAAATGCAACCAGGGACAGGCAGTGTCAGTCATTGACTAATTGCAGTACAACTCAATTCATAAATGTGAATAAAACCGCGACATCAGATCGCGAGTGCAAAGCATTAACCAATTGCGATGCGGGTCAATACGTACTTATTTCGGCACAGCCAACGCAAGACCGTACGTGTGCCCCGTGCGTTGACGGTTACTCGACCGAGCAAAATTCTGCAACATGCAAACCATGGCTGGAAGGAGGCGAACAAGAAAACGGTGACCCACGCCTCACTGATAATTCATCCACGTCACCAGGAACAGTCCAGCCATGTACAATTGGCACATTTGCCCTCACAGACAAAGATGATTGCGAGGCGCACTCAACGTGCACGAGCGGTACTAATTATCAAATTAGACCCCCAAATACAACACACGATACATTGTGTGTCCAAGTGTCGCTCTGCGAAGATGACCATTACGAAACTTCAGCACCAGACATGTACACCGACAGGCAATGCGCCCCACACGGTTCATGTGGCCATCAACAATACATTGTAGTGCCAGGAACCGAATATGCCGCTGTCCAATGCAGTCCGTGGACTACATGTGGTCCTGGAACCTATGTATCAGCACAGCCGAACGGTACGCATAATCGCGAATGTTCGTCGTGTACAATTGGGTACACTGACCAAAACAACGAAGATGTTTGCTCCCCGTGGACAGCCTGCGGCCTGCAAAATAATTGGGATCCAAGGCTACAATTGCATACAAATAAAGCGCCAGGGTCTTGCGCGGAATGCTCGGCTGGCACGTGGGCGGCACTCGATATAGACGATTGCCACGGACATACACAATGCGATCTGGGCGTCACATATCAGACACGACCGCCTTCTTCAACACAAGACAGAATATGCAATACTACAACAAACTGTGTTCTCGGACAAACGTTTCAAGTAGTTAGTGCTACACTCGTGAGAAACAGAGTGTGTAATAATGTTCGCAATTGTCAAAAGGGAACCTATATCAGTAAAGATCCTACTCTTACGTCTAATCGCGAGTGTGTTGCTTGCACAAACGGTTACACAGACCAAACGAATTTGCAATTCTGCAAACCATGGACCACGTGCGGTAGCGACGGAAACAACAACAGACGCGAAGGTCATACGGCTACATCGACTGGACAATGCAAACAGTGCTCGGCTGGTCGATGGGCAGTGTCAGACACAGACAACTGCCAAACATGGAAAGATTGCACCGCAGAGCAGTACCAGGTTACAACATTCTTTCCAACACCTTCCCTAACACGCGACAGAGTCTGCACAAATGCAAAAAAATGCACGGCCGGTGAATTTGAACAAGCCAAGCCAGCTGGAACACATGATAGAGTTTGTGCAGCGTGCCCGGCCAATACACATTCAAGGGCAGAGGCATCCTCTTGCGACCTTTGTAACTCTGGATACGGCTCGACGAATGTGACCGATGCGGTCGGACATGTTGTTTGCGAAACGTGTGCAAATGCGAATCACAAATACAACTCGCAAGTTGACGAATCAGGATGTGGCGATGTTCCCATGTGTGGTCCAGAGTATGGTTACATTGTATCGCCATCACAAGGACCAGACGAAACTGTCGGTGACGATTGCGTCGCGTGTGTGGCTGGCAAATACTCATCGACCACAGACTACTCTTCATGCCATACACACGATACGTGTACGCTGGACCAAACGTACGAGATACAAGCGGCCACCAATTCCTCCAATCGGATTTGCACAGCTGTCACAACATGCGAGCCTGGCGTCAGTAACTTTGGTAGTCTTATCGGGGACGAATACGAGGTCTCACAACCCACATTGACTCAAGATAGGACATGCAAAGCCGTGGCAACATGCGAATTTGGCGTATCGTACCAGACTACCGCGCCAACCGCGACGTCGGATCGCGCCTGCTCACCTGTAAGCAATTGTACATTGGGAACAACGTACGAATCGACCACACCAACACTCACACAAAATCGCGAATGCTCAGCGCTGGCCGAATGTACATTGGGAACAACGTACGAGTCGACCGCACCAACACTCACGCAAAATCGCGTGTGCTCACCCGTGACCACATGCAGATCAGACCAACTACAACATAGTGCGCCAACATTGACGAGCGACAGAGCATGTTATTCATGCGACGAGCTTGTCACATACCACAAACAAACCTGCACCACAGGATACTGTTTCGCACAATGCCCCTCCATCAAACAATTATACAATAAACACTGCCAGACGTGCAGCAACTAAATTAAATAAATTTCAAACAAATCTTAGACTAAATAATAAAAAAATGGAGTATAAATGAATGCTTAGATTTTAATATCATATGTACAAGTTCATACTATTATCGCTTTGTTGTGTAGGCCTGTGGCTTGCTGCCGATGCCGGAAATCCGTACACCCAAAACATTAAAGAATGTCCGAGCGAGTTGATAAAGTCTAGACATGTAGAGAACGACCACAACTATTGCAATTGCGCTGGAACCCCTTGCGAGATCGGAAAATTCTGCGACAAGGACCCTAAAAAAACCCTTTCCGGGGGTGGTCAGTGCTTTGACAGTCAACAAGACATGTTCAATCCATGTCCCATGATTCCTGTCCCGGGGATGAATGCGACAGATACCTGGCCATACATTCACGGCAAATCGCCAGAATACAAGTGGGAGCGCAACGAATCCACATCAATGTGCATTTGCAACGAGCGCTGGGCGTGTAAAGAGGGATATGAAATGTGTTCCGAGTTTTTGGGCTGTATTCCGCGTTTTGACGTCACTGTCGACGATACAACGAACCAATACGTGCGTTCTGAGACTGAGGGATACAAGGGGTGGATTATTTGGGAGAATCCTGACGCCATCATCGAAAGGACCATCAAGGATAATTTCGACTTGTACGGGAAAACCTCAGACAATTATTTGAATCAGGTTTGGAGGTACTTTGATATGGAAAGTGAGAGCTGCGCTGCTGTAGGCATAGCAGATTCATTTAGTATTGGAGGCGATGCCGTTACCATTCCCAAATCATGGACATCGACGGATACACCTCGCAACCCTGAACGTTTGAAGCAGGGTTTCAAAAGGAGCACAGTCGTTCATTCTAAAAGCAATATTGCTGAAAAGCATCACGCGCTTCCTGGGAAGCGATTCGTAATGGCAAAGATTCACAGGAGGTCTATCTCCTCGCTTCAAGAAAAACAGGAAAAGGAATATGCAAATCCTTTGTACCGCGATTTCATTGAAATGAAGTGGCAGTGTACTGATTTTGATTATGCTGAAAACATTGCAGTCCATGGCGCTGGTAGCTTATCGTCGGCTACGGACATTGCCTTTACTACAAAAGGGAGTACCGGGTACAAGACAGTGTCACACTTGACGCGCGCGAAGCAGAAGGTCAATTTAGGTAAAAATGGAGAGTTTGATAAATTCCCTATCGAAACGCACCGCCTTTGGAGCCGAAAAGAAACTGAGAGCGGTAATTATGGTTATGATTTCAAAGATTCTATCGAGAAATCCGCGACAACAGGCAGTGTCCATAAGATGTGGATTATGCCGGTCTTTGACGATACAGAACACCATAAATCCAACATTTCTGGGACTGCCCATACTATTGGTTTGAATGGGTTGCGCGCAATTTTTTCGAACGATTATAAGTCTGTGAGTTTTAAATCAGTGCCTGTGCGCGGATGTACTGGCGCACCACAAAATGTCGACGCTGAAGGGAAAGAGCAAGTTCGGGGTGAGGCGATGCAGGAGAAAGGAACGTGTTATGACATGTACTTGACATTTGGTAACCCAAAACTATTGACCCCTACAAATAATCTATATTTTACGTATCCATCTGATCCGTTTTGGGTCCTTACGTTTGGAACAACCAAATATGAGAATTTAGAAGCCATTCCAAGTTCCGCAGTTCTTGTCTCTAACAATTTGAGAGCAAGATATGCGCATCCCAATGAGCATGCCAAGGTGTTGGGAGCCGCCTCGTGTCGTCTTGGTACATCTAGTTCGGCCAAGGTTTTGACAAATGATGCTTGGGCGAAACTTGTTTCGAGTTACACAGCAGATTACAAAATCAAGGAAGTGTGCGATGCTATATTTTCTAAATTCGTAAAGAAGCAGTGTATGGGTGGGTGTTTGAAATCGTCAGATCAAGAGAGCGACGACGACAGAGATTTTTCAAATACTGGTTACTGGAGAGAATTCATGGATTTTGTGAAATTATCAGGCAAATGCGTAGGGCGCCATTCCGACTGGAAGGATAGTAGGCTCGGCCCCTATGGCGTGGATGAGAAAGGAGGTAAGACAAATAAGGTAGATGATGGGCCAAGTACTAGTGGTACAACTTGGCAAGGTTATGCGGATATTTGGACGTACAAGACCAACTCTGACATTGTGATTCGTAGTGATAATTACGTCGGCAGCTCTTTGTCATCTGCTAAGAGTGCTCTTTCAGAGTATGGTCATCGCAAGAATTGGCCCTTCGAAAGACGGAAACAACATTCGACTGTGTATGGTTATCCCCATTTACAAAAATGGGATAAGCTTAAAGTTTCTTTGAGCGATTCAAGATTGCGGTCGGCATACTCTCAATGCCCGACCGCGCGAAAGTACGAGGCTAAGGTGTATTCCGTGTGGGACGATTATGCTTATAAGGTGGAGAACAAATGTAATGGTCGTGGAGCTTGGGACAATTTGGGTTTTGTGAAGGCGAACCCGCCTGCAAAGTGGTGGTGGTATGACCGGGATAAATCTAGTGGGCGCTGGTCGACTTACGAGGGTAAGGGCCCTTTCAAGTATGAAACAAAAGAATTGAATATGCGAGGTGGTTCTGACGAATATCCTTGGGTTTTTGGGCCGTCGACCCGTTATCAGTTTGTTAACGGGGCTAAGATTCACATCAAGTATAATTGGCAGACGTATAGAACGTTTGACGATTTGAACAGTGGGACTATAGTGCCGACTCCAACAAATCCATATGTCCATTATGTAAGGATGAACGAGGACGTGCCAGCTCAGTCGTCAGATTATTGTCATTATCAGGTACCGAACAACGTTTGGTTGGCCAGTGATAAGGATGCAGTGTTCGTTGAGAAAAAGTCTTTGGGGCTTAATAATCCGCAAAATTATTGGAAATTGACAAAGCAGAAGTCTAAAGCACGCCAGCTTGTTATTCGGGGCGATTCTTTCGAGTTTTGTCGCAATGATGAGGAGGCGAGTGAGAAGTGTCTGTGTGGTCGTCGTTCGTGTGATGCTGGTGAGTGGTGCTACTACCGCCACTTTACATCGGATACGTGGAAGGGCGATTCTTTCGATTTAATTGGCTGGTGCGCGAGTAGAAAGTTGATTCCTTGTGAATCCGTGGATCCGTCTGTGCCTTTCACGTCTTCAACGAAAGATATCAAGGCGCGAGACGATGACTGCATTTGTGGGACTGAGGCTATCAATCCCGCCGTACCTATATCGATAGAGAATATCAAACCTCGTTGGGTGTACATAACGAATGGGCCGTACATGACGTGCAATTTCGATTTGAATGTGTATGGCCAGGGCGATACTGCTTTGGAAGTCCCAATCTTGGGCCCGCCTTGTAGTCAAATCTACGGCGTTCGACCAAACCAAAGACGCTGCACTTGTTATACTACAAAGAAAAACAAATTGAGTGTGGACGACGCAATGGAGCATATTTATTGGTCTGACTTTTTCGAGGGTCAGTATTGTTTCCAAGACGACAAGCGTGTCGAGCATGTTGCATTTGCCTTGGTGACAGAAGGATTTTGTGATACGTATGACAAATATAGTGGTCAGGATACTGGACCATGGACTCTTGTGTTAAATCCTAACCAATGTTTAGAAGGTTCAAATCGAATTGATGACAAGACCTTGACAATTAATCCAAAGGTCAGGTTTACCAGATCAAAGCATGATCAGGCGGGTTGCTCCTGGGACAAGGGCGGGTGGTTTTTGTTGTTTAACGATTACAGAGACTCTGAGATGACGTGCGACGATACATACGCTGAGGACCCAACTCGTTCGGGTTGCATTTGCCAATTGCGTGGCGAAAGATGTTCTGCCGTCCACGCTGAAGAAGCGCTTAGCCTTCCCGCTCCGTTTTTGAACGAGCACAACCGTATGCAGGGTGGGATTTGTCTGTGTGGTCAAAAGAAGTGTTCCGATGGTAAGTTTTGCTATGAAAAGTTGAGCGGCTGTGAAAACACGAATAGTTTTGAATGTAATTATTCAGAGGAGGACAATATGTGTTGGCCTGATGGTGCTCAGCGTATTGTGACGAAGGTTGGTGTTCGACGGAACGTCGTTTATTTAGTTGAGCCGGTGCCGACGACACCTCAGCAGACGCCAGTGTGTCCTGAAGGCGCAGATGGTCAAAAGGTGAATGATTTTGGACCCGGCGATGCCGCGCCCCAACAATGCATTTGCGGCGATGCTTTCAAGGTCTTGCCAACGATTTGTGATTCAGGCGAGTACTGTCATCATCGCCTGAATATCTGTTATAAGGAAAAACAACACCTTTGTCCGACAAATGTTTTCCTGACCGACGCTGATCAATGCTTGTGTGGGTTGAAAAAGAATAAACCGTCTCATTTGATGAATGTCTATTCTGAACTCGAAGAGGCTACTGAAGAACCGCATGATCAAGCCAAGTTCTTTAAGACAGTATACTGCGAACGGTCGCAATTGTGCGTGTTGCGCGACTATGCGGATTCTTTGGATCCAGATGCAATGTGTTTGAGTGGTCCAGTCGAGGCGTGTCCGGATTATCCAACTGCGAACCCACACGCAGTGTGCAGATGCTCGCCAAAGGCGCTTGCCAAAGAGGGCCAATACTGCTTCAAGGGAGAGGTCCGAGACGAATTGCACCCGTACTGTCAGGACATGCATACAGATCCTTCTCTGACAAAGTACACGCTAACAAATTGTTATTGTCCTACATCAGGACATTCGCGCGGTATAATATTAACGGACGGAGACAACACGTATTGTGATTTTAGAACAAACTCGCTGATTAATAACTGCGGCCATGGTGGAAATCTCAAATGTGCCACCAGAAGGACCATACCGGCTCAAATATGTGACGATAGCGTACTATTGACGTCTGCGAATACGCCAAATCGTTGCAAGTGCAATGGAAAGCTTCAGTCGATCGTGTGCATGGCTGGTGAAATGTGTGGAATGCTCGAGGGTGGCCTTCCAAAATGCTATAGTTCATACATTGAAACATGCGATGCTACACTTTCATGTGTGGAAAGCTTAGCACGCGCCGACACATGCTTTTGCGATGGCATACAAACGGAAACCGATTCGATTTGCACGGGTGCTGGCATAGTCAAAAACCCAAGATGTGATCGATACGAATCGCCTTATGATGTTGTGAAAAAAGATGTGTACTTTCACAATTTCAATCAATTGCAATTCGGTGTGCAGCAGCAAACATTTGTCATCGAAGATGTGGTTTACGGTGAAGAATATGACCCTTTGGCATATCCAGGGGACGTGATAAATGTGAAAAATTTGAAAGGAGATGCGCCGGATTGGTGCGACCCGTTACTGGCTTTTGACAATCCAGACCACTACGACTGTCTGTACTTGCCAACGAAAGCTGATATTGAATCCGAAGTCTCTGTAAGAATCGAATGGTCTACAGAAAACGAATACCTCATTCCAGGTGAATCTACTGTTGAATTAAAAACTTCTGTGGACAACGTGAACAACGAAATTTCAAATTGTAAATCGTATCGTGTGACTGTCAATTCAAACGATTACGCGACCGGTTGGGAAAATAGCGATGCGCGTTCCACAATATTGGATAGTTTTGAATGTCCAAATGGGTTTTGCATAACTAGAAAAGACACTGACGACGTATGCGAAGGCTCCAACGACTGTCTCAAGCCCGAATACGAACAATGTGACTTGTTTGGGACATCGAAACGATACTTTACATGGTTGAAACACTCTGACGTGTACGAGCAAGCCGCAGCTATTGATGCATCTGGTTATGCATCTGCATATAATTCTGCGTTTGTCGTGCAGGACACTGACTATATTCAATCTGGAATGTACACAAAGAACGATTTGCTAGAGTACTCCACTGAAATTTTAATGTGCACTCTTGAAGACATTGAAACAAAATCTGCGAACACGGTTGAATTCATAACTGAAGGTACAACAGCTCCGCACGCGTTTGTATTCGCATTTGATGGGGAATGCACCGGGACTGAACTTCGCATGTACGAAGGCAATGGCGATAATGCAGGTTCAGCAAATGAAAGAAGAAATAAATGTGCCAAAGCTTGTGCAGAGAAAAAGCCTTCGTTAAGCAGTACCTCATGGGACGACATTGACGGCCAAGATATTACTGGTTTTATTGTGAGCCCGACATCCGGCAGATGTTATTGCGAGGTCCCCGCGTCGCAGGATTGTAGCAAAAGTCTGAGTAGCACTTATGACCGCTACGACTTTATTGAACCCTTTTATAGCTGGACCGTAGTGGACATCGAAGATCGGCGCAGTTCGATTGTTGTGCCTGTTGTAGAAGACGGAGAACAGCTCTTGACTTGCGTTGTGGGACTATTCTCTGCGGACATCATGCAACGCAAAGACCCAACTCCATTTGAAGTCACCACTGTGGAAAGAAGATTTATGGGTGGTAACCCGTCTATGACACACTTTAACCCTACCGCAATCGCAGTAGACGTCAAAGCAGTTTCTGGTGCGCATGATGGGGCGTGCACGGCGCTGAACAATGAAGAAAATACAGGTTGGATGCCGATCCATCATGCGTTCCATCGCAATCCATGCAACACAATTTTGGACAGGTCGAACACATACCAACTGCAAAACTCAGTCAAGAATGTCGAACGCGTCGAAGAGCAATCTGTAGAGTACGTTGAAAGCGAACAAACGTGCGTGTTTGAGCGCATTTACGAAACAACAGCACAAATCCAGAAACACGTTGCAAACGGCAAATGCAGATATATCAGACCGCTGCCAGAAGGTTGGTGGGCCCCAAGATTGCATAAGTCAGACCCTTTGGCTCACTCAGACCCAGCCCAAGAATGTGCACGCCGGTGCTACAGCGCTTACAAAAGTCGTGCGTTCACCTTGAAAACAAGTCATGGGATCCCGACGTGGCTAGATACACACACAGGCTTTGAAAGCTCTGCTTTTACGCAAAATTACGCGGGATCGAATTTCTGGGACAAATTTAATTCCTTACAACAGCAATGGGAAAACATCCCAAAGGCAACGCGTCACGACGAATGCGCATGCGCATACGACACGTGTGAAGAAGTTACCGACGAGTTAAATATTTTGCCGATTCATAAAACCAACGACGTTGATCCTTGCTTTGAAACATTCTTCCCAATCTTTTTCAGTCTGCACGATGACCCAATTCAGCAAAAGCTTTACTTTGAGAAATCCTTTGTCAGAGAGAATGTTTGCGATGTCGGTAATCCAACAGATCGCTTCTCAAAGACTTATTACTCGTCATACACCATTGAGGCAGTTCCCCTCAGTGTTATATCGCCACAAGTCACGAATATCAGGGCGCATTTTCTGGACGACAAAGGACATTTGGCCACAGATAACGGTGGCATCGTTCTACAAGACATAGACTTTTCAAAGGGATGGTCTGCACAAAATTATTACAATAACAACATTCCAAAATGTGCAGGCGACTGTGACAGAGATTCACACTGCGCGTCTGGCCTCAAATGCTTCCAGAGATCGTACGGAGAAGACGTTCCTGGGTGCAAACCCGGCGGTAACAGATGGTTAGATCTTTGTTACGATCCAAGCGACATTGGAAAGCCAGAATTTGAAGCCGTCGAAATAAACGGATTCTCCCAAGTTGAACAAGGCATGTCGACATATCTGGCTCAAATATGCGTCAAGTATGTGCCATGGTGCCCTGTTATTACAGAGAACACGCGCATTGAAGACATTAATGAAAACATGTTCGAGTGCATGTGTTCGACTCAAGCCAAGAAAAAAACATGGGAACCTAACAATCCGTTCTGGGTATACGAAAGACAAAAAATTTACAAGAACGAGGCAAAATACTGTTTGCAAGAACCAGACACCAGAAAGGTTATGATTGATAAAATGCCTTGCTCGGCATTCAACAAAACAATCGAATGGTCTTTGGCATTTGATAAATCGACATTGGGTATATTCCCTGTCGAAAACTTGCAAGAATGCTATTGCGGAGGCGATAACGGCCTGTACTGTGGCGATACTGAGTTTTGCATGGGGGACCAAAACGAACGGGTTTGCCAAAGTTTAAACCAACTCGTAGACAAAGACGTGCCGGTACGTGTCATCGAGGACGGCACATGTGCAGATATGCCAGGATGGGAACCAGTGCAAGACCCGCTCTTCTGCTACGCACAAAGGCAATTGCTTTTGCGTCCACATGGATACGAGATATCAACGTCAGACGCACAGGAAGAATACACGAATTATCCAGACGTTTCACTACTGGACGACGTAAAATACGCAAGGCTTGGTGACGTGCAAGACAAACATGAAACAGACGAACTGTACTACGGTCTCACGTTCCAAACAGGGTGCTCTTTATCATATATATCGCAAGTCGACGACAATGTGCCATTCTACAAAAATGAACATTTAGCCCCCATAAAAGACCCTTCAACCGGCGAAGATGTACCCATCACGCACAGAAAATACACCGGCTCGTGGGGAGAACGTTGCGCCATACCGGGACTTGCAGAATGGTACTACGAAACTGCGGCAAACAGATATTCAACAGCATACTACTCGTGTGACCAACCGGCAGAGGTCGGCATATGGGAAGAGTACACCGTCAGACAAAACGCATTCGGTACCACAAGAGCTCTGCCAAAATTGCATTCCAGCGACGTCAATCGCGTTCTCGGACTATACGCAAAGCTCGGAGACGATGATTTCGCCGCCGGTGAGCACACACTCGAAGTCAACACGAGAAACGTCGAATACATGCAATTCTCACAAATTGAAGACATTCCTGCAGAAGTCTACAATATCAAGTACAAACAGAAGAAATTGTGCAAACTTGACAGACCGCTATGCTCAGATGTCATGGCCGGAAATGCCTACGATTCCAAATATTGTATCAGAAGCGACGGTTCGGTTGTGGACGCAGGTGCGCTACAAATTCCATCCGGCAAAACTGTGCCAGTGCTCGTCCAATCGGGAACGTGCGCACAAAGTGCCGCAGACATCATTGATACCGCCGAACAATGCGGCTCCAGAGCCACAGAACTCGGTTACTCGTCTACCGTGGACGTTATCACTGAAGCGTCAGGAGCGGAACCGTTCGCGGTGGTCAGCGACGACGCGCGCGGAACTGCACTCGATTACCACAAAATATTCGAACGCGGATACCCGGGGTTAACCCTAACTGGTGGCACTGACAAAGACAGCGCTGATCAGTGTGCCGCGCATTGCGTCGACCAATACAAAGGATTCGTCTTCGGCAAAGACGGCAAGTGTTACTGCTCAGCAGTCAAAGCTTCGACAAGTTCAAAGACATCCGACGACAGATACACAGCGTATGACTTCGAAGAATACGCTGTATCGTATGCAGCGTATAACGCTCAAAGAAACGATCCTACAAAAGCATCGTGTGCGGAGAACGGCGCCGAACCAATCACGACCGCTGCAGAATGCGACGCCGCGGGTATAGCAATAGGCATGGTCGAAACTAGTCCAAAAGCGGGGTATACTACGCTAAAAAATGTCAATAATTGGGGGCCGAACGGATACTGCATTAAATGGGGTGACGACATGTACTTCAATTCCCACGCGGTTACGGACAAATGTGGCCACACTGGCATGCTAGGCGCTTGGTCATATGGTCCTTGTGTTTGCAAAACTCTTGGCCCTAAAAAAATCCCGCAGCGATTCGTCTACAAAGGGGGTGGCCTTTGCAATGGTGCGATAGGCATTCGCGTTTACAACGGGGCTAGCGACAATCCAGGAACCGACTCTACATCCAACCAAATAGAATGTGCAAAGGCGTGCAAATCCCAGTCGACGGCGCTGGAATACGGCCCGTGGTCCACGCGAGGAGCGGCTCTCGGCTTTTCAGTCGATGCCGTTGGAAGATGCTACTGCAATCATAAGACATGGTCGGGTTGCTCTGGCTCCGTAGCTTATGCAAATTACGGTTACTCGTTCTACGATTTTGCCGACAGACAAGTCTACACAAACCCGTCGTCTTGCCCAGAGGGATTCTACTACCAAAACGGCATCTGCACGCGACTTGTGGCGAAGTCGAATAGCCATTACTGCGACGGTGGTGCTTGGGGTCAATATGTCCACGAGACCAACTATAATACTATCAATTACCTAATGGACCCAACAGAATGTGCAACCCGGTGCTCAGAATACGCCGCGAGCAACCAACTAGGAAACGTGCAGAAAGGTCAAATCTTGAGACATTATGCGTCAAATAGAGTTAAAGGCAGTTCTAAAAAATGCTTCTGTCACACAATTGGATACGCTCCAGACGGACATTGTGAGGACAAGAACAATCTTGTCCCTAACTCTTACTACAATACGTTGGTCATAGACACTGTCATACCGGATACGGGTGACTACACCGGCATAAGCACTCAATTGGCAAAGAGCCGATGCGCCCAAAAATGTAGTCGGGTCGATGGGTTTTCAACCACAAATGACGGCAATTGTCTGTGCGAAGAAGAAGGATCGTCTACTAGCGCGTACGTGGATTCGACTAGTTTTACCCGGTACAAGACCAACGAAGCTTTGAAATACGTTGACAATCATCTGCGTTACATCAAAATTGGAGTTGGATATTGCTCTGACTGGAAATATTTGCCTGAAGGTGGTTACCCCGCCTTTTTGGGTAAATCTTCTCTATTGTTCAGTAGAGATCGTACACGCGAATGCATGAATAGATGTTTGGACGCCTATCCAGGTTCTGAAGCCTTTTACATGGATGCCGACAACAAATGCGGGTGTAGTTCTGGACAGTGCCAATCGGTAAGACCTTCATCTGCCTCTTATTACAGTTACAAGATCACGAAATGTGTTGGAGAGGGGCGTCTCCCCGACTACTCTTTGAAATACAGCGGATCTTGCGAGCGTCCCGTGACGTCTGTCGAAGAATGCGAGATCGCAGCCGTCCAGTTGGGGCTATCTGACGCTAATATCGACACTGGGTCGCATCAAAACATAAATCATGCCGGACTTCCGTACGGATGTACGCAAAACCCGGTCTCAGGAGATCTTTACCTCAATCTAAACCAGGCTACAAAGACATGTGGTACGTCGTCACACCCCTGCATATGCAGAGACGAACCTGTCGCTTGTCCACCGGGCACGTTCGCCTTCGATCGCGGCTCTAAATGTTGTCGTGTCAATTCGGATAAGAATGGCAACGCAATCAACTTTTATTCCCCACACTGTTTAGACGACAATCACATCGATTGTGCCACGGGTGGGTATTGTGTCGACGAAAACTACGGTTGTCCGATCGCCAACGAGAATGCGGATTACATACTCGACAAAGAACACTTGGCCACGCCCGGCGCAGACGTCTACGAGGTTGAACTCGTCAAGGAGAATGCGGTATGTGCGGATTCCAAATACCAATCTGTTGTCGCCATTAAAGAGCAAAGCAGTTTGACTACGGCGGAAATGGCGGAAAAGTGTAAGGACGCCTGCGTTCACGGACAAGAGGCTGCCTGCGATAGAGAACCAGACTGTGTCAATGGACAAATATGTCAAAGCATTTCAGGACATGTAATTGACAATACTGGTGCTACAATGAACGATAACGCTCATCCAATGAGGCTCGACTTAAGCGCTTGGGGTGGAGACGCAAACAGTCTCATTTTTGGTGAATGGTCTGGCAATTGGTTAAAAATGACAAGGACAAACCTGCAAGGCGTCATGCAAGAGACCCGTTACACTAACTCAATCTCGTCGATCGGGGCCCTGACTCTTTCTCAATGGAACGCTGTGGCTTCCAGAAGTCTTACTAACGTGGCTGGTAGAACAACATGCGTGTCCGCGCATTACTGTGTCAAGAATGTTAAGTTCGATTGTGTCGGCGAGACCGAACGTTGGAGTAATTTCTTAGATTCGCAGCATTCGTCACAGTTCCTTGGCGACGGATACTGTCTGCCGGACACGTCTGGCACGCGCAAATTCGTTACTGACTTTAAATCGTGCGAAGGACGATGCGCGTCGGAACCTAACTGCAATGTTTTTGCGTGGATAGATGCAAACGACGATCAGCGTGTCGGCGCGTCGCAATGCATTATAAACCTGGATTCAACGTGCGAAAGCTCGGCCGACGGGTCGAATGATTATCCATGGAAACGGTACAAAATAAATAGAAAGCCAAGCGGCAAGTACTACGAAATCAGCGAGGGGCTTTGCTCTGATACTGGTGGAGAAAATATCGAGGACGTGTCAGAATGCATACAAGAAGCCGCACATTACGTCAAAGACGCCTTCTGTACCAAGAACAGTGGCCCAACCTGCGATTTCGGTTCGAACGCGTTAGATATTGCGAGTCGTCCGTCGGGATGCTATTGGTACACTGGTAGTGGAACTGAGGCTATTCGATTCAATTCGAATGTAAACAGCGAACCCGCATCAATTGAAAACAAACGCATTTGCAAGAAACGCGTGCACGGCTTTTTGTTGAAAGACGACGGCAAATGCGTTTGCACGACGGGTATGGCCGACGCGTCTAATTGCGTGAACGACAATGCGTTTTCGTCGTACAAGATCAATTCTGTGTCGGGGAGGCATTCAACGCCACCCGGTTGCTCGAAATCGGGCGATGACATTCAATTCAATCCGTTTAGCTCGACAGCAACATGCGACGCTACAAATAACTGTATTTGCACCAAGCCTGAATATACGGTCGAATGTCCGGCCGACGAATTCCCGTTAGACGAGTCAGAGTCACTCGAATTCTGCAGGTGCAACGGTGAGGAATTGTGTAGTTCAGACTTTGCACCGTATTGCTTGACGAATGGCAAATGCGTCAAAAATGGAAAATGCATTCACGACGAAGCTCTACTCGCCAAATGCGAGGGTAAGGACGGCTGGCTGCGACATCCGCTTGACGAACGAGAGAACGACATTTGTGAAGAGTGGTTTGAGCAGGATACTGATAAAACTAGACCTAGAGGGGGTGTGACTGCTTGTGGTATGGTAACTTGTCCCCGTGGGCAGAAGTATCACGAAGTGTTAAACGCATGCAGCAATCTCAATTCGAATGATTTCACGGTGACTGCAAAACTTACAGAAAAAACTTGTGCGGATGTGTCGTCAGTAGTAACAAGAGGCCATTACGATTGTGAAAAGTATAACATCGGCAAAAACACAGAGTATATCGCATTCACGAATGCGCGTTCCGTAGATTTGCCTTACGGATGCTCTTCCATTTCTTACATGAAAGACAATGTGCTTCGGTACATAAAGTCTACTTTCAACCAGTATGATTCTAGGCAAGTGTGTTCGCAAAAAACTCCGTGTTTTTGTGCTGTCGAGGATATGCCCGCGTGTCCGATCAATAGCGTTATTACCCAGACGTGCCTATGTGGATCAGAAACCGAAATTATACTCGAGGGGGGAATGTGCAAGAACAATAAGGCATATGCTACTTGCTTTGACACGCAACAAGACATTCAGCTTAACTGGCCCTGTGTATGTGGGCAGCACCTCGTTGTTTCAAAGACCTTTTGCAGTATCACTGAGTTTGAATCGAAAATTATGCAGTTCTCAAAATACGGCGCAGATTTCGAGCCATTGGCCGACACATGTCACTTCCAATACTCTGACATATTTGTGCACGTTCCAAGACTGCCAAATAGAGACGCTGAGATACTCGACCTTCCAAACCCACACGACTCCATATCGTCAGTTCTCAGAACATCTGGAACTAGATCGATTGAAAAATTGACTTTAGAAAATATCATGCGGGATCTGAACGACTTGGCAGCTTCCATCAAATATGCGAACGGTTCGTATACACTAGGAACTGAAAACCATACCTTTGCAGGCGTATACAACGACGAAGGGCTGTTTTGCAAGGGCAAGGTGTGCTATTACGGCATTAGTGGCAACTATACAGCAACAACTGTAATAGAAGGCTTTGAATGCAAAACAGAAGACTACACTGTTACAAACGAGGTCGTTGAAAGCGCGATAGATTGTGCAACTGTTTGTGGACATACAAAGGAGTGTCACATGTTTAGTTATAATCCAAGTACAAACGCCTGCAAACTTGAAAAGACAAATACAGACGAGTGTCTAGAAGGCTGGAAACCAGCTACGTTCAACACTTACAAGGTGGGGTACAGTCTCGAGAAAAAACTTCCAGAAGACCGAATATGTTCCGATACACTACAGTTCGACAAGGAGTGCAAATCCGCCATTCAAATTCAAACCGAGAGCGGCAAGACAATCCAATTAGGTTCTGATCAACACAAATTCAGTTCACCGAAGGAACTCAATTTCAAAGGACTTTTCCATACACAAGAAGTTGGCAAAGTTCACTACTATATTGGAGAACAAGGGAAGAAGAACTGTTATGAGGACCCCTTGATTCTTTGCGGTGTGTCCAAACACATTTAGTCTACAGTTAAAATACAATTTGAAATATAAATACAACTTAAAAATCTTACTTAACGACTATGATGAAAACGAAATGAAGCGTGACTTTTTAGTACAAATAAATATGCAGAGTACTTTGTCTGGGAGCACTAGCGACCGAGTGAGGAGTAAAGAAATATCAGAGAAATACCAGAAAAAAACGCACCTCGAACATATTAAGGAGCGACCGGACACGTATGTAGGGTCTTGTGAAATTAGGACAGAGAAAATGTGGGTTATGGAAGGATCCAATAAAATGAAGCAGCGACAAGTACAGTACGTCCCTGGTCTACTCAAAATATTTGACGAATTACTTGTAAATGCGGCTGACAACAAGCGTAGAGACCAAAATATGCGTGCCATACGCATCAATATTGAGCCTGGAATGATATCGGTTGAAAATGATGGAGCTGGGATACCAGTCGTATTACACGATGTACACGACGTATTCGTTCCAGAACTAGTCTTTGGCCATCTCTTATCTGGTGACAATTACGACGACTCGTCAGACAGGGTGGTGGGAGGTCGCAATGGATACGGCGCAAAACTCGCAAACATTTTCTCTACAAGATTTTGCATTGAAACTGTGGATTCGAAGGCAAAGAAAAAGTACACGCAAACTTGGCAAAACAACATGGGGATATGCGCCAAACCAAAAATTAATGCGTCTGGGAAAAAGAAAGACTACACAAAAGTCACCTTTGTACCAGACTTTGCCAGGTTCGGCATGCAAGAACTATCAGACGACATGATTGCCCTATTCAAAAAAAGAGTATACGACATTGCTGGCACCACACCAGCGGACATTCGGGTTTACTTGAATGGTGATCGACTGCCTGTCAGCAATTTCAAACAGTATTGCGCACTATACTTTGACGACGAACAAAAAGTCGTTCACAGTGTTATAAACGAACGATGGGAAGTCTGCGTGACAGTTGCACCTGACCAACAAGCCCAGCAAGTCAGTTTTTGTAACGCAATATGCACAACCAAAGGCGGAGAGCACGTGCGCGCCATCCTGGACGAGATATCAAAACACGTCATCCCACTCAAAGAGTTCAAGGAACTGTCTGTCAAACAATCGCAAGTGCGAAACTCCACATTTGTCTTCGTCAATGCACTTATCGCAAACCCCAGCTTTGACTCTCAAACCAAAGAAACACTCACGACGAAAGCCAGCAGGTTTGGACCTGCGCAATTCAAGCCCAAATTATCAGATAAATTTGCCAAAAATATATGCAAGAAAAGCGGCATTGTCGAGGAAATTCTTTACTTTGCACGCGCCAAATCTCAAAGAGCGCTTGAGCGCAAAACAGGTGCACGGAAAAAGACAAAACTGGCCGGTATTCCAAAATTAGACGACGCCAACTTCGCAGGTGGTCGCCGGTCCCACGAATGCACCTTGATTTTAACAGAGGGGGACTCTGCCAAAACATTGGCCATTGCTGGCCTCTCAGTGATCGGCAGAGACAAGTATGGTGTATTCCCACTCAAAGGCAAATTGCTCAACGTAAGAGATGCCAGCAACATTAGCGTCATGAACAATGCAGAGATTCAAAACATTATGAAGATTATGGGCCTCAACATTGGACGCGAATACACGGACACGTCCCAGTTGCGCTATGGACACATTATGATCATGACGGACCAGGACCACGACGGGTCCCACATTAAAGGCCTCATCATCAATTTTCTGCATCATTTCTGGCCCTCTCTGCTAGCCATTCCAAACTTCTTGCAAGTATTCATCACGCCTATTGTGAAATGCACGCGCGGATCCCACCAGCACACATTCTATACCACACCCGAATATGAACACTGGACAACACAAAACGACACCACGGGTTGGCGCATCAAATACTACAAGGGACTTGGTACTTCGTCCGCCAAAGAAGCGAAAGAATACTTTTCCAATTTGGAGAGGAATCGATTGCACTTTGAACCTATGTCAGACACCAACGGAAATCTCATAGACATGTGTTTCAATAAAGCGCGTGTTGCAGACCGGAAACAATGGATTTTGGGATACGAACACGGTGCACACATGGACTTTACGGCGAAACAAATGCCATACGCAGACTTTGTCAACAAAGAGTATATTATCATGGCGGTACAAAGCAACTTACGCGGTATTCCACATGTCCTAGACGGGCTCAAGCCATCCACACGGAAAATTCTATTCGCATGTCTTAAACGCGGACTCCGCCAAGAAATTAAAGTTGCACAACTTGCGGGCTACACCTCTGAACATGCAGCCTACCACCACGGAGAAGCGTCTCTCAATGGTGCCATCGTCGGAATGGCGCAAGACTTTGTCGGGTCAAACAACATTCCACTCTTGCAAGCCAACGGGCAATTCGGCACGCGCCTATTAGGAGGAAAAGACGCCGCATCGCCGAGGTATATTTTCACACAACTGGCAGAAACAACCGATAAAATATATCATCCTGACGATATGCCTCTGTACTCACCATTGAAAGACGACGGCCAGTACATCGAGCCAATATCTTACGTGCCAGTCATACCCATGCTTATTGTCAACGGCGCTAACGGAATCGGAACTGGATGGTCGTCACAAATACCGTCACATAATCCGAAAGATGTCATCGCCGTTCTGAAATCAATGATACTAGGGCAAACGTGTCCAGACATCAAGCCTTGGTTCAAAGGTTTCAATGGATCAGTCACAAAAATAGCAAATTCTACGAAATGGGCCATCAATGGCGTATGGTCATGGACGAATGCCACAACACTCCATGTCACAGAATTGCCGGTTGGTACTTGGACAAATTCATACAAAGAATACCTTGAAAAGGGCCTAGAGGGTCACAGACCGTTCAAAAAAGACACGATAAAAGAAATCAAGAGCAACCATACCGACACGACGGTGGACTTTAAAATTAAATTGGCACCTGACATGGCGGCAAAATACAGAGCTGACCAAACCCTACTCGTCAAAGATTTCAAACTACGATCGACAATTGATACTGGAAACATGCACGCCTTCGATACAAACGGTGTCATGAAAAAATTCAACACTGTCAAAGACATTATCGCTGAGTTTTTCCCAGTGCGACTTGAACTCTACAGGAAAAGGAAACAATATCAAATCACACAATTGCAACACAAACTCAACAAACAGCACCAAAAAATTAGATTCATCACGTTGGTTGTCAACCAAGAACTCCTCTTTAAGGGGAAGACGAAAAAGGCGCTACTCGAAGAATTGCGGCAATTGCAATTCCCAAATCAATCACACGATTACTTGCTTGGTATGTCGTTATGGAACATGACACACGACAAAATACAGCTACTCAAACAAGAACGAACACAAACGCAAAACACACTACAATCAATCAATCAAACATCGGTACAACAGCTATGGTTCAAAGATATATCAGAAATCGAAAAAACATTCGAGACACGCAAGCGCGATGCTGTAGGAACAACAGACAAACACAGAACGAACAAAAAACGCAGGCGATAAATTCAGTAATAAACAAAATATTTGCGTATTTAAACTACAATGACAATTTCATAATGAAGTTCTTTCTTTTTATTTTGATAACAGCATTTATTATTCCACATGCAATGCCAAAATCGCTGTTCGGGGCGGTCACGCCATCCAACACCAGAAAATATCTACCCCCAAAACTGACATCGAGTAAAAGTACGATTAGAAATGTCACCAAGTATGATAATATAACGAATACCACAACACAGCACAAAGTCATATACCAATCCAGATCGTGGGTGCGTCACGAAGACAAGAGCCATCAACTTAATGTTGCACCGCGCCAAAATTACGAACGTATCAACGGGACAAACGGGACAATAGTGGAGGATCCGGGGAATCCGGTCATCGCCACACCAAACCAACGGTGTGGCGATGCAGATCAAGACCTACAAGACACATGTCCCTATTTGACAATGCCTGACATACTTTGCAATCATGCGACGTGCACAAAGAATGACTTCGACTACCAATATAATGTGTGCTGCATATTTTAATTAGTAAAATCAAAGAATAAAATACATTCATTCAATCTCATTTTAGACTGAGCATTTCCACAATGTTTACGAATATGTGAAGTTTTTTTAACAACACCCTAGAATATCAAACAGAAACACTTTGGAATCCAACGCTGGTGAAAAAAGTAACTATAAAAGATTTGCTTAAGAATATGCGTACATTGTCCACTTAGCTCAGTCGGTAGAGCGCAAGACTTTTAATCTTGTGGCCGTGGGTTCGACTCCCACAGTGGGCATCTCGGTTAGCTCAGTTCGGCAGAGCATCGGTCGTAAGTTTCAATCTCGCGTTTGCTTTGCGCCATGCTTGACCAAACTAACCCCCTCACAACATTTCCACAGTTATGAGCCGAAGGCCACGGGATCGAGACCCGTACCGAGAATTTTACCCCCATGGCGCAATGGATAACGCGTTCGACTTCTAATCGAAAGATTCTGGGTTCAAGTCCCAGTGGGGGTGCGCTCTGATAGTGAAATGGTAATCACGTGAGCCTTTGAAGCTTGAATTCGGGGTTCGATCCCCCGTCGGAGCATGGGCAAAGTAGAAAGGGAAAGTCGCCACAAGCAGCAAGGGTATGTCGCCACAAGTAGCAAGGGTATGTCGCCACAAGGTAAGTCGCCCCGAGCATGGCGTTAAAAGGCTTTCTTTTTTTCCCATTCACACACACACACACTTTCAGTTGTTTTTTTCCTCTTGCTTGGTTAGCTCAGTTGGTCAGAGCGTGCGACTGTTAATCGCGAGGCCACTGGTTCGACTCCAGTACCGAGCGTTGCCATCTTGCCCGAGCGGTCTAAGGGGGTCGATTCAAGCTCGACTATGTTCGCATGCGCCGGTTCAAATCCGGCAGATGGCACTTTGATGGTTGGTGTAGTAAACACGCTGCGAGCGAGAGGTCAAAGGTTCGATTCCTTTATCGGCGATGCACCGCTGATTGGCGCAGGGGGAGCGCGCTCGCCAATATGCAGAGATGTTGGTGAAACTCCAGCACCATCAACCTCCGAAACGAGGTAAAACTATTCTTTTCGCCACTTTGCCCGAGCGGTCTAAGGTAAGTTCATTGTATATTACGATTTATAAAGCTGATTGGTTCAAACCCTCACCATTTCTTTTCCTTTCTTTCAGGGGGAGGACTTAAGATCCTCTGTACATAACTGTACGCATGGGTCCGAATCCCATAGGTGGCACCATTTTTTAGCTCTATACGCGAGAGGTTCAGCGGGTAGTCTTTATAACTACTGTTACATAGGTTCGAATCCTATTAGAGCTTTATGAGTCTGTTTGTGTAAAAGAAGCACGCCGGTCTTTTTGAACCGGAAGCACGGGGGCAGTACCCGTACAGACTTTCGTCCCACATGACGCTAAACTGTGCACCTCCTCGTTAGTCTAGGTGGTTTAGGATACTTGGTTTTCACCCAAGAGACGCGGGTTCGAGTCCCGCACGAGGAACCAAGCGCCTTGGTGCAACGGTAGCACACCGGTACTAAAAAACGCCATCACCGGAGATGCAAGTTCGAATCTTGCAAGCGCTTTTGGAACATGGTCCTATCATGACTTTAAACTGATTGTGCACTCGTTCACACTCCTTCTTCCAACCTTTTGTCAAAGAAAGGACAAGAACGTTTGCACCTATATTTTTTTTGGCTTCTGTGGCGCAGTTGGCAGCGCATCGCACTTGTAATGCGGAGGTCTCGAGATCAAAACTCGACGGAAGCTTTAATTTTTAGAATCACACCTGGTGGTGTACATTTTGGTTCAATTCCAAATGGTTCTTTCAAATCCAATTGAAGAAATGTCGATCACATTTGCATATGTAATCTTAAATAACATTGTATGGATAATATTAAAAAATGTATCTATATGTTGATAAGCCCGAGTAAAAAGGTGTACGTTGGTCAAACTAGAAATCTTAAGAGAAGATTCAAGAAACATAAGCGTGCTAATGGTACTTGTCGTATCCTATATCGTGCCATTAAAAAATATGGCTGGGATAATTTCTTAAAGGTAATCATTGAAGTATTTGACGATGACGTGTCGGACAATTACATGAACCAACGCGAGATCTATTGGATTAGAGAACACGAAGCTTTTGGTCCCAAAGGATATAACTGTACTGAAGGTGGCGGCGGTGTAAGCGGACACAAACACTCAGCCGAGACTCGCGCAAAACTGAGTAGAGCAAACAAAGGTCGGAAACTTTCAGTCGAACACATTGCAAAATTAAAAGGACGGAAATTTTCAGCCGAACACCGTGCAAATTTGAGTAGAGCTAATAAACGTCGGAAACTTATGCCAACATATAAAGGTCGAAAACACTCAGCCGAGACTCGCTCAAAAATGATTAGAACACACAAAGGTCGAAAACACTCAGTCGAGACTCGCGCAAAACTGAGCCGGATTGCCACTAAATATTACGAAGACATGTCGGAAGAGGCAATGGCCAAACATAAAGAGAAAAGCTATCAAACTGCCAAGAAACAAATGAAGCCGGTCATTGCGACGGAAAAGAAGACGGGCATCAAACGAAACTTTGAGTCCACCCACGCTGCTGCTCGCACTTTAGCGAATGAAACTGGCAAGAAGTTTAATCGCGCCCACGTATCTAACTGTGCAAACAAAAGACCAAACTATAATACTCATCACGGTTGGACCTTTGAATTTAAAATAACATAATTAAAGAATATGTGTTTTATTATGTGCATGACATTATGTGAATAGAAAAAGAAACAGCCATGGCCTCGTACGCCGAGAAGCAATTGTTTAAGACCCGTTTCTGGAAGCATATTTGGAACCTCGACCCGGAAAGTCTACGCGAGTTACTTGATGAAGGAAACCCAATTGGCCATGTCAACTTTCCGTTCCGCGTGCCCAGTGATCATGGGTATGTGTTCCACACCGCATACAAAGGAGAAATATACAATGTGACGGAGTTCGAAACCATATACACCGGAATCCCACGTCGGGTAACGAAGACAAAAGACAAATCAGCGTCAGAATTTCGAAACGAAGCCATCGAAAACTATTTCAACAGTTATGGTGCAACTGCTTGTGACATCCTTTGGAAAATGTTGTTATGCACAGACTGCGATACTCTTTGTTTGCCCAACGGTGTGAGTATTGACGATGATTATGAAATCCGCGAAATGCTTTCCATGCTCGCAGAAAATAACCCCAAAATGATGTACAAAGCGTTTAAGCCAATAAAATGGTCTGACCCTTTGCCCGTTGACGTACCTGACATTTTCGCGCTTCGATTGGTCTTTTCAGATTTCAAACCCGAAGAAATATTTCAAAGCGGATTGATCGATAGAAATGGAAGAAAAGTAGGCCTGAAACCGGAATATTATAAGCTGGTGTTGTTGTACTATCCTGGTCAATTTAATCGTTTTGTACAGCAATACCACCAGCGATACCGATATCTACGTGTTTTTTCGGACCTTTTCGAGTGGTGCAAAGCAAGCGACGATGTCACTAAGAAATTGTGGAAATTGCGTTTGGTCAACATTGACCCCGAAAGATGGGTACCCACATACGATGATCGTGATGTGTCCGTCGAGGGACTTGACGACGTGTCTGTTGAGGAGCTTAAGGCTATGTACGAGGGCCATCCCAAGAACATCAACCCTCATGATATTGATCTTGAACTTTCTGACCGCCCGGCAAAGAAAGCAAAGTCGGACACAAATTAGAAACATAATTAAAGAATATGTGTTTTATTATATGCATGACATTAGATGAATAGAAAAAGAAATAGCCAGCCATGGCCTCGTACGTCGAGCCGCCTGAGGTTGAAGAACCCGCCGCTCAGCCTGTATCAGCAGCGGCAAGTCAACCTAAGAAGAAGAAAAAGAAAAAGAAGAAGAAGAAAAAGAAGAAAAAGAAGAAAAAGAAAAAGAAAAAGAAAAAGGCGATGACATGGAACGACGAGACAGATCTATGCGGGATCTGCATGGAGCCGCTGCCCCGATGGGGGAATGAGTTTAAAACCCTAACATGCTGCGGGAAGGGTATGCACAAAAAGTGCGCAGAGAAGTACATGGCGAGTTCGTACACGAGGGCACAAGGCCACCCGTGCCCCATGTGCCGCACCCCTTTGCCGAAGACGGGCCTCGAGAGTCACCTTCACGCTCTCAAGTGGGCCGAGAAGGGCAAGGGGTGGGCCATGCACATCGTTGCAGACGATTATAGATACGGAAATGGCGTGGCACAATCACTAAAGACAGCCCGACTTTGGTTCGGAAAGGCCGCAGAGCAGGGACTCGTCGAATCACAGTTCGCCCTCGCTCTTATGCATATGTTCGGAAGTTTGCCAGAGCTATGTGAAGGCGAGCCCGTGTCGATGAAACAAGCGCGAGTCTGGTTGGGAAGGGCCGCAGACCAGGGACACGCCGAAGCACAGTACAGTCTCGGTCTCATGCACCAAAGTGGTCAAGGCGGGCCCGTGTCGATGGAAAAAGCGCGAGTCTGGTTCGAAAGGGCCGCAGAGCAGGGATACGCCGAAGCACAATACGCCCTCAATGACATATCAGGGTATTTTAAAGACGATTAAAGGGAATGAATGAATATACAGTAAACCCTAATGGGGGATAAAACTTTTCGAACCTACTAACTGTAAATATGTCTGTATTTAAATCATTATATTTTTGTTAATGAGTTTCCGACACTTTGCGCCCGCCGAACCAAAAAGGAAAAGGGCGCCAGATGTAGATATTTTCACCGCATGTCGCGAGGGCCACATCGATGTTGTGATTTCACTGTTAAGTACCGAGGACGCCGACGTGAACCAGGCCAATAATAATGGTTACACGCCACTTTTCTGGGCGAGTGGGAATGGCCACGCCGAGATTGTCAAGTTGCTTTTGGCGGCTCCGGGCATAGATGTGAACAAGGCCGACAATGATGGTTTCACGCCACTTTACAACGCGAGTTGGGATGGCCACGTCGAGGTTGTCAAGTTGCTTTTGGCGGCTCCGGGCATAGATGTGAACCAGGCCGATAATAATGGTGGTTACACGCCACTTTACACCGCGAGTGAGCAGGGCCACGTCGAGGTTGTCAAGTTGCTTTTGGCGGCTCCGGGCATAGATGTGAACCAGGACGACAATGATGGTTTCACGCCACTTTACTGGGCGAGTGGGAATGGCCGCACCGAGGCTGTCAAGTTGCTTTTGGCCGCCGGCGCTGACGTGAACCATGCCAATAATCATGGTTGGACTCCACTTCTAGAATCATGCCAGGCAGGCGATGATGATATCATCGGATTGCTTTTGGCCGCCGGCGCTGACGTGAATAAGGCCGATAATGATGGTGACACGCCACTTTGGATTGCGAGTTCTCAGGGCGACGTCGAGGTTGTCAAGTTGCTTTTGGCGGCTCCGGGCATAGACGTGAACCTGGCCAATAATAATGGTGCCACGCCACTTTTCACCGCGAGTCAGGAGGGCCGCGCCGAGGTTGTCAAGTTGCTTTTGGCGGCTCCTGGCATAGATGTGAACCAGGCTAATAATGATGGCGAGACGCCACTTTACGCCACGATCGTGGAACCTGTATCCACTGACATAGTCAATATGCTTTTGGCTGCCGGTGCCGACGTGAAAAAGGCTTTGTTCTTAGCATGTAAAAGTCCTAATTTGAACGTTGATACATTCAGACGTTTGCTAAGGCAACCACGTATAGACCCCAACGCTCGTGATGAACTGGGACGCACATTGCTTATGGTCGCGGTTCAGAATAATAAACCCCGACTTGTTGATATTTTAATGGCAGACCCAAGGGTAGAGTACGAAGAAACCATCACATTGACAGCGTCGCAATTAGCTAAATTTATGGGTCGGCACAGGATGTCTAATAGAATAGATACCCACAGACGCGTTCAGCAACGCGAGGCAAATAGGGTTTTCGTGAGAAGACGTATTGATCAAGGCGACAGTGGAAAAAGAGAAGCCCCCATACATATAGGTCATAGGGTTGGGTCGTATTTTCATCATGACGTAAAAACAAAGTTAAAGTTTTAGTGTCAATTAATATGAATGGTATCCACATATGTTATAACTAAAATGTGTGGACATATTATATTTAAAAATGCCTGCACTTAAATCAAAGAAAAGTAGAAAGCAAAAGATTCGAGAACTATACTTGGACGGATTCAACCAAAAAATACAAAATTTTAATGGCTATGAAAAAGACGGATATACACGAGATAACGAGTCTAGCGATTCCTCGTCCATAGACAGCGATGGGCACGGAATGTCATTTGAGAGCGCATTGGGTAGTAGTACATCCGACGTTACGAATTGCCTTTGTGTATTTCTGGGTATCGCCATAGTAGCTGCAATTGTCACAGTAATCATATTAAACCACTAGCCGTTACACACTGACACTATATAAGGATTCAATTTATTAGAATATGTCAACTGTAATTTATTTAGACTTTGACCTGTGCGCTTCACCGTTTTCTTTTGATGCCGAAGCCGACGCTGCCGAAGTTGGAGCCATTAAGCGCACGATTGACAAGACGTACGATCACAAAGATGATCCAGATGGACAATCCGAAGATTATGCTAAAGTGCGTGCGTATTTTCGTCTAAAACTGGTGCCATTCTTAGAAAAGTATAAGACACGCATTACTATTTTGACAGCCAACAGCGCTCGAAATGTCAGACACATCTTGCGGCACTTTGCGGAACAGACCCACGATCTTTTGATTAGAGATTTGAAAATACGATCGATCTTTGACGACAAAGGTACTGCCGCGGACATGATCCCGAATCTTTTCGGAGCGGTTGTCAAGAAAATCAAAAATGATGACAAACCTGATAATAAAAAAAAGCCAATTGAACAAATAGCAACACAATTTAGAGTCAGTGTTGACGATATTCTGGATGCGGAAATCAAATTGAGTGTACCGTTGTTTCAAGAGGACGGCACGACGATACCGAGTCCCGTTCGGGCATTACAAATTGAAAAAGAGTTAACGAAAGCAGCGTACATCGAGAGCGAAGAAAGACCATTTATATTCTTGGACGACTCCAAATCCGAGATTGCTAGTGTGGAAGCTCTCATAGATGGGGGTGTGATTGGAAAAGCATTCAGTATTACAAGACCTGGCCGTAATGCTCCTTTCGAAAACTGTGGCATGTTTAACCAGACCTCCGCCTTTGGCTGGAGCGGCTCATTTGACAGATCGCTTATGCAACTCGATAAAATCATCGAAGAAAGGAAGAAGCGGGATTTAGAGCAAAGATCGGCTGTAAAAGAACATAGAGCTTCTAAAAGACCTGGAGCTTCTGAAGGAAGAAATTTTTATGTCCAATTTGTCCCAAAAAAGTTTGAGTTCTAACTTTTGCCATTTGAGATTTCCGCAAACGCAATTGCCATTTGAGATTTCCGCAAACGCAATTGCCATTTGAGATTTCCGCAAACGCAATTGCCATTTGAGATTTCCGCAAACGCAATTGCCATTTGAGATTTCCGCAAACGCAATTGCCATTTGAGATTTCCGCAAACGCAATTGCCATTTGAGATCATGGAAAATGTTACATTTAAATCATTTAAATGTTAAGAATATTCTATTTAAATAATAGCACACACATATATATTGTAAAGAACATGTCTTCCCTAGCATCCGCTTCCCCCAGTGCTACGCACACTTCCAACACGAACGAGACGGCTACGAGCGTCCCAAGTGCGCCCAATGAGTCCAAAAGCGACACCGGTCACGTGGGCGGCGCTACAGCTCGCAACACGTCCGCGCTGCCCAACTCCATCAAATACTGGTACCCATACTGGCATAATGGCGCTTGGCACAATGGACCACTGACCCACTTCCCGACTTCAGAACACATCGTCATCGTTCTTGTGAATCCCAAGAATTACGCAGTGCGCGGAGCACTTCACAAGATGCAGCAAGGCATTCCGACAAAGCGCGTGACCAGTGACTACCTGTTGGAGGGCATCGAGAAGTGGTGCACCGAAGAGAAGCGTTCTGTGATGCCAAACGCATTTGGCTCCGTCATCGCCACTGAGGAAGAATTCGTCAAATACGTTTGGTATCATATGCGCCAAAAGCAGCGCGATACGACCGCCGCCATCAAGGCAAAACAGCTTCAACGGGGACTGACCGGTGCTAAGGGTCATCTCGAGACACATTACGCTGAGTTCCCGGACGAACGCAAATCCGACGAGGAACTAGTGGCCATGTTTCACAAGCTTGACGTCTGGTCAGCTGTCGTCTCCTCCGAGCAGCGTCGCGTCGCGAGCAAGAAGCGGCATGAGAAGGAAGAGCGTCTTATCCACGAAAAGTTTTGCGGCGATCGCGCGGCATACAACCGCTGGAAAGCCCTCAACGAAAAGGTGTCGCTCGGCTACGTTCGCGACGTGTCCCCACAGCTTCTGGTAACGTTTGCTCAGTGGTTCGAAGAGAACCCGGACTTTCTGTACCCGGGAAGTAAGGATACTTCGATGTTGAACGCCGAACACTATGTCCAGGACCCGCTGTCGTATCAGTACGACACACACAGAGGATATCACAACATTGAGCTAATCAACGCCGACGTTTCCAAAGAACATATGCTGACAACCATCAAGGGGTGCATGTCTTCGTTTACTTCGGCACGCATCGAGGTCACACTCGAGTTCGACCGTTCGCCCAACGAGTTTACGATGACGGACAAGTACCCACTGCTGGACATGCACGGGTGCGAGCGTCTAATTTCAGGCGAAAAGCACGCGATTCTCGCAGTCAACGATGGCAAACTGGTATTTGAAATGACGACTACTATGATTAAGCGTCTTCCGGACCGGTTTCACAAGCAGCTCAAGGGCCATTGCCAGCGCGAGGGTCTGTTCAAGGAACTCGAGTGTCACAGAGTGTTTGCGTATACACCTGGCCTCATAACCAAGGCGACGATTTCGGGTCAGGTAAGATCGAGCCAGTCAGACCGTGAAAATTTCAAGATCGAGCTGCGCCTGACGAGCCGTGCGAACAAGACATTTTCCTTGGAGGACATTCGACACAAGAAGCGAGTCGAATTCGTCGAATCTCTGAAGGAGGAAGCCGCTGAAAAACGCACAGGAGCGCGGCGGAATGCAGTGCGTCCCTCGAGTCCGTCGTCGGGAAGCATGACTCAAAAGCTTTTGCAGCTTGGCCAGATGTACAAAGATGGTCTATTGACCAAGGAGGAATTCGCAAAGGCAAAGGCCGACATTATGTAAAGATAAACTAAAAATTATACATATAAAAGCTATATCAGAACATATATATGATTCATCAATTCGTTTCGGCTGAACCACCCAAAAGGAAAAGGGATGATCCACCCACTAGTCCATCGTCGAGTAGTCCATCGTTGACTACTCAATCGGCACAAGGCTCCACACAGTCAGACAGTTCTAATGAGCCATTTCAGTTACATTGTTCGAATTGCGGCAAGGAATTAGGCCTTTCACAGTGTTACCCCTGCCCGGCTGAAGATTATATTTTAATCATCAATTCAAAGGATGTCAAAGATATTGTAAATGAAGTAGCAGGCGATAAGAACATCGAAAAAAATGCCCAGTATATATATCAACACTGTTTCAACGATGAAAATAATAATTACATAGGTCAAGTTCAGGAGAGAAGCGCAACATGGATTTGGTCCGTCAAATTTGATGGCTTCGACGAATTCCTATCACTGTTGGAAGAAAAGGGACTAAGGGTTGAGGAGTTGTACGAGGAGGACTCTAGAATATACAATATCACAAAGAATTAATATTCAATTTCTTTTTCTGAATTCAATTTGCATTCTTGGTTTAGTTCAGCATAAGATCGTTTTGTTCGCATGGTTCGCATACTTTCATTTGGACTATGCGTTAAAGTGCTGAGTGTTTCACTTATTCTTGGAATCGCACCAGGCCCACCAGGCCAAGTTTTGCTTGTTTGGGGCATCTCGGGTGTGGCATCATCTCGTGAACAAAAACAGAACATTACTTACAAAAACCTTTGCTTTGTTTATAGTTAAAACTTGATTATTGGCATCGTCTTATGCAACTTAGGAATATGGATTTTCCTTACTTGAATGGTCGAATATATTTGGTTGCAGAGTACTTGTTGTTCGGGATTGAGACGATGCATGTGCAGTTGAGCCAGACCGTGCTTAATTTTATGAACCGTTTGATACGTTATCGCCTCGCGTATCACGGCCGACCACAAGGCATCGATAATCACGTCAATTGGATTTGCTTCTTTCATACGTTTATTTGATGTGTCATTAGAATCGCGGGTACGTTTTCTACTGTGTACTCTCGCATGTTCCTGTTGCTGTTCTGCTACTCGCAAAGCCTCCATGCTTTGGGCAACACTCTGCCTTTGCTCTTCCCTGCGCAAACGGACTTGATACTCGCGCGCATATCGTTCTTGGTCACTTTCGCGCTCGGGTAGAGTAAACCTACGGAACCTCGGCGGGGGATCAGCACCTTCACGCGTACGCTTCATGTTAACATTTAATTCAACTAATATATACTGTATATTTTTTCCTTTTAGAAATCTTAACCTAATCACTTACGTTTAGGTTTTTTCTTTTTTGGAACTGGTGGCTTACTAGTAGAGAGTGAAGACTTGCCGTGGCGGAACCTGCGATTATCCGTTTCGATTGTAGCCTTGTAGTCCATACGTTCAATGAATTGTTTTATTCCGGCGGCTTTTTCGTCTTTGGGTACCCACTTGTCGAATTCGCGGACCGCTTGATGAGTCTCCCGCACAAACTTTGCGCCTTCTTCATCGAGCTCCTCGGGGTCAGCGAATTCAAAGTCGGAACCCTCATCATCGGGTACAACAAAACCGTCAGACGCATAACCATGCATCTTTGGATTGCTTGATGCAAGATCTTCTTCTTCGGCGCCAGAATCATCTTCGGCGCCCCCGTAGAGAGGCAGCGAAGTCGCGTTCTCATGTTCAAGACGGCAAAAGGTTATACCATCGCCACCAGGGAGGAATCCCAGTTCAGCCCAGGCCTTTACCATCGTCTTTCGGTCGGCTTCGTCAGGAACTTTGACATGTTTCGTGATAGAAGACGACGCAATCGATTCCCAATCGTTGCTCTCGTCAAATTCCCAGATTCGACCTTCTTGCTTTGCAGTCTTGCGGATGAACGATACCTCAACTTTGCCGTGTTGATCGACACCTACCACTTCAGCATAGCGATTGCCTTCCGGCGTTTCCTGAATAATCAAATCCCCTGGAGTATACATGATTGTTTGAATATATTTACATGGTTTACATTTAAAATAACATATTATTAAATTAAGCATTGTTTAATGTATTCATTTTTTTGGAAATACATACTTCTCAGGGAAATCACTTTCCTTCGATTCGCCAGATCTTTTGGTACACTTAACAGTGTACGTATCAGGGCCTCTATTATGCCTCACAATCGTCCCGGTTGTAAATTTAACGGCAACACTAACTTCTTCACCTATTGAAAACGATCCTTCTTCTTCGCCAGTCTCATCATCTTCTTCTTCGCCAGTCTCATCATCTGTATCATTCGATGCGTCATCGTCATTGGCGGATGCGTCATCCTCATCGGGTGCAGACGGTGCAGACGGTGCAGACGGTGCAGACGCACTTTCATTCATGGCGCGTACATGTTCACAATCATTTTTATTTTTCCAATCGGGGCATGTGCAGAATGTTTTCGTTGTCAGTCCGGGAATATCGCTAACTTTCGAAGCTCCACCACTTGTATCGTCGCTTTTCGAAGCGCCACCACTTGTATCGTCGCTTTTCGAAGCGCCAGGTAATGCCCGCATATGCTTACATTTTCCATCAACCAATCCTGATTTAAATTTGAATGACTCGCACGTACATGCTTCTTGGGATGTAGTGTGACCCACACCGGGCCGACTATGAGACTGAACCCGTGTACTATTTTCCTTTATGGCGTTTAAATATGTATCTCTTCTTCCCAAACTACCAAATTTTCTGATAATACTTTCATTCAGTTTCATTTTGTTAGCAAGATTTTTGAGCGCAGGCAAGCTCATTTTATTTATGTCCACTTGGTACACTTTCTTCTTGGGCGCCTTGACAACTTTGGTAACATCGACACCTGAACAGCCTTCTCTGCCTGGGTCTCTATCGCATATGGCCTTGATATATGCCTGGGTTCCATTCGAACGTCCGTATTCGGCGACGTCCGCTTTCGTCAGGCCAAGGCTAGTTGCCATAGTTATTAGGTCAGGCAGCGACATTTTTTCTAAGGCTGATTTCTTCTTACGCGGTTTTCTTTTTTTCTTTTCAGCGGGCACAGCAGAGACCTTGGCAACTTTAGAAACATCGACACCTAAACAGCCTTCTCTGTCTGGGTCAGCATCACATATGGCTTTGATATATGCCTGGTTTCCATTTGTACGTCCGTATTTGGCGACGTCCGCTTTCTCCAGGCCAAGGCTAGTTGCCAGAGATATTAGCTCCGGCCGCGACATTTTTTCCAAGGCTGATTTCTTCTTACGCGGTTTTCTTTTTTTCTTTTCAGCGGGCACAGCTGGCAAAGACGAACTAGGTGGATCGACTACGAGATCATTGTCTATAAGTCGCTCGTTAATCACGTATCCAGCCTTATCCTTGTCATATTTGTCAACTTCAATTTGCAATTTATCGCAAAAAATTTTATAATGTTGCAGGTCTTTATTGAAATGCCAAAGCGTCGTACCTAAGTTTGGGTGTTTTCCCCGTTTTTTTATAATCGCTGCTTTTATCTGTTTGGAAAATCCGTAATCGATCATGAACAATCTTTTGTTGTCTTCGTTAAACATTAAGTTGAGTGGGTTTCCGTCGTTCTGCATGACTTCGGCTTTGTCTAGTTGCACACATAATGTGTAAATTTGTTTCTGAAACTTTTCAGGTAGAACGATTGTACCGTCTTCAGCTAGTTCGAGTGTACCGTCTTCTACAGATCGCAGTTTCCACTCGACGATGGTCTCTTTCATTTTGTCCATGATAATGATTTTACTGGTAGGATTGAAGCCATAGACTTGTGGCGCAACCCCAAATAGTGCTGCTCGTTTTTGCAAATTAAACTCTTTCTCTATTGGATCAGTTTTTTTCGTTGTGGCGAACATCTTAATTGCAAATGTCTCCGCAATAAATGTTGTGCCTTCTTTACCCTTTTTGCCGCTAATTTGAAATTTGTTTTTAATTTCATCTCTGGACATCTCCAACAACTCTTTGACTTTGTCGATCTTTGAGTCTCCGTTCTTGCTCTCTGCCATAGTTGTTTTAATGGATGGTGTTTATATATGTTCAAAAAACTATTTGGTTTTGACGACTTGTTCAAGTCCCATTTGGTATCGCTGTAAAATCTCGCGTTCGTCTGGTGTCAGTGACGAACAATCTTGTGGTGTGATTCGCCCGCCCATGTACGTCAAAACACTATAAGCGACGTGTGACATAACAACGCATGCTTTATCCTGGTCTAGGACGGCTTGTAGTTTGTGCATTAATGTTTCGAGTACTCTGGCTGATGCTTCATTTGGGGTTAGACATTCATAGTTCGTCAGAGTTTCGGTCTGCCATCCTTTCAGAGTCGGGCTGCACAGAACAATTTCCTTGCTGCTAGACATCATGATGGGTTCTTCTTTGTGGTATTTCATGTACGATTTGACCGATCTGGAACGGCCTTCGTGGTAGCTTACTGTTTCGCTTCTCCAGCATGAATCTGGCCTGTGTTCGTTTCTTCTCCATTTCAATTCGTCAACTGTGATGTGAAACGCCTTGTTTTCTTTAAAGTATGACTGTACTGGCGCCCACATGCGAAAGACTACGACTGCGTCGTGCGAAAGCTCAGCGCCAATATCTTCAATGTCTTCTTTTTTGGAATTAGTCCATATTTGGCCCGACCACTTGTATGACTCTAGCGACTGTGGTACAATGAACCCGACAAACCCTTTGTCTCTCCTCAGAAAGTTTGGGGACATGTCTAAGCACCATGTCTCATTTCGTGCAGTCGGTAGACATTTCATCCCTCGGTCCCACAGAAATCTTTCGACGACTTGAAAGGACCAATGTCCCATAGCGTTGCCAAAGTCGTCGACAGGTCTGCCTGTCTCTTGAGCCAGTAAGGCGGCCGCATTGTGCAATGTTGAAAACGGTACCTCGTACAACAAATGCTCTAAGCAGTAAATGGCTTGCTTGCCGTCGTCAGTTTTTAAATCAGACATTGTGATAATATAAGTAAGAAGCGTATATATTGATATTTTGTTACAGTGAGGATTTAGCAGGTGCATTCTGGTGTGTTCATATGCGCCAGGTACTGGATCATGGCGTACAACACTGATATAAAGCTTAGCAATGTCATGTCATCCACCATTTGTACATTGCGTATTGCAGGCGCTTCTTTTTGCCTTTCCGATGATGTTTGTCTAGGCGGTCTTGGCGGTTCCATTTGTCGAGTAGTCTTGATTTAAATACCTTTTGAGACAAGCACGCGCCACCCCTTTTCTTTCAGTTCTTTGAGAACATCTGCATACGTTTCTTTTTGATGTGTGGACATATCAGGAACCTTGTCGTTCAAAGTGACCTGGGCATGTTTCAATTTGCCAATGAATTTCCAATCCGAATGAACTGGGTCTTCTTGGGCGAGTTTCTGACATTCAGCGATCTCTCTGTCAAGTACTCTTCTCCGTTTTCGCGTGTTGCACTGTTTGGAGTGGTCGTCCTTGTAGGCACGCATGTTTTCGTCGATGACACTGAGACGATCGTCGCGTAATCCTTCCTCGTATTTCAGTTTGGTGTTAAATCGTATTTGATCCCTCTCTGATAAGGTTTCAGGGTCTTCGGTCTTGAATTCCGCCAATATGTCCGTCTTGGCGTCTTCAAACAGTCTTAAAAATGTCGCCCTTTCGGCCTCGAACTTTCCTAGGCCCGATTCAAGCGCGTCAGAGTCCTGTATCGATGCGATCAGGTCTTCGGATGCATAGTCCAGCTCTGGTGTGCGATTTCGTTTGGGCATTTTAGATGTTCGCCAAATATTTAAATAGCACACCCGACGAGTCTGGCCACCAGACGCAAAACTTCAGTATTTAGTCTCTGAATATATAATTATATGTCTTTGAACTATGCTGTCGTGATTGACCGTGATAAGCAACTACGGAGCGTGTTTACGTCTTTGAAACGTGATAACACGCGTCAAGTAAAAATGATTGACTTTGATACAAAAAAAGTTGTTTTTCTTAAAGAGTTTTCGTCGTACTCTGCGACAGTGCGTTCTTGGAATATAGATAGGCAAGACTATGATACATTTAAAGTTGTCATTCAGACAACGAAATGTCCGCATGCAAAAGTTTTTTGGACCAGGAACGCAAAGAAAGTTGTTACCGAGCTATTGGGCGCGGAAGAGTACTACAACCATAATGTTACGTTTCATGATATACGCATAATGCCTGTTCGCCAGTCAATCGTCCGGAAATTGCAGTTTTGATGAAACATAACATATGAGTATATAAACCTCGCGTTTCCGCAAACGCAATTGCCAATTGCCAATTCAGATTTGAGATTCCGCAAACGCAATTGCCATTCATTCCATTGTCATCCCTACAAACTTATCATTTGATCCAATCGTACCAAGAAATAATTAAAAAAATGTTTGACTTAAAATTTTAGAACTGTGCTCAAAAGCCTTCTACTCTTTTTACTCGCGTTGCCAGCTGCAGATGCAGCAGATGTTCGCAAATCCATTTGCAACGCACTGCCAAACAATTCCAACAATGGCATTCTAAGGTTGGCCAGAGACGGAGGCAATGGTGCGAATTTAAGGCATTCTTTTCTTTGCTCAGAATAGTCTCTCATCCTTTTTACAATACCAGGAATTTCAGGCATCTGATCCCTTATCACAAAATCGATGGCTTGCCCTGGTCCTGTATTAAACACTTCAAGTCTACGCCCCGCGGAACGAAGCGGTTGTATGTGTTGAGAGTAAGCATCCAAAAGGGTCATCACGTCGTAAAATACTTGCAAATCCATGACATAACGATAGCCTTTTGAAGATGATGTTTGATTGACATGCAACAACAGATATTGTTTGTTTGGAGATATACAATGGTCTTCGTAGTCATTGAGGCCGCTATCATAGAAAACGCTTGCCTTATTATCTTTACGCCGTTTCCATTTAGGATCGTCAAACCCCATGGACTTGTGATGCGAAAAAATTTCCATCTCTTCACCTTGGAACACCACTACCCCCCAACCACAAAGGTGATAGCCTGTATCGTATGATGCGAAATCCTCATCATCCTCATCATATTCGTCCATAAATGTCATTTGTTCTGTATCATAGACTAGCAACCTATCATCATTATCGTAACTATCGTAAGTCACTACGTAATGACCGATGTAACGTCCATCATATTCAAGATTGTAATGTTGTATGGTTTGTGGGGGGAGTGAGTATAGTTTTGCAGGTCCAGTTGTAGAGCCTGCTGTATACTTCATGACGTGCCATTTATAATGAAGGGTCCCGTCGTCGTCGTCGTCATCGTCATCGTCATCGTCTTTACGCACAAATACCAATTGATTTTCATACACTGTGGATACTGAACACCGTTCGCTTATCATGGATAAATTTTCCAATGATAAATTTCCTAGCTCTTCACGAGAACTCGAAATTGCAAATGGTGGACGCAGGATGTATAATTCGTAAAATCTGTGCTCTTCGTCTTCGTCTTCGTCGTCGTTTTCGTCGTTTTCGGTCTCGATGTAATTCTTTAAAAGTATATTTGCGCCAAGCATACAAATGGGATTTTCGGACTGCTGCCCATACGGCCGAATGTGAGGCGCGGAGCAAATGCGATTTGGTGTGTCACTGCCAATCTCTTTCATGAATACACCTTCTACATTTGCATATATAAGAGTATTCGCGTCCATAAAAAGGGCCTTGTGTAATTCGTGATCAGCCCAGATCTGATGCATGGGGGTTCTTTCTAATTCGTGGAGAGCATTATCTCGAAGTTCGTAGACAACCTCAAAATGCCATGCCGAAGATATTCCGTTTCCACATTGAAAATGCACTGCGAGCTTATTGCCACAGGACACGGATGTGTGCTTTCGAATATACAATTTTAATTCTATTTCTTTCCCAAACATATCCCGCCCTGAGACAGGGTTGGCGAACCGACTTTTTATTTCTTGGCCTGTTTCAAGATTAAACAGCGAAAAAGGCGCATCTTTGGCGTAATATCCATTGCCTGTAGATACAATCAAATATGTCACGCCATCCAATTCGACAAAGGACTCTTCGCCTAATTCGCCTCGCGGATGATTCACCCTAAGAGTCTCAAACAGCTTCCGACTACGTGGCAAAAAATGTTGAAGAAACCGAGCAGGAGCAGCCGCCATCATGTTTACAAACGCTGATATATATAATGTATAATTATAAATGTTGGGTTCGATTTTTAATGTTGGGTTCGATTTAATATTTGAAGAAATCGCAGAAAAGCACGAAATCATCTCCAAACAGCTCGCACGGTGCCTCGTAAGGCTCAGGAACGTTTTGTGGTACTACACAATGCATTTCGTGCGCGTCCTTGTCTTTGAAGCGCGATATCGCATTCTTGTATAATCCAATACGATCTGGTTTCTTTTCCGTTTTATTCTTGATATTTTTTTGCAGGTTCTTCAGGTAATTTCTGGTTGTACTTTTGATCAACTGCTTTTTATAAGCGAAATCTTGGTATTTGTGTATCTTTAGGACGTTCGCGCGCGTATTTGCTGACGTCTGGAAGCCTTTTAACTTTGCAAGCGTGCACCGTTGCGTTTGTTTAGGTATGTTGGTCAACTTTGACTTCATGTCGAGTCTCACGGGGTATTGTATTAAAGGGATCACTGACCAATAAATGCTATTGCACATAGTATGTTTGACAATTTTCATTCTTTTTACGTTTTTAGTGATCTGTATGCTTGTTGACATGGTAAGGAAAATTTTAAACATTTGATACGACTATGCGATGTTCCAAATGGACATGTTAGGGTTAAAAATAAAAAACATGGGTCTTCGCAGGGCCCAAAACGGTTGTGGTGGCGAAATTAAGTTCTGCAAGAAGTACGTATATCATGAATGGGAAAGTGGTCGCTACACCATGGGGGAACTTGGTCGTGAATTGAACAAGATGGCTTGGATACATGCTTCAGTTGGGGATGTTTACTCTGTCGAAATCATGTTGATGGACTGGACGATGTATGAGAACGGCTGGCTTGTCAAAGGAGACAAAAATCAACATCTTTTTTATTACAAATGTCAAATAGGAACCTATGGAACCAGGAGACCCAAAGCTTTAGAATATTTAAAGAATATAAAATAATTAAATGAGATTCAATAAAACTCAAGAATAATGAATGCTACAAAAACTTCTCAACCCCCGAGTACATTTACCATTGTCATTTGTTCAACCTTTCCCGTTTTATTACTGTTGTGTATCTGCTGTATCATAGTTTGTACAGCAGAACGGCGAAAGCCTATTGCTCGTGCGAACGTTGTTGTTCCAATCGTTGTAGAAGCACAGTTGATAGACGCCAAAACGGTGCCTCCTCTGCCTACCTAACGTGGTAATTTAAACTTGATTCAATTTAAAACAGTGTTTTGTAACTATAAACGCCACCGTTCCGAAAACATGATGTTTCGACAGTTCGCCCCGGCCGAGCCAAAGCGGAAACGTGACGAGTCATCTTCCGATGAATCAGAATCAGAATCAGAATCAGAATCAGAATCAGAATCAGAGTCCGGGGACGAGCAACTCGCACTGGCCGCAAAGACTAATTTTCTCGATTATCGCATTAGTATCCCCGTAAAAAGCGTAGACAACATCATTCAAGATCTTCGAAAAGACGAAACATTCGAACATTTTGAATCTTGCGGCAGTATAACCGAACACGTATTCAAATACCTGTGGCCAAAAATCGGAAGGAGCGACCCGATCCCGATACTGGCGATGTACAGCGACAACCCTGACGATCATCATACGTTCAATATGCTGAAATTACTAGAGCAGTTCCCTTTCGTCGGCTTCGGTGATGATCAACAGGCCGTGCATTTTGTATTCCAAGGCGAAAATGGGGCGTGGGACGATCTAACAGGGACCCATTACAGTCACGAATACGTCATCTTTCAAAGCGGAACAAAGTTTTGGTCGTGTCAGGCCTGGGCTGGCGAGTATGAAACACGCTGGCAAGAGATACAAGAGCCTGGTCTCATGACGAGCACGCTGAATGCGAGGGAAATTGACCATGACGATTTGAAAAAATACTTTTATTTAAATGACGAGCGAGAGGGATTCGGATTACAAAAAAGATACAGTGACGATTATTTAGAAGGTATTTACTGAATATTTAAACACGTTTCTTTTAAATCATTAACAAAACATGCAAGTCTTTGAGCAAATGGCGTTAGGTGTATGACAAGTCGACGGCGACTTTACTCGTGATAGAAAAACAGTTTTATTTTAAAACAGTGTTTTGTAACTATCAACGCCACCGTTCCGAAAACATGATGTTTCGACAGTTCGCCCCGGCCGAGCCGAAGCGGTTGAATATTAAGAAAATAGGATCTACACCCTCCGAAACTATATTTTCAATCCAGCAGGACCTGAGCATTGCATCGGTCGTCTGGTCTGCAGGTTGGACCCTGCAGTTCTTGGATTTACGAACATATTTACTAAGTCATGGAAGAGAAGACCTGAGGAGAAATGAGCGCATTGAAAAATTTATACTTCCGAAAGTAAGAAATGTATACTCAGAATGTTGCATCGCCGAAATACACACGGCTAACAATATATACAGGGTGTTCGCTGGGAATGAAGCATATAGTTTGAATGATTCTGTCAATGCAATGAAGCAAATTCAACAGGCCATTCTTCCCCCGCCTCCGCCGCCAGACCACATTCAGTTTCACTTCCCAAGTTCGGAAGATGACGAATTGCCACCTTTGACACCCTTGTCCGGTATTTCGAGCTCTGATGACGAAAATTTCTAATTTTAAATATAAAAGACTTCAAAAGATAATCGTGATAACTTCAATGCAAGACTTTCAAAATGTTTTGTGCCCACCGAACCTTGTGCGCGAACGCTATCACGCTGGCACGTCTAGGCAGTATGAAACGGCCCACTGGAGTATCCCGGACTGTTCTGTGCCGTTCACGTTCGAACATTGGGCCTCAAAGCTTGGTATTCGGATGACTTGTCCCATAATAGGTACAAAGCCGTACGAGCAGTGTGCTAAACGTTTGACTCGTCCTGAATGTATTTCTTTGGTTCGAGCTAGCGCAAATCAAATCGAATTGGATCCTGGTCACATTCAGCCTTGGGAGAAGGTGGCATCCAAATACATATTGAGATTGTTGTCAGGCATTGATCGCAAACACGTTTGGGGGGAATGGTCTAAGATTCGTGTGACCCGTTCGCTTTTGAAAGACTCTGCATTTTGTCTTTGCGCTATTGCTTTACACCCTGTTCTGTATGGTCGTCTGTGTCCAATGGCTCGCAACAATCGTTCGATTTTTCTTCAGGCGGTTGCGCTGTGGGACCTGCCCAAGTACTCTATCATGCAGTTTGTGCACCCGAAAATATTGGCGCAGAAGTTTTGTGGCGAACGTCCGCAAATTTGCAAAGATTCCGCACCAAATTATTGGGTATTCAACGACCCTGAGGTGGTTCGTCGTACATTCGGAAAGCCCAGTGCGCGACGCTGGTTCGAGTTGCAATTTTGCGGTCCAAAAGTTGTCGAATGGGTGATTAGGGAGAGACTCAAACATGGTAATGATGTAACGGCACTTGTGCCGGTACTCGATAAGAATACTTACATAAAAAATTATAACAATATACTGCAGGGTTAAATTTAATGTGTAATATAGTGAAATGATATAAATTACAATTCGTCTCTGGGTGACTCCACAGGCTTTGGCCTCTTGACGTTGCGTTTGTGTTTTCTATATTTGTGTTTATTTGCCCTGTACTCGTCCGGCATGACCGTGTTATACTTGTAGTCGCAGATTGTGTGGTCAACACGGTGCATTTGCTTGCACATTTCTATAGCCTTTGCTTTGTGCGCGAGCGGCATTGATATCTGTCTCGCAATGGGCACCAGGTGACGGCAAAACTTCTTTTCGTCTGCTCTCAGATTCCTGTTTTTGAGCGAGCAATGATGATTAATGAAACCTTCAACGCGATTAATATCCTTCAGATTCGGTAAACGACTCAATTGCAATTTGATATCGTTCATAACCTTTAAGCAAACTTCGCAATGGTCTTCGTCTTTTCGCCAGGCCTTGTACGAGGCTTCGGCATGTGTGTGAACAGACATGATGGCAAGTAAAAAAGCACAGAGGATGGTTTTCATATTTAAGGCAATGATGCCCATTTTAATACTTGCCATTTGTTAATATTCGGATTTTTTCATGTTCATTAAAGTGTGTCTCACTGCTTCACAAATCGGTCGCAATTCAGGATAGCGCTCTGTGAGTTTGCTTGTTGTCAATTCATTATTCGAACGGTCCGATGCTAAGACCGCGCTTTGTTCTTCTTCAGAAAAGTTTTCCCATGTAAATTGTGGATCGACAATTTCGCGATACATCTCCAGGATATCGTTGTGCGATATAGTACCAGGATTCGTCATATTAAAAGTTCCAGTCACGCCCCGTAAGCCCATTTCTATAATGATTGGTATAATTTCCTCTAAAACAGTCATTGAATTTTTTACGCTGCATATCTTTTCATATGAGGTGATTTTAGTAATGAAATTGCGAGGCGAATCGTCCGATGAAATGGGCATCCGAATACGACAATTCAAAACGGTATCAGACAACAGTTGCATCATCTGGTCGGAAAATCCTTTCACGATTGAGTAGGAAGACCCGAAAAAATTCGGTTTGTCTTTCTCTGAAAATATTCTTTGTTCGCTCGTGTATTTGAAAATACATCCTGTGCCCATGTACGTCATTTTGATATTGCGGCGTTTGCATTCGAATGCTAGCACAAATGGAGCAAATAAATTATCCCTGACGTTATCCTTTAAACGACCTGGCTGTTCGAGCCAATCTATGGTATTGCACCCTGGCCCGTGTGTACGGCCAATTAAACATACAATATGTGCCGGCTGGGTTCGATCGATTTCCGTTGACACCGCTTCAGGATCATTGGCACGCGCTTGACCGTAAACCAAATGTACATGAGGAGTGGCATTGGCCACATATTTTTGCCCTATCCAACCAGCATGGCCATAGATCAGCCACGTGTCTTTCTGTTTTGCGCTCCCAGACCAGAACGTGTCCATATGTTCACGATACCAAGATATTGTTTCGGCAAGACCATCCGAGAACGATATTCGAGGCCGCCAACCAAGTTCCAACAGCTTGGAGCAATCGATGTGGTACCGCTGGTCGTTAAAAGGCCTGTCCACAACTCGCACACTTCCTGGATTTACACCGGTAGCAGTCGTCAAAATATCAAACACTTCCAAAACACTAAATTCGTCAGAAGTCGCAATGTTATACACTTCGCCGACCATGCCGGCATCCATTAAAGTAGTTAATGCACCGACGACATCTCTGACAAATACAAAATGGCGTCTTGCTTTCCCATCGCCGTGAATCTCGCAAGGTTTATTGGCAAATATCTGTTTCAAAAAGATTGGAATCAATTTGTCTGGGAATTGGCGCGGACCGTACACATTATTTGATCGGACAATGATGTATTGTAAGCCATAAGAATGGCCATACGCACGAACCAACATTTCTGCTCCGCATTTCGTCGCAGCATACGGGTTTGTTGGATTGAACATACCATTCTCGGTTGTGTGATCAAATACCTGGCCATACACTTCGTCAGTAGACATATGTACCAATCTGACGGATCGATCATACATACGGAGCGCCTCCAACAGATGATGAGTTCCAACGATATTATCTCGAGAAAAGTCCACAGAATTCGTGAACGACAAGCCGACGTGAGTTTGAGCAGCTAAATGATAGACATACTGAACATTATGCTCTGTGAGGATGTCGACGAGTCCAGGGTCGTGAAGATTCCTACGAAGAAATGTATAGTTTTCAGAACTAGAAACGACGCTGCTGCTATTATACGACATACAATCCAAATTTATAACCTTTTTGCCCTGTGAAAGTAAAGAATAGACCAAGTTCGAGCCAATAAACCCACAACCACCCGTGACGAGAATACTCATTCAAAAGTACATTTATCAGTAAAAGTATTCGTTTTGTTCATTTGTTATTGGATTCACCGCCTCTTCCTTTTTTTGTATTTCATCTTAAGCAAATGGCATTTATTCGATGGGTAATGTTCCTCCAGCGAGTCTACTGTCTCGCGCGCATGTAACGTCTCCAAATTAAGGTAGACCTTGTTGCGATCCGTCTCGAGCACAATGAAACGGTCTCGTCTGTCGTACTTCTTGTTGTACTTTTTTACAGCATTCTTTATCATGCCTTGGAATTGCCCCACTGTTTCCACGGGCTGGTCATTGCATTTTATAACTCTGTCGAATGACCGCAATAATTGTTGACAAGATACCTGGGTCTGAGCAGGAATATGAGTCACGATGACTGCAGGCTTGAGATACATCGAGTTGTTGCTAAAGTTCATCAACTGGCAAACCTCCACAACTTCAACTTCGACGTCATCTTCTTCTTCGTCCTCTTCGTCTATTTCCAAATGATTTTTGCTCAAATCCATGAAAACAATACCTCCGAGAATCGCATAAGGCACATCTTCCCAACAATGGTGCACATCACGCACTTGATACTTGATGCAATGCAGTTTCACGGTTACGCGCTTGTTCTTTTGTGACTTCCAGTCGAAAACGTGGACGTGAATGTCCTGAGGGTTCAACGACAATATAAATTCTTGATTGTCTAGTCTCACGCGCTTGTCCGTCCAATCCACCGATATAAGCCCGAAATTATCGACCTTGTAGATTGTATCGTCAGATTCCACCAATAGGATGATATCATTCTCATGCAGGTTAGACAAGTCTGCAGGACCACCAGGAATCATTTTGTGAATGCTACAACCTTCCGTTGAACGCTCCAACCCAAAGTATTCCAAATAGTCGGGACTCGTCGTTCGTGTCTTCATGCCCCAAGAAGGAACTGTCAAAATTGTTGTCTTGAACGAAGCCCAGTGCTTGAAGAAACGGAGGGCTTGGCAAATTGGAACGGCCAGGCCCAGAGCTTCTGAGTCCAAAATACTGGCAGTGCATATTCCAATCACAGAGCCGTTCATCATTAATGGACCACCAGAATTCCCACCGTTCAAAGAGATGGAGATCTGAATCATTGCATGACCACGACCAGAGATACAACCCTCACACAATTGGTAATCACTAGACAAATTCGGAAACCCAATTGCCATCACATTCTGAGAATTACCCTTCACGGACCTATCATCAATTGGCAAATTAGGAATGCACGAAATAAAAGCTTTGATGTCTTGACTGTCAAACCACAAAGGGTGGTTGCCTTCTGGGTCTACCATCAACACAGCCACGTCGAGCTGAGGTACAATAAATATAACCTTGGCAGTTATCTTCGATTTGCCCTTTTCTGGATAACAAAGATAACACTCGCGCTTGTACAGCTCATCAACTACGTGGAAATTCGTCAATGCGATGCGCTTGTTCGCAAAGTTGGAAGGGAACTGTTCGCCAAAAATATTTGGATCCACGAAGAACGCAGTGCCTCCAAATTCGATGTCATTTTGCTGCAAATACGGTTTTTGAAAATCAAACGTACGATGCACACCCATCACCTTGGCCACAGACCTCTTCGACAATTGCACCTGGGCAGGCTTCATAGTTTACACTAATAGTCACGCTGTAGAATAAAACAAATATAAGTCTAATATATGTTTCATATTTGCGGTATATAAACAGAGCCTATCAAAAATGAAAATGAGTCAGCTGCGGCAAACACGTTCAAGGTCGCAATCACCACTACCTTCAGCGCCTTCGACGCCACCGGCGCGACCAACACCAACACAACCGCCTCCTTTAAGACGAACCATACGCAGGGCCATGACTAAAGAGTTGCACGATTCTCTCGAAAAAGGAAATTTACCAAAAGTTGGATCCATCTTAAGAGCAGATAAAAAATTAATCGAAAGCCTTTGGAGGCAACTGGAAACGCCACTTTGGATCGCGAGTCAGAAGGGCCATACACAGATAGTCAAAATGCTTTTGGCCGTCGGCGCCGATGTGAATCAGGCCGAAGAAGATGGTCGCACGCCACTTTTCACCGCGAGTTGGGAGGGCCACGTCGAGGTTGTCAAGTTGCTTTTGGCGGCTCCGGGCATAGATGTGAACCTGGCCAATAATAATGGTTGGACGCCACTTTACTGGGCGAGTCGGAATGGCAAGACCGAGGTTGTCAAGTTGCTTTTGGCGGCTCCGGGCATAGATGTGAACCAGGCCAATAATAATGGTTACACGCCACTTTACAACGCGAGTTGGGATGGCCACGTCGAGGTTGTCAAGTTGCTTTTGGCGGTGGAGGGCATAGACGTGAACCAGGCACTTTACGGTGCGAGTTATCAGGGCCACGTCGAGGTTGTCAAGTTGCTTTTGGCGGCTCCGGGCATAGATGTGAACCAGGCCGCGAATTACGGTAACACGCCTCTTTACAGGGCGAGTTATGAGGGCCACGCCGAGGTCGTCAAGTTGCTTTTGGCGGCTCCGGGCATAGATGTGAACCAGGCCGCGAATGATGGTCGCACGCCACTTTTCACCGCGAGTTATCAGGGCCACGTCGAGGTTGTCAAGTTGCTTTTGGCGGCTCCGGGCATAGATGTGAACCAGGCCAATAATAATGGTTTCACGCCACTTTACAACGCGAGTCAGGAGGGCCACGTCGAGGTTGTCAAGTTGCTTTTGGCCGTCGGCGCCGATGTGAACAAGGCCAGCAAAGGTGGTTGGACGCCACTTTACATGGCGAGTCGGAATGGCCACGCCGAGATTGTCAAGTTGCTTTTGGCGGCTCCGGGCATAGATGTGAACCTGGCCAATAATAATGGTGACACGCCACTTTTCATTGCGAGTTATCAGGGCGACGTCGAGGTTGTCAAGTTGCTTTTGGCCGTCGGCGCCGATGTGAACAAGGCCAGCAAAGGTGGTTGGACGCCACTTTACTGGGCGAGTCGGAATGGCAAGACCGAGGTTGTCAAGTTGCTTTTGGCGGCTCCGGGCATTGATGTTATCCACGCCGATAATGATGGTCGCACGCCACTTTTCATTGCGAGTGAGGAGGGCCGCACCGAGATTGTCAAGTTGCTTTTGGCGGCTCCGGGCATAGATGTGAACAAGGCCAACAATTGGGCTCCACTTAGTGGCGCGAGTGGGAATGGCCGCACCGAGGTCGTCAAGTTGCTTTTGGCGGCTCCGGGCATAGATGTGAACCAGGCCGATAATGATGGTCGCACGCCACTTTACTGGGCGAGTCAGGAGGGCCACGCCGAGGTTGTCAAGTTGCTCATCGAGTCTAAAACGCTGACATTTGATACAGTAGCCACGGTGCTGAGAAACAATTCCTTCTTAGAGGGACTTTCGATGCCAGTGAAAGATGTTTTACAACAACTGGTTTCTCCTACCGATTTAAAAACAGTCTATGAGACAAAAGGTGACTTAGAATTATTCAAAGCATACTTTGCCCCATTATTGAAACGTGGGTTGGTGAATAGGCTACACGAACCGGATTTTTTTGGGAATTCACCGTTGACAATGGCAATTTCTAATCGCTGGTATAATATTGTTGATTATATATTGGGATTTGGCCAAACACAATTTATCAAGCCAATATTAGAAGTCATAAAGTACAGACGGGGCCTTGATGCGTTTAAGGAGGCGATGCAAGGTCTAAACATAAATGAGGTCGGCTCAAAGAACAACACGGCGTTGATTATGGCGGCTCGATTTGGTAAACACGAACTTGTCGAGTACATGTTGACAATAGATGGTGTAGACATAAACCATAGGAATTTTGATGGCTTCACAGCGTTGACTATGGCCGCATTGAACGGTGAGGTAAGCATTGTCAAGTCTATTTTGACGAGTGATGCTCATCTTGATTTGTTGAAAGGTGACCTTGGCTCCGTTGATGGAAGATGTTCACTAGTAAAATTTTGTAATACGGATAAAAGATTAGGCGAAATTGAAAGTCTAATTCCGGAGTATAAGAATCTGAATGAAACGGAGCTTCGATCACTGGCCAAAAAAAGAGATTTCGAACTTGGAGCGGGGGCGGACAGTGAAGCCATTCGCAAATTTTTAAAAGAAAGCGACAGACTAGTTCCGGAGTATAAGAATTTAGGAAGATCTGCGCTTCGGTCATTGGCCAAGGGTGGAGCACTCAAAGCATACAAGGTGACAGGCAATTCTAAAAATGCTGCAATTCTCGCCGCGTTAAAAGATAGGGATGCGGAGAAGGAAAATTTTTATAACAAGATAAGCTTTAAAGACGTGGTGACGCAAGAGGATGAGATCACCTTTCCTGTGCGATGCCTGCCTTGTAAGCATCCGTACAACTATGAATCTCTGCGAGGTTGGTGCAATAACAAACCAGCGGGTTATGAAAGATTTCACGATGCATGTATGCTCTGTAATACAAAGATACAAAATGTTGAGTTCATGTCTAGTGCCCTCATACGAAAATGGCAAATACAGCACGCCTTCGAGGCAAATGATGAAGACGCTCCAGGATGGCAACGTGAGTTGGCGAATAGAGAGAGCGCTGGCCATCCATCTGTGGACGCCAGTGCGGCTGCGAATAGATTTAATAAACGGTTATTAGGGAATATAAAACTTAAGTTTTAGTTTGAATTTAGATAGTTTTCGATAAGTTTCGAATTCCTTTTCATAATCTCGGGGATGTAATTGGATATGAAGACTGATGCATTTTTCAACATACTGTCGAGGGACAACTCCGACTCGATTAGGCTTGGATGGTTGAGAGCGACTCTTTGTCCCCAACTCTTGTCTACATTCAGCTTGACCACAAGGTAAATGTATTCAAAGTCATTTTTCGTTTCTTTTTCCGTGTAGCATTGGAACGGTAGGCCTTTCAATTCTGGCTTAAACTTGATCATGATATCTAAGCGTTCGCCGTTGTAAATAAAGTCATGAAGGAATTGGTCGTTTTTGCCTGCAAAGGGTCGGAAGTCCATTCTGTGTGTCGTGTAAAACGATGTACATGCCAGAATAGAACTATCATATTATTTGACAATGTGATGTATTTAAATGTGCGTGAAGATTTCAAATGAGTATTGAAATCTTCTGCTCTGAGAATGGTGTGCCCGACATGCTTGTGGATGTTGAAGTTTTCGGCGAACTAATGGGACTGGAACAAATAGCAGATGTCATTCGAAGCGATTTGTTCCACAGAGAGAACAAGCAATCGCTTTTGAAGTTGTATAGGAAGGCGCAAACGTCTGGCGTCGCTAGACATTGGATGACGCCTGCAGTCTCGAGGCCGTTGATAAAGGCTCGTGACACGGATTCCGGACAACCTTTTGACACATGTCCAATGTATTTGATGCATTTCGTAGTGACGCCTACAGGGAATGTTGATTTCCAGACCAAGCTGCGCCTAGTGCATACGGTCATGTACAATCGATTACAGGGCAGTTTGTTGTGAATCCGTCTTTCTCCAAGTTAGACTGTATTTAAATGTCTCTGTAGCAATGAAATGGTGTTCGGTATAGATACAAGTTTATGGAATAGAGTCACGTATCCCGAGAAGAAGGATGTTGTTGGTATTGTGTTAAATGCTGGAATTGTTGTGGTTGCATCCGGTTGTTTTGCCATTGCGGCGACTTGGCCGATATCTAAACTAGTTGAACTTTTTGCTGTTTGATGGTGGATGCCATAATGAATAGAGTAGAAATACTGAGAGTTGTCGGGTATAGGACTGTGAGTGTCCAAAGAACACAAATAAATATAGTATTCCAATGAATGTTCCTGTCCATTATGTTTTGAACAAATGTGTACATCCTGGAGGGATCTCTCCATCCCTTGAGAGTGAACTTTTCCTTGCGCCAACCTTGAACAAGATCTTTCGCGGTTTGGTTATTGAATGAAGGCAAACGTCGATTGATAAACCATGTGGCGACATAAAAACACGGAGCTGCCACAACAAGGTCATAGACATTGCGAGGCAAAAGCATTTGGGCTGGCTCATATACATTTGCGAGGGCTTCCACAACTGTGTAGTACACAATCAACGACGTCGTCGAGTTGTACATGACAGGAAGGGGCATAGACGTTGTTTCACTGCGAGATTTCATATGAGTCAACGGTATTGTCACGAATAATTTTTCGACCCACACCACAAATACAAAAACAACCACAGTCCACACACATCCAAATGGATTCGGCCAGAGGGAGACCAAGACACGCCGTGCACCGTTAGCAAATATCAGAGCGGTAGAGGGGGAAATGGAACCCCTATCCTCGAGATAAACCTCGGCTTGCAACAACGCAAATGTAATTGCGCAGAGTTCAAGAGCTCCAAACCAACTGCCATTGTTGTATCCCCACTGACACGCCTGCACAATGCCAAGCAAAAGGCCGAGCAAGTTATCGCCATGTTTGTTTTCTTTCTTATCAAACAGCATTGGCGAAATCATCGATGCAAATACAAATGGATGAGTTCCAAGTTGCATCAATGTGCCTGACACTTTGAAACTCGTCTGGGTCAGTTCGTCCTTTCGAATCCCACCGACCAACGGGATCTCTGCTAACATCAGGGCGGCGGACACGAAAATAAACGTATTCAAATGCTTCTGGCGATCCGGAATCTTGCGACGAACCTTTTCGAACGGATAAATGGTGTATTGTGAAATAGAATCAATCACAGACATGCTTATTTACCTGTTCTTGGATATATACTTACATTTGTTCATTTTTTATGGACTTTGATCACGCGGCGAAGAAGAATCAACACTATAAATATGCTTGGGCAACGTGACAATATGGGCAATGCCATTTCGGATCACACGTACAGTCCTCCCAGCAGATGGTTGGCTCCGACTGCGTCATTTCGAAAAGAGTTCGCACGGTGGACGTGGTACCCAAATGGCTCGATGAAGATAAAGCGTTCCGTCAGCTATTGCTTGGACCAGTTAGAGGTTTACGACGGCGCAGTCGTGCACAAGACAGTTCATACTGTGAAATCAGAGTATGTGTTTTCTTTGTATCGGTCTGATCAGGGTTGGAAATTAGACATGTGGCACGAGCCATCCAAAGGGAAATGGAACGTGCGAGACGTTTCTGTCAAGATACTGGGCATGTCTACGGGCGGACTTTACGCAAAAGTTAGATTAACGACACGTGACAATTCTGGAGCCATTATCCTATCGTACGAACATGTGTTTTGGAGGCACCGATACATTTAGTGACGTTCTCCGTAACACCTGTTTCCTAACCTTGATATTTCATTCGAACTTTTCATTTGCCATTTGAAAATTTCATTTGCCATTCGGATTTGAACTTTTCATTTGCCATTCGGATTATGGAAGAAAGTATTAGGGTTCGATTAGATCAAACGGCTGATATAATTTAATAATGGTGAACCGATGTAAGAACATATTTTATATGCTTTAATTCTTTGTACATTTTATCAAAAATTAATTTGATTTCCATATCCTCACTCCAAAACGAATTATGCATCTGGCGTATTTCATCTGGTGTTTTGTTCGAGCAGGCTTTTCGCCATTTATCTTGCATGTCAGGTTGGAGAGCACGCTCGTATGCGAGCTGCCCATACTGAGACTTAATTTTGGACTCGATCTTGGGATAATGTTCCTCCATTGTTTTTTTATAACCCTAAGTACTCTTAACCCTAAGTACTCACCCTCCGTTTGTTTGGAACATGGCGCCTCTGGTGGCAAAGTATTTTTGCCCTTCTGTTCCGAACACTTTCCATTGAATTCCGTCTTGGGTTCGTATACCATGACCAGAGATCCAGACTGACGGGTCCTCAAAGTCCCCAGTGTCGATTTGGATGCTCCCTATGCACTTCCCGTTGTGTGCAATGGCTTTGTATGCTGTTGTGGTGCCTATTAGCGTGCCTTGGACGTTGTAAACGCTGGTACCGGGTGCCGACCACAGATGATAGAGACTTTTGAGTGTGGGCATGTCTTTGAGTGTTGAAAGTTTAAATGTAATTGAAAGTTTAAATGTCTCTAATAATGAAGAAAATTTAAGTTTGATTTAATTTTTATTTCTGTACATTTATCTCGGAAACCAATAGGTTTGAGGGCCTAACGAAGCCGCAATACCAAATGGAGCGTACTCTCCTTATTTACGTTATAGTCTGAAAGACTTCGGCCGTCTTCGAGTTGTTTTCCACTATAAATTAGACGCTGTTGTTCTGGCGGTATCATGTAGAACAAAGTACCCTGCCTTTCAGCGAGGGATTAGACTGTATCTTAAGCCCCATCGAGTTGGTTAAACTGTCATTTGGAACCGATGCCCGTTCAGTCGTTGGGGCCTCATCATGTCCATTACCATGGCGGACGTAGATGATAAGCTGGCGGATTGCCCAATTCCTAGCGTTGTTACCATTGGGGACGGCCATTAACCGTGTTCTTGTCCAATGTTTCCAAGGGACAATGGGTAGCTAGGACTCTAAGGGGTTTCCCGCCTCAAGGCATCTCGCTTCCGAAGAAACTAGCGCTTGGGTTAGATGAACTTTTTTTTCGTGTCTCCTTCGTCCTGAAGGGTGCGAATAATCATTTGAACAATATTTACATGGGAATCTCCTTTTCAGGCCGCGTTTAGACTTTTGGATGGCTGTCTGTATCTGTTGTATTTTATATGGTATTTGTAGATAGGGCTTGATGTCTTCTAAAAATTTCAGAGCATCTTTTTGACTTAATGTCCAAGTATTACCATGACAAATTTTATCAGAAGCCGGGGATTTTCTGATTCTATGTCTAACAGAACCTCCCCATATTTTTTGGGCCTTTATTAGAGGGGTCGGATCATTTTGATCAATACCTAACCGTATTCGATTATTGTTAGATATGTCATTTGAGACGTACCCTTCTCCTTCATAAAAACCAGCCATCCAAATTGTAAACGCTTGCTGGTCCATAATGTTCTTAAAAATGAAATTCATTTACAAAAGTAAATATGTATAACACATGTTAAATCTGAGGACCTCAATTGTTTTTCCGTGATCAGAGCCTCTTTGATCTCGGCAAAGCGCTTTTCTAGGCGTACCGTTCACCTTCTTTGTCTTGTATCTTCCCCTTGACGGCCTCGATGGTATCGCTGGGTTCGACATCGAGGGTGATCGTTTTTCCGGTCAATGTCTTTACAAATATCTGCATGTGATATTGTTTGTTAGTTGTTCAGGTATATAGTTCTAAAAGATTAAAATTGAAAGTAAAGTTGTACTAATGATTATGTCAAAGTTGTTGCGATGGGATTTGTGAATGAATTCTGGACAAACTATATATGTTCGCGTGTTTTTTATTAAAATGCCGCGCATGAAATATGTGCACCGGCGGCGATTGAGGCGAATTTTGTACAGCTGGTGTATGTGTATATGTGTTACAGCATTATTTTTCGCGATGAATATTTTGCGACGTGGACCTTCGCGCATTGATAATAAGTTGTACGTGTACTGCCTGTCCACAGACGCTGAACTCGAAGCCGACACGGAATGGGACCTCGACGATGTCCCAAACATTGTTACAACCCGTGTCAATAGTTTCGACCATACGGTTGCTCTCCAAAAGGCATATGACGACGGGCACTCTGTTGCGTTGATGGTGGAAGATGGCGTCCACGTTTCCAAGGTGGTGTTTAAGGACTGGGAAAAGATGATTGTCACCGCGCCGTCAGACTGGTCAATGCTCCAACTGTGGACAAACAACTCTGTGATCCGCAGACATGGCGAATCGCTGAACGATCCTTGGATGACATGGTTCCCTGAACACACGTCTAAATCGGCGTACTTTGTGAATAGGCAAGGCATGCGATCTGCACTGGAAAAGAAGGGTCCTTTGTTCAATCGAGGACAAAGCTACACGTCGACCCGATCGTACGCGAAATCTCTCGAACTTGTTGAATTGTCAAATGCTATTCCAAGATGGCGTCCCCAGAACAGATCGTTACTTATCATCACAACAACTGTCATCGAAAATGAGAAAGCATTTGAAAAAGAACTCTTTGAGTGGAAACGCGACTACGTAGCATTGCCTGCCAAATGGCACTTGTCTATCATTGTCCGTAATCCGAGTATGGTCGAGTACGCAAAACGACACTGGCCAAAATGGCCAGGGTTGAAGTTACATGTTGAAGAGCTGCAGGGACAGTATAATAAATTCGCGTTCGTTCGGCGTTCTGTCGACGAAATGAAATTGTACAAGCACGTGATAGTAAAAGATTCTGACATCGGATTGTCCGGTGTTCCATGGCAAACGTTCTTTGAAGCGTCGTCTGCAGATGGTGGTGTTGGCGGATCTGTAATCACGGGCGCCTTGCGACAAATAAAGAGTGGTGTTGATAAGCGTCAGTGGTTTAAGTTTCAAGATGGCAACACGTGGAAGGCGAAATACTCAGACATGTTTGCCTCAGTGCAGACGCACAGAGTACCCTTTCTGGAACAATTTTTCGTGGTTATTGAGGGGGCATTTGGAGAATGGTTTTTCAAACGCACATTGACGGATACATTTTTGATGAACGATGACAACTCACGCACTCGGTCGAATTGGGGCCCCGATACGATTTGGTGCGGAGCCGCAAAGCAATGGGCCCCGTTTCGCACTCCGTGTTTGCTAGTCCCTGTGATTACCGTGCACAGAGACACACAACAAGTGGTCTTGTGGAATTCGTCAACACATCGAAAGTACATTAATTTACGCCAAACCGAAAAGTACCGGCGCGCCTTTCCACAGTGGTTATTCTACGACAGCTCTGATATCACACATGAGCTTAAACCTGTGTAGAAGTATGTCCATGAAAGCTTCAAGCTGATCGATTTCGTTTTCCAAATTCAATTGCCGCCACCTGGAAATATAACCAGCATAATGAGAGGCAGATATGTCAGCGATGCGTGTGAGCAATTGGTGTATTTGTCGTATAGCGTCTACAACATTGTCTGAAGCTGTTTTGAGCGGCTCTTTGTCGCATTTGATGGCATTGCAGGTGGCCTCTATAGTTTGTAACGTGCAACTAATGTCGTGTTTGTCCAGCACTTGTTGCAATGTGACGACTGTGCCTGATGTGCGCAAAGATGAAATCAATGATATAGTGGATGCAACCACTGGTGTTATTGCCGAATTTACAACTATTTTGCCGGCCGTGCCAGCGATAAAGACGAGCCCAGCTTGCATACACGTCAAAACGAGGCGACATAAATAGTGAAGATTTTTTGTTGTATAAAAGGAGTCTGTGCATAGGAAATGGACATATATGTTTACCATTATAATTGCCCACACTGGTACGGTTGGCAAAGCGGAACTAGGCGTTTATATGTTGAGGGCACGTCCCACCCGGAACAAGCTGTACGCGCTGATGCCCGCGCCCTATCAGGATCAGACGAGTGCAACATTCACTTAATACAAAGGTACAAAATGATTGTAGAAGATGTTGAGACGTATCCGGCTATGGCATGCCTACCACTTCACAAATGGAAATCATCCAGCGAGAATCCGTAAAAACATATGGTCTTGTATATAAGCCAGAGTCATGTTACATGAAATGTTCTCTATATATGCCAAATTCGGAATGCTTGCGTTCCTTATTGTATGGGTATTTGGCGCTCGTTTAGCGTGGAAACGCGTCGAAGAAGGCCACGGCCTCCGATCAAATAGTAAGCCCTTGTCTACGGAAGGCATTTACGTTCTGACCCTCCAGGGAGTCGCGGGTGCCGATAAGCACAACGAACATCGCCTAGACACCTTTTTGGCACATATTCGGTCGTTGGGGTGTTTTCAGGACATGCATATAAACATTTGTAAGGGGATCTACAAAAGCGATCTTCAACCCGGTTACGGGACAACACAAGCGTACATCGAATGTCTGGATCATATTCGCAAAGACGGAATTGCAGAAGCACATATTTTTGAGGATGATGTTCGTTTCTACGACTACGAAAGTTGTGTAGGGCTAAGACAAAAGCTACACTCTGCACCAAAAGACACACTGTTGGTTATGTACGGGGGTCATGATTGGAAGTACGACATGTCCAAGTCTGTAGTAGGGTACACCGGTGTGAAGCGCGCGTGGGGAGCTTACGGATGGGGAATTCGCAAAGAGGCTCTGCATCTCGTTGAAGAGGGGTTTCGTAACGAGCTTGTTTTAGGATCTGCGAACATTTCGCCAGAATCGAGCTGGGTCAGGGTTGCAAAAGAAAGCGGTACAACGATTTACGCTACAGAACCATTGTTAGTGGAACACCCGGCTTCCTGGTCGAATACCTGGAGAATACCCAGGCGAAAAGTAAACGAGTCATTGTAGTATTTAATTTGAATTATTTGGATAGTTTTTTAATTTAATGTTGACTTATATTTAAACCTAACATGTCTCTACCTTAGGTTTGCGAGGCGGTGCTTCTCGTACTCCATATCTTTCAGGAATGCGTTCTCACCATTGCGGACCGCGCGGCAACCCGGGTACACGTTGGGCCCCCACATACCAGTGTTGATCACAATCTTGCTGAAATCTCCCTTGGCAGGGTCGCGCTGCAGCTGGTGCCCCTGAAAGCAGACAGTGTTAAGGCTGCGGAGCGGCGAAAGGAACTGGTCGCTTTGTCTACCGTACGTCTGCAGGTTATTGAATCCCAAAGCCGATGCGTATTTATCAGCATCTGTGTAGTGCTCACTGTCGTCGAGCAAATCACTGTTATTTGTATCAAGCGTCTGTGCGTTGTAGTGGCCTGTAATGTCCAGAGGATTCTGCACAGCATCTCCAGCTTTAATGAGAATCGGAATCAGGTCACTTCTGAACCTATCCTCGGCAATTTCGGAAGTAAACGATCCCTGTCCAATTCCGCCTTTGAACATACTATCGCCTTCCCCTGAGACATACGAATGCGCGAAGATATCTTCTGCGATAATTATATTTTTCGGCTGTTTCACAATAGATTTGTGGTAGAACGTGTAATGTCCGATGTGCACCTTGTGAATAACATCGTCCGTTAACATAAAATCGTGATGGCCGTGAGCGGTAAATCCGGTGTCAAGTCCGCCCTTCATGAGAACGCCCGACGCCATATTGTACGTCTCGAATGGGCGCATTAGGAGGACAGTGGCTTGGCTATCCGAAATACTGACGCCAGCAGCCTCTGCATTCTTCTTGGCCTCGGCAAGAGCATTGGCGTACGGGATGCGTACGTAATCGTCTTGATCCATGGAGTAAATGAAAATATCTCTTGCTTCGCCGTCACCGCCAGCTTCCCGTGCGCTCGGGAATCGGAACCAAGATCCAATCTGACGCTCTCTGACAAGGAGATCGCGCGGCTCGCCGATAAAATCGATATCGAACGGACGAGTCTCGAAGACCTTGGAACCGCGGAAGGCGAGAAGGTTGGCCGGGCCCTTCTCAAGGTTGCTGGCCGCGGCAGGACCCTTGCGGTAGAACTCAACCTCGGCCGACGGTACCATGGTCACGTAAATGGACATTTTCGACGGGAGGATCCAAATATTTGGAGTGACTTGTTCGTACTTCATCTGATCCTTCAGCTCAGCATCTAAAATATAGAGTCCGCGTTCCTGTTTTTGCACGACACCCCAGCGCTTTCTCTGCGATCGGAGAAGCTGACCTGGGCGAGTGACTGTAGCACCGTGCTGGCGCTCCCACTCTTTGTAGTGGTTCTTGCTCGAAAGCAGGGCATGGATCACACCGTGGTAGGCGGTCTCGTTGACCGAATCGACGATCTGGCGCAAGTTCATCAAGTAATGCTGCCTCCCTTGGTCTGTCTTATAAAACCCGTGTTCAATAATGAAGGCCAAACCTCTTCGAACAAGGCGATCCGACCTAGACTCCCTTTCAGCAGTGACATATCGAGGTACGCCTTGGTGGGGTTCCAGATCCATAAGGGTCTTGTTAAAACGGAAAATTTCCCATTTAACGGATAAATCATCGGTCAAAACCCAAGGCAAAACGTCTCTGGTGTACCAGGCGTCCTCCTCTGTAATGAGGTAGTCAAAGACCTTTTCTAAGTGCTTGTTTTTTCCCTCGTATGCCTTTGGGAGGTTGTACGTCTCGTGAGCGAATTTGTCCTCGGCGAGCAGCTTTTGGTATTGAGGCTCGACTTGTCCAAAGAACGGCTGGAGGTCGTGCATAGAACCACTTGCGTTTCCGACGCCGCTGATGTTAGCTGAATCTTCGTAGCCGGACATGTTGTTTACACAGAGTGAGGGTCTTATATAGTGTATTTTGTTGTTAAAAAACGCAAAAACTGTTTTTACATTTTGGTTGTATAGAGTATAAACGTGCTCGTACACGCGCATAATGGGTCAGGTGTTAAGCCAGCTGCAGTGGCTTTGGGATTCGTTTCATCGCGAGACGAGCGTGTTAATTTTGGGCTTGGATAACGCCGGAAAAACAGCGACACTATACGCGTTGCATCTTGGCGAGCCACTGCCGTACACTGTGCCAACAGTTGGGTTTAATGTGGAGGGGGTAAAGGTTGGGAAGTTGGATATAAAGATGTGGGACATTGGGGGACAGGATCGTTTCAGGGCCCTTTGGCCACATTATTTTGGCCAGACGGACGGCATTGCGTTTGTGGTAGATTCGTCGGATCGGGATCGTTTCGAGACAGTTCGGTTAGAGTTGCATACACTGATGTCTCATAAGGAATTGGTGGGTAAGCCTTTTTTGATATTGGCAAACAAACAGGACTTGCCCAACGCTGCGTCGCGATCCGATTTGCGATCAATTTTGAAATTGGAGACTGTGAAGTGTTGCGAGTGGCATATTATCGAATGTTCTGCGACCACAAATGAGCGCGCAAAGCTTGGGTTCCAGTGGCTTGCAGACCAATTGTAAAAATGGACTATAATTTAACGTAGAGAAAGAACAAATGTTTAAGTTTCTATCAGGCATAACTATAGGTTGGACAGCTGCGCGTGTATTACCACCTCCGCCCTCTGGAGAAAAGCCCTGGCAACCCCCAACTATGGAAGAGGTCCGCTTGCTAGGGTTGGCCGCCTCGCGCGCGTTCGACAAAGCTAAAACGTGGCTTGAAGACGACGATGATAAGCGAGCTGATAGTACCGATCAGCGAGCTGATAGTACACGTTTTTCGTAGACCTCTCGCACCTTTTCCACCGTTCTGGACGCACAATGTGTACATACAAGCTCGTGTCCTGGTGAGAAGTAAACATCCTTTTGACAGGATATGCAACGGTACTTGAATGCACCGCCTGTAATTTGCTGCGCTAACGATACAAATTTGCGTTTTCGCCGCCGAGTTTTTTGCGGTTCGGGTTTAGGAATATGTAGAGAATAAGAACTGTGCATTTGTCAGGTATATATTTAGAACGTGTTAAACTTAAATATGAGTATGCGCAACATATATTCTTTGCGCGACCAGGGATTGACAGATGCACCTGAGCAGGGTTCTGAGGCATGGTTGGCGGGGCGTGTAGGTCGTATTACTGGTTCAAAGCCGGGCGACCTATACTTCAATTTCAAACAGGAATCGGATTGGGATACGATTCTTCAAAAATGGTTTGGAGACGTCCGTGAAGATTTCGACGAAGTTGCATTGTCGAGGATGGCTTGGGGTAGCAAGCACGAGGACACGGCTGTAGACGTCATTGTGGATCATATTCCGAATTCCCATTTCTTCGAGTGTCCGCAGATTCCCATCAACGACGTATACGCGGCAAGTCCTGACGGAGCCATTGTTGTTTTGAACAAGCATATGTCCAAAGAAACAGCCCTATCAACGAATCACATGACTCTTGAAGATGTAGCATGGCATGCGAACGTCGAAATCAAGTGCCCTGGTGGTGGCATCGGTAAAACATTCGAAGAAATGGCGGAGGTGGTTCGCAAAAAATGGAAACGACCAGCTGTCTACTACATGATGCAGATCCATCAAGAAATGGCCGCCCAAAAGACATCGGAGACTCTGTTTGTGACGTGGACACCATTGTTGACTCGGATGTGGCGAGTCCCGTTTAACGCCTCGTTTTGGAACCTATGCGTAGAGGTCTTTGAGAATTTCAGACTTAAGAATGTTCCGTTCGATGTCATGTTTGCCAAAGTTGACGTCCTCAAAAAACGCTGTTTCGGCGTTGCCAACGTCCCAATTTGGAAGGAAATCTCCCATGCAGGTATTTAAGCAAATTACACCAAAATGAACAAATGTTCGAATGTCCTATTTGTTATCAGCGTCGACGTAAAGTCGTCACTCTGCAATGTAATCATAGAATCTGCCATTTTTGCTGGCAGAAATGGTCTACAAGAGAAATAGATGTTCACGGCAGACATTGGCCAACCTGTCCTCACTGTAGAGAGCCTCAAAAGCCTTGGTATCTGCAAGAAAAATCACAACATATTATATTACTTGTTTCATTTACGATATTGCTGTGGCTCCGATGGCAACAGGACATGCGCCAGACTGCCCCCCCTGACTAAAGGATCGCCACGCTTGCAAGAATTCCTCGGAGGGCTTCTCTACCGGACGCTGTTTCATTCCATACGGGGCGGAGAGGACTTTCTTCTCGGGTTGGGCAACGTATTCCACAGGAGAACCCTTTACGACGAAAGGTTCCCAGGCGTATGCCAAAGCTAAACACCTTCTTGTAGCAAGTCTGGATGAAATTCGCCTCGGACCGTCCGATTGCGAATCAACATAATACAAACGCTTTTCGCCATTGTCTTCTTCCGGTCGAATGCATGTAAAGTGTCTTTGCATCGGTTGGTGCAATATAATTCCCTGAAACGCTTCGTCTTGTACGAGATCGTCCATAGATGGGCCCGACCACTCTCGTGACTGTTTTGTTTGTACTGCAGGGTACACATCAAAATCTCTAGATCGCAGTGCTTGGAGTACTGCTGAGACAGACCAATCTCCTCCAAGCCCCCGATGATTGTGAACGGCATCGCCCGTCTCTGCGTGAATATACTTGCACGCAGACTCCATGTCGTCGCCATTGATTGCGGCAGATTTCGTCAAATTCTGGATTGCGTGCAGTCCACATTCATTCGAAAATTGCTTTACAAAAAACATATCTTTGAAAACTTACACTGTGGCTTTTATAGGATCACTTAGTTGTAAAATATTCCATGTCTCTTTTGCTTCGCTGCAAAAATTACGAACAGCGGGCAAAATCCGTTACACTGGGCTGCGATCTGGGTTGGCGTGCTCCATTGTATGTACAATGATAACAAACTACATTGTAGATACGAACGTGTCTGGATTTCTAAGAACGTACGACTTTGTACAATACAGGAAAACCTGCCGGGAATTATACTATGACCAAGAAGCATGGCGCATTCGTGCCAAAAATTTGCCTGATCTTTATCACCTTCGACCGAGCGCAATACATGTCAATGATCCAAAACACAAAATGGGCCTTCACTATCTGTTGAAGTGGTCAAGAACGTGGGAGGTTAGACCTGGTTCGATTGAGTGGTTACAAAAAATGGTCAATTGGTTACAATATAAAATATCCATAAAAATCTTATTATCATTCGTTCGTTCACAAAAACTGGATTTCTTTGAACGAATTGACTGGTCGCATTTGTCATGCCGACAAAAAACACTATGGGAATTCATGTGTTTTCGGAATCCAGCACTATTTAAGCCATTGAGCATCTTAGAAGAAGATGGCAGGCCTTACAAAAGGATGCGATATGGAATTTCGCATCGACGATTTGCACAGCCATGTTACTGATGACATATTCATGATTGTCTATACATCTTGTGGCTCGAATCCCAGGATGTGGACTATAACAAAGCCAAAGCTAATTCATTTCCATTTTAAATCACAAAACGAAACGTTATCATTGGTCTTTCAATTATTTTGCACGAGACGAGAAGGTACAAAATCCCAGGCACTCAGCCAGTATCTAGGAACATGTATCCTAGACGTATCACAGTGCGACATAAGAACCTATCAAAGTATAGCCCTGCGGGACGCATCCAGCAGACCAGCATTGCACGCAGGGCAAATGTCAATCACGTTCATGACCCTACCAATTGTCAGTCGATCCCATCCCATACAATCCACAAACTTTGTAAGATCTCTCTACACTGCAGCCGAATCAAACCTTACATGGATCGATGGTTTTGGACCACCTTCAAAGACACTTATGCCGATTGTTCGCGGACTCAAACTAGTACACTCGCCATACTATATCAACGTTCTTGGCATGACTCTCCCAGCAGGTGCATTCTGCATGATCGATACGGACCCGAATGCCAAACGCAAGCTCGCTTTAAAATCGTACGAAAGCCGCCTGCAAATTGCATTGGCACGAAATACAATGACCTCAGCAGAATTTGTCCGGTGGGTCACAAACATGATGTCGGGCACGATAAAGTCAAAACACATTCGATGTCTCGCTGTCCTTGCAGACTTCCTGACACTACACACGAAAATATCGGTGCAATACACGCCAGACGTTCAAATGACACCGACTCTAAAAGGCACGGAGCGATGGGACATACCAAGAGAACCCACTGCAGATGGATCCACCATATTCCACGGAGACTGTGAAGATTACGCCAGAGAAATATATCACCACTGCAAAGAACTCAAAGAATGGGTAAACCCCAACACCAACGGGAGTGCCATCGAAGCCGCAGTTGCGATACTCAACATGTACGTACCAACGATCGAACAGGGCGCAGTCGACAAAGCAGCACATAGTAAATATATCACGTACGACGCACCATACAGAAACCATATATGGGCAGCCTTGCATCCGCGACATTCATGGCGCAGGAAATGCATGTCAAAGTTAGACACAACACATCTATTCGCAAAATGGCCACTTCAAAAATGTGAAAAAATGATGCCAATGATTCACCTAGAAGGCACAGGAGAAGTATACCCAATTGTGACAGCTAGAAATCCCGGATTCATTGTCAAAATGCACAAAAAACAATGCGTCGTTCATTCTAAATATTCAGACATCAACGACGCAGAAACACCAGACATAACTTTGCAGTGCAAACACAAATCAGATTTTTATAAATACCCGATTGCCTGCATGACAGACGCATTCGCGAATCAGGGCATACTAGATTTTACATATATCACAGACAACAAATACGGAGTTTCCATATACGATTGGGCCAGGGGACAATACAAAGTCAAGCCATCCACCATACATTCGCAGGATACAATGACAAACATTAGGTCTGTACTCACCATCGAGCGTCCCATATACGCCATAACAACAACAAGCTACATTGTAAAAAAACACAACATCAAAGATGGATACGCGCTCAGATATGGTCAAAAACAACCCTTCCAACACGTACCCAACGAAGCCAGTCTTGCGATATACAATGTTGGGGGTCAGCTATGGCACGAGATATACTTTCCACTCTCCGGTGTATCTGGATCGGCAAGCTCAAGCGAAGTCGATTGCACCAGACTACTTTGTATATAATGCAACACGAATCGTTTTACATCAAATATACAGACTCTACCTCCACGCCACGGACAATGTCAAAAGTCACGCGAAAAGGTTCAGTCGCTTGACTCAAAAATACCTTTGTATCATGAGGCAATTCGCCTGTTACCGCCCTGTAACGAATGCCATCGCTGCCTTGGATCGTCACGCTCGCTGCGTTCGCGGCTATGACGAAACCCAGCATTATCATTTCCATCTCAAACTGAACAAGATCTCTTAAATACAAATACAATGTACTTAGTGATCAAGGCGTTACATGTTCACACAATTATATCTTATCAAAAAAGACACGCGCGCGGCTATTTCATTATGCAAGTGAGACGCGAAAGAGCTCTAGGAGACCGAAGATGGAGAATGTACCTTAGCCACAAAAGAATAACGGAATATCAACAACACGAAGCTGCAGTCAAAACGCAAAAGATTACGAGGGGATTTCTAGTACGTCTACAAAAATATCATTTGTCAGAGAAATATATTATTTTTTAGAGCTATATAGTCATTGTCGTATTTAGGAAAGAACTGCTTCACAAATTCATATTATATACGGATATCTTACTCTTTGTACTTGGCCGTTTGCACCAACCAAACTGCTCCGCTCTTAAGCTTTACGTCCGTCGCTTTCCCCTCCTTAAAGTACGCCTTGTACCACCGATCCCCGTCATTATTTTTTCGGGTTTTGCGTTCTTTGTCAAACTTGCCAGACTTATCTCTGTTGTCAAATCCCAGAGCATCGCACATGTGACAAAGGAATCTCGTACAAGTGTTTAAAGGGCACCGGTTTGCCTTGCAATCCGAATTGCATCTATCGGAGAGACAGTGCTCTGCCACGATGCCCTTCGTAGAGCACCACGATTTGTAATGGTCTAGAGCCGCTTTTTTCTGGAGATAGAACGAGGTGGTATATTCGGTAGTATTGATGCACTCGTCGAACCATTCCTTGAACCTTTTGATCGCCTTCGGCATATCCTTCTCCTTATTCACCTTCTTCTCTTTGCTTACGACCTTTTCTGGGGTATCAGTACTTGCCTTCATGAGACCAATGAATGTGTGTAAGTCGAGCGTTCGGCTATTGCTCTTCTTTTTTTGTTTTTTAGACTTGTTCACTTGTTTTGTTTTCTTAGACGGTATCTCGATGACATCGTCAATGGCTGTAAACGGTTCCTCCCACAATTCGGATTCTGAAGTGTCAAGAACCCACCCGGTTGCACCTTTCTTCACCAAAACAAGCCGCATGCCGTCAAGGTAAACCTCTTCGACGCGGGCTGTCCAATGTTGAATACGGATGATGCTGCCAACAGGCGGGCCAATCTGAGGGAGTCTTCGTGCACTGTACACTACAAATATCATGGCAGAAGTGTCACAATATTCGAAGGATCGTTGCAGACTTAGTGTTGGGGGTGCCATATTGACGCATTTGGACAACACGCTCGGACATCGCTTGCAAAACGTGCACGCGAGCACTCCTCCACGCGTGAGCATCGTAGATGCCCTGGCCATGTCCTCCATCGGGTCGAAACTAGCATTGCCGTCCGGCGTCCCACAGTAGTCCAGGTAAATGAGATCGTACTTTATCTTTCCAAGAGTCTCGAGTACATCTCCAGACCATCCTTTCACGCATTTGATGCCAAATCTTTTGCTTTCTTTTTCAAGATTGGGATCGATGCCGAATACGGTCGTGTTCGACTTACCGACGGTCTTTGCCAGCGCCCTGGACGTTCCCAGAGCACTCGTATCGAGCACGAGTGTCTTCCCGCGTGCTATGGAGGCAACGTAGCCATTCACAACCTTTTTACTTGGTCCGAAGGTAGACATAGTGTAATGTAAGGTTGGGGCTTAGTGTGTTTGTGTGTTTGTGTGTGTGTGATTTAAATGACTCTAGATTCTCTCTGACATTTAAAATGATATTATTTACTCTTTGACTCTTTGGCTTCTAAAGTTTTGGTTATTGACCAACTAGGATTTCTTCGTGCGTCGATTCGTTCTCTAAGTGTCATTCTTGGGGGTTTATCTGGTTCTTTAGATTCCTGGTCACGTTTGAATTCGGATTCCGACTCGGACTCTGACTCGGATTCCGACTCTGACTCTGACTCTGACTCGGAATCCGACTCGGCATCCGACTCGGACTCTGACTCGGAATGCGACTCGCAGCATTTGGATTCGCCCTCTCCACCGGACTTTGACGACGGTTCACAATCGGGTTTGCGAGCACTTTTCTGCTTCTTTCGTTTGCAATTTTGTACCGCAACTACCGCGGCAGTAGTGAGACCGAGAGCAGCCATTGCCAAATCTGATTGACCGCCGTTGCATTCTGCTAATCTGGTTTCTTTGGCATGTGTAAGTTTTTGAAATTCTTCTTTATTTCCACCACCATCCGGATGATATGTTTTAGCTTTTGCCCTGAATTTGCTTTTGACATTGTCACACTGCGCACTCCGAACATACGCAGTGTCGTTGAGAAATTGATCTGGATTGCGTACTGGACAGACTTTCCGAGCCCTACGTTTTTTGGCGGCCCGTTTTTTCTTGTGTTTCTTGGGGTTAGGGTTTGAGTTGGCCAGTCTCGTGGATTTCGCACTCGTTCTTGGGATTGCATGGGGTGAGGGGACCGCATTAGATACGCGTGCACGTTGCGCGTGATCTGCCTGGAGAATATTCCTGCCCGCGTGAGCACTGTCTGGTATGGGAGCTCTAATTGAACCTGGGACAAAGGGGTCTGGTAGCGCGAGACCAGCGAGACCACCATGAATCAAAGTAGAAATTATCTTACCTTCTGATGGGCGGAGTTTGTTTTTCCTGGCTTCGATGCGATTGTACATATCTGCATTCGCGCCTGAGTCTGAGTCTGAGCCTAAGTGTATTGGTTGTTTAGCGCGCCTCGGGGTTGTACTTTTTGGTCTTTTGTGTCCACGTTGACATTGTGATATTTTGAGCCCAGCAAGGCCGATGGCAGTCCCAAGCATAATGCTTTTAACCCCCGCGGAGCCTTGACTCGTGCTGTCTGTAGGCTTTTGTTTTTTGTTTTTTGTTTTTTGTTTTTTGTTTTTTGTTTTTTGTTTTTTTGTGGGTTCTGTAGGTTTGGTCGTAGTCTGTTTTTTCCTCTGGCATCTGGCTTTTGCAATTTTTTTCGACATGACAACCTGTCTGAAATCAGCGTCTACGCCTCCTCTTCTGTCTGGATGGTGGTCTCTCGCAGCCCGTCTATATTCGCTATCAATTTCATCACACGGCGCCGCTTCAATACGTCTTCTTGTCTCTTTAATGTCAGTGCCAGCCACAGCCACAGCCGCAGAACCAGCTAACCCTATGACAAGGCCCTTCCCTAATCTATTGCCTTCGGCGGGCTGGAAATTCCATTGTCGCAGTGACATTTGTTCAAAGAAAATATACCTTATATACCGCATGATTGTGCGTTGGTTGGCGAACCGCATTGTGCGCAAACAGCATTTGTATATATGAACTATTTAATCCAGTAATGAAAGTATAAGAATGTATGATGTGGTGTACCTATTAATAACGGCATTGGTAGGTTTTGTGTTGTCTTATGTCGTAGTGACGGTGTTCAACGTTGGTTCTGATTCCGACGAGTCTCTTGGGCGTGATCTCGAGCAAATGACATTGCAGATATCAAATTTGCTTGTGAATACTTTATTTTTACCTTTGAATGGTGTGTGGGGCGCGAGTACAGACGTGGCGTCTATGACAGTGTCCCGAAGCAAGTGGTTGTTCGCTGCGATTGCATTTAGTGCTGTGACTTTGTTGATGCATTTTTATCATTACGATATTTTGTCGATTATGGATAGTGCGTGGACGTGTTCTGTTGTGCCAATCTTGCGCAATATTGTGACACCATTTTTGCAGATCGGGCGAATACTATTTGCGATATTAGCACCGTTTGTGAACGCGTATTTGGTTTTTGTCGGACAAGTCGTAGAGGCCTGGTACATAACCGTGGCACAATGTTCTCATGTAAATTTGTTTCGTATATTCAGCGAGTTGTCGTTGGCGTTGACGACGGGTACGATTTCAATTCGTAATTGGTTCGGTTCGAATGGAGTTGTGCGTGAGGACAATAATTTTTTCAATAACGATTTCGATATTGCGCAGCCTGTCAATCACACGTTGCATTCTGTGGCCATCATCGAAGAGGCGCTGTCTTGTGCGTGTAAGCGTTTTGAACCGTTGTTTGAGATTGGTTTCTTGGTGTTCAAGGAGCCTCATGTGGTTGCAACGATAGATAATTTTTGGCAGGCATTTATTCGCGTGTTCCAAATGGGATTTAAGTTGTTGTTGGGCGACTTCCCAGAAGTCTTGCGTATTGCGTTCAAGGTCGAGCGTGGTGTTATGGAATTGGGGTTGTCTATCGACGCTGTATTGTTCAAGATGTTTGGCAATGTGATAAAGCAATTCGATCCTGATTTCAAGTTTACGATGTATCCGAAAGAGGCGTTCGCAACAATGTGGTCTCATTACCTGGTTGCATTTTGGCATTCTGTCGCAACAATAGGTGTGAATGTGCCATTGCACGTGCTAGGTTCGTTTAAGAGTGATCGTTCGCCGTTGGATATGGAAGTTTGGTCATTGGAAAAGTCGTTGGCCCATGTCCATTCCGGTACATATTCACTTGCAGTTTTGGTGCAGTGGGGTGTGTATGTGATTGAACGTTTGATGACAGACACGTTGACGATTGGGCAGGTGTTTTCGTCGGCGGACACGCCTTTGGATTTAACGTGTGACTGGGCTCGTGATGTGAAGGATCACAAGTATGTGTCTCTCGGTTATACGGCTGGATGTTCTGTGTACAATGCTGGTATAGCTTATGAAAATTTGTGGTACATTGGTTGGGGACTGTCTGTCGAGTTGTTGTTAAAATCATTGTTCACCCACGAGCCTCAGAATGTGTTTCGTACATTTCAGCGATGGGAAGGCCCTATGTTACCGCGTAACCAAGTATATTCTTGCGCGGATCGGTCAAGGGTGACAGCGTATAATTATGAGACTGACGTGTACAATCCGGATGGATGGATTTGGACACAAGATTTGAGCAAATGCAATTGCGAACGGTATTGGGGCACGACCGCGGACGAACAAGACGCATATTATAATCCATGGTGCGGTCAAGTGTCACTAAACTTCGACGTGTTTGCACCTCTTGACTCGTTGATCATGCATGTATCACATGGTGTTTTGGGTCCTGGTTTCGGTGATGCGTTCCCGTTCATCGATCCAATTCAGAATATAGAGGTCAATATTCCGCAAATGGGCGTAGAAAAGTCGATTGCATTGCCGTTTGCGTTGCCGCCTCTAACACGGTCGGCCGTCGAATCCGTTCGCGTACTGACGCGAGTAGCCCTTTCGTATGGGGATATCCTCACCGGGCATTTTTTCAACTATCCAACAAATTGTGGGCATGGAATGAACATGTTGCAATTGAAAAAGAAGTATGAGATTGAGTTTAATCGAACGTCTGTAGATTTGAAAGATGCAGATATGCGTTGGGCAAATTGTCGTGAACGTGAGTACGGTCATAAGAAGACGTACGACCGCAAACTAAGAAAAACGATTATTGAACCAATTCCTATTTGCGATTCGAACGACGATCCCGACTGCATGTGTTCGTATTTGCAGCCATTGGAGGCGACGTCTCAGTGTAAGTGCATCGCCCGCTACCCCGACTTGGACGTAACGTCGTCTTCGCAACAAGTCGGCGATCTCATCGAGAAAAGATTTACCTCTGAGAAGGTTTCTATGCATTGGTGCAACTCTATGATAATAGAATGGACGTTTCAGAATGCAGCGGCATTTGCGAATGCGTTGGACTACATTGTGTCATTGGGCCCTTTGAACCCAACGTGCGACGTTGTGGACAGGATAACGAAGGGCGAAGGTTTCAGCAATGCAGCCGATCAACGTAGCTCGTCTACATATTTGATTGCTGAGACCCCAACGCTGGACATTGCCGGCGAGTTTACGTCTTCGAAAAGCAAGTTGAGTAATATCAAGAATTTATATGCGACGACGCCCTCGGGTTGTAGTATTAAGCCAGCTTCGTGGGTCGATGCCACGGACGAGTTCGGCAATCCTGTAACACGACCAGACGGTTCCGTTGTGCAAGTGATGACGCAAGGCGAATGGTCTTGTGATGCCAGCAAAACTTACGAATCTATTGCAGACATTGACGCATTAGACATGACCAAGTCGCCAGGTTGTCGCATCTGGGGCAGAGACGATTTCTTTTGCTCGGCCGGCTTGTTTGTGCGCAATTACAAAAGACTGTCCATGAACATGGCGCGCCAAGTCCTTCAGAACGGCATTTCACTCATGTCTGGCAACTTTGCGGACGTAAATTTGAAGACTTTGCCCAGACTTTGCGATTATGAACGGCTGTTTGGATCTATTTCGTCTATGATTGCGGGAGTAATACCTCGAATTTCTCGCGAATTGAAACAGGCATTCGCAAAGTACATAAATATGATCTTCCAGGTCATATTTGTGCAATCAATCCGTGCAACGTTGACGTTGACAAATATTATCACTGTAATGGTTATGGATTTTGTGAGTGGTACGATCACAAAAGCGTCTGTCGAAGAAACATTTACTCGTGGTGTCAAGGTGATGCTCAAAGGTGTCTTTTTCATATGGCGAGACTTTTGGGAAACAACTGGTGAATTTCTAGACGTGATAAAAGAAGGTGCGGGCGATGTCTGCGATGTGGTTGTTGACATCACCGACATTGTTATAGACCAACTAGAGCAAGGACTTCTCGATATTGTTCAATTGGGTCTCAAGGTATTCTTTCAATTCATCGCTGCAATTTCAGGCGACGCGTCTGTTATCGGCGATATGTTTGACAACGCCTTTCAACTGTGGGCCAAAATACAATTGCTGCTCATTCAACAAATGTGGAAAATTCTAGCAGAAGTCTTCAAATTCTTTGGTCCGGTTGGAAAGTTCTTTGAAATTCTGTCGTCTGTCGTATGCAACTCATTAAATTTCGTCTTTACTGCGATTGACACGATAGTTCAAGGGCTTTGCTTTGGTCTTTGTAGTGGTATTGGATGGGAACCGATGCAATGTGTCGAGATGAAGGCGACACATTCAAATCACACGGTCGGCAATCTGGGGAAACATTTTCTCGGCGCGACAGACAATCACCATTTGCCCAGGCGTGTCGCCGAATCTCTCGACTGGAATGGAACCTCCGTTTGCGATCATTTCATGACAGCAGCAGCTGAATACTCCTACACTGACTTGAGACCTTTGGAGAGGGCAAAATGGATAGAATGCATTGAAATGAAATTCATAGGCATAGAAATTGCCAATTTTGTGGGGTCCAAGACGTTTCCGACAGACATCATGTACAATTGGAAACGAAAATACGTACTCGTCTTTGACATTGCAAGAGCAGTCAAAATACTATTGGAGCATTATGTACAGCACCAACGGCTGGACTGGCTCAACATACGTCTGCAACTGTACGACGAAGGACTAGATGCCGATATGTACATCCGTATGTTTCGAAAGTCCTCAGAGCTTGTCGGCGTTGTTGTGAAAGAGCTTCGCGCCTCGAATGTTTTGTCTATGTTGTTTGAGCACATGGATCCAGAATATGCTGTAGAGGGCAATCCAAGCGCTGCCGCTCAGGCATGGTCAGTCTTGGCAAACGTTGACTCCATGTACAGCAAGACGACCACAGAATGGGCGCGCAGGGACGGTTCCAACCGTCTATGGAATGCCGTAGACGCATCGTATAACGCTGGCGAGCATTTGCATCACTGGTGGACCGCGGTCGGAACAGATACGCCAGCCACTGCAACGGAGTCAGTCTTTTCGAAACTGAAACGGTCTGTACACCACGTGTGGCACGAAAAGTTACAGCGTTCGCCTGCTTCAGCCAACACAAAAAGAAGCGGCAGGCGAGGCGTAACGCCCCTACGTACGCCAAAGAAAACAGCCATCAAAACCTGCGAGGAGCGGGGCAATCCTGTATGGTGCACAAACTGCAATGTCGCCGACAACCTCGTCGAGTCTGTCCTAGAACAAAGCTACGGCATGGGCGAATTCTACACAAATAAATTTCCAAAAGTTATTGCAGACGTCAACAAGTACTTTAACGGTCTTGGCGACTACAATAGAGAATTCTTCGAAGGAACATACTCGCGCCTATCTTCGAAGGCGCCAGTCCCGAAAACACATATACGATGGACATATCACGTCGCAAGAGATTGGGATACTCTTTGGAACAACTTTACAGGGTATGTCACAGATTTATCAAACAACACCAAGAAAGACGCCTGGCTACGGCAAGTCGATTATTTTCTGGAAGGTTCAAGGAAATTCGTGACCATCAAAAATCACTCCTATGTGCCGTTTTTCGGGTACAGTTTTGACCACATATACAACTGGATACTATTTTCAAAATGTAATTTGAAAGAGTCCATATTTGTGTCAGAAGGTTCCACCTTAGAAGAGCGCCTAGAATATATTGACTTGGCTCTCATTGTATGTGCCATTGTCACTGGTCTCATCATTACCAATACAACATGGTCCGTTATCCCGCTCGTCTGGTTGGCCAATACTGCTGTCATAGGTGCTATAATACAATTCTTATACCTGCACATTGTATACGGATATATGATGTCATGCGCACCACTCATTCCATATACTTTCTTAGAAGATATTAATGCATGGTACCACACCAGAATACAACCTGGGTGCTTTTACAAACTACTTCCAAATATTGCGCAAAACAGCACAGAAGACAGTTGTCTAACGTGCTCTGGTCCAGTCATGTACATGAACTGTGCCGAGTACACCGCTGTAAACTACCAGGATGGCATGCTACCTCTGTCAGAACTCATTCAAGAATACCACATTTTCTGGCCCCTCATTTTCCTTGTTCGATGGCAATTGCCAGACACTGCCAAATTCGCAATTCGATACGGAATCATCAACATCGACACAGTCATTGGCAAATTGGCAATGGGAGCATGGCAAAACGAAACCATAGATCCAGTTTGGATAGACTGCTACTACGCAATGTGGTTAGACAATATATTAGCAGGCATTATCATCGCCGCTGGGCTTTACATTACCACCAAAATCGCCTTCGTACTCGTTCAAACGATTATACAGGCTTGCATTCTCACATGGTACACATACACTGCATTAGGGTATATGTCGCTGACCGTTGAACAATCTGTTGCCACCGCTGGTCTAGACAAAAAACGTATTTAAATGTTTCACATCCCACATAGAATGGCACTCAAAACAGGCGACATTCTTTTGTTTGACGAGCAACCCAATTCCTGTAGTATTTGGTTCATTGACACCTGCATACGCTGGTGCACACACTCAAAGTTTTCGCATGCCGGCATTATCATAGTTGATCCAGAATGGGCGCCCAAGGGAACATACGTATGGGACTCCTCAAAACACGTACATCCTGACCCACAAGACAACAAAATTAAATTTGGCATTGCACTCGTCAAAATAGAAGACTATCTCAGCAATATTGATGGCAAACAGCAATTGTACAAACGTTCACCAAAAAACCCAGAAGTATACAGAAGATTTACGCCGGAAAAGTTGCGCGAGTTGCACGACAAAGTATACGGGAAGCATTATGACTTAGACCCAGTCCATTGGTTCGCAGGTCTCATCCACTCATTGATACCAAGATCAACCAAAGAATTTTTTTGTTCCGCTTTTGTCAGTTATGTTTTGACAGAAGTCGGGGTTCTACACGAGGATACGGATTGGACGGTGGTCTCGCCAGCTATGTTGGCCGATGATGCTCTAAGATTAAACTGGTTATGTCCTTACACAAAAGAAGAAAAATACCCTTGACTCTTCTAACAATGAACAGACTGTATTTAAACATATTGATTTTTCTTAATGAGTTTTCGACAGTTTGTGCCCGCCGAACCAAAAAGGAAAAGGGGGCCAGATGTAGATATTTTAACCGCATGTAGCGAGGGCCACGCCGAGCAACTCAAGTTGCTTTTGGCGGTGGAGGGCATAGATGTGAACAAGGCCGATGAGGATGGTTGGACGCCACTTTACATTGCGAGTCAGAAGGGCCACACCGAGCTTGTCAAGTTGCTTTTGGCTGCCGGCGCCGACGTGAACAAGGCCAGCAATATTGGTCACACGCCACTTTACTGGGCGAGTCGGAATGGCAAGACCGAGGTTGTCAAGTTGCTTTTGGCGGCTCCGGGCATAGATGTGAACCAGGCCGATAATGGTGGTGAGACGCCACTTTTAATTGCGAGTCAGAAGGGCCACACCGAGCTTGTCAAGTTGCTTTTGGCGGTGGAGGGCATAGATGTGAACCAGGCCGATAATCTTTACGGTCGCACGCCACTTTGGGCTGCGATTCGGAATGGCCACACCGAGGTTGTCAAGTTGCTTTTGGCGGCTCCGGGCATAGATGTGAACCAGGCCGATAATGGCATGTTAGGTGGTTTCACGCCACTTTACTGGGCGAGTCGGAATGGCCACGACGAGGTTGTCAAGTTGCTTTTGGCCGCCGGCGCTGACGTGAATAAGGCCAGCAATGGTGGTTCCAGGCCACTTTTAATTGCGAGTCAGAAGGGCCACGTCGAGATTGTCAAGTTGCTTTTGGCGGTGGAGGGCATAGACGTGAACCAGGCACTTTGGATTGCGATTCGGTGGGGCCACGACGAGATTGTCAAGTTGCTTTTGGCGGCTCCGGGCATAGATGTGAACAAGGCCGATAATGATGGTTTCACGCCACTTTACATGGCGAGTCAGGAGGGCCACGTCGAGGTTGTCAAGTTGCTTTTGGCGGTGGAGGGCATAGACGTGAACCAGGCCCATAATAATGGTCGCACGCCACTTTTCATTGGGAGTCAGGAGGGCCGCGCCGAGGTTGTCAAGTTGCTTTTGGCGGCTCCGGGCATAGATGTGAACCAGACCCCGAATAATGGTTGCACGCCACTTTACAGCGCGAGTTGGAATGGCCGCGCCGAGGTTGTCAAGTTGCTTTTGGCGGCTCCGGGCATAGATGTGAACCAGGCCAATAATAATGGTCGCACGCCACTTTTCATTGCGAGTCGGTGGGGCCGCGCCGAGGTTGTCAAGTTGCTTTTGGCGGCTCCGGGCATAGATGTGAACCAGGCCGATAATGGTTACGGTCGCACGCCACTTTACAACGCGATTTGGAACGGCCGCACCGAGGTCGTCAAGTTGCTTTTGGCGGCTCCGGGCATAGATGTGAACCAGGCCGGCAATGATGGTCGCACGCCACTTTTCATTGCGAGTGACAGTGGCCACGCCGAGGTTGTCAAGTTGCTTTTGGCGGCTCCGGGCATAGATGTGAACAAGGCCGATAATGATGGTTTCACGCCACTTTACATGGCGAGTCAGGAGGGCCACGTCGAGGTTGTCAAGTTGCTTTTGGCCGTCGGCGCCGATGTGAACCAGGCCGATAATCTTTACGGTCGCACGCCACTTTACTGGGCGAGTTTCCAAGGCCACGTCGAGGTTGTCAAGTTGCTTTTGGCGGCTCCGGGCATAGATGTGAACCAGGCCGCGAATAATGGTTACACGCCACTTTTCATTGCGAGTCAGGAGGGCCTTGCCGAGGTCGTATCGATGCTGCTAGCGGATCCACGCGTCGACATCTATTCAACCCTTTTTGTTGCATGCCGCAGCATAGACGGAGACCAATCAGCAGTGGTGCGTCGATTGCTGAGAGTACCGGACATGGACCCCAACACGCGCGATGAAAGAGGTTTCACGCCCCTTATGATTGCCACATTCTATGATAAAGCAAATATAGTCAGTATTTTAATGGAAGATCGAAGGGTCGAGTATCACAAAACCGTATCTCTAACAGCGTTGGAGTTGGCGGCTAGCGCGCGGCATGCTGGACTTCAAAGACAAATTCAGGAAGCAATAAATCGGCGAAAAATTGAGCAACAACGCTGGCTTGCAAGACTGTTGTTAAATCGAGACCGGCAAACAACGCCACATCTACCGTTAGATATCGTTAAACACCAGATTAACGAACATTTAGATCATGAAATAAATACAGAGTTAAAGTTTTAATTTGAATAGCTCTCGGAATTAGATAATAAAGACAAAGTGTGTAGATTGTATTCTTATGCTTTCATGGGTGCTTGCAAGCGACCCGCTGACGAGTAATTTTGTAGTGTAATTTGACTGGCGTCGATTTCCCAAAGGTGGTCGTCTTTTGGCCTATCAATCTTCACGGTGGGCAACGATGTTGGTTCGCGCAACACCTGCCGCTGACACACGTCGTAATGTTCTCGATAGATGTGCGCGTCGCCGATTTGCATCAGAACGCGTCCGGGCCTGCGATCTACTTGATGCGCGATCAGCGACAAAAGCAGGGCCGTCGAAGCAATGTTGAACGGTAATCCCAAGAAAATGTCTGACGATCGCTGGTACATTTGCACCGAAAGGCGGCCGTCGCTCTCGACGTAGAATTGGTACAGGATGTGGCACGGCGGCAGGCACATTTTGTGCTGTTGAGCCGGATTCCATCCCGACAGGACTATGCGACGCGCGTTTGGCGTTGTCTTGATAAGTTGAATGATGGTTGATATTTGGTCAATGCCTTCGCCCGTGTAATCGGCATGACAGTCCGTGTATTGTGCGCCAAAGTGTCTCCATTGAAAACCGTATACGGGACCGGCGTCGTAGGCTCTCTGTTCCGAGTTTCCGTCCCATATATGCACCTTTTTGTCGCGCAATTCCTGCACATCGGTCGATCCTCTGAGAAACCAGGCAAGTTCTTCGACAATGCCACGCCAAAACATTTTTTTTGTGGTCAGCAGCGGAAACCCGTCGGCAAAGTCACATTCTAGAGACGCGCCGAATACCGATTTGGTCCAACCGTTGCGCCCTACGCGCTCTGTTTTTGTTTCTAGAACCCTCTCGACAAGATCCAAGTATTGTTGTTCCATTCTTACTGACACTTACCAACTTAAATACCTTACTTTGAAATGATTGGCATTGGATGCCTTGAAAATTTGTAGTGTTCACTGAGGTGGTCGTGTATAAAGACGAGTTCTTCCATGTCTTGTATGAGTCCACGCGACAGTATCATTTCGTATCCGTGTCTGCACACCTCGGCTGTCTTGCGTACGAGTTTACCATCAAGCATCGACGATATTCTGTAAGCAATCGCACCCCATCCGACTTTGGTGAGTGTCGCGCGTATAGGTGTGTCAGTTTCTCCAAAAAACCCAAATGTGTTACAGTCCAGGTCGTGTAAAATATCTTCTAGATCGTGTTTGTCAAATTCGCAGAGCAATTGGCTTTCGTACGATCCTGCAAACGCATCGTGGCTTAGACATCGCAAACGCATATTGGAATGAACAATGTGTTTTAAATAGTACACGGTGAACGGAACGCAATTGCCGATTGAAATTTCAGCAAACGCAATTGCCATTCGAATTTTGTGCAAACGCAATTGCCAATTGAAATATCCGCAAACGCAATTGCCAATTGCCAATTCAGATTTGAGATTCAGCAAACGCAATTGCCAATTGAAATATCCGCAAACGCAATTGCCATTCGAATTTTGTGCAAACGCAATTGCCAATTGAAATATCCGCAAACGCAATTGCCATTCGAATTTTGTGCAAACGCAATTGCCAATTGAAATATCCGCAAACGCAATTGCCAATTGCCAATTCAGATTTGAGATTCAGCAAACGCAATTGCCATTCGAATTTTGTGCAAACGCAATTGCCAATTGAAATATCCGCAAACGCAATTGCCAATTGCCAATTCAGATTTGAGATTCAGCAAACGCAATTGCCATTCGAATTTTGTGCAAACGCAATTGCCAATTGGAATTTCTGCAAACGCAATTGCCATTTGAATTTTGTGCAAACGCAATTGCCAATTGGAATTTCTGCAAACGCAATTGCCATTTGAATTTTGTCTATCCCGTATCGTATAGACATTCGCACTCGTAAATGGATCTATCAAGAAAGAAGATTGTAAAATTATAAAATAAACAAGTGCTGTCTTTATGTATAGTTTAATCGATTTGTGGTCTCAACTAAATCACACGTCGAATCGCATCTCGCAGATCCTCTGCATTCATCGCTAAAGACTCTGCATAATTATACAAGTCATTTTGATACGTTTCTGCAACCAACAGGCTGCGGTCGTAAGATTTTTTTGCCAATGTGTCTAACTCTTCTCGTAATTCCCGAGCTGCTGACGACCCACGAAAATCTTCCCATGTGTAATCTCTTTCAAATTCAAATGATTTTCCAATCTCATCAGCAACTTCGCGAATATCATCCTTTACTTCCTGCAAGTTTTGTTTGAGTCTATCCTCGTATATTTGTTTTGCGCGCCGCAGGCGTTCATCATACGAGTGAAAGTACGGGGTTGGGACATGGTCCTCTGGTATCTCTCGCAAACTTGTTAGAAAATCTTGTACAAAATCGCGCGTATAACCGAGTGACACGCCTTCACGCTCATATGTCAGTAATAAATGCTCTATGTCTCTGTCTGAGAGAGGTTTAATGATGGCCTTCCGTTGTTCGTGATATGTATTTGCAACGCTATTGACAATGTCTGCCTCGACAGTCTTTTTCCTACCTTTTTGCTGATATCGCGTGCATGTATTTCGGACGTCCTGTTCAGCTGAATCTGGAGATACTTCCCAGTCTTTTGTATCTGGGAGCTTTCGGGCCGCTAACGCTGACAAAGAAGGTATTTTTGCGGGTCGAATCAATCTGCCATTTAATAACCCGTGTTTTGTATAAATGCGGTCTTTCCTTACGCCTTTCTTCTCACCACGATTTTTTACGTAAGAGTGGTATGACATTTGTACATATGAACTTGTTTATATAGTAAGCATATTTAGTTGTGCATTTTCTATTCCCAGAATCCCTGTTCCTGGCAAAATGTTGTAATTTCCTTTATGATTCGTGAGTTATTATTCACCTCGCCAAATTCTTCTTTAAAGTAATCATTCAAATCGTCGATGACATGTTCAGAGTTAAGAGCGTGGAATGATTCTGTATCTAGAATCGTTTTGTCGTCGTCTGAACCAGTGACGTAATAAAAATGGTATTCTGGTCTGTACGCTCCGGGCATAAAGTTTTCGCCGGCGCCAACATATATTATATCACCTGGGTGTATATTCTCCTGCGTATTTATGTAACCACATATATCTTCTTTTTCAAGTGGTGATACTTCTCCATGCTTCAATTGCTCAATCCATTCGTCTTCGAAAACTTTTACTTTTGATAGGTCGTGGAATGCCTGTGTGGTTTTGACAACCGGTGCCATTTTCATTTGATCTTCTCTTCTAAAGATCGGTTTTTTGTTGTTGGAAATGAGCCAGTCATGTATTTTGACTTTCCACCCTTTTTTTGTCCTCTTTACAAGTGTTCCTTTTTTGCCTTTGTATCTTCCGTTTCCTGTGATGATAACTGACGCGTTGAGTTGAAAACTTGCATCTGGTTCCGAATTTGAATTGGCTGTGCTATCATCATGTTTACTCTCGCCTGCGCTGACACCGCCTGCGCTGACACTAGTTGCGCGCATACGCTCCATCAGGACTTTCATATTACATTTGTCACAGCATATTCCTTCTGCTAGTGGTTGTGCATTATGACCATAACCAATAATGTCTCCATTACATATGACGCATTTGTTTTTTGCGTGTTGCGTGTACATTAATTTTTTCAAATGGGAATGCTCTTATATATGTTCGTATTACAAAGTGATTTTCGCGGCCATCCTTTGAATGCCCTTGACGTGTACTGATAATAGAGCGTGCAATACGTTTGTGGGTTCATGAGCCCACCTGTACGTTATTGTTGGTGCGACTTCTATTAATATCTGGTGTGTAATGAGCATATACATTCGTAGTAGATGTTGTGGCGGTGTTTTTATAAGAATGTCCCAGAGTTCAAAGATGTCGTCCCAGGGCACTGTCTGAGCAAACCATATCATGAACCATTTGCAGGTGACAAGCGCTGAGAATTCTTCTTTGTGTGGTTCGATAATAGAATGAAGCTGTGGCCTTGATTTTCTGATTCGTGTGTATAGGTTATTTGTCCAATGTTGTCGTGACCAATGGAACCATGTTATATTAAAGTCAGGTATCAATGGTCTTATGAGTCCAATGACTTTCGAAAAACACCACCAAGTATCTGCAAAGGCGTGTTCTGATCCACAGAAGACATTGTATAGAATTGTCATATGATAATTGAACCCCTGTAAGTACGAGTCACCCTTGTGTATCGCCGCATACATGACAAGAAGTATTTCGATATCGTACGCGTGCTCTTGTACCCAATTTACATTTGGAAATGTTCTTGGCAAATCTGCTTTGATAGTTTTGAGTATGTCGTCTTGGACGTCTCTCCGACCACTGACATAAAGTGAAAAGAAATCACGCTTACGCTCCACAGATGCGGGCTCGCCCATGAGACACCTGCGCCATACGTCCCTGCGTTGTTCCATATGACAAGTGTAACATGTGTATATAGTTCTTTTCTGGTTGAGTGAATCCATTTTTTTTACGATAAACACGTACTTGAGAAACGTGACTAAGAGTAAAATGTTTAGCAAACTCGCACTCCTGACTCTGGCAGCATCAGCTTCCGCACTCGAACTCACACCAGATACCTGGGACGAGCAGACTGCTGGCAAGACTGTATTTGTGAAATTTTTTGCCCCGTGGTGTGGACACTGCAAGGCCATGAAGCCCGCGTGGGACTCGCTCATGTCTGAATATGATGGTTCAGACACAGTGCTTGTAGCAGACGTAGACTGTATTGGAGACGGCAAGAAGCTTTGTGAGAAGGTGGGTGTAAAGGGGTTCCCTACAATCAAATACGGCGATCCTTCAGCTCTTGAGGATTACAAGGGCGCTCGAGACGAGAATGGTCTCAAGGCATTCGCAGTAGATCTCAAGCCTCTCTGCAATGTCGCTACGCATAGCAACTGTGATGACGAACAAGTCAAGGCTGTCACTGAGCTGAAAGATTTGAATCTCGATGATCTCGAAACAAAGGTGAAGAATCACGACAGTGAAGTCGAAGCCATTGAAACAACCTTTGCCTCCTCTGTCCAGGAGCTTCAGTCGAAGTATGAGCAGATAGCGAAGGACAAGGAGATTTCTATGGGTGTTCTCAAGAAGTCCTCAAACATTGGACTTGTGAAGGGGGTTATTGCACACAAGAAGGCCTCAAAGGAAGAACTTTAGAATATTCAGCGGGAGATAAACAAATAATATAAAACTAATCACTAAATAATTTCATTGACTTGCATATACTTTACTTCTTGCCTGTCGGAAAATAAGCAGCAACAACATAGATAGTAACAAATCACATTCAATCTGTAATAACATTTTCGACATGGTTCGCAGGTGAGACAGCTCAGTGCGTACTCAATTGCCCAAACCACCAACAGAAATACAATCACACCGCCTCCTATCATGACGTATATGGCCCAATCTGGCAAGTGGTTCGTGTCCACAATCATTTTAACAAACGGTCTAACCCTAAATACTTACATTTCCACAGTGAGGTTTCTATCACACCACTCATCAAATTGGAACGTGGATTGCCAAGCCAGCGCAATTTTTACCTTGTTGGGACCGTCACGAATCAAATTTGTATGACCATCATCTGTCACTTCGACGGCAGATTCGACCATTACTGCATACTCGGGATGCAAGGCAACGCATAGTGCAACGCCATCAAACATGACAGATGATATCTTGCCAGGCATCTCTGGTCTCTCACCTGGTGGCATCGTGCCACGCAAAATATGACCGGTTGGCTTTTGCTTACGATACCAAGACGTATACATCCGAATAAACACCTCTGGGAGTTTTCGCAATCTCAATTCCCAATCTTTGAATCGCGCGTCACCCGCAATGTCAAGCGGAACAATGGTTGCGTCCATATGAGATACCACATTTCGCCAACCATCTGGATTTTTTCGCACATTGTACTCAGCAATGTGATCTTTTATGCCGTCAAAACTTGTCCCAAAGCAGCCACCCATAAGGTACAGGCTCAGACTACTTCTGGCTCTATCTCCAAGCCTGTCCAAAAGAACCGCAATATTATCTAATGGTCCAATACATACCAATCTAACCTTCTGCGCTTGTGCAAGAATCAAATCAACCACTGAGGACAAGTTTTCCTCGAATTTAAGAAAATCGTGATACGCCGCCGGTGGCATGTAGTTGCAGTTTGACAGTTTGGCGTTGCCTCCTTTGGATCCCATATATATAGGAACGGATATAGAGCCAAGAATCGAAAGCTGCAAACTGTGAACTAGTTCAGCTCGCTTTTCATGCGATCCTTCCCCGGACGTGATCACACATAACAATTTAATCACACCATCTTTATGCAACTTAAACGCCAACATTAAGCAAAACGCGTCATCGATATCATCTCCGATATCGGTATCGATTATAATTGGGATTGGTTCTGCATCTTTGGACTCGCCAACGGACATGTGCTGACCATTTGAAGAACACGGGACTGAATATGTCGAGAACATTTTGTAGACTATGTGTCCTTATATACGATAAGTTCGTTCAAAAGATTCTTATACAATTCGTTGAATATATGATATTTCAAACGTGTCTAACATATGATATTTAAAACGTGTCTAACCCTAAGACTGTCACAATGAACACTTGGGTGAGCCATGAGCAGCCTCTTATGACGTTGCCCATTTCATATTTGGATGTTGAGTCATTAGGCAAATGGAGGCACGCCTCGAAGGAAAATATGTGTACCACTCGCGCATTCACCAAGATGAATTGGCTAGACTATGCTGCTGACAAAATTCGTATTCGGAAATGTCTCATCTGCAATTGCACTCGCAAAATAAAATCTATGTTCCATTGCCCTAAGTGTTCACGAACGGTGTGTGGAGAACACGTGTGCGCTTGCCATTTGTGTGACCAATTATTGTGCTCAGATTGTGTGGAAGGTTGTCAAACATGTTGGCAAACTTGCGGCGCGTGCTAAGAAATTCAAGTATAATACCCTGCGAACATACAAATACATGGATCTTAACTTGGAACTATCCATGACGTACCAAATGTCCGAAGAGACGCGCAAAGAGATTCGCAATGGAGCCAATGTTGTTCTTCGGGACCATGGCCATTTCTACAGAGCGAATTATTCACGTCCAAGCGCTCGTTGCTGGACTGAACATACGTCTTTAGACCCTGTTTATGACATAATTGGTACTCGCGGAACAATATTGGTCGGCATGACGCTGGATGGTTGTACTTGGGTCCAATGGGAACGCTCTGTCTGTTGCTCTATGCGTCATTTCTGGGATTGGTGTCGATATCGGGCTTTTGGAATGAATCAGGGGCCTTTTGGGGAATCTGCACGGACAGAGTCCAACCCAATTGAACTAACACCTAGTATAAATGTGTCGCTACTTCTTTTATAAAATGGAGCGTGTCAAGGAAGCAGCATCCAAAGCTCCGCCCGCGCCTTCTGGTCTGCACTCTGTCCTTGTTTGGCTCGAAGTAAACGTAAGGACAAACATTGAAGGTTCTCTCTTGGATAAATGGATCGCAACGCCTGCAAAACAATATTACAAAAGTGCAAAGAGACTAGATTAACTTATTTGGCATGAACACCAGCCTTTATCCTCAAAATCTTCGCGAACGATAGTTTCGACCTCGTTTATTTTCTTAATGACATCGCTTGCTAATTCGACAACCTTTCCTGGCATCCCCGCACTCACAAATTTCAAGACGTCTTCTTTCATATTGTTGAGTTTGTCCAAAATGGCGCTCTCTGTCCAGGAATACCACGCCGCGTCCACATAGACTAGCAAATCGGACTTGATCGCGGCGGCTTTCTTTGAAGTTTTCAAAAATATTTCTTTAAAATGCGGCTGACTCCAAACTTCGTTGACGAGGACGGCGTATGGGGAGATACGATAGGCTTCTGGGTTCTGGACATTGTACTTCGGTTGTAAGAATAGGTTACAATATGCTCTCACAACACTGTACAATGCATCGATAGTTTCACGTTTCATACTTTTTACAAACAAATTTGTTTTTAAGTAGTCATTTTTTTAAACCATGTTTCATCGTCCTTCGTCCACGCTGGCAGTGATAGGTCTAGTTTGAATGACTTGATATGTTTGCATTGTCTGCGGCGAAATGTATGGTCTGGACAAGTGCACGAATGTTCTGTGACAAAATATTTCTTGTTGGGGTTTGAAAAAGATGTCATTGTCCTTTTGCGCTTGCAAGCGCATCTCTGCTTGTTGGCAGTTCTCTTAGCCTTCATCCTACGCGCAATCCGTTTTGCGAGTCGTTCGAGGTACTCCCGGTCATCCAACTTCTTTCTCGGGGGCGTTCTGGGGACCATGGCTTTGGACGACATGCTACTGTGCTGGCTTGTAGAGTAACGAATGAATGTTTGGAAAGAATAATAAGATAGATTGACTGATTTTAAATGTCACGCAGAATTTAAATGTCACGCAAAATCCCAAATCACGCGAAGCAGTACTATATATCGGCCAATTTCCTTTTAGATGTTGGTAGTTTGGCTCACTGGTATAAATTTAGCCATGTATTTTGCATTGTTGTCTTTTCCTTCACGAAAAGACTGGCTATATTTTGTTTCTGTAGCAATGTGGAGTTTCAATCTTGTTATTTCACTAACTACGTGCATAAATTTAGCGTCATTGTACATTTCTCCACATTCAGCATTGAATAATACATTGGTCCAGGTCAAGGCTCGTGATTTATTGATGTGTGCTCGCTCTTCTGTACCTAATTTATTCAACGAGTGGACACTCTTGGACAAGTGTTTGGAATCAGCTCATGTGTACAACATCACGGCCGGTCGTATTCCATATGATCGGTCATCGCTACGTCATACACCGATTGCTTTTGTGTTCATGGCCGCGAAGGACCGCTCGATTTTCGTGACACCAGAGTACCAGGGTCTTTCGTTGTATCTAAAGGCACTTGTATTGATTCACGAATGCGCTCATATAGGACTGGGCGCCGTAGATTTCGCTTATACTTGGCAACCAGAATATCTTCAACTGAGCGAGCAACAACACTATCAAAATGCTGATTCATATATGGATGCAGTATTTTATCATTGTATTTAATATCTTCTACGTTTCTTGCGACCGCCTTGTTCGCGTGATCCCTGTCTATTTTGGTAATGATTGCGCGTGCCTCCCCTGTTTTGTGCTGAGCTGTGAGACCGAGTGTTCTGATGAAATTGGTTTCTCTCGTCTGCGTAATTCGACCTTGAACCTCCCCACTGTGGAACGTTCTGTGTTCTTTGGCGCTCTCCATGGGAATGACGTTCGTAATTTGGCGAGGGAGACCTGTATCTTCGCGGTTCCGAGACGAACATGGGAGACATGGGTCGCTTTCCAGTTCGTCCGTGAGTATTTCGACGGTGCTGATCATGCGTGGAAGCGGTGGGTGACCTAGACCGCTTTACTTTTCGCTGCCTGTGATCATTCTGACGAAACATTGGTGACATGGGTCGCTTCGCATTGCTTGTGGACGGCTTTCTATCAATGTATATGTCACGGCTAATTCTTTCACGTCTCGGCAAGTAATTTTCCCACCATTTACGCCGAGTTTCTCGCATTGGCGGTTTGGACGTGCGTGGCTTCCTTTGACATGCATCAACGACGTCCTTGGCTATCTTCAGCTCGGAAGTCCTGCACTTGTCGATAATGTCATTGGTCGCTTCTTTGTTGTATCCAGTTCCAAGTTCCAAAATATTTTTGACACAGGACACAAACGTATCGTATTCGTCAGTACCTTTTGTCAAGCCAATATCGGTTGCTAGATCGTACACTGACATGATTCAACTCAAGCACACATCCTTAAATACCTGTCTTAGTAAACCCACTCTGGAATGCATCCTTGATTTGTAGGTGAACGTTGTAAAATGTATTTTATGTATTCTTTCAAGCGTTTGTTTTCAACATACAATGATTTTATAGTCGTCCATACAATTTGTCTGTTTGCCAAACGCAGGGGCGGTGGGGGACTATCTTCGAGTTGCAAATTTTCCAATTGTGATATGATTGTATCCATGTTTGTTTTTTCACGGGTGTCTTTTATACGTATTCGACAACAACATAGTCTGTTAGACGTCCTTCTGTTTGTGTGCCTATGTTCACGCGCGGTGGCGGCACCACCGGGGGTTCTTCGTATCGTAAAAGCCGCGATGCTACGATACCCAGTCCAATCCCAATAGATATACAAAATAAACTGTTATACAAATTCATTGTCTGTTCTTTTTTCATTTAAATACTACCATGCGTCATCGCTGAGCGTCAGACGGATTGTGTTCGTCACTGTCCAGGCCCAACAATTACAGAGGCAAATGCTTTTGGGTCAATGTGGGTTTGAATGGCATTGTTGACGTCTTCTCGAGTGAGTTCGCTTAACATGTTTTTGAATGTCTTCAGGGCCTCGGCGGTGTCTTTTCCTTCGAGGATATGTTTTAATGCAACGGCGTGGAGGTTGTCGACGGTGTCCATCGCAATTGTTTTGGACCCTAGCATGTTTGATTTCGCGTCTTTGAATTCACTTGGCGTGATGCCGTGGTCTACCCAGTCTTGCACGAGCTCCCTTGTACATTCTAATCCCTCGTCAAGAGACGATGGACTGAAAGTCCCTTGAATGCAGAACAAGCACGGTGTTTTCGGGCTTATAGTTTGCATGACAGCGTAAATCCCGTAAGTGCCCAAGCCTCTAAGAGACCGAACAGTGTGCATGAGTCTCCCGGGCATGCCTCCTCCGAGCACAGTCGCAGCGCATTGGAGTGCCACCGCATCGCGTGTCAATGGCTTGACACGCGTTGTTTGGCCCATAAGTATCTGCACTGTACTGTAACCGGGCAGCACGAGCTTTTGTTCAGACGCCACTCTCTCATTGGGCGTCCACGCCAGTGTGGTTTGTGGACACTGTTCGTTGGCAGGGAAGATTTTTCCAAGTGTAGATGCTGCTTCTAATGTCGGTGTGACCATCGTTACATAAGTATCATTTGAAGAAGCAATCCATTTTGCATGGAATGCGCGCACGTCGTCTGCCGTCAGTTTGGAAATATTTTCGGCGCGAACATCTAGTGGGATGTGGTACTTTGTGCGCTCGAATAAAGCTTTTAAGAAGAGTTTTTTGGCTTGGAAGCTCTGGTCGGTTTTTAGGGCATGTAGTTCAGCGATGAGATGACGTTTCTGTTGCTCAACGAGTGTTTCAGAAAATTTAGTTTTTTTCCACTCTTGTTCAAACATGATATTGGATGCTTTTTGAAGACCTGGCGTGGACAGAGGCATCTCCATGGCCATGTGCATAAATTCGTGGTCGTGGCGAAAGTAACGTTCCGTGTGTAATGCCATGAGGGCGTCTGTTGTCGTAATGCCAGAAGGCATGGATCCTTTCCCCATACACGACGTCATCACGGTGGCAATGTCGTGTTCTTCAGGCGAAAACCGTGCCGATAGAGTTGTCCGTACGTACGCCGCATTTGGCACGTGCAGTATATGAGTTGTTGGTGAAATGGCTTGAATCTCCCACAGTGTTTGGTTGCCAGGTTTGGGAACTTTGGTGACATGGGGTGCAACTGACGATTCTGCCGATAGCATGTTGGTAGAAGGCATTGGCTCAAGGTGTTTTTTTGTGGGAATGACGTGTGTCACAGTCATGCGCGTGTCTTGGAATACGTCTGTGGCAACTTTTTGAATGTCTTCGGGGGTCATTTGTTGCAGCGTGATGTTGCGATCGGCAAAGTCTTTCCAGTTATTCGTTGCCGCCCCTCTTCCTAGTTCATTCATAATGTCTGTCACAGATTCGAGGCCTCTATTCCATTCGTCAGCCATGTTCATCTTGACAGTTCTCAACTCGTCAGTCGAAACTTTGTGTGTGCCAAAGCTTTGTAGGGTTTCCAGCATTTTGGTTTCAACCGACAGACGAATGGCTGGCGAAGTGTTTTCTTGAGTACCATGGAAAAACCACAGATAAGGATCGATTTGGCGGGGAGAATAAGTGCCGATGTCGTGTAACGTATTGTCGTCAATAAGTCCTTTGCCTCGCCCCTGACCGTTGTGCCAAGTCATTTTCGAAATGATCTGCAAAGCCAACGCTTCTTTAGTGGCGCCTTTTGGCTGCCGAAATGCCATGCAAACCATTGGGCAAGGGGCATCGATCTTGAGTTCGACGCTTCGTTTGCCCATCTGAGGCGGTTCCGGCGCATGCACTGGATCACACTTGTCTCCTGGCAACATGCTGCCAAAATGGGTTTCCACGTTCCTCAGCACAGATTCGCCATCGAAATTACCGACAAAGATAAGTGTAGCGTTATTCGGTACATAATATCTCTCTCTATACCGTCTCATATCTTCTGCCGTAGAATGTGTCACGCCCGTTCGATTGCCAATCGTGCTTGTGTGATACGGATGAACTTGAATGGCCGTTGAAGACGTTTCGCTGAACATCTTGTTACCAGCCTGTTCACCCCTTTCCAATTCATTGATGACGGCATGAGACTCAATGGGTATCTTATCAGCGGGAACAATCGTTTGCTTGAAACGGGCCGCGTCGATCTCAATAACTTCTGGAGTTTGCTCTGGTAAATGGACCAAATAATAACGGGTAGAGTCCATGTTTGTCATAGCATTGATGACATCGCCTTTCTTTGCCAACGACCATATCTTCCCATCATTGATTCGAAAAGACATATGCTCCAAAAAATGAGCCATGCCTTTTGGCGAAAAATTTGCCTCCTCTTTCGAGCCTGCATGCACGACCCGCATGTAACCAGTTACCTGGGTGCCAGATACAGGACACAACAATACCCGAAGTCCATTTGATGGGTGAACGTATTCATAAACTTTAGTATTCGCAAAATTAATACATGCGCCGGATTTCCACGACATTACTTATTTCATTTAAATCATATTTATACTACGCTTTAACTGACAACATGTCATTCTTCACCGAACTGTGGCATTGGCCATTTCTCATCATTGACAGACTTTGATCTTAGTTCGCGTAACCATTTGTAAAGATTGTATAACGCAGTTAGTGTCGCACGTTTTTCCTGCGTTATCATAAGCGTCATGCTTTTTTGGGCGCGAATGTTACGCAACAACAGAAAATAGACATGGTATAATAACTGCGCATTGCTCTCAATCACAGCAAAGTCAGATTCGGCGTCTACCAACGAACACAACTGTACACAGATTTTGCGAAACGTATCTGGTGTCAAAAAGTTATGGACTTTCTGACCTTGATAGTCCGCAAATAGATAAGCCAGCATTTGCCAAAATGTTTTTCGCTGTTTATAGAATTGCGGGTCAGAAACTGCAACCGTAACACTACTCGGATTCAGATTAGAAGCATGATGTACAGACATGACGAGGAACTGATTGAACACATACGCACGATTTAAATATATCATATTACTCAAGTATGATAAATGTTACATACTAATGGTTCGCACTGTGCATTCGTCACCAGCCACATCTATAACTCCGTCCATCAATTCTATTCTACATTTCTTGTGAACTAATTTTACAAGTTTGCCTTGATCGCCATCTGAAGTAACGATGGTTATGCCCTTGACTATCTTATCAAATGTCTTTTGCCACTTTCTTCTGATGGGAGGCCAATCGGTAATGGGCAACAGTGGCAGAATGTGCCTCAGAACATTTTCAGGGTACCAATCAGGGACCGGAAATTCAGTCATGTTGAATACCCACCAATAATTTCTGCCACGTGCACTGATATTATTGCCAACTGACCATGGGCCGTTCTTCTTTATCAGCGTAAACTGCTTCGAATGCACTGGCTCGCCGAGCTTTTTCTTCGCAGATACATTTTTTGACGCCATAATTGCCACCTTGTAGTCTATCTTCATTTGCTCATGTTGACGACGGCACCAACCATCGACATCTGACAAAGAGGCAATGAGCAAGGACGAGTCTAACGACCTATTTGTGCATCTTGAGGTTGTAGTTTTACGCTCTAAAGGTATAAGCCCCTTATGAGCAGATTGCCAGGCATCCTCTTTCGACTCTGGATTAACGCACGACATGCCAAAATCTATAAACGTAACATTGTTGTTCGAATCGTCAAATAGTACATTACTACAACTCAAGTCCCTGTGCATAAAGTTGACATCGGCCTGCAAAGTGTACAGAGCTTTCATAACATAAGCCAATGCTTTGTATAAAGGCTTCCCCGATAATTTTCCCAGTGGCATTCCCCGAGCTAATTCCATACAGACACACGTGCGTAATTCGCCTTGAAATTGCTTTCTCTGCAAAAACAGGATCTCCGGCACACGAATGTGTGCGTATTTCTTACATGTCTCGTGTAAGTATGCTTGGGTAACCATCTCAAAAAAGTCGTCGCTTTCTTCGCCTGTAATTTTTATGACAGCGGCCCTGTTATTATACACCACAAAGCTCAACACTTGTCCGTATGTGCCTTGTTCATAGTATTTCCTGACTGCATACGCAGTATCTTGTTTCAAAGTACGTTTGAACGCCCCGTATGGGATTCGTAGACGTTTATGGCCGTGTTGGAACATGTTCTGGCGGCGGGAGCGTCTCCATTTCTGAAATGGATTGTCGATCTCTTCGATATCCACTTTGTTTATTGGCAAATTTTCGATAAAATGTGTACTAAACAGTTGTTTCAATCTATTTTGATTATCAAGTGGGAGGTCAGGTTGAGTCATACTAGTGACCATTCTGTGTATTGTCTCTAGATATTTTCGGGAAATGTTAAATATACCTGTTTGAACATCACGCGGCAAAAGAGAGAATAAGTCCATTTAAATGATGGAGTTTGTTTTAAATACGTCCAAAAAATTAAATTTGTTTACATTGATGTGGTTTTAGCACAAGTATCTTATTGCCTACACGAACATGACACATCCTCCGTTCAAGACGAGCAAGTGTACCAATGGTGCCATCGCAAAGTACAACTTCTACGTCCTTCGGCATGTGCAAGTCAAAAGACGTCTCCCACTGTCGTCGAATTGAAAACCAATGATCTAAAGGTAGCTTTCGCAGCAGTCTTTTGAGAACATTCTCCGGGAACCATTCTGGAACATGAAATTTCGCCATGTTAAACAGCCACCAATGCGGCCCGTCGCCTTCTGAACGAACTGCATCCCATGGCTCTAATTCGTTGCCAACATGCCACCCACCTTTGCGAATTGTTGTGTACTGAGTTTCTCTCCTTGGCGGCGAAAGCTGTTGTTTTGCGGATGAGTCTGAAGACATTTCAATGGCTTTTTTGTAATCGTCTTTCATTTGTGTGTGGAGCTCTGCGATCCATTTATCTTGCAGGGACGTGTGCGCAATCAATGTCGACGCGTCCAATGACCTGTTTATTTCAGTGTCCGAACGCCAGTCGTAGAATGTGTCGTCTACCATTTGCCATGGCATTTTGTGTTTTGTTGGGTTCAACCAACTCATGCCGAAGTCTATGAATGTGATTACATGGCTTGACGCATCATAGTAAATGTTTTGGCCGCTCAAGTCACGATGCATAAAATGCACATCCTTTTGGAGCTGATACAAAGCTTTCATAGCGTGTGCCAGGGCCGCATAGAGTCGAATACCGTTGTATGCGTGTATCGGTTTGCCACTCGCGCGTTCCATGCACACATATGTACCGTAAGACTTGGAACGTTGCATAAATAAAATCCGAGGCACGCGAACGAAGGCGGAACTCTTACACTTCTCATAAAGGTAAGCCTGGGTAACCAACTCGAACCAATCGAATTCGTCAAAGTCCATCATCTTTACGACTGACAGAGTCTTCTGGTAAACGACAAGGGTGCATACGGATGCATACGCGCCATTCGTACGAAAGCCATCAACAATATACGCAACTTCTGGATTCAAAGTCAATTTCAATTGGCCCTTGGGAACGATTTGGACTTGCAATGTGTCGCCAATACACTTCCTAGAAAATCTCGCCTTTGAATCATGCCTGTGCCAATGCAAATACGGGTTATGAATACACTGGAACTGGACTGTTGCGAGTGGAAGCTTTGACAACCCGAAACGTGATATATCCTCGATGGACTCCCTACACACGGCCATTGACACTGACAAGCGTGCAACATATTGCTTCAGGGAATCAGTATTACCATCAGTAAAAGAAAATGTACTCTCCTGGACAGTCTTTGGTAACTCGAAGAATAGATCCATTGTATGATTTATATTTCATTTCTATTCATATATAGTCGCGTATTTAGGATATCGCATATGTGTCGCATTAGCTGTATCTTGAAAACAAGGTTTGAACATGCTTATCAATCTGTTCGCGCCTCTTTTTTTCTTGTTCGCTATAAGTGATGTGAATGCTGGCATCGGTATCACCCACAGCGATGCCGTACTGAACCAGACATCTCCCAACGCAATTCGAAAGCTTACGTTCCTGGAAACGCCTCAAAATGTAATCGTTGTGGCTCGCGGCTTTGAATAAAGGCTTCAAACACCTCCCGGCCCTCGTTAGATGGTCGTGTGCCATGGAATACTTTTTCCCCTTTTTCAAACGCAGTTGCTCAAAAGCATCAACAAACATTGTCACCACGAGTGTGCCGGCTGCGTATCCAGAGTCAATCGTTACAGACACATTCCGCCGCGTTCCAGGGTCTGTCAGGGGGTCTTTATCGCCGCTGCGGCGTCGCCGGGCCGTCCTGATCCTTTTGGGACCCTTTAACGCCGCTGAACGAAGCTTCTTCCATGCCGCGGACTTCTTCTTGCGACTAGGCATGGTCTGTAACGATGTGTTTAAATCACGCGAATCAGATTTAAATCGCTGACGTGACATTTAAATTTAGATGTTCTGACGAAGTTCGTATTTAAGTACCTGTGGTCTTGATAACAGGTTGGATGAAAATAAAGGCTATGTTCCAGATAAAGTACGTAGGACCCGTCGTCGTCGCACTTGTTTTAGCTGTGCAAATACTAGTTATGAAACAGCAAATTACGAGGCTTGAAGAAACCCTGTCAGAGCTGAATATTGCTGCTTCGGCAACGGAACTGCGATTAGAGAGTGTAAAAGACAGTACATTGGCCAAAATTCATTCGATTGACAGCAAAATCGAGTCGGTGGACTTGAGCATTGCGTCCATTGAAAAATTGGACCCGTACCTTATGGAATTGGAATCGACGTTAACAGAAACGACAGACAAGGTCGACGAGCTTATGTCCGGCCACGAATTGCTGAAAACTTCTGTAGTACAACATGGTCAATATATTGAAGATATACATAAACATATATATAGAGATAACATATAATTTATTAATATGTGATTTTGAGTATAACTAAGCATATATACGAGTAGAGTAATTCGATGTCTTCCCTAAGCGTGAATAGCGTGTCATTGATGTGTCCTATTACGCAATGTATGATGGTGGATCCAGTGATTGCTCCCGATGGACATACGTATGAGCGCGCTGCCATTGAACGGGCAATTATTATGAATGGCAAGTCTCCTATGACTAGGCAATTCATTCGTATCGATGAACTGATTCCAAACTATGCAATCAAAAGCATTATTGATGGGCTTGGTTCAGTATCTGAGGTAGCCGCAGTTCCCGATACGATTTCCTTCGACGTCCATGATAATGATAATGATAATCTCACGCACGTGGCTTTACACTCGGACGACGGCGAGGCAGGCCCACAAAGCGTCGTATTCGTAGTGGACACGTCCGGTTCCATGAATGAAGAGGTCGGCGCTGCCACTGGCGAACAGGACGGCTTTTCCATTATGGACGTGACCAAGCACGGTATTCGTACGTGCGCGTGCGGACTCCGACCACAAGACAGTGCAGCCATCGTGACATTTTCGACGGACGCGCGCGTGGTCATGCCACTGCGCAAAATGGACGCGGGCGGCAAGGCTCAACTCGAAGTCGCCCTTGCCGGCATTGGTCCGAATGGCGGAACGAACATTTGGGCAGGCCTCGAACTTGGCCTTGAGCAATTGGCAAATGGTGGTACTATCTTTCTCCTGACTGACGGCCAGCCGAATTATCGTCCACCGCGCGGCGAGGTCGCCATGCTCAAAAACGCCATGGACGGCCGTGAAAACATCGTTGTCAATACCTACGGCTTCGGCTACAACCTCGATTCCGAGCTACTGGTCGAACTTTCGCGTTCCACACAGGGTTCGTATTCGTTCATCCCCGATATTGGCACACTCGGTACTGTGTTTGTGCATGCCATGGCGAATTTATGCACGTCTGTGGACCGCGCCATAACGTTGTCCATCGAGACGGACGGGACCATTCAAATGCCAGAAATCGTCAAGACCAATTGGGGATACATATTGCCTCTGGGTCGCATTACGAAGGGACAAACGCGAGACATCTTCATCGAGTGTGACCAGCCGGTTTCGGTAACCTGTCCCGGCATCGCGATGACAGCGTTTGGAACGAGACCGCCTGCTCCACCAGATCGACAAGTCGCGTCCATGGGCATCTTCCAGTGCCACGGCATCGCACGCATGAACCCCGAGCAGGCCAACACGTACTTGAACGGTCTTATGGCAGCGGTGACAGACCCAAAGCTGCAAGAAGATTTGAACGGTCAGGTTCGCGAGGCCGTCATGCCCGAAAATTATCGCAAGTGGGGCCGACACTACTTGCCGTCTCTGGCCCTGGCACATTGGACGCAACAGTGCAACAACTTTCTCGACAAGGGGATTCAAGAGTACGGTGGTGCCACCTTTCACGCAACCAGAGACAAACTCGACTCTGCGTTCAACGAGCTGCCAGCGCCGACGCCGACACATCGCGAACGTGTCGTGTATCGCTTTCGGTCGGCGGGGTGCCAAGTCACGCCGGCACCTCAAAGAATGGAATCGTACAACTCTGCGTCGGCCCCATGCTTTGCAGCTTACTGTCGTGTTTTATTGGCAAGTGGGGATCTCAAGACATGTGAGAACATTCGCAAGGGCGACGTCGTCAAGACTTCAAAGGGGGATGCCCGCGTTATTTGTGTGGTCAAGTCTGTATCTGTCGAACCATTGGTCGAAGTCGGTCACCTGCACGTTACTCCTTGGCATCCAGTCATGATCAATGACACTTGGGGGTTTCCTAAACATCTCGGATCTGGAAACATTCAAAACGAGTCGGAAGTTTACAGCTTTCTGTTGGAGCCTGGTTTTGTGGATGTGAATGTAGAGGGCGTGACATGCATAACTCTGGCTCACAACATTCGTGACGACTCTGTGGCGTCTCATCCATTTTATGGTACCAACAAAGTCATACAGAGTCTGGAAAATATGGAGGGGTGGGACGAGGGCATTGTTCACATTCGGAGTGTACTGCGGGATATTGAAACAAACTTAGTGTGTGGCTTTTCCCGGTAAATTCAGGGGATGAACCAATTTATAAAAAGACGCTATATAAATGCCACTCTTGTCAGTTAAATATCCATGGGTCTTCTTGATAATGGTCACGGTCCTATGTTTCGCGTCATCTACCTTAATGTTCTTTACGGTACCATGACTCTCCTCGGCGCGCTTCTGCTTGCCGCTCTCAATGCCCCTGTCGGAACTGATGATGAGCCTCGCTACCTCAAGTGCCAACTGAACGGTGCTACTGCGACGACCCCGGCTCGCACTGAGCCAGAGTGTGTTGCTCTTGTCGCTGATACCGATCAGGAAATCCAGAACAACAATTTGTTCAACATCGCAGTTGCCGTTGTCGTGGTTAGTGGTTTGTCGTTTGTGTGGTCATTGCTCAACCACGGCATCCACGAGATTGGGGTTGCCACGGATAAACGCACTGGATGTGGCACCAAGCTGCATTTCATGCTCGAGCCGTTTCTTTCCATCATCCAAGTCGGTCTGTTCGCGGGTCTCGTTGGATGGTTCGCCATGGCCGAGGAGACCGATGCGCAGTTCGAGGCGAATGTCGAGAACAATGTTTTCTACTCAGATTACAACCCCAGATCCATCGCGCTGGTCGGTCTCATTGCCGGGATTCTCGACACTATCGGGTTCAACGCACTTAACTACTTTGTGTTTGGCGACAGGTGCTCCATCGGAAACTAAAATACACATCATAAATTTATATAAATTCGTTGCTTTAAACTTATTCAACACATACGTGTACTTTAATATATGGGTTACTAGCGGAGCGCGTGCAAACATGTCCACTGTTGGGTTCTTGCGCGAAGGCGTACGCAATTCGCTAGGTGGGGACACGTTTACAGGACCAAACACCGAGAAGAAAGTATTGCCAGAATGCGCGACGCCCAAAGTTGATCAAATCGAAGAGGATACTGTCCCTACCGACGAGAAAACAGAATCAGTCCTGTCCGACCCTAAATTCGGTATGTTCAGTCTTTTTCACTACCATTGGACGACGGGTCACCAAAACAGGGCAATGAAAAAAAGCAACAGAGCGTACTGCTCACACATATTTAGCTTTCTGTTTGCGCTGCCAGTCCTTGTTTTCGTCACTCAATGGCTCATGTATGCCGCCATCATTTCACACCAAGTTCGAATATACGATGGCGGCATTTGCCCAAACCGTGCACCTCTTCAAGAAAAAATCATGATGGCCGCCGTCGCGCTATTTTACTTCATTAAATCTTTTTTCATTTGGGACAATATCGTTGACCGAACCAGACGCAAAAAAATGATACCCACGACTTCGTACCTTGTCATTGTCGACACACTCATGGAATACGGCTTCAACCTACTAGTCTACCTCACAAATTTATGGGTCATATTCACAGAGCCTGATTTTATCAACATGTTCTGCAATACGCTTGTCATGGAGTGGCTCATGGACATGGACAACGAATTCCAAAGAACATACTTCTCGTTCCTTCCAGGTGTCGCCGAGGATATTTACGACAACTTGTTTGTCACCTACAGAGAGAACCTCATCATGGTGCAACAGAAAACGCACGAGTCGGCCAAATTCAGATGCTGTCGAAGATGCACGTGGTTGCCTTTTAAAACTCTTATGTTCATGTTCATGATCATGCCAGTCATCTGTTTTGTCTTTGTTTTCTATGGCGGCATATGTAAATAATGCCAGTATAAATAGATCCTGGCGGACATCAAAAATATGACCACGACTCAAACAAAGTATATTATTGCCGCCGTTGCTATAACCTGCACAATCGCAGTCTCCACGTATTTGTACACGCGACGTCCTAAACCAACGCCAGACCCCAAAGTAGAACAAGCCGAAACGAAAAACTAAATGAGCATAGATAAAAGGCACAATTATTGAACATACATTATATTTCATTTACCATCGTAGATGGCATTAAAAACGATGGACGAATTCTACGATGCAAGTGACGAAGACGATCAAGGCGCTGACGAGCAGTTTCTTTGCTCTCTCATAGTACCGTGTACTAAATGCCGGTACTACAGCGCACATGACAGGCGGAAAATGTTCGGTCTGAAGCATTGTGAGTCGAAACATTATTACGGTCCTTTGTGGACCAAAACGGAAGTCGTACACGGTACAGCCAGGATGATTCAATTGTGGTGGAAACACGAAATACATGGATCATGACATGCTGTCGAGAAGAACCTTCGCTTTGGGATGTCCGTGCAATGCCGCCTTTTTAAGCCAGACCAGCGCTTCCACGATGTCCACAGAGAGCCCGCCCTCACCCCTGGCATACATTAGACCGAGACTGAACTGAGCGTATGGGGACCCCTTCTCTGCCGCCTTTCTGAACCATAGCTGTGCCATCCTTTGTTCTTGTGCAACCCCACGACCTAGATAAAAATTCTCGCCAACCTGGTACATAGCCCATGCCTTGCCGCTCGCAGCCCATCTGAGACTACACGCATGAATCTCTTCGAGGGTTTTAGCCATGGTCTCTCTGCACATTGGACACTTATTATGCGATATGCTGCCCTGCAGTTCGTTATAACAGTGTTCGTGAATGCGCTTACCACAGCACGTAAGCCGCACGAAGCCCGTCCACGTGTCTAAAGGGTCCAAGCAGATGCAACAAACACCCCCAGTGTCTATAACATGCTGGTGAAAACTGGATGTCCCTTTCGCGCTCATGCAGACTGACAGAGTCTTCTTAAATATAACAAAATATTCCTTCTACAAACACCAGCAGGAAGCACCACGTAAACATTTGTTTTAGACTAAAAATTGATATATAAAAACGACTCTTCGTTTTGTTAACTATGTTGCACCAATGGTTGCCGTTCCGAAAATTATTTCGCGAATCTTTGTATTTAAACCGTTTCACTAATTCAAATGACAATTCCAAATGGCATTTGCGTCGATTTGGAAACAACAATTTCGTCGAAAATCCCAGATCATGTGCGCCCCCCTGGCAAGAAACGATTCGAGACCAGGATTCTCGAGATTGGCGCTGTCGACTGGCAAAATCCAACAGTCAAGTATCAGGCACTTGTATATCCAATTCAGACCCATACGGCTATAAGTTCCACAGCCGAACTTTTCCAGACTTTGACAGGCATGTATCAGCACCCGACTCGAACTATCAACTTTTGGTCCAAAGTCTTGGTCAAGCGCCACTCTTTAACACGCCATATGTTTTCCGTTGAGGAAGAGCCCGAGGTTTGGCTGGCTCGTCAAGTGAATCAAAGAGCAAAGGATTTCGTTCGTTGGCATAACGAGCCGGCATCTGGTCCGATGTTCGTGTCTGAAAAGGTTGCATTAGAGGGACTGTTAAAGTTTACGGAAAAGCACAGCATTCATTGTTGGCTAGCCCATAATGGGAATAGTTTTGACTTTAAAGTGCTCGAAGGATGTTCTGAGAGGCATTGTGTGCCACTCATCAAGAATTTGAAAACAATTGACACATTGAAATTGTTTCGGAAACATATTCCGGGCCACAAGTCATATTCCCAACCTGTGTTGTATGAAACTTTATTCAATAAAAGGTACAATGCGCACGTGGCCATAGATGATGCAATTGCGTTGGCAACATTGTGCCGACATGTTGTGCGGAGTCATGCAAGCGACGAGGCCGAGAAAAGTCAAGTGCGACCCCTGCGCATGGCCGCGGCGGAGTCATCGCTCGTTGATTCCAAAGGCCAGGGAAGATCGCGAGCTCGAGGGCCGATACGCGGGAACAAAAAAACAATGGACCTGACCTTTCAGGTGCCGCTTGGCAAACCTCGCAACAGTGAACAGCGGCGGCCCTTCCGTGTCGGCCGAAGTAGAATCATCAAGTCAACTTTGCGTTCTGTGCAAAATCTAAAAGGCATTGGACCCAAGACAGCTGGAGCGCTCGCCGCAGTCAACATACATAACGTCAAACAATTGGTAGAGAAATATCGGAGCTGCGGCGACGACTGGCTTAAAAATGTATTGCCATATGGGGCCAGATTTAAGATCATAAAAGAGTCATTAGTAAATCCGTAATATGTTGGCCGTCACGCAATATATAACCTGTGCGAAGCAGCACATATGTTGGAGTTTTTGTTTGGGTGGGCACTGGGAGTCTGGATGGGGCAGCAATTGCCATTGCCTTCTGTGCAAAGACAGCTCGAAACTTGGTGGAGTACTCGCAACGTCGAAGTAGAAAGCACAGTTGAAACTGACGAAACGATCGCTCCTGTTTTTACTGGCGACATGCCCTCAAATGCGTAAATAACGTATAAATATGAATTTGATAAATAAAATGTTACTAATTTTTTTAAGTTTAGTTTGTGGAGTTATCATCGGTCAGGAAGTGTCTACGCTGCCAAAGCTCAAGCCTCTGATCTCTGATATGTATGCAAAGTTTTTGAGAAGTGAATGATAATATTTATGATCTCTTTTCCTCTCTACCAGGCGAGTTTTCCTGTGACCATAGACTGTTTTCTCGACACCATGCCGAGTGGATCTCTTCGAACATCTGCCAATGTGTGACGTCGTTTGTGTGCCAGGTATCGGTTGATGTATCCCGCATAAATTTACCAAAGTACAGATGGAAAGCCTCGATTTCTTCTTCATCGTCTAGACTAAATGGTTGTATCTCGACACCAAATTGCTTCGCATCGCCCGCGTCCCACATGATTGGTTTCAACATACGTCCCACGGGGAGGGGAATGTCATCGGTTTCATTATGTTTAAACTCGTTCGCTACTACCTTGAACCTATTTTTAAACCCGTTCAAGATATTTATGCGCGGACTGTACGAAAGCACAGTTATATCAATGTCATCATATATCGTCAAGGCGCTATCTAATCTAAGCAAATATGTAGTAGATCTCTTAGAACGTGACACTTTTTTAGATACCTGAACGCCTATTGTATTATTTGTCAATAGAATCCCTTGAAAACATTGTAAATCTTCCGTCGAAGCATTACCTAATAAAATATGCTGTCTAAACGCTGCCATCAACGAGTTCTGAACACGGAATCGTCATATTTATACGAGTTATTTTTGTTTAGCGTTAGAAGTTTTTGAGAAGTGAATGATAATATTTAAGCCGACTTTGTCGAATTGAAATGCGGTCGGAGTTGGAATGTAACCTTGCGTTTGCCGCGTCTGTGTCGAACTTGTATTCGCAGTTGCGACAACATTGTATAATTCATGATCCTCCGTACAACTTGATGTCAGTTGTGTCTGCTTTCTTAGCGGGGCCTCGTTCGGCAGGGCGGTCTGTGTTGATTGTGGTGGATCATCAGACCCGTTCTGTCACGATTCGCGAGAATGATATTCGACATCATGTGTTGCACACAGCAGTGCATGCGTTTCAAGAACATCGTTTGAACTTACAAGAACATCGTTTGCGACTGCCTTCTCGACGAGCACCATCGGCCCAGATGCAAGTGTCGACGCCGGTGCCGAATCCGTCGACAACGTTTGCGATGACTCGACATCGTGGGAGTCGAAGCGCAATTCCAAATCGACCATCAGGGCAAACATGCTCGGTGTGTATGGATATGATTATGACAGATGATTTGCAATACCTTCCTTGTGCGCACGTGTTCCACAAAGCCTGCATTTCAGAGTGGTTCCAACGATCGACAACTTGTCCGTTGTGTCGTTCAGAATTAACATAGTAGATCGTGCATGGTTTGGCGCCAAATGCAAGACCTTTGACACGAATCGCCCGCCGAGACTATGTCAGTTAGAGACAGACAGCCGTTTTTATCACTGTCGCAGTCGTCAAACAACTTGTGGTATTTGGATCCTTCTACGGCCATGAGAAATTGGCGCCTAAGCGACTTGCCACCAGATCGTATGGCCGAATGCAATTGGTATTTGTTTACACACGCATCTTGCAACATGCAAGACCAAACTTGGTCGTGGGATATTTCGCAAAAGGCTTGCGAGATACAAAAGACTATGGATAGTAATATAAGGCGAAACATTTTTTGTTATGTACATGTATTGTTTCTTATATAGAGTTTTTGCGTTAGCAATGACAGCACCAGTATCGTTTACGATGCTTTTTTGCATCCACTGTCAACGTAATCATGGCCAAACATTGTGTGCAATGATTATGTGGTCCGTTTGGCATCACCTGTAGCCACATATCGAGACATTTTTTATGTACGTATACATTACAATTGCAAGGCGATTTCGTGGTGCATTGTTCGAGGCAAATATAACACTCGTGTTCCGGTACGAGCTCTTTTCCTAATTCAGCCATCGTCCTTAAATCCACGTTTATTAAAATATTGAATATATACCTCAATTACAGTATTAGAGTAATGAATTGTCGCGATGAGCATAACACATGGATGGACCAAGTGTTAAAGCTCAAGAATAGTTTGTCAACCCTGACTTGCACTGACCCAAAGAACATTTTGCAACATTTTTTTTTGCAAGCGCTGGAGCAAGAATTTCCACGGGAATTGGAGGCTAATAAGAACTTAAATGAGAGGGTATTGTATCTGGCAATTGAAAATGCGCCAAAGTTGAGTGGTTCTGCCAGAACGAGAGCAGCGTCGATTGTCAAAGAGTATTGTGGCACATCATTATTAACAAATGTGCGCCTCACCGATTTGCGTAACAAAGCTGTTTTTGAGGTGTATCGACAATGTGGCGTCACAATAGACACATATTTTGAAAGATATTCTAGCCCTCCTGGTTCTGAGGAGCAAAATGCATCTTACAGCCATATCGCGCATGGCGATGCGAGAGCAACTGCGACTCAAACTGTCGATTTATCAAATGCGCTCAATTGGATGCAAATGTTGAAACGTTTTTTCTTAGTGTATGATGCACTTACAACGGATGTCAACCTGAACGAAACGAATCTGAATTGGATTGGTGCTATGTGGAAGACTCGCATAGACAAAACGTCAATGGGCGATTTAGTATGGGAGTTGTTCCTAGATTTGTGGTATATTGAAGCAACTTAATTTTTACTTTCATCTATGAGTGTATGTTTGAGACCGTCAATAAAATGTTCAGACATGTCTCGCCAGGAGGAAGACTCTTGTATGAACTGGTCAACATGTAGCTCTTTTAAGGAAGTTGCCAAGTCCTTCACCGTCACAATCATCTCGTGAAATTCCTCAAGAAGATCTACATCACCTCTCGACGACTTTAACATGGTTGTCGTTTGATGAATGGTCTTCATTGTATCTGACGCATCGGATATAATTGATCCTAATCTCTCAGGGTGATATGTGGACTGCAATTGTGTTACAGTGTTTACAGTGTACGCACCAGCGGCGAAAAACCCTATAGTCAATGCAAACAAACACACAGCAGTGACGACCGAAGCAATTGTTCGAATTACATCAAATCTTGTTCGGACAGCATCCTTTCCCTGCCAGTACATTCACAAAAAAAGTTGGTTAACCCTATATAGTATATAATCGCCATTTGCGCTATAAGATGATAGGTCTGGCCCTACTGTTGTCGGCCATTGGTCACGCGTGTTGGGACAACATTTTAGTGTGGTTGCTTCACAACGACCCAGATGCATCGCTCGTACATATGCTGTGGTTTAGGATGTCGATTATTGCCATTTTTTTGGGGATGGTCACAAAAGCACAGCACATAACGTTGACACACACAATAGGTTGGTGGCTGAAATTCAGCATCATTGGTTGGGTATTGCCATCCATCATGTATTCTATATCTGTTCTGTGGACTGGATATAGGGTCACAGTGTCTTTTCAGCCATTCATTCCTCTTTTTGTGGCATTGCGAATTGGCGCACCTTTTGATATTCAACGATGCAGCGCATTAATCGTTTGCATGCTCGGCACAATATTTATTTGGTCAGGAGTATCTTGGAAACAAGACCTTTGGATGGTATGGATTGCCTTCCTCTCTTCTATCATACACGTTGTTTGCATCACAGAATGGTTCGTCATGCTATCGAACATTGAGAGAGAACACATTGCACACATCGCCAGAGGTGTCTTTATAGGAGTCATTATTATGTTCGGAGGCATGATTATATGGAACCCACAACACTTGGCCGCTGCATACATTTACAAAATAGACGCATGGTTCGCCATTGTTATTGCCGGCGGAACTTGCGTCGCGTGCAAATATTGGGTGATTGCCAGATTATCCACGGTCATGAGCGCTGACGCGATCGCCGTTTTCGAATGTGTACATCCCATTGCCACCCTGCTCGCCGACATCATACGCAGAGATGATATTTTTGAATGGCAAGACGCAGCAGCCATTAGCCTATACCTTATTGGATGGATTTTATACCCTAAAACGAATATATAAGTTTGTTTCTTTTTATTCAATGTGGAGAAAGCACGCCGTATGGACACAATGTGCCCTTACAATGCCCATGATCATGGCTATCGCAACATGTATGTCATGGCAGCACATCACACTCTGGGACGATATGTATTGGTCCATGATTTTCATGATATCGACCGGCATTCAGTTCTGTGCCGCGGAACACGGAGATATTGGCATCACTGTTGACACCTGGCATAATGCTCAAAAATATAGAACTTTTGTGGTTTGCTGTATCATCGCTTCATGGTCCATGCTACAATTGGAAACTCTGTATCAGTTTGGTCTCGTTTTGCCATTTGCCATCCTCTCAATCTATGCGCACAAACACAACAGGATTCTTCTAATTGTTGCCATTATCATCCAAATAGTGTACAGTGGGCCGTGGATATGGACCACGGCGACTCTATACGCAGAATATATGACAGAGCACAATTTTTCGAAAAGCATACAGGGCCGACACGCAAGCATATGGATGAGAAGAGCATACGCGTGGATCGCATTGACAGTGTTGCTAGAGGCGATGACGCTCTGGTCTATTCGATGTCAACACAGATTTCCTTATACATTTAGATGGACACCCATTGTTGTGAGCGCAGTATGTTTTGCTGGTGTCGTTACATGGACAAACGCAAATATAAAAGACACCGAAGTATCACAAAACGTTACAGTCAAATCGCAAAAGCACAGAGTTGCCGCCTCACTAACAGCCGCAAAGCAATGCGAATCATGCCGTGCTTGCCTCACGTCTCTTGACATGGAATCCTCATTCGCAACGCGCGCAGAATCACATCGTGATCACAATACATATACCAGACCTACAGCGAATATTCACCGACCTACCGTTTGAAAATACGCCATGCCAACAGATAGATCATCGCGTGGGTCCTCCACCGTGTCCAAATACTGGTCCGCGTTTCTCTGGCACCAAGCCATCAGGCCACAGCTATGGATACTACGACTATTTGATACTCCATCCGACTGCACCAATGCTAAAACATCTTCGTTACATGGTATTTCGTGAACATACACATGCACCATCTCAAACGGCATTCCAGTCAGACGACGCTGTTCCAGATCGCCGTACGTCGACATCACCTGGCCACGAGCACGTCCACCCACCATCACACACGAACCCCAATTCTCATGACGTGAAGCATGCATGCGCACCGATTGAGTACCGAACTCTATATCTGGACGATCACGGCGTTGCCACAACCCAGAAACCCATTCGACATTTGACTCGTTCACGGTCACGCGTCTACTTGCATCGACGTCGTACAGTAAAATAGGCCGGTGGCCGCCACACGGATCACACACTTGATAATCGCTAGCGTTCCAACGATTATAACACACCGGCTTTACAACTCGACTATGCAAAACGTAACGCTGATACATCAATTGATTCTCCCATACATGCGCCACAGAACAAACAACCACCTTGTGTCGGTACACCAACAATGCTTCACTATCGCCTATATTCACAGTCACTGCCCAGCGACGTCCACCAGATGATATTAAAATCATCTGCGTAAATGTAGCGCCAGAATTTTGGAACTCGCTTCGACGCATATGCTCCACCAGTATGGAACGCAATTCGCACGCCTGCTTATTAGGGCTAAGCAATAACTTTTTTGCTGAGACAGCTTCCTCAAGACGGCCAACAACAGCGGCAGCCTTCACTGCAGCAGAAAGACCATCTCTTCCATGACCATCCGCCACATAAATGCTCTGGCCAGTATGACCATACACGTCTTCGCCAGCCACACCAACACCTTTGTCACCGCCGTGTTTAGGATGACCCCGACCTGCAGACATTGTCAAAATATCATAAACAACATTATCAGGACACTCAGATATACTTTCGTGACACACCAGACCATTTAACGACCCATCCTCAACGACCGACGCATACTCCACCCACATCAATACTACACGAAACACTAAACTTTATATAGTTAATTAACGTTTTCTTCTTTTACGCCGATGACCACTGGCCATAAACAACGATTCTCCCCTGTCGAAATACGATGACATGTCCTTTGCCTTTAAACACTGTTCCATGATTGGACACTGTACTTTACAACGCTTAAACCCGCGCACCAGTCCCCAAAGCGTCACCTTGATATTCGGTGCGTCGCCGAATTTTTTCGTAACCGCGACCGTAATCGGTTTGGCAAGACCAAAATCAATCATGTACGGACGGCCCGACTCATCGAGCATGACGTTGTGCGCGTTCATATCGTTGTGCAGGACTTTGGCATCGTCCAGCCGATGCATCAACGCGCAAATCTGATACTGCAAGTCCTCTGGAAGCTCTTGCTCGCGATACGTTTCGACGGGCAACGACGCCAGCATTTGCATAACGATGCACTTTTTATCACCGTCAATGCCGTACACTTGGGGCGAAATACCGGCCTTGGCACACTTTTGCTGCAAGGTCGCTTCCTTTTCAATGCGCGCGACCGACTTTTTGGCCCGAAACGTTTTGACGGCGACGCGCGCGCCCTTGCGAAGCTGCACGGGCATGTCGAGCACGGAACCCTTGAAACGGCGTTTGAGTGTGCCAATGTACGTGATGCCCTCCTTGCCGTCTTTGCCCAATTGCTCGCCGGTCGTCCATTCGAGAGACATGTGTGGCAGTCATTATTGAATGGATGTGTTTTAAATATCACATATGGTTAATCTTTGTGTATGGTGTCAAACCGGCGTACCATGTAACAATTGGTGTGCGGCCATGTGCATCGACAGCGTCAACGAATGCGAAGGCATGCCTTTTAAAAAGGCTCGTCGTACAGGCAGGCGCGTCTCTTTCGAGTAAATGTCGTGCAACGTCGGGAACTGATGGTACTCCATGTAGGCCGTCCACCACCCCTGTGCGATTTTCCTTCGGCTGTGCTGTACGAGAACACAAATCCAAAAGAATCCGATCCAAGGCCAAATGATTTCTGTGTGCAAATCGTCGCGCCCGTAGACCCACGCATTCCACGTTGCGACGTCTTTGACTGGGCCTGCCGTCCTGAGGGGCACGTACGGACATTGTAATTCTTGATTGAACGACACGATGAAATCGCGCGGCACGAGGTTCCAGTGCACTGAGAGAATGCGTGGCAGGGTTTCTTGCGACTTGTAAATCTCCGGAACCCATTTGGCGATTGCTTCGTCGTATCTGATTTTGAAACGGTGTTCTTGCCTCTCGTCTCTGAACGTACACGCGAGCATTTCCATACATCGTATGGTTCGAATCATAATGACATTGGACAATAGCAGATATCCCGCATGTTTCCGCGTGTACTCCCACGACACACCTACGGGTTCGTATATAGTGTGTGTGCATACGTAGGTTTGTAACCATTCAAATGCCCTTTGACAAGTCAGGTACAACTTTTCAACCGAGTCTTCGTGGTTGACACAACATTCCCAGGCCATGATGATAAAGAACATGTTGGCGTCAATCACTGTTCGGTTTCGTTTTGCATATATGGGTGTTTCCTCAGAGTACCACGAAGCTAAGAATTCTGTCGGCACTTGACCTCGCGCCGTCATGTGCCTAGCCAATTTCTGCACGTATTTCAATTGTGGTTTGGTATCTCGTTGTCGCATTCCAAGGGCCAGAAAAGTGTAGAATGTGTCTCTTGTAGACGTGTGCGTGGCAAAATAGTCGGTAAAGTAGCCACCTTTCCGATTGGCATTCAGTTTCAATTGAACGTCAAACGGCTCTGTCATCTTGGCGCGCGATTTAAAGCAACATGGTGTGTAACTGACAAAACATCTGGCTATGAATACAAAGGGAATACAAACACTACTCCAACAGCTCATCTACAGTATAAATAAAAAGCTTTAATAATTGTTTTATGCGATTCCTCTGGATTCTATTTTCTGTAACACTGGCTATACCATGCCCTCAAAACACTATGTACTTGATTGGGTCGTATCGTCCCCAATGCCAGGACAATGGTGCGTGGCATCCGAAACAGTGTTGGGGGTCTACGGGCGCATGTTGGTGCGTCGACGCCGAGGGCGAGCGGGTTTCGCAAAATACACCTGCTGGTGTCCCGCTAGCCTGTGCTACTGGCGCCAGCGCGCCCCACAATTAAGGCAATGACAGAATACAGTCATGGGTTCGTCGGCACCTCGCGTTTGCTTTTGGTAGTAATCCACCTTGTGTTGTTTACACTTTCCGCATTGCAGCATGGAGTCTTCTATTTCTTCTGCTGCTTGGATATCCTTGGGATATGCGTCGTCTAGCCACATTTTTCGTTCTTTTGCATCTTCAGTGCCAATATACCATAGTTGGGGGTCTGAAACGAGTTCTTGCACTGAGAAATGTTCAAGTGCCGATGGATTGAATTTGTAGTTGGCACAGAATTGACGTATGAGTTGTGGCGAACCGAGGTTGGTCACAGTGAGTTGCAATTCTGCTGGTAGTGCCTCAATCATTTGTTTTGCTGAGAGCGCCTCTATTTAAATATTCGCATGTGAGTTACACAAGCGAAAATGAAACGATGAGAAGTGGAAACACAATGTCTAGTATGACTCTGTACAATTCGAGTTCGCTGAATGTGATTGCATTTTTGAGAAACATGAAGGCCGTAATGGGCGGTAGCAGGCATGTGTATATTACAATTGATATCGCAATTGGCGTTTGAAAAGTCAAAATGTGTATTTCAGTGTTCGCGGTTGCTAATATGCACGTGAATAGATAGCATTGGATCGCGAGCGAAAATACAAAAGACATCCATTGGACCCTTTCGCGCTGATGTTGCATTTGGTAAGAGTGCAAAGTTTCAAGACATAATATATCGCCGTCCATAAATTTGTCAAAGGCTTTGACGTCGTATTGATTCACGTTTTCGGCCAATCCTAAATGCCATTCCGACAGTACAGTCACTATCAATATCAAGCAAAAAGATAGAGTGTTTGTGTTTCCACAGAGAACTGACAAAAACATGATAAACGCAGAGTTCGAAAGCATATTCAGAACCGTACGAATAGTATTGAATCCTCTTACGTACATAATTCGGACATCACACCAAAAACGCGAAGATTCTGACCCCCACGGTCCTGTGATGATGTTTGCGTACGTGAAGACATAAAGAATGGTTACAGGCATGAGTCCGATGATTGGCAGCCATCGTCCCTGAGGTACGCCTGTGATCGTTGGTCGCATGAATGCTATGGCTATGGCACATATAAATTGTATAGACAGAATAGCTGCTGCAAATTTGACGAGTTCGCGCAAAGCAAGTTTGTTTTTATGAAGCCTGAATACAATTGAGCAGAGTTTGAGAGGGGTGTGTACAGTAGGGTCATCTGAGATAAGTACTTCCTTCGATTCTATGTCTTCCATGTGTCTTTTATAAACGACATGTATTTATACTTTGTATGGTTGCCTGTTTCAAGCGCCTTCCAACGTTTGAATTTACAATGTTAAAACTGAGTACAGTGAGTTCGGCGTTGTCCTTTTTGCGTCTAACGAGTCTAAGAATCCAATTCGTTGGAAAGCCGTGGCTACAAATTCTGAGCAAAAGTATGTTTCGCAATCTTTGTCACGTGCATTAGACGCAAACGGTAACCAAGAACACAAAGCACCAGATGTGTCGTAATCTTTGCCCAAGGATTCTATAGCAAATGTCAGAGTATCTTTTTGCTGTGCTTCGGATACGTCAAACGTTGTTGGCACTAGCGTGCCGAAATTGTCGGATTCTTCGGGTATCTTATACCAGTTGTCCAGCGCTTTCTCCTTTAACACGCGCACAGATGCGCGCTGGCCCAAAATCTGCGAAAATGACAGAGTTAACGTTTCAGTAGACTGTGCGTGTTTTCTAAAGGCAGTGTCGAAAAAATAGATTTCGATTTGAGAGATGATGCGAATACAATCGTCAGGCGGGTACACGCCTTTTTGTGCATTCTGATATATATCTTTGACAACATCCATAACTTCGACAGGCTTCGTAGTAATCACGAGCTCGCAATGACAATAATCCCCCGCGGTCCACCACGCGGCAAACTGATTAAAGGTACCTGAGAATAATTCAACAGGTTTGTAAAACGATACATTAAGGACCATTTTTTTGTATGGTTGTGTATAAATACTCCCCACGACTAATTGTACATGGGAACTCTGTGTTCCAAATCTTCCACGATACAAGTAGTTGAATGCATTCATCAATTGCAAGATGTCGAAAAGACTTTGGAACTGCTCATTAATAAATATGGAACCCAGATTAAGGATGAACAGCGACTCGCCAGAACAAAAATGCACCAGAAAAGCGACTGCATGCGCCATGTGCGCACAATACACATGATACGGCATCACAAACATAACATGGAAAATAGGCTCAACGCCTGCATGAACAAACGATATCAGCTAGAATCCCTCAATGTTACGAAGATGCACATCAAGGCCGTCCAGTCGACAACCAAAACGTACCGCCAATTCCTAGACGAACACGACATAGAAAAAGTCGAACGGCTACAAGATACTTTGACAGAGATGATTGAAGATGCATGCGAAATAAACGACACGATTAGTTCACCGCAAATTGCATTCGAGATTGACGATGACGAAATCGAACGCGAATACAATTCGATTTGCGCAGAGATTCAATTGCCAATTGCACCCACAGAATTTCCTTCGCTCATACCGCTAAAAACACGAAACTTGTTGGAGCGATCAGAAGACGCCAATCTCGAGTTGGTACCGCTAACTGCGCAGTAGTATTTAAAAGGTCTAACTCTAACATATACATGGAGAATCCAGAAGAACATGCTACGAAACGCGATCAGTTCGAAAACTACCTGATCCTTTCGTGGCTAAAAAGGAATATTGCCAGAGGTGACCCTAACTCAAAATATACGTACAAAACGACAGAAACATTTGAAATTGGACAGGATCATGCATGGCTAGAACTCTCTCTTAGTGAAGCAAGGCAACACAGACTTGGCAGTGCTCAGATACAACCCGGACAAAAATATTGGCTGCATCTACATATGTATCACAACGGCGCACCAAAATATCCTCATGGTGTATTGTACACCGGAGGACTCAGCCAAAAGAATCAAGCGGCAGTGATTCGTCAGTTATCACGTAAAGTCTCTGACGAAGATGTGAACAAATGGTTCAACTGGAGGTTCGTAAAATTTGACGGTTCATTGAGAAAATTAAAACCTTTAATGTTTTAATGTATTGGGTATATAAATCGCACTAAAGGGTACACAATGCAGGCTGAGAGAGTTCATATAGCATCGAGAAAATTATTAGCAAATGGTTGTTCAGCATCTTGGTTTGTACCGTTACATTTTGACGCATCCGTGGACGATGTGTTGCGAGTATTTGCTCAATTTTTGATCGACCGCAAACGAGTCGATATACCCATGCTTCAGAACTGTTTTGATACATTAATGAATGAAACAAGCGAATGCATGTTTGTCTTTATGCGACGAGGTACTGACCAAGTCGCTGGCATTTTAAAATCTAAAAAACCTCTATTCACTGAAAGAGAAAAAATTCTCATGCGCCAAATTGGCCAAAACACACAGTGGAATGTGCCATTGTGGACTTGGACAGAAAAACATCATGATCTTGCCACAGCCATGGAACCACAGTGCAGAGATATTCAGGGTCCCTGTATGGGGATATGGTGCTACCGATGATGACCCATGGGCAATCCATTCGGACGACGCTGCCACAGTTCCAAAGCATGAAAATGTTCCTCGGCGGACAACGCCCACTCTTCCCACTTCACCAAGAACATTTCTTCTTCAGTCAACTCTGTCTTGCTCTCGGATTTGGTAGCAACAGCAGATTTGCTCGACATTTTATGATATATATCGAGTACGATATACTGGATCCGGAAGAAGGGTCCTGGATCCGGAAGAAGGGTCCTGGATTAGATTGCAATACGAAACTACTTAACGTTGTCAATAATGTCTAGAATGAACTGGTTCATTGTTGGGTACGCGTGGTGCCCCCGTTTTCAACATGCTCAGCAAAGACTTCTCAAAGAGCTTACCAACCTGACCATTCATTGCATACCTGGCCATAGTCCGAACCAACAACTGCTCAATCAAATAGTACACGAGATCATTGTCCATCGCGTAGTGATTGGCTCACACGCGAGCACGTCTCCACAAATCATATGTCACGAATGCGCCGGCAACGGGCCGCGCCATGGAAAAGCATTTGCAATATGCATTCCAGGGGACGACGACTTGAATTTGATTACAAATCTACACGACTTTGTCCGAACAAAACTTGCCACGTATTCAACGCAAAGCCTTCGCAGAGCTTCGTAGAGGTATACAAGGTATACAAGCTATGTAATAAAAAGTAAATACACATTTTTCTTTTTCAATCCTAAATGTCAGTGCTGCCTCTGAACACGTAACCCCCACTGATCGTGTACTCTTCGCCTTCCAACGCGGTTTTGCGATACTCCATCGCCTTCACGGTTTTGCGATACTCCATCGCCTTTTGAGCCGCGTGGCGCAGCGTAAGAAGGTTATTGTGCTGAATGCGGCGCAAGCGGGCAACTTCCTTCTTGAGTTCCTTGTTCTCTCTGCGCAAGTTGTACAAAGGTTCTGATAAATTCCGGATCGTGTTTTTCAGGATGGCAGCGTCGTCAGTTCGAATCTTCTCGAGCGCCGCAAGACGCATGCGTTCGTTTTTCTTGGCGCTCATGTAATTCTGCTTCGTTTGGTGCAGCTCGAGAGCAATTTTCTTAAGGTTCCGGGCCACGAGACGGACTTCGCGGCTTTTCTGTGTTGACTTGGTCATGTTGGTAATGAATGAATGAATGAATGAATGAATGAATGTTTAAATGAAGTAGGCATTCTTATGTCATCGCCGCATGTACTACAGAGCGCCGTATGCTAATGTACTACAGAGCGTCGTATGCTAATGTACTACATAGCGCATCATGTGGTCATTTAAAACTCGAGTCAAGAGATTAAATGTTGTTGTCATTTAAAACTCTAGTCAAACACACAAACACACAAACACACACACACCAACCCACCCACTCAACACCACCCACTCCAACATTCAACATGTCCAACACGCTCATATCGCTGATAGACGGCTCTAACCTCCTCGAAGAGTGGGAACAACTGCACGACGAGGAGCAGAACGAGGAGCTGGAGTCTATGACGCTGCGGGAGCTCGTCCGGCACGCCAAGAGTCTCGGTTTGAGCAAAAGTCGTCTTGACAAGTATGGTAGCTCTTCAAGCAAGCGAGTAGTTATGTCAGCGATTCGCGACTTGTTTCTTTTGAACAAGATTGTGACGCTTCAGAGCGGGTCTTCTTCGCCGGGGACTGCGCAAGAAGGCTGTGTCCCTGTTTCTGACACGTCTGGCAGCGACTCTGATGAAGACGACTCTGTCATGCTGGAAACGTTGCGCCGCGAGAAGGCTTTGAAGGAAGGCTACGCGGGTCTCAAAAAGGAAAGGGCAAAGTTTGTTGAGGAAAAGAAGACATTTGAAGCTGCTTCCGCGGCCGTTCGGAAAAATATCGTCGACAAGGCAAAAGATAAAATCAAGACGATGAAGAAAAAGGTGGATGTGTTGGAGAAGAGCCTTTCTGACGCACGCGCTGGGACAAATACGTCTATGGACCAACTTTTTTACGATAACAAAGAGCTTTGCAAGAAACTAAAAGGTTTAACCACAGATCTTCAACAAGCGAAGTCGTCTTCCGAGAGATTCAAGTCTCAATTCGAAAGTCAAGAGGCTACTTTGACGCTCACAAAGTCCAACTTGGATCGGGTCCGTACTGAGTGTTCCAAAAGGAAACGTGAGAGCGAACAAGCAACTGCATCGTTGAAACGTGCAAAGGTCGAGAAGGAGCGGGCGATATCCTACATGGGTAATGTTCTGCGCCATTTGAAGGGTGAGCAGTACTGGACTTATAGCTGTCCCCACAGCTTGACTGGTGCAAATGCTAAACTTTGGAAAAAGTTCAAGTGCAAGCGCATGGTGAATGGTACCGGGTTTAGTTCTGACGTGCTTAAAGTCGACGATGCCGAGCCCAAGTGGGACACGTTGTCAGAGGTTGTGGCATCATTGTGCGCCTCTCTTTAGAGGCATTGTTGCGGGTAAGGTTTTCCGAATGCGCCGTGTGCATCCACTTGTTGGAGATTCTCTATATGTCTATTCATTGCACTTGGAGGTTTTGATTCAATGATATCAAACCATGCAACATATGATGCGTATGCGTGTCCTAACCAAATATAATCTAAATGGTGATCATAAATATTAACGTCATCGTTTTTGAAGCATGTTTTTTCAGCGATTCTCCACGCGTGCGTACGGTTGGACGTGTATTTTGGTCCATTTGGGAATTGAATGGATACTGTTGGATATTCTCTGTATTGAATACCAACCTGATCAAACCATAGACCGAGTTGTACGTTGAGCCCTTGTTTTCTGAGAGTTCTTGGTGCTGACCATGGGTGTACATGTATGAGCCCGTCACAGTGTGTGTGTACTCCAGCGTGCGGCCAAACTTTTTGGTATGCAGTATTGCCTTCAACCTGGCAAATATCTGTGTCTTTACCGCGCGCGGATTCGTAGGGTATCTTCTGTATCGGATTTCTGTCGTGTTCCGCGTGTTCTCTTGGTTTTCCGTGAATCCAGAATGATATTGCCATATGAATGTGGTCGCCTACAATAGGCCTGGCGCCAATGGACCATTGTCCGAAAAGGCCAATGGAATCCGTTGGCAGTGTTGCATGGCCTTTTTTCTGAAATGTTACTGTGAGGTGTTCTGGTATATTGTTCATGTTAGCGAATATAGCTTTGGCCTGCTTGGTATTTCTCGCCATGATGAATGATCCGTCGGGCGTCATTATGGGTTGCAAGGACATGTGCCAGGCGAAGATGGCGAGCGTGGAAATCATGAGACAGTAAAATTCCTTTGTCATTCATAATATGAAATACAGTACTTAAATACAAAATATGTTTTTGTTTATGGGTCTTTTCGTTTCTCGTACATGGTTTATCTACGCCAGAGACGCTTCTGATAGCTGGATGGACCCGTTAACGTCAACTGTGTCAAACGACGATAATCTTGAGTTTCATATGGCTCGCTTTAAGCACTACGTGTTCCTGCTAGGCTTGGGCCAGTTGGACGAGACTATATCAAAGATATATTTGTATCAGAATGTTCGTTATGCCAAGTGCGTCCGCTCTGAAGAAACAATTACAGTGGATTTTAGTAGTTTGGATGCTTCGTCAGCTTGGACAGCGTGTAAGCGTTCAAAAAAAGGCAGAAAGTTTGACAGCATATACACGTTGAAGGAAAAGAGCGAACGGCAATTGGTATTCAAGTCTTGTCTGGATTGACAATTTGTTGTAGGTTGATTTGTGGTGACCAGTACATGTTTGCAATAGGCTCTTGTTCAATTGTGAATGGTATTTCGTCGTCGCATGCTAATTCTAGGTACGGCTTCAGCTGTACAGATTTTACTGAAGCCGGACCATTCAAATGATTTTCTTTAAAGTATTCGCCGACATCGGCTCTGATAAATAGGGTGACGTCAACAGCACTTGTAATGTCAACGGACCAGGTGCCCGGTTGATATTTTTCCCACGAGACAGATTGATCCGTCCATTTCAAATTAATTTTCATTGGCGATTGCAATTGGAATCGCACAGTCTCCTGAGTTTGTGCTGGGACTGTCCATTCTAATCGATTGTACGTTGGACCGTAGCTGACTAGTTGAATCCACTCCTGCAACCATTCCGAAATGGACGCGGCGGAAGTGTCAACTGATGCGTGTACATGAGCATTCGACAAAGGTTGTAATCTCATATGACCTTCTCTAGGACAAAAAACAAAGGTTGCGGGCAGACCCGTACAATTTACAATTTGTAATCGTGTATGACAATTTAGAATTGACATTCTGTATATATTTATGTGTATTAACTTTTATTTAAATAGGTCGACTCGTTCACGCAAGAGTGCGTAGCGCCTGAAAATTACGTACGTCCTGGATGGTAACCGTGTCACGTTTTCCTAGCTGAGCACAAAAGTCGGCTCCCTGGAACATTCGCGTGATTTCCGTCTCCGCTGCCACTTGGAGTGCTGTAACTGCGTCTGCGTTAAAGCGGAGACGCTCTGAAGAATGTTTCGCCGCCTCTTGGGTCACGATACGTCGAAACGTAGTCGCTGGGAGGATACAACGCGCCTGCTCCTGCAAAGCAAGAACTTCTTTCTCCTTGCGTCGTTCCTTACGCGTTTTCTTCGGGACTTTTGAGATTGCGGCTTTCTGGATCATTGCGGCAGACATTTGATATTAAACTCACGGCCTTTATACGTGTTTTCTACAAAGTTAATGGATTATGTGCAACATTTGTAGGAAAGAGTTCTTTTCGAGTGTTTCTCAAGAGCAATTTGACTTTCATCAACTTTGTTGTCCTCTAAAGATTTGAGTATGCATTTCTTCAAAAATGATTTCACCTCTTCGCTGTTTCGCGACGAACATGCGCCCGTTACTATTTTGAATTTCTGCCGAGACCAAGGGAACAATAATTCGTCCAAGTCACGGTGAAAACCAGTGGTCAAATCGCTCTTATTCCCAAGCACGCCAATGACACGAGCTCTATGATGCTCAATCGTTCTCATCCAATATACTATATTCGACTCCGATTTTGCCCGGTCATACACCAACACTATTATATCAGCATCGCGAATATACGAGTGCATCAACGATCTATACGTCTCCGCCCCAGCAGTGTCCCATAAGCTTAATAGAATATCCGCATCGCCCACTCGAATCATCTTTGAACAAAAATCTACACCAATCGTTGCCTTAACTTTACTAACAGGTCTATCTAAAAATGAAAACATTACAGATGTTTTGCCAACACCATAGTCCCCAACAAAGCAACACTTGAGTCTATGATGGCTCAACATGTGTCTCTTACTACCGGAATCCCTCTAAATACTGACCTGCCAACTCTTCCAAGCCTTTTCAATCAATCCAATTTTAGATTGGTCACGGGCAATTACACGAGTCCAATACTCACAGTATCGCGGTGTCAATAAGGTAGACACAGACTTGCGCTTTATCCTGAATGATTTATCAGGCTTTGACGAATCGTAAAAACGAATCATGTCCATTGGATGCCCGTCGGCCTTGCCGGTGAATCCGACACACGAACAATCCACTATTACATCGTTTTCATGCAAATCTGAATCCAAATACGACAAATCTTTGACGGAAGGGTTTTTTACCCAGGGCTTACTGCGCTTACACGTATCCACAACCTTGTACAGCTGGCGCTCGTCAATTCTTCGCAACAATTCTTGAGCTGGACGCATACCCTTATCACTTGAATGACGAATCGTATCCAAGATACTGTCGTCAAAACGACAAAACGTAGCCATATCAGTAATAGATTCGGCCAAAGGCAACCCCGACAATTTCAACACGTCTGCAACCATATGATGGATGGCTACAACCACGGGGTGGCGATACACCGTTGTGTGAAGCCGATAACGAGTCTGAAATACGTTGTAGATGTCCTCATACACTTTCTGATGATAACATATGCGGTCATTCACAACTCTGGCAGAATTAATAATTCGCATAGTGTCAGTGTCGAATCCACCTTGCGAAAGCCCACACGCCCGCGCATCTCGCTTAATGTATTCGAGCTTATCCACGTCCAAATGACTATCCATATTTGCCACAATATCATAGAAGAAACTATGCTGGCCTTGTTTTGGCACAATCATGGCCTGAACAAATGCGATCTCCTCAGTCGAATATACGTACACAGATTCACGCAACAGTAAATCCACCAACGCAACGGATCTATTCTCGTGGTGAGCCATAGCCTCTGTAGAATCCTTCAGGAACACATCATCGAACAAGTGCGAAAACGGACCATGGCCTACATCATGCAACAGTCCGGCCAATTGCACCAACAGAATCTGACGATCTGTTATCTCAAGTTCGGGTTGCTTTTGCTGTAAACCCTTCGCAAGCAATCCCGCCAAATATGCCACAGAGATGGAATGCTCAAATCGTGTATGTGTAGCACCAAGCCATACCCAGTGAGCAGTAGCCAATTGGCGAAGACGTCGCAAGCGTTGGAAATGACGCGTATTGATTACGTCAATTATCTCAGGACCTAACTCATACTCACGGTGCACCGGGTCGAAAATCGTTGTTGGATCCAAACGACGACGCTTAGACATTGATTCACTGACCATCTAGACGACACAAAAATACAATACATCATATGATTAAAATATGCGATTTACTAAAACTTTAAACTCAGTTTTGTCTTAAATCGGTTCGAAAATGCATTTTCTGACTGTTTCGCTTTGCTTGCTTCCAGCAGAGTCTTTGCATGAGCCATCAACCACTTTGCCCGTTTTTCCTCTTCCTCAGCTTTTTCATAGAGGCTTTTCATAGCATCCCAGCGTGTTACTGCCGCTTCCGACATCGACTCTACATTTTCGATAACCTGTCTACATGTCGGACAAGTATTGTTTCGTTTAGTCCATTTGTGTAATCCCGCAAAATTGAATACACATCTGCAGGGCAGGCATCGAACTGGACTTGTTAGGGGTTCCGTATAATTAATTACATCAGCCGTGTTCAATTCCAGCCCAGTGTCTACAACTTGAAATTTACGGAAAGCAGCCAAAACAAATGATGTTTCTATACCAGGTTTGCGCAGCAGCAACTTGACAACATCGGCGCGGCCATTCCGAATCGCAATGTAAAGTGGCGTGCAACCTTCATTATTGGCCTTGTTCACATCTATGCCCGGAGCCGCCAAAAGCAACTTGACAACCTCGACGTGGCCATCCTGACTCGCAATGAAAAGTGGCGTGTCACCATCATTGTCGTATCGCCACACATCTATGCCCGGAGCCGCCAAAAGCAACTTGACAACCTCGACGTGGCCATTCCCACTCGTCATGAAAAGTGGCGTGCAACCTTCATTATTGGCCTTGTTCACATCGATGCCCGGAGCCGCCAAAAGCAACTTGACAGCCTCGGCGTGGCCATTCCCACTCGCCCAGAAAAGTGGCGTGAAACCATTATTATTGGCCTGGTTCACATCTATGCCCGGAGCCGCCAAAAGCAACTTGACAACCTCGACCTGGCCATCCCAACTCGCGTTGTAAAGTGGCGTGAAACCATCATTATTGGCCTGGTTCACATCTATGCCCGGAGCCGCCAAAAGCAACTTGACAACCTCGGCGTGGCCCATGTGACTCGCCATGTTAAGTGGCGTGCCGCCATGCTCGTCGGCCTGATTCACATCCGCGCCGGCGGCCAAATGCTGTCTGACAGTTTCAACGCCCCCTTCGCGACATGCAGTGAAAATATCTTTGTCAGGCGGCGAAGGTTTTGCCTTTTTTGAGGTCTTCTTAGCCGAACTTGGCTTCTTAGCCGAACTCGGCTTCTTCCGCTTTGGCTCGGCCTGCATGAAGTTGGGACGATATTTGAGCTGACTCATTATGAGTGTGCTTGGCAGGCTTTATATACTACCTGAAATAAACTAAAGTAAGTCATGGATTATCTAGTTTGTATAATTTTTCCTACGCCCTTGGAGCGCGATTCGCGAAACACAAAATGGTCTCCCGGCAAGACAAAGACTGGGTCGCGAAAACGCAGCGTAACTTTCGCATAATCGCCCGAGCGAACGAGATCTTTGTTCATCTCGACCACTTGTGCTGCTTTCTTCACGGTTCGACAGTGTAAAATTGGCGTGTAGCCGACCTTTATCGTTGTCGCATGGTGTAACACGAAAATGCGCGCCTCGATCTCGCGAATGGCGACGGCTTCAGGATCAGTTGTCAGCACCATACCCTTGTGTATGTGTTTGCGTTTCAATCCTTTATGCACTATCGCAAGCGTCCCGTACTGCCCGGCTTGAATGTTACCAGAATCCACATCCTCAGTGAATATCGACTTGACACGCACCTTTTTGTATTCTCCCTGTTTGAACGGACCCAAGTAAGCCCAAGTGTCGGTAGGAATGGTTCCGCGGACGCACACGCCGCCCACAACAATGCCTACGCCTCTGACCCGGAAAATTGATTCTATCTGAATGGCACACGACGTCTCCAGGTCGTAGATGCGCCAAATCGGCAATTGACTGAACAATGCGTGGAACTGGTCCATGCCATTAAGCGTCACGCACGACAGCGACACTACCGGTACAACAGCGCGCGCCACACAGCCGGAAATGACGTGGACGTTAGGCTCCGTAGACGTTATGCGGTACCGTTTGCGATTGTGCTTTTTACACAATTTATATATTTGCTGCTGGGTTTCTTTTTGTATGTTTTTGGGAGTCAAATCGATTTTGGACACGACGACGATGATAGGCAGATTCATGCATGCGGCGCATTTGAAGTGTTCCTTCGTGATCGATGTCACGCCGCGATTTGCAGCGACGACGACCAGGACGTAGTCTGTCATGAGGCCGACCATGCCCGAAATGGTCGTTTTAAAGTATTTTTCGTGGCCCGGCAAGTCGCCGAGAACGACGTGGCGATCCCCGATGCGTCCTTCTCGAATGGTCACGGTTGAGGTGCGCCCAGTCTCTTTTTCATGCTGATGCTGGAACAGGGTTGCGCGGGCAGCGCCGCGACCGTCGTCGACTTCGCCGAACAAGCAAGCGGTTAGCGTAGACTTTCCGGCGTCGACATTGCCCCCGGTTGCAACGCGAAGAGACATCAATAGTTTACTCGGTTAGAGGAACATAAAAAGATTACGATATATGATTAGCACAAGAGCGAAATATACTGGAATATCCGCAAGTGCAAACGCAATTGCCAATTGAAATATCCGCAAACGCAATTGCCGATTGAAATTTTCGCAAACGCAATTGCCAATTGAAATATCCGCAAACGCAATTGCCGATTGAAATTTTCGCAAACGCAATTGCCAATTGAATTTTGTGCAAACGCAATTGCCAATTGAAATATCCGCAAACGCAATTGCCAATTATTAAACTCCTGTATATAAGTTCACAGTGTTCACCGAAGGGCTTCCACAGAATGAATTTCCACATTCACAAACCTGTGGAATACGAAAAGATAATTGCAGATCAAAATCCTAGCAATATCGAATTGACAAGACACCGCATGGCAGTGCAACAATTGCTCGATGCGGGCGATAACCACGATATGCTCGTCTCAAGATTGCAAAAATATATCGAATGTTTTGACAAAGTTTGTCTTCATTTAGACCCAACGAAAAAACTTCACAAACAACCCTACTTTCACTGGGTAGTCGACTCAAAAGGAATTTCGTCCTCTTGTTGGAAATTCGAAGGCGTTATTGCGCGCGCTTTGTTGTCCAGTCTATTGCAGAAATCTGCGAACGTCAAATTATCATCTGGTGAATACATTGCAGCCTCTAAAGATTATAAGCGCGCCAGTGATCAACACAAACAAGCGGTCGCTACCCTTCAATCATGGAAATGGAAATTACCATCCGTCAATCACCCAATTATTCAGACAAATTGGCATGTTTCCATGGTACACCACTTGAAAAGTCTGCAAGACCTATGCATGCTGTGTATCGGGTTTGAAAAGGAAACGAACACAAATACAATGTATACAGTTGCACAACGCTCTACGAAATCAGCCGCGACATCAATTGCCTTTTGGCCTGATAAACCCTCCAACTTAAAGCTCTGTCAATATATGCAGGCAAGACTTTCCTCAGATATTTTATGGGAACGCCAGGAATACGGAGCGTCCATTCATCGATTGCAAAACGATTTGGCACATAATAAAGTTGAAACATTTGGGTTCGAATGCCTACAGAACGAAATAGACAAAATACCATTCCTACTAAAAGAAAGAGAACAAGTCAACAACGGAGCATACTTTGACCCAGTCAAAGCACACACGCCACTACCAACACCGGAAGAGCTTATACGCACGGGACCCACTGACGTGCCTCATCCACAAAATACTCGTAATAGCCCAGAGGAACCCGTTCCAACCGAGGAGCATGCTCAAGAGCAACCTTTTTCAACTCAATAAGTGCTGCTTCTACCTGATGTTGATCGTTCAAATCAGTATAGACAACAGAAATATCGCGCTCAGCTGCCCACTTTCTTCTGTTTGGGCAAGCTACTGAGCCCGTCCAAACAAATAACCAAGACGCGGACGGAACCAGTGCGTGGATTCTTGCCCACCAATGATCCGTGGCCAAATCCTCATTTCCTACTAAAACAAACACGTCCGTTGACGACAAGTATACATCCAACTTTGAGTGGAATCGGGCGACAGACGGAGTATCGTGCAAAGTTAAATCAGGCAACAAGTAATGATCCACGCTAATCGTCGACATGTACGACGTTGACATCGTTCCAGATGACCATTGCTGACACAAAGCCGATTTGCCAACCCTTGTATCACCCAACATTGTAACTATATGCATTGACAAATTAAATATAATCAAGTTTATATATGTAGAACTTATTTAACTTTATCCACCACATTTGCTGAGAATACACCACCGACCTTGTACGTCCGCTTGAGCTCGTTTTTCGCTTTTATTACAAAAGTAGGATTTTCTAGTCTCAACGTGACAGAAGTTCCTTTCTCTAATAGGGGGTCTTCACCGGCTTCTTCTTCATCCCCTTCACCATCTCCAAAACCCACTTCAGAAACTTCGGACTCTGACACTTCTTCTGACTTAAGAGTGTAAGTCCTCTTTTTTTGAACGACACCCGTAATAGAGAAAACCAACGCCGATTTCACATGCACCTTTACATCTTCACTCAACATTGGCTCAGCAGCTTCAAGTCCGTTTTCTCGAATATGTGAAAAAGGACTGCCATTGCAGTCTTTTACTGTATACAAGCAACTCTTTTTGTCAAATTCAATGACTTCTCCATACTTTTCGACATCACCCACTTTGTATTTCACAACACAGCCCAATTCAAAACCGGAAGCTTCAAATTCGTCGACTTTTTCTACGTCAACTAAACTTTCTTCGTTTGAATATATATTTTTCAAATGATAATTGCATCCATCAACTTCTAGCACTATGAAATACTGGTGCTTTTCTCCAGAAACTCGTACCAGGCTGCCTGACTTTACAAGCTCAATAGCCGCTCTCAAATCCTTTTCTGGAACTCTCTCGTCTCCATTTAACGTGTACGTGCCATCACCATTGACACTTTTAATCTCTCTTAGTTCGCACGCACTTACAGTGAATACTGGATCACGCAGACCAAATTCTGGTATATAACGATTGAGAATACGATCTTCGTCAACCCAATCTTCCATACCCTCCAATTTGTATTTGGTACGATTTACTTTCTCGATCTTTGAAATATTACCACCGTCTATTTCAACATATTCACCCTCCCTATATTCGGCTTCCACGGGTGCATCGCCTTCGGAATCCTCGTCTTCGGAATCATCCTCAGGATTTCGTTCAACCCACTTTCCGGAATCATCGTCGAATTTGTATTCAACTCTATTTTTTCTATCGTCCCCCTTGTACGCCAAAACATCCCCGTGTACGGCTTTCTCAATTTCTTTCCATATAAATGTATCTCCCTCGCGAGTAGCTATCTGCCACAGGGTACCTTTTTCAAATACATAATCGCCTACCTCCAAAATAACTTCTTCTTCCTCACCTCTGTACAGCCGAAGCTGGTCATCTCTAACGTTTATTGTTTCGGAAGCACCATCAATTTGAATTTGAATTGTGTCCTCTTCTACATATTTGACGGTCGCTTTTACTTCTTTGACACCCTCTGGTGCATAAAGTACTTTATCGCCTTTTTTATAGACCAAATATGCCAGATCGCTATCGTGTCCGCTAGGACCGTCTCGTCTATCTTTTCCCTTCAAAAAATCTCCTATCTCTCTTTGATCTGCAATAAAATTATTTTGGTACGTTGATACCATGAAAGACTTTTTCTTTCCTCTTTTTCCCTTGCTGTTCTCTCTCTCGTTTTGCAAATAGACGTGTGGAACTTCTTTTCCTTTTCCGTTTTTTTTATCCTTGGTTTTGACGAATTTCCAGACGGTCGAGTCGTCTTTCTTAAGTACAAAGTCATTGTCAGTGATGTCTGATTCTGAAACATCGGGCAATTCTTCACGTGTTTTCAGATCAATCAAAGTGTATTTGCCATTTTCATTTACGATGGCTATTTGACATATGTGCCAATTGTACAGAACTTTATCTCCTCGCCTGAATAGAGAGATGACAGTTCTTAGTTCTTTGATGTCTTGTGCGCTAACCATCTCGTCGTCACACAACAAATAGTCACTAGCGTCATCACTCGAATCTGATAGAACAAAGCCGCTGTCGTCAATTTCTCGGACCACGTATTTTTTGTGCGTGTAGTTAATACCGACGATTTCCTTGACTGTGTCGTTGTGCAAGATGCGATTACCAATGCTTAACTCGGGTATGAACCGGTTGTCTAATTGTTCGCTCGTGAGCCTTTCAACGCCATCGCCTTCTTTCTCTTTCAGTTTGTAAATTCTATCTCCTTTGTCGTCTTTTTCGAAGCTCAGGACGTATGTATTCCCTTTGTATTGTATGTCTTCGCCCTCGGTATGTACTTCATCGTCCTCGGGGTCTGAAACCAGATCATTTGCATCAACTGATTTATCAGAATCTTCTCCAGAGTCTGAATCCTCTAAACGGCGCACAGGCCTGTACCACACGTCGACCACGACTTGGTTGTCAGCTTTCTTGTCGTTTATGGTATCTGCATCATCTCCCTCTTCGATTTTCCGTTTTGGCGTGATGTATTCTGCTCTGAATTTATGACTATTGTCTTCGTAGTCCACACTCTCCATGATCTCGACTTTCTCCCAGCCTTTAGCTCTAAATTCAGGGAGAACCTCACCCCGATAATCATGTGCAAAATATACTTCGACTTTATCTCCGACGAGCAGCTCTTCGTACACAGGCCAATACCAATCGTCATTCGGAACATCGCCTGGGTCTGGGTATTCAATAATATCTGTGGATTTTTCAGTCAATTTTTCATCTTCAGGCACATTGTCCGCACCATCGCGAGAATATCTTTTATAGAGTGGCATTAGCATATCATATGACGTGCCATCATCATAATAATCTTGAACATACCTATATTGTGTCGTTTCTTCTGTACCGTCGTCCATTTTCCATATTGTATTGATGAGCATGTTTGATTTTAGTTTCGTAGGAGTTTCGACAAATGCCTGTTCAAGTTGTACATATTTTTTCAGGATATCCTGCCCATTCCCATTAAATAGAAACGTATAGGTGGCTTCGGTGACATTTTGTAACTTGAGACGCGTGGGCCTTTTATTTATGGCCTTATGAAATGCAGTCGTGCTGCTTTTGGCTATTTTTTTGCCTGCTTCTGACGTTGTGACCATGTAAAATTTGTTAAGTATGAGGGCCATATTGTTACGAATTACACTGCGAGCTTATATAGTTTGAATTTTTTGTTGAGCAAAATTTTCAGCAACATTATTGTTTTGAAGCCAGTGAAAAATGGTCTTGTCAATATGTTGTTGAAGTTTGTTGGTATGTTCTTCATTTGAATATATGCTGAACTGGTTAAAATTGTGCGAGGCTCCGTGGCTATCTTTGGATGATGGCCCGCCGGCTGCGCTTAAGACTGGCGTGTTCGGCGGAGCTTGTGTGCCTGACATTTGGCTTCGCTAACCCTATTTATATGTCATTAAGTACTTGAAAAAAAACAAATGTAACATATAAGTGACAAATAGAATGCACTAGTGTATATATTGTATATAAAAAAGATGGTGTTGATCGAAATTACCAAGGTGATTAATGCACAATATGGCAATTGGGCATTAGTGGAGTATCGCACGAAGGATGGTACGCGTGGTGTTTGTGGCGGGAAATTCGGTTGCGATGCGTGTTATATTGTAGCTGGTCAGATTTACCGGGGCAATATAAGTCGCAAGCGTACTCCTGACGGGCGCGTACGGGCTTCTTTTAACCAGGGTAAGATTGTGTCGCCAGAAGCGCATTTGTTAAAGTATGCGTTTAATATGCATGGCATTGGATATAAGGATCGCGCTGCAATATTTAGCCGAATGAAGGTAAAGGAATTGATTTACGCTTTGCAAGAGAAGAAATCTGCCGAGTTGATGAGTATTCCCAAGATCGGTAAAAAGAAGCTTCTTGATATGTATGCTTCGTACGAAACGGTTCGCATGCAATTGGACGCTTCTGCGCGGTTGTATAAACAGTTTCCATTGATGTGTAACAGTGTTTCTAGAGAACAGTTGTTGACACTGTTTCAATATTTCAATATGAATATGCAGGAATTAATTGACTTTTTGAAGGCGGATCCGTGGCGATTGTGGTATGGGTCTGAATACAATGGTTTCATAGAAATTTCTGAGAAAGAAGAACAGTTTAAGAAAACTCTGCGACCAAAGACCCGTGAGAAATTGGCACAGAACGCGGCGCTCGACATGAAGCGACCCCAGCCTGATCCTGGTTTCAAGCGTTGTCAGGCGATCGACACGATTATCCGTCACATGCGAAGAACAGGTGACTATTGGATGCCCTTGCGAGATTTTCGGTCTGTGATGAGTGATCGTATAGGTCCGACTTGGCCTGTGGTCGTGCGCGAAGGTTATATTGCCGTCAAAAGGTATGCTAGCATCGAAAAGTATTTGGAGGAGACTCTGTCAAATATAGTGAGAGACTACCGGTATACTCGTTGGACTCCTCCTCCCGAGACGGCCCAACTGGACGAGAATCAGCGTAGAGCCGTTGCTGAAGCGTGTACGCAGCCAGTCTTCATTCTCCAGGGAGGAGCTGGCGTTGGCAAGACGACAGTGTGCAAACATATTGTGAAAAGTCTGTATGGTGATGTGACGTGTGCTGCCCCGACTGGGAAAGCGGCCCAGCGTCTTACCGAGGTGACTGGCGTGGAGGCTTACACAGTGCACCGGCTCAAATACATGTCAGAGACTGTAGAGGTTGATTCGACTCTCTTGCTTGACGAACAATCAATGCAAGAGCCTGAAGTCTTGGCAGAGTTGTTTACAAAACGTAAGTTCTCCAAGATTATATTCGTCGGCGACGCCGCTCAGTTGACCTCTGTTGGTCCTGGTCAGTTGTTTCGAGATTTGTGCGATTCTGAGTATCCCAAAATCGAATTGACAAAGATTTATCGGTCTGGAGACAAATCGTTCATAGCCACAAACGGTCAAAAGATCAGAGTAGGCGATCCGTGTTTGGATGAGTCTGCAGAATCATTTATTGTTCATCCGTACAAGAGCGCTGGATCGATCGTCGAGAAAGTGTCGCAAATTTACAGCGACACGAAGAGCATGCCAATGGTTTTGTGCAATACCAACAAGGAAGTTGCGATGCTGAATGGACCTCTGCGTGACTTGATCAATCCGATACATCCAAACCCGTGCAAGTCTGCCGAAATGAATATGGATTACTCTAACGGTGAATGGCGATACATTGATTGGAGATTCGGAAAGGGTGACGCGGTTATAAATATAACGAACAAGTATGCGTCAAACGGGTCAGCGGGCATGTCATTGCAAGTGGCAAACGGCGAAATAGGCAAGGTCATCGACATCCTGGGTAATTCCATATCTGTTGCTTTTCCAAAACAGGTCGGCCACACGTACGTAGACTTTTATGTACATCCACCCAAGGCAAATGCGAATGCGAATGCGAATACGCGCACGGCCGGGCAAAAGCAACAGGATGCAAAAAAAGAAGAAGTATGTCTTGTGAAAGACTATCTACGACCTGCATACGCCCTTACTGTGAACAAGGCCCAAGGAAGCGAGTATCCGGTCGTCATCGTCAAATCCACAAGCTGCTGGGGTGATAAAAGGGAGAGATTTTACACTGCGATTACGCGCGCGAAAGAGCGTTGTATTGTTTACGAAGTCGGTACAGCGAATACGGATTGCATAAGGGCGTCACCAGCACGAAGAAAAACGTTCTTCCTAAAAAATACAGAGGTCGAATGAAAAATAAGAGTATAAATGTGTTTTTGTCCTCTGTAAATAATGCCGGAACAGAACGTCGTCGCAAAGGCCGTTCCAATTGGCCTTGCCCTGACGACCTTTTGTCGGACATGTAAAATACTGATCTTTTTGAACTGTATTTTCTTCTGTAAGGCATTCGATCCGTCTCAACCATTTGTTGCATTTGCTATGATCTTTTGTGGATTTTGGTTGCCGGCCTTTGGTCATTTGGTGGCCGAACATGGTGAGACACATGCATTAAGATGCTATGCAATCACACAATGCGTCTTGTCGCTGCTTGTCAGCGCCTCGGTGTTGTCAGTCGTGTCGTTCTTCTATTCGTTCAAGTCGATGTGCACAGACTGTCACGTTCAGTTCGATCAAGAACAAGCACAGTGTATTTGGCAAAACACGACACTGCGTATTGAGTTGGAAGACTGCTTATCATTGCCAAGTGCCGATACTGTGTATGGCGTGTGTGGCTGTCTTGGAGTCCTGTCACTTGTAGCATTATTGACGGTGCATCAAACTCAATCGATCCTTGAAAGCCATCAAGCGAAGGTTATCGTCATCGATCGTGTACCGCCATATATAGAAGTATAATATGCGCATCATCAAAATTGGATCCAATCTGTTCTGCACAGTGGGCACGTGTTATGATTTTGAAGCCATGTGTCTAGGCATTTTTTGTGGAAACAATTATAGCACTTGACGCATTGACTTCTGATGTCGTTTTTCTTGATAGTTTCTAAGCAAATACTGCATTGATCATTATTGCATTTGTGTGGTATTATTCGTGGTGGCATCGGTTTCCTGTACGACGCAATTGGTATTTGCGGGGCGATTGGCGTTTGCTGTGGCGTTGGCTGGTCGTCCGGTGCTACTCTTGTGCGTGCTGGCGCTACTGTGAAAGCGTAGTTCCACGGGCAGAATTGCGCAAAGAAGCCTATTATGAACGATAGAACTACACCACAAAAAATGACCGTAACAATGACCAAGAAAATATCTGTGATTACATCTACAAACGTCATGCTCCCCTGGGGTCGTGTTCTTAAATATGGCTAAAATTTAGTATAATCGTTAACATATAACTATACAAAATATGACACATCGTCTAAGTGTAGATGTATGTAATCCGCTTTGTCAATCGTGTGAAAAGTGTCCGGTGTGTTGGCAGCCGATGTGGTCGTCTATTTCATTGTCTTGTGGACATTCGTACCATTTGAAGTGCATTGACGCTTGGTTTTCTCGTTGTTTAACGTGTCCGTATTGTCGGCATGTCTTTTCCCCACCGCCGTCCCCTCAGGACTCTGTAGTCCAGCGCGGACTGTCGTTGGCGCGGTCTTTGTCGGGCGCGTCTGTATTATCCGGTGTTTCTGAGTCGTCCACTCAACGTGTTGGTTGTTTTTGGCCGGCACGATGGTGGCCATCAGTCTGGCGCCGACGGTGGAGGAATCAAGGCCGTGAATCGTAATACAGTGGTTCCAAGGAGTCGCGCGTGCCATTTTGTGGAAATTTTGCATGCACGAGTCAAAGTCCTCCGACACTCTGACTCTGACGTTTGCTCCCTGTACATTTTGTATTTCCATGCATGGGATTCTTACAGTCAGACAATTGAACATATCGACTGTGAGTGTCTCAAACTGGACACGAGACCAAGACCATGGTTTTCGAATGGGATCTGGCATCCCTGCTTTGCGAATCATTTCGATCCCCCCCGAAAACATCGGACGATAACCAGTGTAGATTCGGTCGCCATCAACGGTTTGGCAGAGATGCCATCGAATTGAGAGGTTGACAACGTCGCCAACTTTGAGTTTGTATCGACCTGTGATTTCTTTTTTGCCAAAGAACATTGGTATGTAGATGTGTCGACTACCACGCCGTGAAAACGCATATGTCTCTATGGAGAGCGTGTTGGGCACTCTGCATTGTCCCCAAAAGGCTTCGAAGGTCTCTCCTTCTCGTTTCTTAATTTCGTCTGATGTAAATGCCAGCTTTGCAGCGGCCTTGAGTTTCTCGCGAATGTTGCTTGTCCAAGATTCGGAACACGAGACAACTAACTTTTGATGTTGTTCTGAAAACGTATTGATTGACGAAACCATGACGCGACATTCGTCGGTATTGACCCGCCACTCGTCACCGTTTTCAGCATAAAAGTACGTCGTCGTGCCAAACTGTTTCGCCCTAACTGGGTCGCCGGTAGTGTTCATCTTCTTGTGCTCTATAAATGCCATGGGATCTTGTAGATCCGTGAAGAGTTCTTGTTTGAGAGCAACGATATTCATGGTGCGTGATTAGATGTAGTAATGAAAAATCCAAGTCCTCTTATAGGTTACTTATGTCTATTTAAGTTTCATTGGTGCTGGCAATGTTGTTCGAGCGTTTCGTGTTTGTTTTGTATTTGTTGTTCATGTACGCATGGTTTTTATTGGGTACATTGTACGATACTGATTGGCGTTTCGTACCTCTGTTCGCGATTCATTCGACATTGGTATCTGTCATCGTGGTGACATTGTTCCAGTTGCAACGTATAGTGAAGCACGATGTGGATAGCCATGCGGATCGTTGGTCGACAGTGGCGTGGTCTGCCGTGCATATATTCATTCCGGCTTTGTTTATGATGGACGGCCTTGAGTGGGTGAACGTGATGGTTGTGTTGGCCATAGCAGGGTTCGGATTGACAATGATGATATTTGTGGTGGGTGTGTGTTCGTGCTATGTCATTATATTGAATGGGCGCGACTGGGCGCCCCATATTCATTTGACGTGCATTACCTTTTGGGTTTTGGTCCAGTATATGTCTGTTCGATTGCCGATGGACGGGCTGTTGTACGTGACAACGGTTCCTTCGGTGGCGATGGCAGCATTGCGCGTGTACGAGAATGTCGAGGACGGTGCTGACGTTTGGTCCGTTATAGAATGGGTGTTGTGGTGTTGCTGTATCTTATTCCATGTCTTTTTGGACACTGGCGTGTGGTCTGCAAGGACATTCTATTGGTGTTTGCTCACAGTCATTTGTATAATGACAACGATGAGCAGACACGTGTCCAAGCTGGTGACCTTGTGCGTTTTACCGTTTGCCCTCGTGCCTTTGGGATTGTACACGTGTTTGCGCTACGCCCAGGGCTATCGTTCAGTGGACATTGGTGGTGAGATTTCCAAGTTGTATGATGACCTGACTGCCGCAAAGCCAATGGAACCCCTCGAAATCTCCGAGGAGGAGGATGATTTTAATGCACGATTATAAATCCATTCTTTGATGTCTGATGTTAGTACAAAAATACAAATTGCATATCAAAATAATATTAATTTTTTCTCAACCAGTTTAGTGTTAAATGTATTCCCTTTTCCAACGGAACCCATTCGAAATTTGGGAATATCGAATCAAAATTAGTCGACGACGCGTATTTTCTGAGTTGACCATCTGTCTTTGTTTTGTCGTATTCTATAGCTTTGTTTGTCAAATTCGCAATAATTTGAGCTGAATCTGCTATAGACACTTCTTCTTTTGGGGCACAAATCAAGTCTTGAAACCAGAACGGGTTTTTAATGACGTGCGTGACGATTCGTGCGAAATCCCCGACGTACATAAACTGTCTTCGAGCTTTACCAGTGCCGTATACTTGCATAACGGAATTCTGCGAGGTTGCTTTCCCAATCAGAGAACCAATGACATGCCCGTTGACAGGACAAAATGAATCGTGAGGTCCATACATATTGCATGGTACGAGTACATTCCACTTGTAGCCAGCAGTCTCTCTGACCCGCGCGATGTCTAAATGCATAATACGTTTCGACATGGCGTAGCTAGCGTTCGATGGGTGGGGTGCGCCGGTATGTATCATTGATTCATTGAATTTGTCCGACCGTTCGGGGAAAACGCAAGTAGATGAAATTGCAACTAAATTCTGAACTTTGAATTTCAATGCACATTTGATGACGTTTGTGTTCATTTTGATATTGTTCATGCCAATATCAAAGTTCGAATTGAGGTTTTTGTACAATCCGCCAACATCCGCAGCAGCGTGGATAACGTGTGTTGGATGAAATCTGCGAAAGATCTTTTCAGTTTGCTTCAAATCGCGAAGGTCGCCATCTTCTGAAGACAAGAAGAACCCGTCTTCAATCGTGCTCTTCAGTGCATTACCAAGCATTCCGGAACCACCGGTGATTAATATTCTGGGCTTCCGCACCCAATTGAATTGCAACAGCGCAGACGTTAACAGTTCAATTCTGGTATCGGAAAGTGGTTTACTGTGTAGTCCAATAAAAAGCCCACCATGATGAATGATCTCAGCGCCGATAAAGTCGGTGGCGTCCGCGCAAACATTATACAACTTGTTGAAAGGTTGACGCGCCATATTCCCAGATATAATCGGTCTGTGCTCAATGCCAAGCGATTGCAAATGCTCCTTGAGTTCCCCGAGTTGATGCCAGTACAACTTTCGAAGTACAATGGCAAACCCAAACCATGCCGCATCTGCCTGACTACGAACGATATCAAACTTTTGATTGTTTTTCATTCCATCATACAATTTCTTGTAGGAATATTTCCGTGCCTCTACGAATTTTGGAAGCTTTTTCAATTGTTCAGAAGCGCAGACAGCTTGAATAGACATTGGGCGCAGGTTAAACCCAGTATTTATAAATAGAAAACGCTTGTCCATATCAGGATATTGAGCTTCGACATCGTGTTTGTTAGGCAAATGGCGAGTCCAACCATGAGCCCGCAAACACAAAAGCAGATGATAGTCATCTTCTGTTTGGCAAGTGACAATACCGCCCTCACCACAAGTCATATGATGGCTATAATACATAGAGAATGTACCAAAGTCGCCGAATGTTCCTAGGTATTTCCCTTCAAAAGTCGAACCCATAGATTCGCACGTGTCTTCAATGACCATCAAATGGTATTTGCGCACAATGTCCACGAACCGGACCATATCACAAGAAGCGCCGATGACATGCACCGCCATAACGGCCTTAATTTTTGGGTCTTCTTTCAGAATTGAGTCCAGATGATCCAAATCAATATTGGCAGTCGTGGGAGACACATCAACGTATACAGGAACACATCCTAATTGAAGAATAGGTGCAACAGATGTCGACCAACACACCGAAGGTACTGCTACATGATCACCGGCGCTGAGTTTAACAGGCCTTGTCGGGTTCAATAGTGCGGCCATCGCTAGCAAATTCGCAGACGATCCAGAATTTACCATGACAGCATACGGGGCGCCCAGATATTCAGCGTAGGCTTTCTCAAATTCCACAACTTTCGGCCCGTATGTGATATGATTCGACAAGATATTTTCAATCATGGCCACGACCTCTTTGCCATCAAACATTTGATCGGTGAGAGGAAATGGCGTATCATTATCGGAAGGATTGTAGTGTTCAGCAACAAAATCTTCGATGAAAGACATGTGTATTTTGCTGAAAACCTTATATAGTCTATGATTAACATAGAATCGGGATATATTTCGATATCAAACGAATCCCAAATGTTATCTTCCTCGTGTACTTACAGAAATAAAATAATGTATAAATGAAGAATTTGTTGCCTGTAATGAAGAATTTGTTGCCTGTCCTATTCGTTTATTTTTTATTTCTGGTAGCGACAAGGCGCAAAATTCCAGACAAACCGAAAGTGGAACGCCCTGGGAATATTTTCACTGTGTCGAGTACAGACGTTCCAAAATTGCGCTCTATTGAAATAGTGCAAAACAAATCGCAAACTCCTGCTAAGCCCATTACTCCCATGGAACAGCACCCCTCACTTCTACCGCCCGATGCTCCTGATATGTCAGAGGGACAGCGCCAGGAACCTGCACCAAAGGGGCTTACTTCACCTATGAACGTTATGGTGTGTGTTCTGTCACGACGATCGGCATATGAAACACGCCAAGTGATTCGCGATACTTGGGCTTCTAAACACAACAATGTTTTCTTTGCAGTCGGGAAGTGTTGCCCTATACCACCCGGAGACCGAAAAAAATGGACGTGTACACGCTCAAAGTCTTCCTCTACTAAAAGCCAACAAGAATGGAATTCGAATTGCGCAAAGGAAGATTTACACATTGCCAGTGAATCAGACAAGCATGGAGATATAATTACAATGCCTGATGTAGATGTGTACCGCCATTTACCACAAAAGGTAAAGTACTGCTACAAGTGGGGAACGCAACATACGACTGCAAATTGGTTTGTGAAGACGGATGACGACTCCGTTGTCCGAGTCAATACTCTTGAAAATTACCTGCAAAAAACATATGATCCACACGACTACATGGTCATTGGGCGTATTGCAAAAAACTGGAATGTGCCGCGTGGTGGTAAGTGGGCTGAATTGAAGCATTACAAGAAGATAAAGTATCCAAATTTCCCACTTGGTTCTGTAGGACACGTTGTTTCTAGGAATGTGGCGAGTTACATTGTCGAAAACTCTGATAGATTGTTCAACTATCAAGGCGAAGATGTTTCAATAGGCATTTGGCTGAAGGAATCACATTTGCACTCTCAAGTGAAATGGGTGACAAGCAAGCATATGACAAATCATGGCAACTGCAAAGACACTAACATGTGGGTGATTGGTCATAATATAAAACCATCCAAAATGAAATCGTGTTTTCGTCATAAAGACGAACTTGTAGAATCAACTGCAAAGGCAGAATCAAAAGTCGTGATCCCAACATCATTAAAGAATGACGAGCAGACTGCTATCAAGCTGCCTTTCGAACAATATTTTGAAGAAATATTTGACGATGTACATCGCGCTCTTAATTCTTTAGATGTCAAGTGGTGGCTTGTTGAAGGCACATTGGCCGGCGCACTGCGTTTTGGGAACAATTTTGGTCTAACAAACAAGTATATGTCGTTCGCCGATAGGGATATTGATATAATGGTCGAAGTGCAAGATGAGCTACACTGGACACAAATTAAACGTAGCCTGCGCGAACATTTTATGAAAAATAGTCACCCAACAGGTTGGAAATGGACCAAGTGTAGCCAACACAATCACAATATCGCGGTTTCACGCAAATTTCCTAAATTCAAATGTGAAACATCTGCTTTCTTTATAGTGAAAGGACCTGGAAGAGATCGTGAATTAGGAGATGGTAGAATTCACGTCGACATGCACAGCTATTTTGTTTCTGCAGAACGAAACAGGGTTGCAATGGATAAGAAATGCCTCTCGAATCCTAATTTGTGCAAGAATAGATGGCCTTTTCAAAGTTGGGGTGGGAGCGCGCCTTATCGTGGATTGATTGTCAATGGAGATGGTCATTTCTCGAAAATAAAATATGGTCAACATACAATAGGAAGTGTGTTCGACCCAATAAAAATAATGACTCGGTGGAATGGTAAAGAGTATGCTTCAAGTCAACATCACCAACAAGATGGTCCTCATATGCCCTTTAATGAATATTGTCTGTCAGGGACTCTTGAGAGTCCAGTCCTTAAACCAGTAAAAGCGGATAAAAGCCCTGGCAATATTCTATCCATGTGCGAGATGAGTTTTCAGCTCAATCGTGAGGGGTTTTCCTCTTGGTACTCTGCATTTAGCAAAGGCTGTGTCGATGAAGCGAAGAATGCCAAGCGCGCTGTGCGCGAGTCAGCAATATTGAGCAAAAGAGAGCGAATGTGTATTGAGTATTCTCAAAGACGTTGTGGTGCACCTATCGACATGCAATGTGGAAGCCAAGAAGCAAGTCATTGGCCTCTCACGATTGTGACTGCATATATTCAGCTGAAGAGCAAACATACTAAGAAAGAATACCAAAAGTGGATGAGAAATACCTTGAGCTACCAAGGGCCTATGGTCATATTCGTTGACTCGAAAAATATTGAAATGGTCAAACAGCTACGCAGTGGTTTGCCAACCAAGTTGATTGAAACTGAAATCGCTGATTTATCTACGAATCAATTTCGAGGAAAATTTAATCATCATCTTGGATTCTATTCGAAAAGCAAATATATTAAGAGTCGAAACATAGATCAAGACGATTACAGTATATTACAATGCGAGAAGCCCAATTTTCTCAGAAAAGCTACGAAATTCTTCAACACACCATATTATATGTGGTTAGACATCGGCTATGTGCGCAACGATTTCCAATTTCCATATAATTGGCCGAATCAAAATACCTTATTCGGACTCGGCGACAAAATTTTTGTCATGTCCGTTGGCCGGCATGAATGCAAACGAACGTCTCCCCCATACGATTACAATAATCCACCTCGCGGTGTTTTGATTTCGGGTGGAGTTGTTGTAGTGAACAAAAACAATGTTGACAAATATCACGCGCTATTTTATGACAAATTAAATGAACTTATTCGAGGCAAGGCTGAATGGGCAGGCATGGATCAGTTCGTTTCGAGTCATGTGTATTGCGAACACCCCACGCTGTTCCAGCATGTGCAAGCAAAAAAGCACATATTGATGGGCAACGACGAATGGTTTTATGGCATTCCATACTTTGCGGCAAAACATGATGCCGCCGATATCGAAAGCACGCTTGTCGAAGCCAAGCCACTGCCCAAACTGCCCCCCGATAAAAGACACCCGACCTCTGAGCGTACATCTGATGTTGGGAAAGATACGTTAGTCGTGGTGTGCCATCCAGACGACGAAAGCATATGGGGTGCCTCTCTGTTGGGGGAGCACGCGCATGTTATCATGGTTACGGATGCTAATTCCAAGGGAAAGGGGGCAGTTAGGCGAACACACTTGGAGCACGCCATGACAATCGCCAAAACATCATGGGAAATGTGGGATTGGCCAGAAACAAGTAATTATAGGCCAGCGAATAACAACGGGTGGTCCTCACAAAAACAGGAGCAACTAGTCCAGCGGCTGAAGGGTGTCTTTTCGCTTTCAACAGGTTTTCAGCATATTATCACGCATAACCAGTGGGGAGAGTATGGACACATTGACCACCGCAACGTTCATAAAGCAGTTCTCGCAGCATATGATTTCGTTTACAAAGACGGAACAGAGAACGACAGACCGTCACTGGAGGTGTTTATGCCCGAATTGAATTATAATAACATGGTAGATCGATTAGCTCACCCGCCAAAAAGGTGTGCAGAAACGCCGCTCCGAAAAAAATTATTGGATAGCTATGAAAAAGATGGCTCCTTGACGAATGCCTATTTATTTCGCAATTTGTGTTTTGACATTAAAGTGTTAAAACCTAGTGTTGACCAACCCGAAACAGAAATGTCACCCGAAACGAAAACAACAGTCGAAACAGAAAAGCCTATTGAGACACGGAATTGGTTGTATGGCTTCGAACAAGATTACCAAACAACGTTTTCACGGGATAGATACAGGCGTATGGACGTATATGCACAGGGAAAGAGACAACGTTCAGACGACAGTCTTATAGTGGTCGTTGAGCACGAATTCGACAAGATTTGGGCCCTACATGATGAAGGCGCGGACAAAATCGATGAATCTATTCATACGTGGTATCAAGACGTCTTTTATCCGATGTCTTTGGGCTCGTTGTATGTTTTTCCTGTAAGAAGCACCCGTACGATACGTTTTGTAGAACGAATGGTAGAACTACAGAATGCAAAGATGAATAAAATGTCGAAAATAAAATTTCGATTTGAAATACACGGTGTGGCGTGTTGGGAATCTGGCGGATGTGCGATTGAAAGAGGAATGTATGACCAAACAACCAAAAAATGCCGCACGACATTTTGTTCAACTGCTGAGGCTGCTGCAGGCTCTGTAATCGCAAACAGTGCATTCTATAAAATGGCAATATCTGCCAAGCGCGTGACAGACAAAGTATCACATCCCACACAACAATATCATTATATCTACGGGAAATATGTCCAAGGCGTACCTAAAGAGCGCGGGCCGATGTTAGAAATAGGTCTAGGGTGCAAAATGTCATACGGTGCTGGTGCTTCCGCGAGATTATGGGCACAGGTCGGGTTTAAAGACCTGCATTTCATCGAATACTCGGAAGCGTGTGTAAAGGCCATAGCTGGCGTGCGTGAAATTCCTTCTACGTCTTTAGACTTCGCTAAAAGGCGAAATGGCAACGGGCCCGATACGTCAAGTAGCCAAAAACATGTAGCGTCTGAATATGAATATACATCAGACGGTACTAAAATTTTGGTACATGTTGGCGACCAACAAAACGCATTTCTTTTACAGGCTGTGAATGATCGTGCGATATGGTCATCGAAGAACCCAAATGCAGTGGGATTCGAATTTGTTGTGGACGATGGCGGCCATGAAAATGCACAAATAATAACATCATTCAATGCGATTTGGCCTGAAGTCGTACCAGGAGGATTTTACGTTACGGAAGATATGTCTGGAGGCTCCTATGGAGCTTATGATTCTCAAACAAAAATGAATAAACCCGGCGATGAACATGCGGGTTCAATGCAATATTATGCGAGACAAATGTTTAGGTCGCTTCTACAAAATAAACTCGGTTCTTATTCTGCGAACGATAAGTCCCTTATGGAATGCCAATATTCAATTTGTATCTTCAAGAAGAAAAAATCAAATCAAGAATATTTTCGAAATAAAGTCAAACAACAAGGAGGTGTGATTGCACAGGCTTTAGTGCCCATGGAGCAGACTTCTAAACCCAAAGAAACAGACATATTTGCACAGAGTTCAAAGCCCAAAGACGCGACTACTTCGGAAAGCGAGTCCAAATCACGGCCGGATAAAAAACTTATTGCAGAGCCTCCTAATGTCGATGCTTTTTGGAGAAAGAACACTGATCGAAAATTTATGATGTCGTTTTATCCAAAGCTAAAGCAGTTCAAAACGGTACTAGATATCGGTGCTCGGGGTTACACATATCGATGCAAAGATTTGATAGGCTCTTCAAAGGTTTCTTATTTGCAAATGGAACCTTATCCGCCGAAGAAAATGAACAATGACGGATTACTTCAATGTACGGTTCAAGAAAGTTTGGAAAAATATCCTTCGTATGCCTCATTTTTTGATGTAATCGTCGATTTCGGAGTGCTTGGTTGGGGCGCAATCAAGTTAACGAGTAGCGATATTGTTGAATATATTAAGAATGTAAGGGGTTTATTAAAAGACGAAGGCATGTACGTTTTGAAAGTGGATCCAAGTGGGGAAAAACGGTTAGATTTTTCTAAATATATTGAGCCATATTTTGAATATCAGGCTTTTGGCGGATACAAGAGTGCTGCCAAAATTGGCGGAAAGTATGGCATATTTTTCTTGAAGAAAAAAAAAAGCAAACAGGATAGCGCACTTGCGAAAACAGAACCGCCAATTGACGTAGTTATCCCCTGGTCTGGAGAACCTCAGAATGACGTATCTGGCGTGAATAGGGATGATGGCATACTTAAATTCACTATACGTTCCTACATAAAATATACGCCGTGGGTGCGTATCATTTTTTTATTTGCCGATCCTATGCGCAAACCGGATTGGCTCGCGGAATTTGGTTCTAGAGTACAATTGGTGAACCGCTGCGATCATTACATTGGGGGAGACTCGAATTGTCCAACACAAAATGGTCTCGCGGTTCTATTAAATTTGCATACCATTCCGGGGTTAGCCGAAAGGTTTATCGTAAGTGATGATGATCTCATAATCACAAAGCCACTTACAAAAGACTATTTCTTTAAAGATGGGAAAATTACTACAACAACAAGCGGGGGTGTGCAAGATATTTACTCCAAAAATGATATCACTATTGACAACGGTGTTGAATATGTAACACCTATTCACCCAGTGACAGCACGACGGCAAGAAAGAGTACGACTTCCAAAACATCCAAAAATGCAATGGACAACCATGCATGTTCCGTGGCCATTTTTAAAATCTATTCTAATCAAGATGCAGTCCGAATATCCAGAATGGTTTCAGTTTGTAAGTTCTCATACAACTAGATTCTGCTTTAAAGATTCCGAGAAAGCTTGGCTGATAAAAGAGCGTGGCAATGTGGCAGGAGCATGTTGGCACGAACATCCTAAACCCGCAATGACATGGTATGCGAAATATATCGCGAATGTGTTTTTCAACCCACTTTCCCACAACAAAATTCCAGAAAAACGTATTGGGTACAAGGATATATCCGGAAAGTATTTAATTAAGAAAATGCTGACAAGCGGATATCCTTCTGTGAATATAAATGACGCTGCACTTTGGAAGTCTGAGGATTTGGCGAGTCTGAAGACCAAGGTTGGGTATTCAAGGTATATGAAAAGAAAGCAAACACTGCTTTCGGTATTAAATGAGTTTTTGCCTGCAACATAATTTAAATCTAATTTTCTTGTTTACATTTATTTATAATTTGTGTAGTGCTAATTCCTCCAGTATATTCCGGTTCTATCAATTCGCCGCCCCATTTCTCTAGAGTTGTCAACACGCACTGACGCACTGCACTCTGAGTGCCAGTTTTCCAGTCAGATCCGTGCACCACATAGGACGGGCGCAATGTTTCTAGATTAGGCACATAATCGTGCGTTGTCTGCGGAATAACGATAGACACACCCTTTACAGAGCAAATGACCTTTCGTCGTTGTTCCCAAGTAATGATTGGCTGTCTCTTATAAGAACGTATAGCTTCGTCTGTCAACAATCCTATAACAACAGGTCCCAACGAAGCAGCAGTTTCTATAATATTAATATGTCCTAAGTGAATAATATCTGCCGCCATGGCTACATAAACAATGTTCGACTTAATCATGTTACCAATACGATAGTTCTTTTTATACCTTTATTCAAAAAATTTCCATATTTAACTTTTGAATTTCCTTGACAATAGTTGTGTAATCTTTTGTTGAATTGGCGAAAGGAAGTAATATAGAATCAAAATGTTTAAACAAAACGCCATCTGACAATATATGTTCAGCATTGCGAACGTCTTTACACATCAAATTTAGCTTAAACCCATAATTGTATTCATTAGTAAGAACCTCGGTTGGTATTCTTACTTGTGTCTGCAGAGACCTTCCAGACGAATCGTTGATGGCTTCAAGTGCCACTCCCGGGTCAATGGCTTGTTTTTTTAAACCTAATAGTGCATCAGATGCTAATATTAAATGTGACACATTCAAATAATTATTGACAGACTTGATAGCATTGCCGTTACCAACGCCACCACAACAGACAATTTTGTTGGCATATATTTCCATCAATCGTTGTATGGACGGTTCTAATGTCTCTGCACCAACCATAGACGTTAATGTTCCTGCAGCAGCACCTTTTGGCCCTCCCGAAATGGGCGCATCTATATAGATATGCGGTTGAATGTCTTGATTGATTTGTCGAGATTCTTTAAAACATCCTGAAGATAAATCAATAAATGTCTTGGGCAATGTTGATTCGTGCGCAAGTTTACGTATAATCGAACCGGATTCTACTGTAGATGGCAGACAAGTAAAAATGACTTTTTTATTGTGCATTTCTTCCAAGGTCGCAGGAATATAATTTTGACCAATATTGCCTTTGTGTTGACTGACTTTTTCATGGGTGCGGTTAAAAACATACAATGGAATTCTCTTTCCCATACGAATAGCAATAGGCAGACCAATTTGGCCGAGACCCACGAATCCAATATTCATCTAGGTAAATAATAGTAGTTCTATTTATAGTTAATTTTATATCATTTCATTCATCCATTCACAAAAATAAGATTACTTCACACAGTAAATCTTATCCTAACCGTTGAATCCTAAATTTTGGTGTAACTCCTCTAGTGTACTTATTTTCTTTATCTGGATGCAATCCTTTCAGATACAACTTTGCAAGTGCTTGTACCGGCTCTGAAAGTATGGATACATCAAACCCTTTCGACTTTTCTCTTCTCGAATCTGCTCCCCACGTACCATGCATGCCAACATGAAGTACAAGCGATTTCTCAAATGCGTATTGAGTCACGTCATTTTTTCTTAACCAATCAGACCAACCCCAATCAAAACCACCACCGTCTGAAACCGTTTGAAGCATTTTCGATGCCAGCCCTCTTGACCAAACAACACCTGCATTTCCCAGCGATTTCATTTCACATATGCCGTTTTCACACCCGATAGTGCGATGGTTTGCGACGTTTGAAGAATGGTACAGAGAAATTACGCCTTCTGTAAGGTGCAAATGGCTTTTCAACACTGACAGCCAATCCGGTCTGACAATCAAATCGGAATCGAGCGTTACCAACCAATCGTATTCTGTGTCAACAAACCACTCAACAATGCTGCGTGCCTGCTTGTCTGGTTTGAGGCGTTTCTCGTTCTGACGTACATTCGTAGTCCCAAACCAACTCTGTAAATCGTCAGTAGAGAACTGATCAGAGTGATCATCGAAAACATAAATATCATTGTGATCGATCGTCTTTGACAAAGCTTTTGCACAAAGCTTCGCATACCCCCTGCGGTTGTATGTAGGAACAACCACAGCAATTCTGGGCTCGTTGGGGACGCTCTTTTCCTTGCGAGTCGCCAATTCCTTGCGAGTCGTCGACTTGTGCGATTTGGGCAAAACTGCACATTCATCGCCTCGCGCTAGCTCATAGAGTTTGCGAGTATTGTCATTCATTGCAGCCACATTCTTGGGCGCCCACGGTTTGCCATAGCCACCCGAAAAATGGAACACGACGGTTTCTTTCCAGAGGTCTGCCATTTTTGTGTGATACGGTTCGGGATGTGTGAACTCTGTGGATAGTGTAAGGTACTTGGATGGCAGTATTAATAATTCGGGCAATATCCGATTTGAACCAATCCTGTGTTCGAAAACTTCGTTCAGCAAGTTCATTTCCGATTTGCCAGATCGCGCATAAGAGGCAATACTCGGTTGAATTTTCGTCTGCCACGTATGCCGATCAGGTTTGATGACCAAGAGCGCGCCGGATATACAGAATTCGTTCTCCCAATTTGCAACAGGAGCGGCCAATGGTACATCCGGAAGCAAAAACAAATGGTCTAGATTTTTCTGAACATACGAGTCGGCATCCATGTGAATGATTCGATCATATTTGTACATCGTGAACCCATACAGTTTCAACATGGCGAATTTGAAGTAATCGTTCTGAACTTGTGTCTCTGTATGCACGATTTTTTGAATGCGATTATTTGCGAATCGTATCTTGTCATTCGGCACCACGCACATAAAATCAACGGACGACGACGAACCCAGTTCAATCAGTCGCTGGACCATAGTCTCAACGGCACAAGCGTGTTGTGTGGACGTCGCAAAGAATAAATACGCGAACTTTCCCTGTGGTTCGATCTGTTTTGGGGGTTGCTCTTTGATAATTTCTGTTGTGGCGTGCTGGTTGATTTTATCGTGAGTCCAAGATGCACGAAACCCGTGCAGGAAATAGTGGCCTCCGGAACCAGCTGGCTTGGACGTCGCAGCGTGATCCTTCGAATGCTGGTCCATGTATCCCCACCACCACCACGGCAATACACTGACGTCTTCGCATCGGCCGTGGGGCGTCACACAGTCGGGGTCGTGCTTTCTTGAGAACAGGTATTGCAGAAGACCATGGGTCAACGCACCGGGGCCAGAAGAATGGAACACGTTTTTCATAGCGTTTTCGTAATGGCGCGCATACGAAGGCCGACGCCATGCATTCGTGGCGATGTGTACCATTGCATATTTCAAAACAGGATGCTCTGGGACTGCCATGAAAGCAAACTGAATCAATTGCAATTCGATATCATTGCAACCCCAACACTCTGTACCAGAAATGAATTTGTCGCCTGGGCGGATGTCCCATTCTGCAATTGGTCGATTGCAGGTAACGTCACTATCTACGTAAAGACCACCCTCTCTGTGAACAACCAAGATGCGCCAGAAATCAAACCTGGCTATTTTACTCATCTTACGCCAAGTGCTCTCATACTCTGGATACTTCTCTTTGACATAATTCGATACTTGTTCATCAGAGTACCAAATCACGTCCCAGTCTGGATTTTTATCTTTCCAACTCCTGTATTCACGATTCGGGTGCCCGCGGCCAGTCATATGAATCATTTTAGGAATGTTACTCTCGACCAATGGAACCGGGTTGCCTTCACTGAGAGCAGGACTCACTGGTGCTCGCCGGTGCTTTTTGCAACCAGTCGTTCGCCACATTTTATCGTAAAATTGATTCCAACTCACACCAAAGACATTTTTGACGTGCTTTGGCATCATAGGCATACCGCAAAAATTATCGTCCACCCAAAAACCATTTTCTAATCGCGCGAAGCTCGACTTTATGCCCTTGTGACGAGACAAGCGAATCTCAGACCGAGCCATACATTTTCCGAGTGATTTAGCGTATCTGTACTGTAATATATCCACATTATTGGACGCACGATGCTTTGTTAGATATGCAGCCAGTCCACGAGCATCTGCTTTATTCATTAGCATACCATTTGACCCCTGGCCTAAGAACGCAATTGGGAATTGATTTTCAAATGCCGATTGAATGTACTCGACATATTCCGAGCACCACAGGAAATCGTCATCCATCAGCATAACCGAGCCCTGCCCAGTGACTGCATTCAACAAGGAAATGAAATCCGATGTCTGTAGTTGCCTTTCTGTAGCAATACCTCGCTTTATTTCGAGCGGCGGTGCCTTTTCTAAATATCGAATGCATTTTGCTTGGACGTTGTCACACGAAATCGCACGGGCACCGTAGATGAAAACGTTTGGTCCGTTTGGACAGTGGCTTAAATAAGAGCTGTGGCATTCAATAGACTTGAGAGTGTCACACAAAATATGCCTGCCGGAGGATGGGATCAACAAGTCTAGATCTGGCGACACAGAGTGGGAGCAACTTGGTTCTTCGCGCATGACAAAGACGTCGTGAGATCCTGAAACCATACCTGTCCCTGACATCAACCTATAATTACCTGGTCGCATTCTTTCAAACGCCTCACAGTTTGGATGTTCCGCGCATTCCTTCGCGACTTCATTGATGTTGTTCGAGTTTACAGTTTTAATCACGGTGCCAGACGATGTACTAGATGCAAATATCTTTACAGATGTGATCTCGCGAGGATTCACAGGTGTATCTCTCATTGCATCGAAATGCTTAGTGAACCCTTGGCCAGAAATCCACGAATGAAATTGCCTGCGTATAGCCTGGTTCTCTGGGTATTCCCACGAAATGCCAGGACCTTGGAAATTAATCCACATAGAATTTTCCGCTTTCTTTAGGACCTGGTCCCAACGACGGTACACCCACTCAGAATCCTTTCGCCACTCATTCGTGTTTACCAATCCAAACCAATTTGAATTTGGCTCAAATGTCGCATGGCCGTTCTCCACCAACCAGTTGTGATGTTCCAACCACAAAACAATGTCTGGGCGGTACTTGAGTGTACTCTTTCTGCGATGTTCATAGACTTTACCAACCCTTTCCCCAAACTGATCCTCAAGTGCGTGCATTAAACATGTATTCCGCAGCGTAGGACAGTGTGTATGTGCCAGCTCTGAACGGGGACACCCAATGGTTAGACGATCCAATTTCAGTTTCCTATTCAGTATGACATCGTCGTTCAGTGCCAAAAACCATTTTCCTAAACCTGGTATGCGATGCAATGCCGTTGATATAGCCCACGCATTGTTTGTAGGGACTTTAGGCAGAATTTTAGAGTGGTGAACGATTTCTATTTTTGGATGAGACGTATTGAGCCAAGAAGGCGGGCCATGAACAGGGTTTATGACCACATAAATTTTGTGTATACTATTTGTGGAGCCGTACTTTAGAAGACTTGCTATAGAATAGCGCAGCTCTTCGTATGCAGAATCGTCAGCAGGTTTCTCATAATTCATATGGCTTTCGCTTTCGTCGCCGTAAAGAAGACCCTCGTTTCGCATTTGTGATATGTACGAGGGAGCCGTCCAGTTGACCCATGAGTAGACGATATCCACTGCCTCGTCCATTTCAAAATCGCAATTCACATTTGTAAGTGGCCCAACTGAAGGCGAGGGTATCAGTGACAACGCGTGTTCTCGCTTGACATACAAGTATACACCTCGTTTTCTTTGTACGTTGCTGACTGACGACTTTGCCCAGCCCATGTGGTTATATGCTTTGCAATCGCGCCTTTTCGAACAGAATTCTCTCGCAGATACCGTTGGCTCGCCGTCAATGTCAAACCCAATTTGATCCACATCCTTGTACAAAATGTAATCTGAAGTTTTTGCCTTGGTCTCGCGAGTGCCGGCGTGGACCACCCTTGGGTACGACACGGCTTGTTGTTCTGCGTCCCACTTCAATCCATTCAACTTTGCCGATGCCCAACGACATGTTCTGCACTCGCTGTGTACATGGGTAAAGTTGTATTTTCTCACAAAAAAATCCGGGAGCGGCTTGTACCGCCACTCATGGTAAGAGTCGTAGAGGTCTTTATTCTCGAGAATGTCTTTTAAATGATTGGCCAAATCTGCACGAGAGTCGTAATCTGCTACATTTACTATAGAATGTTCAGGTACATGATCTTTTATGTTTGGCGCGCCAAAGTACACTGGCAATACTCCAGCACCAAACGTCGACCACAACTTTTCAGAGATGTAATCTTGAGTGATTTCATTTTCAAATGCAAAGTAAAAAGCGTACTGTCGCATAAGTTTGCGTTTATCGGCTAATTCTGCTGGAGGTAGGCGAAGATTGTTCAAACAAGATGACACTGATTTCACGGGGAGCAAAGTCATTAGTTCTTCGACAAGTTTTTCACGGCCCGACTTTGATTTGCAATTGCGCGCAATAAAAACACCAGCCTTCGACACTGATTCCCATGGCACATGTGGAGTTTGTATGCCGTTCTTGGACCAAATGTCTAGCCCAGTTGGCTTAGGATGAAGATACATTGTCCATGGCCAATCGTAATAAGGCATCGGAATCTCAGAGTCGAACCGAGTCGTGGCGAAAATGCGTTTGCTACTTTTCGTGGATAGTCTCAAAGATGGGTGGTTAATTTCTCCTTCCATAGACATAATTAGTTGAATGCCCAATTCGTCAATGGTCAAAGATTTGATGATACCTCCTGAGATTTTAGGCCAATAACAGGGGACATCGCATTTCACTTTGCGATTCCCATTTGATATGTGTATCGGCTTCAGATTTTCAGAAACCTTTACTGGTCCTGGACTGACTACCTTGACACTCGTCGATTCTGTATTGACGACGGATTCGCGCAGCGATTTGCCCTTCACGTGCTTCACATAATAGTCACGGGCAACGAATGCCACTTGATGCTTGACGGATTGCTCCCACAAAAAATGGTCCACTGGTTTTTTCATGGGCAATTCGGAGAGAAGTGTTTTGGCGAAAGAGCTTGACATAGCGTAAGCCACTGCTCCGTACGGCATGCATCGCCCGCGGACCACAGATTTTACAACGCGCAGGTAATCCGCAGAGTACGAGACGGTCGCAGCATTGCACACAGCTGATCGAAAATAAGATACGAATCCATTCGCCGGTAACATTGGCAGCGGTACATCTGGCCACTTTGCATCGTCCTCTGACACAAAACACCATCCATTACATTCGGACGCAATGCGCTTCCAAATAGCCACATGGCCACATGCAACTCGCCTGGCTCCCTCCGGCCACTTCTTAGGACCAAACCCCTCGTCATATGTGTGGGCCACAACGCCTGACAGATCCGATCCAAACACCTTTTGAACTGAAAACCCTTTTGGCTCAACAAATTTGCGCTCACCTGTAGTCAATACATACATACTGTGATGATCTTCCATCACATGCATTTCATGAATGATATGCTTCATCTGATGTGCTCTCTCCAGGCCAGTATTTGTCTTCGTGCGGTCATTGTCTTTCACGTGATCTACCTGGTACAATACGTCTAAACACACTGTCAGGCCTATAATAATAATGACAATGAGAAACTCAAGAGCATACGTTTTCATTACACCAACTTATGGTTCAATATGTACTCAGTATACAAAATCCAAAACCTTTCCTTTTTGTGTATTTACGCGAGGAGAGTCCATGTCAAATGGATAAGCCTCTATTAAAAAAAGTATTGAAGCGAGGCAAGTCCATACAGATATATAGATATGAATGCAAAATAAAACAACTTAAGAAGTATGTGCTAAACCTTCAAGACCAGCTTGAGGAGTCTAACAATGAAAACAAGCGACTCCGAGCACTCATAGAAGACGGCTCAAATTTTACTGTGCCACTCGAACTCACAAGAATACGATCTCAGACTGAAGACACAACGAGTTCGGGTGCATCGCCGCAATTCAAATTGAGCATGTAAATTTGAATTGTTAGGGTGTCAATCCACCTGCGTTCATTCGTTCGAAAACTTTTCAAACGCGCTTCACAATGTCCCAACGCGCCAAAAAAAACACCCAGGACACTACTGCCGCATCTTCGAGCGCTGCAAAACAAGATTCGAGCGCGCCAAAAGCATCTAAATCCAAAAAGAAAGACGGTAGTGGTCACTGTAAGTCCAAAACCGGCTCCAAAATGACCAAATGGAAACAAGACACATGGCCCAAGGGTGGTCGCACGTCCATTGAACACTACGAACTGGCCGAAATCAGAGCTGGCACTCTCGACCCCCTTTTCCGCGTATTCTGGAGAAACCGTTTTAAATTTTATGATGAGCAGGGACCGGCGATGAAAAAGGCGAAGAAGAATGCAAAGAACTGATACACAAAAGCACATACGACGAACAAACATTTGTGAAACATAATTTAAACAAATATAAACAGTATGTGTTGATGTTGCTCCGCATGGTTGAAAGGGAACGCTTGGAGGCAAGTTTTTAATTCTTTTTAAGGTTATGTGTATATGTTCGAGCCGTTGTGTATTGTCCGTTTTTTTTTATTCATTTGCTTGTTTTGCTGGACTACTGTAGATATGTCCAGCAGTGTGTTTTTTTTTTGAAAACGGAGTCTTTCAAGGCGAGGAAGGGGAGGCGCGAAAAGTGATACGCTTGTTTGGGGAAGAAGAACTTGACCCCTCCCCGCTTTGAGCCGACGGCGGTGGCATCGGGGTATCTTCGCGTTTGCGCTTCTTGGTCTTGGGAACAGGCAATTTCGAGCGAGCCGTGCAGAAGTCTTCATCCTCTGCGACGCCAGTGACAGCGGACTTGGGGACCTGGCAGCTGTACTGAGCACAACCACTCGAAAACTTGTGCTCGTTCCCGTTGACTGTGATCGAAATGCCCGTCGTAATGACAGCCGGTTCGCGTTTCACAATCTCCGCGGTAGCCATCTGACTAAATAGTCGGTTGCAATGGCGACGAAAGTCGCGCCAGTCTTGAGGCACACCGATCACTGCAGAGTGCTTGCTGCTGATCATTGCGGCCGGAAGTGGTTCATCACACATGGCCTCCATAGCCAAAAGCAGAGCCGACTTGATGTCCTTTTCATGACCACTGATGTCCTCATCGTAATTGTCGAAGACCTGCTTCATAGCACGCTTGAGATCAGACGGGCATACAATATGAGAATCCGACACGATGACGTTTCCGATGACGTCATCGAATTCGTCCATCTCGGCCGGTGTCAGGTTCTTGATGGATTCTTGAACTTCTGGATTCAGAGTGACCAGCAGAGTATGTTGCTTGCCATTTCGAGTCACCGAAGAACCAGCGGTGCGCTTGGTCATCCCCTTGAGAGTGCGCATGACACTGACAATGGCCTTAGTGTCAGCTCCACTGTCAATGTGAGCGCAAAACACGTTACTCCGATTGAGCATGTTTTGAACCATCGGCTGAGCAGCCGCACCGATCCCAAGCACACAAACGTTCACGCCGTGGTACTCGAGATGGTCGGCCAGAAGCTTGGCCCTATGAGCACTGCTGCCAAAGAACTCTTCGACTTTGGGGGAACCGTCTTCTTCTTTCCCAACAATCAATGGTCCGGAATAGCAAGTTTCTTCGCCGTCCGTGAACAAGTAGATCGTGCTGTCCCCAGACTTGTTCTCGAGGCATGCAGACACCGCAGAAATGATCGCAGTGCCGCCGCAGGGCTTTGGGATGACGATCTTGCCTTCGGCGTTGCTTCCTTTGATCAGGGCGGCCACAGCAGTGCGTTCCAGAAGAGCATTTGGTCCATGAATAGAACCAGAGTGATCAATCAGAATGTGGTCTGTACCCACGCCAGTGAAAAGCGTCTTCGAGAGATGGTTGAAGCCAACGACGCTCGCAAACGCGTTCGCGGTGGTCCCAGACGGTGCAGAATTCGATTCCACGCTGTTTGATGGGGTCCCGCTGGCCTGGGGCTGGCTAGATGGTACCGAACTGGATGGTGCGGACATGACTGGTGTGGTGTGGTGTGGGTGAATGGGGTGGGGTTTAGCAATATTATAATGAATGAATTTAAAGTTTTCAAATTAAAGTTTTCAAATTAAAGTTTTCGAATTAAAGTTTTCAAATTAAAGTTTTCGAATTAAAGTTTTCAAATTATGTAAGCACAAGTACTTATTTAATCGGATGACGTCATTTGTCGCGTCATATCGAATGCTGCTGCGTAGCATGTCTGCTTCACGGCGTGACGCCATTTATCTAGTCACGCGTGGCAGCCTCATGCCACGTACGATTTGCGTACAGCTGTAGCTTGCATGGCCCCTTTTGTTGCACAGGGTACATAGCTCCTTTGCCCCCAACCGCTGCTTATGCCTTGAACCCCTGTATGTCTTGCAGCCACATTGTTGAATGTGCTGACGGCACCTACGCTGCGTGTGGCCTATGTGACCACACCAACCACAGCGCCGGCGTCTCCGGACGATTGGCAGGCTATAGCTTGCGCCCGTAAGGTCAATGACGGTGTCTGTCGCCGACTGAACCATCTGGGTATGTACACCGTGAACGGTCTGGTTGTTTGGGACTGGTGCCCCATGACTTGCTACAATGTTCTGTGACGAAACCGGGTGAAAGCCGACCTTTTCGATGTCTTCCTTGCAGAATTGGTGCCCACACGGCAATGCGATCATCTCTGCGCACTTTTCAAGGCATATTGCACACTTGTTTTCTTGATACAGGCGCAAACCGACGCTTGCTGCGAACACGGTTCGGCACATAGGACAGGCGGGCATTTGTTTTGATACGTTTTGAATAGACGTTTTGAATAAATGAAAAGTCACAAGAAGTCACCAGAAGTCAAATAGAGGTGTCAGGTCGCAAAAAGTATGTCATCAAGTATAAAAGAAATCGAATGGACGTCAATGATACTGTACGTATTGACGCTGATCTATATTCTTTTCATGCTCGATCATGTACGTAAGGGTAGAGCCAACTTGGCGCGGGTCCATGCCATTGATCAAAACTGGAGATTCGACGCGTTGGCTGGTCGTAAAAAAAATCTCATATATATTTCTACACATCTTTCCAAACGCCACGTTTCATTTTTTGCTAAATGTTGGCCGGCTATTGTGTCTCAGAGGCTATTTCAAGAGTCCGACGTGCGAATCTTTGCCACCGACACCGCTGATTGGATGTACGACATGTTCGACGGAAATGTGGTCGTGTCTACATACGTTAATCCAGGTTACCACAGCGGAGCAAATTTAGCAATGCGTGAAATGGTCAATAATAGATGGTATGAGGGATACGAATGGGTTATACGGGTAAATCCAGATGTCATCATTCGCAATGACACGTGGATTCTGAAAACTATGCAAGACGAAAGCGTTGATGGAATATTCGACGATTGCCAGGATACGGGGTGTAACACGTCCCACTGTATTCACAATCAGATGCACACGGACTTCTTTGCCATTCGATCCTCTACATTATCTCGGATGTCCTTTGAGAACCTTGAACACAGAGCCGAGGCATATTTTACTATCAATGCACACTTCATAGCGGATAGGGGAAGGGACGCATGGCTTCCACACACAGGCCCGCACAAAGGTCAGTGTAGAGTGACAGGGAACAACTCTCCAGTCATTCACGACCATTCGTATTTGAAGACGTGTCCACGCGCCGCAAAACATACTTCAATAACCTTCATAGTGCCGACCAAATGTAGGGAGACGCTTCAAAGAACCATTGACACAGTATCCGCAATCAAAAATGCTCATGTACTAGTGGTCACTGATAATTGCTCAACAAAAGCTTCTGGCCAGAATTCGAAAACAATTGCCTTGCAAAAAAAACTTGGTCAGGGTGTGAATTCTGCAGGCCTAGTCAGAAATCAAGGTATGAGGTCAAATATACAATCGGATTGGGTTGGCTTTGTGGATGACGACGACACCGTATCGCCCCAATATGGAGAATACCTCAAAAAATACGACGCAGACATTGTCATTTTCCGAATGAAACATCCGCGTTTGGGAATTGTCCCTCCCATGAATCATAAAACGACATTCAAGAAAAACGCAGTGGGTATAAGCTTTGCAGTCAAGACTTCATTTTATAAAAACAACGGCTTGTACTTCACCCCGAGTAATACAGAGGATTTTTATTTCCTAGATAGGGCCAGAACCATGGGTGCAAAAATAGTCATTGCGGACGAAATAGCCTATTTTGTGAGGCCCGCTTCGTAGGTCTAAATATTCATTTTCATTATCTCTTTTCCATCTTTTTGAAATGTAATCATGCGATCTTGGGCCTCTCTTTTGGCGATGCCTCGCCAAACCATTTGAAATGCTCCCCAAAGCATTTGCTTGTCTGTCCTGGTTTCGAATTGCATTTGCAAGTATGTGTAGCGCGCCTTTTCGGCGAACGATATACTGCCAAATCCGTCTGGGAATTCAATGCTTTCCATCTCCGATGATAAGTCATCCTTTCGCATGCAAACAGTGGTCTCGTCGACGTCGAAATCGTCGACTGTTGGTTTATCAATGGTTTGCATAAAGGCATCTAATGTCAGTAGTCGGACGTTGTATTCTTTGCGCCTGCCAAACAACGTTCTTCTGACTTGCTCAGTGATGATTGGTTCTGGGTATGACTTGGCCAGCAATTCGAATTTGGGAAGGAATTGAGATTGTCGACGAAGACGTCGGGGCTCGGCCCACACAAATTGCCCAAACATGATCTTTGGGTGTCACGTGCTTTTTATATATCAAAAAAACTGTTATGGCGACTAAGAATGACGCATACTTTTGGGACATACAGTAATGTACTCGTAAAATCGTCGTTGTAAAAATCACTCACTTTGGCTGAGCGAGGACCAATTGCCAATTGCGATTTGGGGACATGGCAACACAATTGCCCAATGCGATTTCGTGCGATGACCATGCGGAGCGTCTTCGGTTATATGTATTTGGTACTTAACCGCACCGAGTGAAGAACCCATCCATGGGGTTAGGGTCACGGTTAGGGTCACGGTTAGGGTTCTCATATGGGGTTAGGGTCACGGTTAGGGTTCTCATATGGGGTTAGGGTCACGGTTAGGGTTCGCATTGTCAGCACGGTATGCGTGGTATGTAGTTGTACTGTACGACTACCCTGATGGCTTACATACTGTACGTCTTCATCCACTGCGTCGGTATATAGTGTTACGGTAGCCGTGTTTTGTGCGTGTATATACCTGACCAGTCGGCACTTAATTTTGAAAACACTTTTGAAAGCATATGCATTCATTCATTCAATAGTCGTCTTGCGACCATTGTTTTTTATCACGATGACGCCGTCGGGGTTGCGGTCGAGCTCTTTACTGGACATCGGTAAAGACGACACTTTGCCAGCCGCAGTCATGGCGTCCCTGCGCAGCATGTCCGTCTCCGACTCCGAGCGACGCTCTCCGGACGCGTCGGGGGGTGCGGTCGGGCCCGGTGGTGCTCTGAGCCCTTTGGCGCGCTTGGTGCAGGTCCCGGGGACGAATGGTGGTGTCGAATACCTCCAAGTCCTCAAGGAAGCGAAGAGGACCGCGAAGCGTGCTCGGGATGCCGCCCCCGGCGACAAAGCACTGCAGGCGCGCTATAAGACTGCGAAGAAAAGGTACAAGGAGGTCAAAGCGACGACAAAGGTCATGGACGAGAGGAGTAACGAGCGCGTGGCAGGCGTTGCGAGGCCCGTGAAGCCCGTGGGGGCTCTATCTCTTGATGTTCCCCCCTCCTTGTCAAGTTTGGAGCAATCTTGTTTACAGGAGCAACCCCTGCACCGGCACGGACATAGCCCGCAGTATTTGCAGCTATCGCAACAGCATGTTTCTTTTGGGTTGTCGCCGCGCGCTGCGGATTTGTCGCCGCGCGTGACAGCGGCTGTTCTGGCGTCGCGCCATCGCCGGGTTTCGAATACGTATCGGTCGCGTATGCCTGATGTGTCTGGTGGTTCTGAAATAGGTTCAAATGTTGTTTCAAAAGCTGGGTTTTCAAAAGCTGAGATTTCAAAGATGTCTCCTCCTGTTTCAAAGCGCGGGAATGTTGGGTTGTGCGTGGGTTCTGAGTCTGTGGCAACGACGTCTCCTGGTGTTTTCGTTCTGTTTCGTGGCGGTGCGGGCGTTTCAGGCGGTGTGGGAGTTTCACGTGTTGCGAGTTCTGGAAAGTCTTTGCCGGTGTCGGGTTCTGGAAAGTCTGCATTGAATTCTGGAAAAGGGTCTAAAAGGAGTTCTGAGAAGGGGGCTTCTCGGAATTCAGTTCCGGTAAGTGCCCCAGTTCTGGAAAGTGCGCCGCACGCCAATTCCGGAAAAATAACAAAATACCAGGAACACGTCGACTACGCCAGCGGACCCACATTTCACGAGGAATGGCACGCGCGACGCGAAGAGTGGCTCTCGAACTATTCCAATGCCGGAACCATTCGAAAATACAGGCCATATGTCAACAAGTTCATTCAATTCATTGAACAACAAGGCAATGTCCAGAAACATCCCAAAGACGCCATTACCCGCACGCTCGTCAACCAATTTCAGCAAGACGTCAAAACGCGCGCCACGCCGTCCAATCAAACTATGATACTCAGCGCGACGTCGAGCTTCCTCAAACATCTCGCCGAAGAAGACGTGACGCCCAAAGATCGCTCCGAGCACATTAAAATTCCTGCTGCGCCCAAGCCCAAAAAGAAAAAAGATCTCACCATTGAACAAGTCAAAAAGATTATGGATGCCACGGACGACCAAAAAACCAAGGCCTTGCTGGCCGCTGCCTACTTTGCCGGTCTGCGCACGAAAGAGACAGTGCATCTCGCCGCGTCTAAATGCAAAACGGTCGGCGGAAACATGACGATCACCGTCACAAAAGCTTCGGCCAAGGGCAAAAAGGAACGCGATGTGCCAATAGCAAAAACAGGGGCCAAACTATTGAAACCATTCATTGAAGCGGCCAAGGCCAGAGGCGGTCACCAGTACCTGTTTCCCGGACGTTTTAAGGACACGCATATCGTCGAAAAGACCATGTGGAATTACATCAAAAAGCCGGCGCGCGCCGCGGGCCTCGAAGACGTGGCGTCGCATCATTTCCGCCACGCGTTTGCGTCGCACGGTGCGCAGTCGGGAGTCGACATTGCCACCATTAAGGATCAAATGGGCCATTCATCATTGAAAACGACTTCGAAATATGTTCATGGCAAGAAGGATCACGCGTCGTCCGTGTCTGCGTCGTTGGACTCTGCTTTTGAGGATAAACCTGCTGTGCCCGTTGCGCCTGCTCAAACGCCCATCACCGCGCCTAGTGCTCCGCAAACGGGACGCAGCGCGACGCAAGAATTGGTTCAATTGGTGGAAATGTACAAGGAGGGGTTATTGACGAAAGACGAGTTCATTGCGGCCAAAAGAAATTTGAGCATATTACAATAAAATTATAATAGTTAATAAATAAACAGATTTATTGACACATATTTTCGAACATTGACCCTAACTTTGACCCTAACCCTGACCCTAGTCGGAACATTGACCCTAACCTTGACCCTAACTTTAACCCTAGTCGGAACATTGACCCTAACATTGACCCTAACTTATAATGCTTTGTAGGGTTAAGTACTGAAGCTCGTGTTTGTGGGTGTTTGTGGGCATTTCCAGGTTTTGCGATAACCATAACCCTAATTTTCCGAACATTTTTTCTCCCCATAACGCACCTGGCTGCGGTCGATATTAGATACTTTTAACGGTCCTGACATAAATATTTCTTTACCGGACCATTTGATTCGTCTCATCCATTTCAGCTCAGCTCTGCTTAACCAGATTATATGGGTAACATTCATTTGCTCGATTGTTCTGTCACGATTTTCAGAGGTGTTTAATACAAACGTAGGGTCAGTACAGAATAACGTGTATGGTTCCACTTCTAAAGGTGCGGCCCCGGGCGTAATGTCAATCAATTTCCCGGATGGTGACTCATATACACAATGTTTTTCAAGAAGAGTATGTTTTGTTCCTGTAAAAACAGAATATCCAAAAATTACTTTACCACCATTCATTTTTGTCATGCGTACACAATTTATCAAACATTGACCAAATTTTGTACCCTTCACCATTTTTTTTTTGACTTTTTGAGGGTGTCCCAATTTATTGGAATGTAAGAACGTTGACAATGTTTTTGGTGCGCGTGACCATGGAGGCAAAGTCACTGGCAAAGCTGTCATTCCCTTCTCAGTGTTGAATATAAATGGGTCACAAGATAAATATTCTTGCTTGTCGAAGTTGACAACACCATGAAAATGAAAATTAGATGCAATTTCCTTGCTCAGATGTAGATTTAAAGTGTCCATTTTTTTTGGTAATTATTCTCAAGTGTATTTCATTATTAGAATAAGTGGAAACTATTTGAGCTTGCCAGAGTCATGCATCGGAAACAAATCGAAGAAGGCAAAGGGCACAAGAGAGAAGCTCCGACAGATGTGTTGGAACATATTGGTTCGTTTTTAGATCATGAAATGAAATCAAAGTTAAAATTTTAATTTTTATGTTAGGGTTAGTAACTGAGAGTTACGTTCTATTCACAACTTGGTGAAATGTAATAGATTTTATTTATATTCTAACTTATAATTATTTGTAAGACTAAGTACTCAAGCTCGTGTTTGTGGGCATTCCCCGGTTTTGCGATAACCCTAATTTTCATTGGTTGGCACCGTTAAGTACTCATTTGACTTGTTTCGCGTCTTTGATTACATCCTTCATTTCAGCGCGCCAGTCGTAACTGTCCGCCCATATACTTTCTTGATCAAAACGAACGACACGTAACCCGCGTTTCCTCGCAATAAACTCTTTCCATTTGTCTTTAATTTGTCTGCGAAACAATGCGTGATCATTCTTATCGTGCCAAGCTCTTGCGTTGTGTTGATACCCGTCTATTTCGAAAACGAGGTTGTATTTCACCAACAAGAGATCAAAACGGTGCTGTATTTTGTAAATCTCTTTTATGTCTGGAATTGTATACTGGTGTTTTGTCTTCATGCCTAACTCTTTGGCGAGAAAATTCAGCACTTTTAGTTCGGTTTTGTTTTTGCATTTGGGACACCATCTGCCTCTAGAAACCTGATTGGGTGCCGAACTAAAGGCATGCTGGCAAACATCGCAATCGAATTTGACTTTTGTGTTCTGACTTTTCGGTTTCTTTTTATCATTTTTATCAAGCAAGCAATCCACTTTGCGCTTGCCGTTTGGTGTCACACCTGCATAGGAGCCAAATGATCTTTTGTAACAGTAGACGCAGTTATCTTTGCCACAGTGTTTCCATTTAATAGAACATTGACCACACCATCTGCCATTAGAAACACCGTTCGGTGTCGTACTAAAAGCATGCTGGCACACATCGCATTCGAATTTGACGTTTCCGTTGTGGCTTATAGGCTTCTTCGCGTCGTTGACATCTATCAAGCATTCGACTTTGCGTTTTCCGTTTGGGGTGACACCAGCATAGGAGCCAAAAGATCTTTTGTAACAGTAGTTGCAATCATCTTTGCCACAGTGCTTCCATGTTTTAGAACACATGCCGCACCAACTATCTGCAGAAATATTATAAATTTGACTACTAAAAGCATGCTGGCACACATCGCAATCGAATTTGACTTTTGTGTGCGAGCCTATAGGCTCATACTTATCATTTTTATCTACCAAGCAATCCACTTTGCGTTTTCCGTTTGGCGTGACGCCAAGATAGGAGCCAAATGATCTTTTGTAACAGTAGTTGCAGACATCTTTGCCACAGTGTTTCCACTTAAAAGAACATTGTCCGCACCATCTGCCAATAGAAACCTTGTCGTTTGACGAACTAAAAGTATGCTGGCACACATCGCAATCGAATTTGACTTTTGTGTGCGAGCCTATAGGCTCATACTTATCATTTTTATCAAGCAAGCAATCCACTTTGCGTTTGCCGTTTGGTGTCACACCTGCATAGGAGGCAAATGATCTTTTGTAACAGTAGACGCAGTTATCTTTGCCACAGTGTTTCCATTTACTAGAACATTGTCCGCACCATGCCCGCCCATTAGAAACACCATTGATTATCGAACTAAAAGTATGCTGGCACACATCGCATTCGAATTTGACTTTTGTGCGCGAGCCTGTGGTGTAAGAGGTAGCATCATCTGGATTTTTTAGGCAATCCACTTTGCGTTTGCCGTTTGAGGTCATGTGTAAAGAACATCTTCCATCCGATGTAATGCAATTTTCAGGTTCGTGACTACAAGTAAAGTGGGCAAAGGGGATACCTCTTTTCCTTTTAACATTCAGTTTAAACAGCGTTTTCCCAAGTCTTCGTTTTGGCATTTGGCCATTGTGTTACATATACGAGTGCGATATTGGATCGTCGAAAAGTAATGGGATTTAAGGTTTCGTTTAACATTATGCCTTGATATGTTGGGGTTATGTTCTGGTAACTGAGAGTTACGTTCATTTACAACTTCTTTAATTCATACAAGACGTCTTGAGTTACCAGAAATGAAATCAAAATTACATTTTTAATTCATACAAGACAAGTTATGTTATTGTTTTATTTTCGCGCGTTGTATTTGTCTTTTATGAATGCAAGTCGTTTTGCTACTATCTGATCGTACACATTTTTAAAATCATCAGTGTCGGTTTTCGATGTAAGAAATGCTTCGCGGCGTTTTGCATATAAATCTTTCATTGACTCAATGAAGTCATAAACTCGGTCGGATGCAAATTCGAGTACTTCATCACTTGGACATTTAGCGAATTCTGTCTGAATAATATAGAGATTGTCTTTGAGATCGTCTGAGACATGTGCCAGCACGAGGGCATTGGCCTTACTGAGTTTACTCACAGCATCGAAGTTGTTACGAAACCAGTCGTCAAACCAGAGAATTGCATCTGCACTCACTTTTTTGACCACGCTAGTAATAAAATCGATATCACAAGCTAAAAAAGGACAGTTATTCTCGAGCATTTCGCGCACATAATCGGGGTCATCAACATCCCATGGTAAATATTGTAAAATGCCAATGACAAAATCGGGGTCCTCGCAAAGACGTTTGGAAGCGTAATTAAGTGTGTCCCAATACAATGAACCATTGCTGTTATCCGCCTCTGCAGCCTTGTTGAGCACGTCTGGGTCATCACACAATCTTATTGACACGTACCCCAAAGGATTGCCTCCATCGCGCTCTGCAACGACCTGGCTTTTGTATCTCTCTATAAACTGCAAAACAAATTGCTTGTTGTCCGATACCTTTTCATACATTTCAGGATGATATTGACAAAGATGATCCATAATGCCATAGTCGTGACGTATAGCCTGCATCACAAACACAGGTTGAGAGAATAAATCTTGGTCACACCACTCGTACGGACTTGGTAGAGTTCTCAGGTCCTCGCAAAGACGGTTGGAAGCGTATTTTTCAAGAAGAGAAATGACAACATCAATGTCACTTTTGAACACGTCTGGTATATATTCAGTCAAATGAGTAGCCCCCTCGCCAATATAATCTACAGCAAGAAGTAACAAGTCCTTGCGTAGTTTTCGCTCCTCATTCATATGTTTGTAAACCCATTCGTTTGACAGAATTGCATCACCAATTACAGCATCCTTAAATTCATCTGGTATGTGTTTCCAGTTGCTTGACTTATTCCGCAACAAGCCATCTTCAATGAGTGCCTTTACGGTTTCAAGAGTACCCCATGATATGACTTCAACGTGGACATATTTTTGCCAGGGGTGGGCCTTACTTACCGCCGCATTTATTCCAAGTACTTAATTTTGCCGATATATAGTTAACTAAATCTGGCTCATTTGGGTCTCGGGTTTTGTATACCCGAGACCTAATTATACCACTGTGAAGTGTGCAAAGACGTAGTTTCTTTGCATCAGATGGTTGCGATTGTTCGTTTTTTCTTTTTGACAGAACTTTATTGGCCATGGCTATTTGTTTCTAGTCACACAAGTGTTATGCACATATTAAATCACATATTCTATAATTATGATGAAACAATTTGTAAAACGATGCACAGTTAAAAACGAATGAATATATTAAAGGCTCGAAAGCTCGAATACGTGGTACGGTAAAGTACGTTCTATTTACAACTTAGAACGTAAATACGTAATAGGAATACTACAGGCACCGGCTACTATAGAATTCGATAGTGTACATAGTCCTGCGGTTGATTGTAAAGTGGCAGCAAATGAAATCAAAGTTAAAATTTTAAGAGCGTCTTTTTGACCCTGACCTGATTATAAATATTGAGTATGGTAGCATGTATTTCGTTTGCCATTTCTTTTTCGAGGCCTTGTAAACTAGCATTTAAAACTTTGAAGAAAAGGTTCAGTGTCCAGCTTGGCTTTTTCAACATTGGAACGATACAGCGCTTGAGGAAATCTACGGCTTCGTCATTTTTGCCGTCGTAGAGCATCTGTAGGGCAGGGACAATGATTTTCGAATTCATTCTGAGACTATACTTGTCCACAGTATTTTGGTCCTTTTGCGAATTCTTGTTGTTTACTATTGAATCTGCTAAATAAGCAGATTCAAAGTTTCCTATGTCTGGTGGTACTGGTATAGTGCTCATTGTAATTCATTAAAATATATGTTATATAGGTTTATTTTTTAGTCTATAACTATTTTTTTCACGGACACTATCAAAGATCTCTCTGCACCTTTTTTCAAAATGTTCTCGCGCTCCATAAGTAAAGTAATCGTCTGTAGAAATCTGTACAGACTCGCAAATGTCGTCAATGTCGTTTCTCAAATCGGTGTTCGCCATAGCCTGTTCCCATGTCGTGTCAGGCTGCAAAAGCATTTGAAATGCTTCTGTTGACGCGTGCATAATATAAATGTTTCGTGAAATATCCATACAATGGTTTTGGTATTTTGGCCAAAACGAATTGCGCCAGTCTTGGAACGTTTTGCCTTGTGTCGCCTTCGTGTCTACCCAGTCTGCGAATGCTTGAACATGGTGGAATGCCATATTCAAGTGTTATGAAAGGATCAGGTGTTTTTATACTCTGTTTGGCGAACACTTGTCTTTGAGTTGGGGTACGAATGTAGTGATTGCAACGCGCATATGGATACGTCCATAGAATTGTCAAAGTTGTCGGACTTGACTTTTGGAATCGTTGGACAAGTTCCACAATGATCATAATTTGCCAGATCAATCTTTCGTTTGGCCTCGTCGTGGTTTTTGGTGATGGACCACCTACCTAGGCGAGTTTGTATGGACGACTTGAATAGCCTTTTGAATACATTGTTCATAATCGTACTTGTTCTTGTGTGTGTACGTATATACAATAAAACGGTTATTCTTAATATTGTACGATTTGTTGTTTCAAATGTAGTTTGCGACATAGTTCACTGTCATGATTGAATTAAAGATACGGCACGTATGTAATTGTTGAGACGCTTGACCACACAGGTCGCGCCACTCGTCTCTGCAGAGACGTATGCGTCGAGAAGCATCTTGTTCACGCGTAGCGACATCCCTGCGGCATGTTCGACGGGAAAAGTAAGAAACCCAGCAATCTTTTCGTCAGCCGGCCAGTCGTCGAGAGTCGTATACAGGCGCTGGTCTTTTTGTTTGCTCAATGCGAAGACAAGCATATCGCGTCCTACCGACACAGACACCCTGCCGACCGCTTTGAGAGCGCGAACGTGACAGTACGCCGTTATGATCTGAGACTGCGTCGTTAGGTCTGGACACGTACAGTTTGTGGGTTTATTCGCCCGTAGCGCGCGCACGACTGCGGATACGACGAGCCCCCTGAGCTCTGACGAAGACAGCGGCACGGCCATTGTTTATGTTTGAATGGATGCGCTGTCAAATCGTTGCTGGCAAATCGTTGCTGGCAACTAAATGAGACCAAAAATATTTGGGTGTCAATTGATAAACAAGATACCTAAAAGCGCCGCGGGGCAAGTATAAGTAGACATAGCTTCGTGCGACATGGAAGTTGTCCCAGACGAAATACACATTGAAATTATGTTTTATCTTGAACCACAGGATATGCATGCTGTGAACAAACGTTTTAATAAACTAGCAAAATGTAACGTCATTTGGGGACCCATCGTGTGTTCGAAATACGGCATTCAAAAATCAAATAATTTTTTTGAGGAATTCAGATGGCTGAAACGAGTCCAAAGTCATCGCTTGGACTATAAGACGCGATGGACACTGGGCTGTGTTGGAAAGTTTCAAGCTTTTCCACAGAAACCTGCCTGGAAGCCGGCATATACCAAATGGGAGCCATGTCAACAGACTTGTTCCACTTGAGCTGCCAAGGCTTTGTGCAATAATACTTTCGATACGTCGCAACAGCATTTAGCTGGCCACCAGTGTACACCGCACATTTATCCCAAACTTCGTCGTTGATCGCACAATGAAAGTAGCGAATGCCATTTGGTAGACCAGTTGTCGCCATCTTGTAAATTACAGTCGGCATTTAAACAAAAACCGTATTCAGTGTACAAATACAGTGTGCGTGTGTACTTATACTGTGTCGGGTTTGAGGTCAGTACCGCGCGTAGCCTTGTTGTGTTCTGAGCGCTCATAGCAAGCTGTTTGAGGTGTGTCCGCGGCGCGATTGTTTCTAAACCAAACGTACATGAAAGAACCTAAGGTCGATATTTGTAGCCCTGAAAAGTTCCACCATGAGAAAATATATGTCCTGTCAAAGAGGCCTGCGGTGACCATGAGCCCCATGATAGCAGATTTGGTTGAACCTGCGACTGCCAGAGTCAGGGCATCGTTCTGTTCGATGGTCCAAGCGTAACTGTAATTGATCGCAAACCCTAATACGACAGAGCATGCGAATGCAAATTGAAATGCTGGCTCGTGCCAAGCTTTGAACGAGGCTGGGTCCCAGTGTGTGAGTGACATTGCAGATATACAGGCTGTCAAGACACTAGTCCAGAAAAGTATGGAGGTTTTTGTCCATTTTTTCGAGAGGGTTTTCTTGGTTTGTATTTGCGCCGCCACTGTGAGAATATTATTGACCGTTACGTATGTGTATCCTTCCATCGAAAAGGCCAGGTCGTTTGCCGCTGCAACGAGTGAGCCAAGAATCATAATGACGACGGACGAGAATACTGCTTTGTGTATAGGTTCTTGGAAGAAGTAATACTGTGCCACCATGGTCATGAAAATAGATATTCTACGAAGGGCCGTAAACATCGCTATGTTCAGCGCGGCCGCAGACGATAGACCGAAGAAAATATTGCTGGCGCTGAACATGCAAACTAAGACTATGTCAAGTTTTGGCTTTTGAATGGCGTTGCAGTCTCTTATGAACGTTACAATGGCCGTGAAGATGGATTGCGCCAACATAATGAAGGGTACAGATGTGAATGAAAACGCAGTCAATACAATTTTGTTAAAAATGACAATCATGAATGAGCTTGACATGTATAGTAAAATCGAAGGCCAGTGCATCCTCTAATAAATAAAAAGACAGTAAATAAAGAACAAGACAGTTAATACTTCGTGAGGTTTAATCTTTGTGTGTGTCATCACCCGATCCCGAGTCAAGGCTGTATTCGTCCATGGAATCGTAATTCTTTTCTAGGTCTTTTTGTGGCAACGGTTGGTATTGTCTGTTCGAGCCATGTAGTTTAGATACCAGGTACATAACGACGACAGTGAATACGAGGCCAATATATATCTGTACACTTTTCAGATGTTCGCCGTGTTTCCATAATATACTATGGCCAAGAAGTGCGAATCCTTCTGATCCTGTGATGACCATGGCGTATATGGGAGCGCCATATTGTTTCAGCATGAGTTGTATCATCCATTGTTCAATGATGGTTGGTATGACGAGGGACAACATGAATAGGGCGAACGAATAATGATCAAATGCAAATTGAATGGTGTCTTGAAGTTCGCCACTGAAAAAAACGAGCATTCCGAGAAAAATAGTCGAGCAAAAATTCGTTGCCCACATCATTTCCACTGCCGGTGTTTTGTATTTCGCGTACAGATATGTTTGCCACTGTGAGAAGAACGCGGACATGAATAGGAAGATGCACAACAATGCGGCGATCATTGGTGTCAATGCATCTGAAGGAGAAGAGTATTTGGAAGTGAGACAAACAACAACAGCTCCTGCAAGGGCAATTGAGTGTGGGTATGTTTTGTAGTGCCTTTTGAATAAACAACGGCCAACGAGGAGTGTGATTAGCATTTGGAGCGATTGTACGATGGCAATGACCGGATATGCCACGCGTCGTTTGCTCACTAAGAGTGCAATAGCACCCGTAGTCGACGCAATGGACGCAATGGATGTTTGAAAGAGCGGTGTTGTGCGTTTCTGAACCCATAAGCTGCTGTATATCGTAGCAACAAACCTGGTGAATAGAATAATGGAATTATTTGACACGAATAGCTCTCCGTCAAATGTAGCGGTGCGTATGCTGTCTTCTATAGCATTCCTGAGTATGAGTGACGAAATAATGAAGACTGTGCACGTTGCAAGTCTAATGGAGCCGGCTTTCGAGGTTGCTTTTACGAGGGTATTATCTGGATAAAGGTATAGGCATAGCCATGCAACAAGGAGTAGTGCCAGTTGTGTGGTTGGCGACCGCATTTTGGAGACAATGCCAAACCATGGTCTTGACATGGTCGTCGAAATGAACAGACCGTCCGCGTGAATTCGTTGGGTATAATTGAAGGGTTTTCCGTTTGTCCATTGAACAACAGATCCGTTGATAGAAGATGTCATCAGGTCAATGGCGCAAATATCTTCTGTGTTTATTTTTGATTGTTGTATGTAGGCCAGGCTGCCTCCTGTTAAGACGTTTAGGGCTGATTTCAGGAATTCGTCGGATGTCTGTACGACGTACCCGTCAAATCGCAATTCATGCTGTACTGGCAAACTCAGAATGGTTGGTGGGTTAAATGATATCGCAGGTCGTTCGATCCATTCGTCGCGAATGATGCCCCATGTTTCGTTGTTGGTGAGTTGAATGATGGCGGCGACTGTTTTCTTGTGGTGTAGTAGGCACGCGGAGATACCGTCTGGGTGGACGCTAACGTAAGTCAGCGTGTCTTGTTCCGGCACTGGACCTATCGTTGAGTCCGTGATGATAGGTGTCGAGGTCCACTTGTCTGAAATAATGCGCAGGGCCTTCTCATCGAAACCGGAGTTCTTGACGCGCATGAGCATCCCACTGTACCATAGCAACAGAAACGTTTGCGTGAGCATGCGTAATTTAACTAGAGAGGTTAAATATGCTTGTATTTTAGCGTATTCGAAATCCAAAATTATATGCTGACAACGTGAGTATACAAGATATCACGCAAAGTATGTCTAGTATGTACGGGTCTAGACATCGAAGAAAAAATAAGTTTCGACCAATACTGTGTTTTATGTTTTCGATCTTCGTATTGTACACGCTTTGCATTTTTTGGTGGCCTCACGTTGCAACTGGACCGCCTAAAACGCATCGTGAGAACACGGTTGCTCATCATACATCTAAAGCAAATGCATTGCGGTCGGTATCCGACAGACCAAAAAAATTGTTGGACGAACTTGTTCCTAAGCAATTGGTGATCGGAATAGTTGCGGCGTGCGTTCAAGACCGTTTTTACAGATTTCTGGAAATTAACAAGGCGATGAAAACCTGGTCAGTTACATGGAAGTCCGGCTTACGTTTTGTGTCCTTGCACTACAAATGCAAGGACCCTGCTGCAGTGATTGATTACCCCTCTGATATTCATGGGTTTAAGCTTGTTCTGGAGACGGCCCGACATAAGTTTTCAAGGGCTCGCAATATTAATCAAATGATGAATATGGAAATGTCTAAGAACACTGTGTTTATGGTAGTCGATGTGGATATACAAATCAGTGAGCATGTTCTTTGGAAAATTAAAAAGTATGTCCGACCAGGTACTATATATTTTCCAAAAATTTGGTCTAATTATAATCCGAAGTCGTCAGATCTAGTGCGTAAGATTGCAAAATTCGACGTGGACAACTTTTCCCCGTACAAAGGCACATGGCGCAAGTATGGTTATGGTATGTTCGCAATACATCGACAAGATATTGCTACTCATAAATTGAACGAGACGTTTGAAGGGTGGGGGGGCGAGGACAAGGAATATTTTAACCGTGTACGTACCGACACGAATATGACTATTATCCGGTGGCAAGAACCGCATTTAGTACATCATTGGCACGTCAAAAACTGTCAAAAACTGACAGACAACATAGTTGCATTTCAGAATTGCTTGAGTTCAAAATCAAATTACGATTCATCAAAGTTAGGTTTTTTATTGATGAGTTCAAATCATGTTCGGGCCAGTGTACAACGCAAGACGAAACTCGATAGCGCGTTCGTGTGTGTGACTGGTCAACTAAAGAGGTTGGAGTTGGAGTCTAAGATAAGGCGTCTTTTATTGCCATTACTAAACACGTTCAAACATGTTCGGGTTGGCTTAGCGTTGTCATCTGGCAAAACCCGTTACACAAATATGCAGAGCAACACTTTTTCAGACAGTTCGTCGTTCATTAGCATTGGCGAGGCCAAGGCGAAACTAAAAAGAATTGGTGTCAAAGCCGTGCACTTTGAAGAACCTGAGTTCGCACACGTTGAGTTGAACAGTGCAATTGTAAACCAATACGATAAGGTAGGGCGGGGCATCCAATATCGACAGTCGCGCGCTCGGAACCACGTCCGGCAATATCAAACGATTTCAACGTGCAATAACATTTTAGGGAGAATAGACACGGTACCCGATATCTCGATACGTATTCGGGATGATGCGTACATATCTCATTTCGATGTTGAGGAGAGTCTTCGCAAATTGCATTTTGAGCATACATCAATGTTTATTGTGACAGAAGATTGTGCGGCATGGCATGGCATAAATGATAAGTTTGCTTTGGTAAACGGCAAGGAATCAGAATCGCTGTTCGTGGCACCTATCAAACATTATCCGGCAGAGTCGGTGCCACAATGGGTCATAAATCCAGAGACCTTTTTTATGCATTCCTACATGATGGAAGGATTGCAAACCATTACAAGTGACTCTATAGAAATTGTGACATCCACTCCAGTTTGGAACGACAACTGTTGGAAGATGGTTCCCAGAGGCGTCGCGGATTGCGAGAAGAAAATTGTGAGTGCATCAGATACAAAAGTAAATTGCATTCGGTCTGAAGAGGAAACTGTGGATACTATTTTACAAAATACAGTGATTACCATTAAAACGTTTGAACGACCAAAGTGCTTATTTGCGCTTTTGAGATCGATTCGACTTTTACCACAGCCTATAGATGTCATCATAGGCGATGATTCAGCGCAAAGTTCAGAGAACGAAGCCAGAGAAATTTTAGGCGATTGGCTGGTCAGTTACATGGATTTGCCATACAATTCGGGTGCAGGCTATGGTCGGAACCGCATTGTTGAAAAGGCTTTGGATCTAGGCTACGGATATTTCGTTATGTCTGACGATGATTACATCGTTCAGAATCCGTCAATGGTCAGAGAACTTGCAAAGACAATGAGCAACATGCCCACACTTGATGTCATTGCACCTCTGCGTTGCGAAAATTATAATGACTGTCACATGGGCCATGTTGCCAAACTTGTCACAGAAAAAGATGAGTTGTTTATGATGGTGTACCCCAAACGAGGTGGGAAAAGCATCCAAACGGATGTCGTACAGCAGTTCTTCCTGGCTAGGTCGCGTATCGGCCCTGTGTGGGATGACAAACTGAAGTGTAATGATCATTACGACGCAATGCTCACACTCAAAAAACACAACAGGCAATTGTTCACAGACTATGGACTTCGCATCTTCCACAATAAAGCATCGTGCCAAGATACTCAAGACTTGGAATATGCAAATCAAAGGAGGTCTAGATGGCTTCATCACATGCCATACGTGTTGAAGAAATGGAACTTACGCAAATACTACGACGAATTTGGCAGGGTATGGGAAGTCGACAGCGAAAGCCAACGAATAAAAACCCAATGCGGCATCGAATGCACAAAAAAACCAGTACCAACCGTAAAAATGGATGGGATAATGTGGACATATGGAAAATGTCAATACTTCACGAAGTCAATGCGCAAGCACAACCAAAAGGACTGCCCTATACGCGAAACTTCTTAATTAAAGAACATTCATTTATATTCACAATTTACGCAAAGCTTAAATAAAAAGACGATTCAATTACAACCGGACGCAATGCATGTACTATCTATATATGCTGCCCCTGATTCTTGACCTCCTGTCATGTAGAACATGTTATTAAACCCTGCTTCTAATCGAGGCTCCCAGCATAAGCCAATTACGAACTTAATTGCCCCAGAGAACATTTTGTCAAAGTGTCTAACATTTACAATATTCCAACAACTGATATCGATATCAAACGCCACTGCATCTTCAAACATACTTGACATATTTTCGACCAAGGCAGTGTTCCAACCGCTGATGTCCTGGTTAAAGTCTGTGGCACTCTGGAACATATTTGCCATATTTGCCACATTGCTTGTGTCCCAACTCGCTATATTTTGATTGAACCGGTCAAAATTGACAAACAGACCACTCATATCTGTGACGTCAGACGTGTCCCAATCTGAAATGAAACTTGCGTTTCCACCGTCACCACATGCACCTGCAGCCTGTCTGAGTCCACCACCTTGACACGCGAAGCATTGCGACCCGTCCGGCGCGTTATTTAGGCATTGGGAAATTGCATTTGATAATGCATTCTTATCGACCGGCTTGAAGACAGACACATGAGCAGAACATTGGCCTGACAGGGGCTGATCCACGCCTTTGGCTATCCGACAAAAGTCACAATCTGAGCACATAGTCCAATCACAAAAATCGTCTACTTTGCTCGCGTGGACCCCATTTGTCAAGTACCTTTCACATTTTTTGCCACAACCACTCTTGTCAACGAATGGTGGGTAATCACAACATGTTAACAAATCGTCCTGAGTGCATGGTTTATCTTCGCAATAGATGTGCTCAGGATTACATTTTGCTTGGAATCCGAGTGGACACGTAAATGTGGCGCATGTATCTCTGTGAGACGACTTGCAATAATCACAACCTTTGCACATATCCCAAGTGCACATAGTATCCATTTTATCCATAAAACGTGGATTTTCGACGTATCTCGTACATTTATCAGTCCAGCAATTGGAGTCGCCAGACAGTGTTGGAGGTGTGCAGCACGACAGAGTATCCTCGTGAGTCTCGCAGGTATTACCTTCGCACGCAATACTACTAGGGTTGCTCTTTTGTTCAAATCCAATTGGACAAGTGTACGTGTCGCATGTTGCTCTATTGGTCTTACAATAGTTGCATTGACGACATGCTCCCCAATTGCAAAATTTATCGCGATTATGTAAGAACCGGTCGGACGCGTAGTTTCTGGCGCAGATTTGTGCGTCACAACCTTTGGCCTGTGCGAATAGATCACTAGTGCAGCATGCCATGATATCATACTCTATAACACAGTGCCTACCTCGGCATTGCACAGTTTCTGGGTTTTCTACCTTTGTCGTATTTGACGGGCATGTAAACTCGTCGCAGGTGCCTTTGTGGTTTTTACAAAAGTCACATTCTTGGCACATCGACCAACTACAGAATCTCTCGACTTTGTCTTCAAACAATGGGTTTATTACGTATCGTTCGCACGCTGCACTACAACCGCCCTTCGCCTGAAACGCTGGCTTGTTGCAGCAAGTTCTCGTGTCCTGTTTGGTCCCACACGCCGCACCTTCACAATGTAATTTTTCGACATTATCCTTTGGCGTATAACCCTTTGGACACACGTGGGTCGAGCAGAAGGCTCTGTTTGCCCGGCAAAACCCACAATGATCGCACCATTTATGCTGGCAGATGTGTTGGCGTTTAAAACTCGTTGCCGGCAAATATAAATAATTTATGCATCCCTGCATACACCCTTCTCCCAATTCAAATTGCTCCAGATCGGGCATGGCAGACTTATGCACCTGGCAATAATCGCAAGCTCTACACGCTCCAGAATTCCAATTGCATACCATGTGTTTAAATTGCAACGTCTGGCTCTTCGCATGGCATTTTTGAGAAAGGCATCCTTTTGCGCCCTGGGCCCTGTTCTGCCAAGTACCGTCTACATTTCGAGGATGTTTGACGTACGTAAAATCCGGATTATCGTAACTACAACACTTGTAAAGATCCAATTCTTCCTCGTTTTGGCCCCAACCTTCTGTCCCGTATCCGTATTCACCTTGTACGGTGGAAGCATAACGACAATACGCACCGCCGCAGTTCGGCACAACGAGCGACGTTTTGGCGGAGAATCCTTCGGGACACGTGTACGTATTACAAGAACCCTTGGATCTCCATTCGCCGTCGTGACAAATCTCGTCTACGCCAGCCATTGCCTCAAATAGCGTGTCACACGAAGAACATTTACAAAGTCTACGGTCGCTGTTCAAGTCTGACTTTGGAAACGCTGCTGCTGTAGTCGAGTTGATTGGATGCGCGCTATTGGGACATTCGGGCGCGTTCTCATCGTACACCCTGCCCAATGATCCATAATCCGAACCCGCTTGGCAGACCGGAGTTGGCGACTGACGATTGCAAGTCACCTTAATCCTTGCGCCGCCTGCACAATGCTGGGTGCAACGGAAATAGCGAACGCTATTCCAATCCGATATATCGGAGGCCTGGATTTGTTTGCGCGTACCAGATGGCAAAAAACCAACGTGTCCGCCAACAGCATACGTGTTGGGAAATACAAACGGTAAACTGTTTTGTTTCAAAGCAGATAAGCAGACATGGTCGTCCGATTCTTGGATATTGTGTTCGCCAGACCAAACTATTTGGACAGTTCCGTTGTCAGGACACAAATCTATCTCAGCATCTCCGAAATAATATCCTGCCTCACAGCAAACGCCATCGTCACCAGAGTCGCACGTTGTACCCGCACAATCGGTAGAGCTTGCCGCCGCAATAAGAACATTGCCAGAAGGGCAAGTATGTGTGTCACACTTCGCTTTAGACGCTGGTGCTACCTGCGCAGGTGGAGCGCTCGGTGCTACCTGCGCAGGTGGAGCGCTCGGTGCCGCGTCAACAATGCTAATGTCAAAGTCTTTCTGCATACTCGAGTGTCTAGTGCAGAAATATTTCAGCTTGCTTCCTGCTGCAAAATCGGTCGGAATTGTGAATTCAAACTCTTCGGTTCTTCTAATACCTGTGCTCACAGAATTACCACTCCACCCTGTCAATGTCCCTTGTTGTTCATAGTCGACACCGACAGAAAAGGGATGAGAAGTGCCAATATCTATCCCAACAAATTTGTATGTGTTACCACGTATGAAAGTCGCTGGCAGCGTCGACCCAAAATCATAATAAGGGTCTGTATAGCTCCCTCCCGAAACAGTAATCGTTATTGTGTGTCCATAAGACATTCCGACCAACAACAAAACCAAGAACAATAGCATATCTAGTTTGAAGTCAACACAACTATTTATATACAGAGTTTTCGTTGAATACTCAAGAGTATATTTAAGTGTTCTGTTATTTTATATATGCGACCGTGGCAAGTTTGCTTAATGTTTGTGCTCACATTTTTCTGGATCTGGTCTGTGCCCTTATTAGTCATAGGTGTCTTGTGCGCAGTCCCTTTCGCAATGGCGGCATTTCCAATCTGCCTTGCCATCACTCTTTTCTCACAATATGTGAGTCATGACGCAATCATTGTGAATCATCCTGTAAGAAGGTGGATATCAAACATCCCGTGGTGTGATTGGTTCCCGTGTAATCAACTCAAGTTTGAAGAACAATGTATTATCACTATCCACCCGCACGGGCTTATATGCTGCGGTGCTATTGCTGGTGTGCATCTCGTGCCAGAGTCAGAAACAGTGCTATGTGTCGCACCGGTCCTATTTTACGTTCCGGTAATTGGATGGCTGCTTAAGCTCCTGGCATGCATACCCGCAAACAAAAACGCGATGCAGTCAGCGCTAGCAGCCGGACATTCGCTGCTCGTTGTACCCGGGGGTGTCCCAGAAATTGTATTAGCAGAGACTGGTGACGACGAACAGAGATTTGCCAGGTACGGGGTGCTAAAATTGAGTCCATCCGTACCGGTACACATTGTTTTCGTCAGGGGCGAATGCTCCACGTATAAAATGATTCAAATGCCTTTCTTGCAACTTCGCGTTTGGTTATCGTGGCGTCTAAACATCCCCCTAGTTACGCCAATAATGCTAGGTCACTACGGAACATGGCTACCAAAGAGACAACCGCTCTTCCTTGAAACGCTTCGCGTGCCCAGAACAACCAAAACTCCGACTGACACTTCGCTTCGATCAGAGTACGACAGAGTATTTTCTATGTTTGTCGAAACGAAAGACATTTGAAAAATAACCTACAAAACGATGCCAATTGTTATTAGAACCAAATGCCCAATTGTCCTCTCTGCAAGACCATTTGGCCAGACACGTGTGCCCTGAGACTCTACAACTCTGAAAATGAATGTCCGATTTGCCTTGAAAAAAACGATTTCATGTATGCGTTGCCCTGCGGCCACCAATTTTGTAAATACGATTTAAAGCGACTTCATTTCAGGCCAGATTCCACAACTCGGCTGCAATTGTCGCCTCTCATTCAGAGTCAAAGAGCTGCAACACCTACTCTCGTTTCAAGACGCACACCCTCAAGTGGTTTCACAAGAAGGCCGCCAACTGCACTGCGATTGACTCCTCCAATTCGAAGACGAATACGAAGAAGAAATGTTGCCAGACGGCGCAGATGTGGCTGGTGCGGCCACCTGGGTCATACACAGAAAAAGTGCAAGAAACACAAAAAGCAGTGCGGGTGCACTCATACAGCCCCCTTTAAACGCAAACATTTACGATTGTACAAAAACAAATCAAAATGCGGCATATGTGGAAAACGAGGCCATAGACACGTGACATGCTCATTGGTGGTGGACTATAGTCTAACCCCAAGGCGGTAATCTCAGCGGACTATAAAGTATAGTGACTTACAATATAATCATGTCTAGATTGCGAAGATCAAAAGTCAGGCTAGAAAGAGCACAAACGCTGCTTGAAACTGTTCAAAATTCAAACGACGACCAACACCCACTTGATCTTTCAAAAACACTTCTACGGATACTCCAGGACATACCGGCATCAAAACTATTTCCAATTAACGTCTCAGAAGAATGGACCACCGTCATGACGGTACTTAAAGCTGCCGGGGAAGCTGGCATTATCAACGTTCCGGTTTCTGCACTGGTACACAACATACCAACTGACTCATCGATAACACATCACAAATATTTGATGGCAGTGTCGTCGGAAAACTTGTCTGTGATTGGCCAATATTTATTAGGTGTTGGGTTGTGAGACGACTGTATAAAAAGGCGTTGCCAGCTGAAAATGCTTCGAAGATTGTTCCGTCGCGACGCAAACCCATCGGCTGCGCGTAGCCCAGAGCCATCGGCTGCGCGTAGCCCAGAGCCATCGGCTGCGCGTAGCCCAGAGCCATCGGCTGCGCGTAGCCCAGAGCCATCACACCTCCCGCGCAGGCCTTCGCTTCCAACCGAAGAGCTAATACCAGTGGCGGCCGCACAGCCGGTATATCGACAACACGTGTTGCCAGATAAGCTCGACACACTCATCGAAGAATGTCTACAAGACTTTTTTGAGGAGAATCACGGTGCTGTTAGTATCGACAATGCCGAAAGGATGAGAAGAGTTGGAACCGACTTAATACAAGGCCTTTGGGCAAGTCTAGATTCAGCGCAAACAATCAAACAACTGGTGGGCAACTGGAAGGAGTTCTTAAACCGTCTCGGAGACGAAGATAAAGATATAGGGAGTGACTTATATTTCTTCATGACACGATTGACAGAGCAGACATTCTCTAAATTCATGAAGACAATGGAGAGCATTGCCTTCGAGAACGAACTACGTATTGAAAGACAAGTTGGACCGCGAACTAGGTACGGAACAATCTTACCAAGTGAAAAGCCACTTGATAGAGACCATGTGATGACAGATTTTGGCATTATTTACTGCAGAAATGTTGTCCGGTCGTACAGATTTAAACAACATTATGATAATCAGCGCCTAGCGGAGCTCGTGAAGGAGGACACCCTGAAGTATAAATGGCTTTGGCACGACAAAAAACCAGAGCGTTACTGGTTTACATGTCCAAAGCGTAGTTTACCAGGATCTCTCAGAGTCGAACTTTATGGCATATATGCGGCAAGATTTGGCCAGTATGCCGAGCCATTCCCGAACCCGAACGTTCCTGCATCTGACTATGCTCACACCTATGAAGAATTTAGCGCCATTCGGCGGGCCCTACATAATGAAGAGAGAAGAAAAATGGATGCACACATTGCCAGAAGCATGAAAAATAGGCAAAAAAGAAAATAACAATTTTTTTTATGTGGTCATTTAACTAGATCCTAAGGCGGGCGATTCTTTGGTAAATAGCGACTTTGGATTACTTGAAACTTCGTCCATTCTACACGCTTGGCAGTATCGGGATATATGCTCATTGGTTCGGAATACTTTCCGAACCAATGTCTCCGCGTCGTGACAGGTGAACCATTCGAACGTATTTAGTTAGGTCGAAAGATAAATAAACTTAAGAAAGATGTTCTCTCAATATAATACACAGTGCCATTTTGGGTTAGCGCTAGCAGGCTCTAAAGACGTTCGAAAAATTGCCGAGGTGAAGTGTGCATCCTCTGGCACTACGTACTACAAGGATTTGTCAAACGGAAAAACCGCGTGGCGGCGAGATGAATTGGCTGCAAATCCATTAAAACCAAAGAAATAAAGGTATTTTATTCAATACAAATTAGTTAAATGCAGCATGTCCCGTTACTAACATTCTATTTCTTTCTGGGCTTTGGCTTTCAGTTTACTTCGGTGGCCATGCGCTACTGGATGATGGATACAGTGCGTGTATCGCCTGCCCAAATGGCAGCCATTTACGGAGTCGTTGCCATACCTTGGTGCCTTAAGCCAGTATATGGATTCATTTCTGACTCATATCCAATTTTTGGATATAGGCGACGACCGTACATGATCGTCTTTGCATTCCTGGCGGCTTACATGTGGATTCTGTTGCCATTTGTACCACACGACGAGTTTGTAATTACGTTGGTGATGACAGCGTCGTCCGGGTCAATGTGCTTTGCCGATGTCATGGCGGATTCTCTACTAGTGGAAGCAGCGCGCGGTGAAAAAGACAAAGATAAGGGGGTCGTCCAATCACATGCATGGATGATGCGGTTTACTGGTGGATTGTTGGCATCGGGACTCGGCGCAATCGCCTATGATTACCTAGGGTCGACGCGCGTATTCCTCATCAACTCATTCATACCCGTCATGATTACGTATGTGGCTCTTTACATACCGGACCGAAAAACAACCTCGAAAGTGCAAATGCGCGAGACCGGCAAGAAGCTTTGGTCAGCCGTTCGCCAGCCAGGCATTTACTGTCCAGCAATATTCATTTTCTTAATATGTGTGACGCCCAGCTGTGGAGGAGCTATGACGTTCTTCTATCAGCGCGAGCTAGGATTCACAGCTGACGAATTTGGATTGCTTGATACCATGGGGTTCCTGGTGCAAATCTTTGGCACCTACGTCTACAAGAAATATCTGCGCAGAGTGGCCTTTATCAAAGTATTTGGATGGGCAATGTTGATTTCGTTTGTGCTTGAGAATACGCTTCTTCTACTGGTCTTGCACGTCAACAGAGACATGGGAATACCCGACTTTGTATTCGCGTTTGCCGAGCGAATTGTTCTAACTCTAATTTCACAGTTCATAACAATGCCTATGGTTGTCCTTGGTGCACAAATATGTCCAGTAGGCGTTGAGGGCACTCTTTACGCACTCTTAATGTCCATTACAAACTTTGGTGGAGTGATCTCTTCTGAATGGGGATCTCTATTCACAAACATGTTTGGGGTCACATCCACGAACTTTACAAATCTGTGGAAATTGCTGCTCCTCTGCAACTTGACAGACATTATACCTATAGCTTCGTTAGGATTACTAAAAGGAATTAAACTCTCAGATTAAATTTCGTATTCCTGTATGCTTTGCTGCAACCAAACGCGATCGTTTGCCATCTGGCCCCGGGCGGGTCCCCCGTGCACAAGCGAGTAAATTTGTTTCAAAGTCGTAGTGTGTATCCCCTTTCGCTCCGTTTCTTTCTTTAGCTGGCCAACAAGCCACTTCGCGTTGCCTTTGAAGCGATTATTGGGGTGCAGAGGGCCTTGAAAACGTTCAATTGCTTGTCTCATACACTGAATCTTGTTTGTGCGATTGTTTATGTGGTTTATATATGAATCGCTTTCGTCTGATTCTTCAGAATCACTTTCGTCTGATTCTTCAGAATCACTTTCGTCTGATTCGAATCCATCCGACGCTGATTCTTCTTCCTCGTCGTCTTCGTTGTCTGCGTCGTGCGGCCTCCGAAAGTACCTTGTTATGGTTGGCTCGACCCTGCGTCTTTTCACCGGATTCGGATTGTCGATTCGCTTCTTGTACATATTCCACATGGTTTTGCGATCGCGCCCGCTGAAACGATTCAGTTCGATGAGTTTCGCCAACTGCATTTCTTCAAAATATGGATTACAGGCCCCACATGCGATCTCTATGCGCGTAAACCCGTCGTTGTGATCTTGTTTGACACGGTCGGTCACCCGTAGTACAAAAGTGTCCATTTTTGGCACCTGGCCCATGGCCGTGGAAAGTTTCCAAAGAACGTCCATTTCCGCACGAATGATGTCAACCTTACGCGGACCAACATGGCAGCGATGCAGTTCCACGCCTTTTGTATGACACCACGGACAAGTCGGGCACTGAATGTCCGGATACAATGTTTGAACCCAATTACCAATGGACGTTGACACTTTTTTAGACACTTGGCTAAAAAGGATGCCTTTTGTAGAATTATCGAACACAGACATTTAATGGTGCACTATAGATGATACACATACTATTGTATTTTGGATTAATCCCAAAATAAGCGATAACACCTATAAATGCTTTTTAATCAGATTATGACATGCCGTCGAAAAAAAGACGCATTGAAAGTGAGCCGCCCAGGCCCAGGAAAAAACGAGACCATCCAAAAGTTGAGCAATTCATGGCAGTCTCGCAACTCGCGACGATCATCGCAAATCTTGCAAAACAGGAACAGCAATACATTGCCTTACTGAAACAGGTCGCAGAGGTCACTGAACACGAAGCGCGAGTACCCGAAATGAAGTGGTTTGCGCCTACGTTTGAATACTCAGAGGAAAATGCTGTGGATATATTCAATTATGTCCAACGTTGGTTGCAAACCATCACAGAACATTCAAATGCTATTCGCCAAAAACGTGACGACGCGCTCGAGGAAATGCGAAAAATAGATGTCCTTGACAACGACTCGCTCAAGCAGGCAGCAATGACATTGACAGAAGCAGAAACTCAATTTGCGCGCATCCTTCACGTGCAGAAAAGATGGTCCAAAATTGTCAGACACGAAAAACAAAACGATCTGAACCAACATACGGGAAAATGGCTCAAGAGATGGCTTTCACAATGGAAGAAAATATATACGACCACACAAACGCGTTCACAACAGTTTAAAGAATCCTTAAAAGGCGCTTTTGTACACAGTGTCATTGAAGCGTAACACGAATGGCTTCTTTAAATTGTTGAGGACGCGCCAAAATGTTTAGAATTACAATTATTGTCCGGTATTTATAGGTAAGTAAATAAATAAATGAAATCTCAGTGTATAGTATGGATAGCTATTATTGCCCTGGCTCTGCTACTACTTATTCCGACTCTGAGGACACGATTCTACATGGTGCCAGCTTCAATCACCGTTGTGTATATGTTCTTGAATCAATATCCAGACTACGCGCGATTTGCAAGCAAGCGCAAAATAACATACGAAGACCTCGAAGATTTCAGGGATGCCGACCCTGAACTCAGAAAACGCTTTCAAGTTGTATTTACGCGAATACAACAAATTGGAGGCGCTTTATGCGGTGGCATCATTGTTATATACGGGTTTCACGTCTTTGACATTAACCCTTCTGTCATCGAATCTGTGGGACTCTTGGGTGGTCTTCTGTCGCTTTATGCAAAAGTATTTGGCTATGTTGGCAGTCTGAGCATAACATGTCTGGATCGCATGAAACGCCAACAGCAAACACACAGAACACACCCGGACAGGCCAACTCAAGATCAGGACCCAGACTCTCCGAAACCACAGTATGCAAAACAGAACGACAGCCCACCTTAACATTCACTGCGCAAAATAGACATTAAATACTCGCCTGAGATCGTTTTCTTTTCCTAGAAACGACTGTAGCATTCGGCGCCTTTACTTCCGCCCAATACAGGGCCAAAAGCATCGCATCTGCTACGTCATCACGCTTTTTTTTGTCGAATTGCGCAAACCATTGTTTGTTCTGCGACGATATCTTTAATGATGGAACAATGTCAATCGACGCCTTCTTGTTCGTCGAATACTTTTTGGTGGAGATATCAAAATGACATCGCACTGATCGCATTGACACGCGGTGCGCCTTTTCATAAAAAAAACACTGGAATGCCGTCTCAATCACCTTAAAACGAGCCATCATCTGCATTTCTATAGCAATAGCGTCAGCCATTTCGAACACGTCTTTTGAAGCGTCGATAAAATCCTTCACAAGGTCTGCATACCTGGTATGCTTATTTTTGGGCTGGTCCTTTGTCAAATCATAACGACCAAAACTTAAAAAATGGCATTTCTCTGTATCATAGACAGACCATCCCAAATTCTTCGTACCAGGGTCAATACCAATCACAATCATAATGCACATAATCAAACGACATGTATATACTATTTTTTGTTACTAAAACTTTAACTTTGTCTTTACGTCATGATGAACATATTTGCTTATCTTAAATTATTTTTCTTTTAGACATACACTGATACTTTCTTCGATAATTCCAACTTGCCTTTTCAGACTAGAGCTTAATCCTTGAATTGCTCTTAATTGCTCTTTCACACCTTTCAGTCGTTTGCGTGCTAAAACAGACCGAGTCTCCAAGTCTTCAACATGCAAGTCTGACGTCTCACGATGCCTCTTCTTACTTTTTTTTTCCAGCTCCTGTTGTTCGAGGAAAAATCTAGTGTGCAAGTAAACCGCATCGGATGTAATAACACATGCCGCGAACGCTCGTTTACGTCTACTAAAATGTACTTTGTAATATGTCGTGCCGTTCAAATACTCAACCTTCACGCCTTTAGATATTAAGGTGATTTTTTTTAGATCGTGAAAGAAACGTTCAATGTCAAGTGTACGCACGTTACAATACTTCATCGGGTGTTCTATTTCAAATTGGTGTGAAACTTCATTGCAGAGTTTTTTCAAGTTCATCAATTGACAATAATTGTAATCATGGTCACCGGATTGATTCATAAATTGAGATTTCACGTAGACATTTTGATTTTCATACACCATACGAATTATTTCAGCGCCTATTACTGTCTCGGCTGGGCAGTTTTTTGCTTTCCAGGGAGTGTCTTCACGCCGCCAGGCTTGGGTGGGAATATCATACTCGTTGTAAACATCTTGATTAATATTTGGATCAAGATCCTGTGAGAACTGATCTTGTAGGTTCGCGCGAATATGGTGCATATGTATGTAGACTCCATCGCTGGTAATGACGCAAGATGGAAAATTAATGGCCGATTTACACGAATTCTCAATTGGATATTTGTCTTTCGGAGCTAGTGATCCAATTGGGGCGTTCTTGTAAGGTTTTGTTTTCAGCGAGTGCTTGGTCATGTGGAGCAGAAAAATTTCAATATTCTTTACCGATGTCCTGACTCTTTCAAGTGGAATTCGCGAGTTGATTTTTTTGCTCAACTGTTTGAGCTTGGGAAGTTGCAGATAATCCATACAATATTCATCGGAATACGGTTTGCCAAAACATGGCGAAGCCATTTCCATTTTGCCAATGGTATGAAGAATTTTGTGGCCTGTCTCATGAGTTAGATCGTGTTTGGTCAGTTTGTCATTGATATCCATTTCTACAATTATCATTTGACTTCCTATTTTTTAAAACACATATGTGTTAGAAAAAATATTAATTTGTTTTTGTATCTTGGTGTTTACTAAAATATTTACTAAAGACTAGCTGTGGCGTTTCGTCTTCGGAATCCGATTCTTCGACTGTCATGACGTCATCAGATGTTTCGAAGACTGGGTTTTGAAATTCACAATGCCTTGCTTCTGCTTCGTCTTTGAACAACGCATGTTATTAAGCCGCGTCTTTTCTTTGTGATGTGTTTTATTTGTTCAATTTTTTGTTACTATAAAACGGCCGTCCATTTGTATAATGAGCCAGCTCATCAAGCGCAAACGCTCTTCGGATGACGTGTACGAAAATATTTTTGACGCGTGTGAGTATGGCGATTTAAATGATGTCAAGAAATATTTGACCGCGGGCGCCGACCCCAATGCAATAACAGATGGCAAGACATTACTTTACATTGCGGTTGAGGGGGACCTCAAACCTTTGGTCCGGTTGCTGCTGGCCCAGGAACGCATCGACGTGAATAAAACATCACCGCTGGCCGCCGCGTGTCGTTATGGAAATGAAGATGATGAGATATTTACGTGGCTACTAAGCGCCGGTGCCAATCCGAACCAAAAAGATAGTCTCGGATATACACCTTTGTATGTCACGTGCTATAATAATTTTATTGATAAGACACATGTATTGCTCGCCGACAATAGAGTTGACGTGAATGCACAAAGTGGTTATTTCGGTTACACGGCACTATACATTGCAACCCATAAAAATCACCGAGAAATCGTCAAGCTACTGTTGCGCACCGGTGGCTGGGAGAAGGATGGCAGTTTGGCATTTAAAGTTGATCCCAATATAGCAGACCGTTATGGAGAGACACCTTTGTATGCCGCGTGCAAATTGGGTCATCGCGCAATCATCAGAGCACTTTGTGGGTTCGAGTCCATTGACCCCAACAAAGCGGTTGATTTATCAACGTACAACAAAGGTTGGACGCCACTTCACGTCGCGGTGATCAATGGCCGCAACGAAATTGTCGAAACGCTGCTGACCGCTCCGGGAATTGACGTGGATAAGGCCGAAGAAGATGGTCGCACACCACTTTTCCTCGCGTGCGAAGGGGAAGTATGTTTTAACCCTACCCCTTACGTGAATATTGTCCAAAAGCTTTTGGAAGCCGGCGCAGATCCTAATATATCTAATAAGTATCACGAGACGCCACTGTGCCGTGCGTGTTCTTATGGTCATCGTCTCCGCGTCAAGGTCCTTCTTAGGGATCCAAGAATCGACGTGAATCAAGTTGACGGGCAAAATCACACACCTTTATATTTAGCGTGTGCCGAGAATCATTATAGAACCGTCAAGGTCCTTCTTAGGGATCCAAGAGTCGATGTGAATCAAGGCCTTGTGCTGTTTATTGCGTGTTACAATGGCCACGATGCAATCGTGAAAAAACTTTTGAAATCAGATAGGATTGAAGATTTTACCGGTCAAATGAATAGGTATTTAAGACAAATAGACTGGGCATCGGGACATCAGAGCGTCAAAGACACGATTAAACGATTACTGAAAGAATACAAAACTGAACTACGGCGCAGATTTCCCAGAGTTGAACTACGACGCAGAAATATGGGTGAGCCGCCTATACCAATCGACCCAGTGAGACATATTGGCGGGTTCGTTGCTATGTTTAAAGATGTAACATTAAAGTTTTAGATTATATATTTTTTTAAAACTTTAACTTTGTTTTAACATCATGATGAAGATACGATCCAATCTTATGACCTATATGTATGGGGGCTTCTCTTTTTCCACTGGTGCCTTGATCAATACGTCTTCTCACGAGAATCCTATTTGCCATGCGTTGCTCAGAACGTGGGTGAAAAATGGAACCCCTATCGCAAATATTAATTTGTTTTTGTATCTTGTTGTCTACTAAAATATTTACTAAAGATTAATTGTGGGGTTTCGTCTTCGGAATCCGATTCTTCGACTGTCATGACGTCATCAGATGTCTCGAAGACTGGATTTTGAAATGCACGATGCATGGCTTCTGCCTCGTCTTTGAACAACGCATGTTTTCGCAAACGATTCAGCCGTGTCTTATTTTTGTGACACGGATTACACAGACATTGCAAGTTCGCCGCAATATCTTGTCCACCATCTTCCAGGGCAACAATATGGTCAATCTCAAAATCTGGCGGAAGCAGAATGTCGCATTTATTGCATCGATATTTTTGTCTGTACGCCAACTCAACTCGGATCGCCCTGCTGAGGACACGCTTTGGAATCATTTTCGTGAACTTGCTCAATTCGTGTTTGAATTGGTTCATCTCTGGGTGAAGCTTATAGCTGTGCTCCATAAACCAATCCAAAAAATAGCAGGCCGACTTGCACAATATATATTCATTTCCGTCAATGTCTTGAATCGTCTCGATTGGTTTTGATTTGTTGAGCTGATACAAGTCTGACTGTCGTTCGAATTGTTTCTCGGAAAACTTGCACTCAGATAAAAATTGTGACATGCGAACATAATGTTGGCGCTCGTGTTGGATCAATTCCATTTTGCAAATTTTAGGGTATGCATCAAGAGAGATCCGATTTATACGTATATAAATGCCTTCTTTTTCATGTATTGATTATGCTCCCCCAGGGGCGGACCCATGACCCGACGATCGATGAAACGCCATTAAAGAGGGCCAGAACAGATCAAGTGACAATGATTGGCAATGGTCCAATTTCGCAGTCTGGCAAGCCTATAATTCAGATAAACACCATATCTTCGTCGACTTTGTCTAGTTCACAACCGCCAGCGCCGCTTCTTTCCGAATCTAGACAAGCGCAAAAAAATAAAATGATTGCGGTGCGGTTTCAGAAAGCGATTCGTCGAAACGACTCGACTGTTATGAAACTATGCCTTGAATCGGGGTACCAGCCAACGGTGGGTGAATGGCTCAAAATTATAGGGAAGATGCATGTGTCAACAGCTCTCAATTGTGTGACGCTCGCAAGGACGCTTCAAACCCAATGCATCTCCGCAGCCATAAGGCGGCAACACAAAGAACTTTTCAAAGAAGTGCTTGAAAGAGTAGAATCAGTGCCGACATATCAAATGGAAGGCCTGATGTCGGTTCCAGCTTTTTACTTGGAAGTTTGTCTGAACAGAGGACTTGATCCAAACGTAAAGTTGAAGAACAAGCGATTGCCTTTAGAACACGCATGTGCCCATTCCAGGATTGGACACATTGAAATTTTGTTAAACGATAATCGAACTTCTGTGTCTCAAAATGTTTGTCGGTTTATGATTCGCCAAACAAAACAACAGAAATTTGCAGACAAAGCGATTGAACTTTGCGACGATATTGTGCCCAATATGATCTTGGAAGCCGTTGTCGCGAATGTTACATCTGCTCTTTGTTCCATTATGGAAAAACTCGAAGGAAAATACGAAGAAAGTCCGAAATGGGAAGAAGTTACGCACATGCTCAGATGTCCTATATCTCAGGATTATTCATCGGATCTTGTCAAAACACCTCTGAATGATCATTACTATGACAGAGTGCAGTTGCTTACCTGGGTGCGCGCGAAGGGCACCGATCCACAAACCAGAGAACCGTTACAAGAAAGAGATCTATTACTAAGATCTGAATTTTTGAAAGAATACGCTCTCGCATTACAAAATATAATTAAAGAATTAGACAACTAATTTGCGTTTTCCCCCGTTTTTTAATATTCATATATATTCTAGATTTTCGGCACGCTAGTGCCAACCAAGCTAGAACCCATAGTGAACAAAGGCAAAGGTGCGACTGCCGGTTGCCAGCGTGTATACCACGCTATCGCATCCACAAACACATGATGCATAACCAACCATGCCGAGCTAGCAATCAGTAATGGATTGTCTGGATGATTGCAAGACATAACCAACAAACCGATGCATCCGGTAGCAGCCAACCATAAAGACAAAGCTACCCACAAGGTCTTTCGTTCTCGCCTGAGCGCGTCACCAATCATTGGCGCCCAAGTCAGCCCACCTAACAAAAATATACTATACATACCAAAGACAGTTGAGTTCGCCGGTAAGTGCCAAATCCATTGATTCGATACGTACACAAAAGAAGCCACTGTCAACACCATGCTAATTGTCCAAATGCGAATTGGAATTGGATCAGCAAGAGAACCCAGAAACACACCACTCTTCATCAAATTGATATATGTCAGTAAAACACCCACACCAAACACGATGACGAGCCAGAATAATTCGTGGTACATCGTATAGCAACGCGAATTGTTTATACTCCATTCGCGTTGCTTTAACTGCGCAAATGAATCATATTTTGAACTTATTTTTACATATAAACGAGCGCGCTCATATTATGAACGAGGCGATGCCCACGAGCCACGCATTATATTCCGAGATTCAAAGAAGATATCAAAAATTCGTGTACGTAGGCAAAACAAAAAGTGGTCAGCCATTCGAGGCCACTGAATTGACCAAGCAACGTAAGAAAAGTTATTGGAGAGACGGAGTATACATTGGGCAGGTCGGCAAATGGCAAAAAGTCTTCGATGCAAATGTTAAGGCCAGTAGTGAGGTCTTACTATGAATGACTAACCCTTAAAATTTAAGCACATGTGTTTTAAACGAATTTTGTCCTAGTACAGCTAGTGCGGCGGCGCCTGCTGCATCTATTGGAGAGATACAAACTGTCTGTAAAGACTAACCGATTGTCTGCGTCTGTCCATGACCCGTTGTGCTGGTGTGTCTTGAACCGTTCTAGTATAGTCGTTGGCAAATGCACACAATTCAAAGAATTCGATATCATCCAAAGTTAATCCTTGGTCTTTACCGTCTAAGCGTATACTTGTTGTTGTGCAGTCTTCTTTGTTGGTTGATATACACGTGGTAATGTCAGTGTCCGAAGGTTGCCAACCATTAGTCGACAACTTTTCCCTCTTAAAAAAATGTTTTTCTAAGTCGGACATCTGCTGATGAACATCTGATATGTGTTTGGATAACTCAGAATCCTCGTTCAGAAGTTGTTTTGCAGTATGTTCTCCGGAATCATCGTCTTGAAAGAAGTTGAAACTTTCTCTAAAGGTTTTTTGTTTCACAATTTCAGTTAGGATTTCTACTAGAAGCCTGCGGACACGCAGATAATGTTCAGACATGTTTTTGATGATGCGAATATATTTATACGGTATTCTCACATGTTAGGGTTAAAGCTTCACGTGAGTAATATTTCTCGTGTTGCACTAGCGTTCTGAGTTTCCTTGTTTTCCTTGTTTTCCTGATCGATCGACATAATCCGAGGTTGAACTTTGAGGGTTTTTTTAGTTTGAAGTCTGGTCTGGACTCTGGGCTGCTTTTTCGGGGCTCTTGCTTGGTCTGGTCTTGTGCTTCGCTCCATATCCCACACAGCGTAACCAATACAGAAAAGAACGAGCAAAACTGGCATGACTATAGACAATATAATGGTGGTAGTGCGGTTCTCATCTGGCGACCCAGAATCAAATTCGTACGGCTTGGTGTAATTGTCGCTTACAGACGCGTTCATTTCGATTCGTTATGAAAGATGTGTTTATTAATAATCATATTTGTAAATTATACTTAAAGTTCGTCTTCGTCATCTTCGTCGTCGTCGTCATCTCCTGGTTGTTCACTATCTTGTGCGTACGCCTGTTGCATGATAGGATTGGCAATGTCCTCGAGTTCCTTTTGCTTGGCTTCGTAGTCTTCTTTCTCTGCTTCTTCGTTGTCGCCAAGCCATTCCAACGCGTCCTTGATGGCTTCTTCGAGAGATTCTTGTTCTTCTTCGCTGATTTTGTCAGGAATGCCCTTATCTTCGTCTTGTAGTGAATTTTTGAGACTGTAGCAATAGCCTTCGAAGGCATTTCTGGCGTCAACTTTTTGCTTTGTGCGTTTGTCTTCGTCCGCGAATTCTTCCGCTTCTTGCACCATACGTTCAATGTCGTCCTCTGACAGTCTTCCCTTTTCTGCGGTGATGGTAATTTTCTCTGCTTTGCCTGAGGCCTTGTCCTCTGCGGAGACTTGAAGAATCCCGTTGGCGTCAATTTCGAATGTGACCTCAATTTGGGGTTTGCCGCGAGGTGCCGGTGGAATACCAGTGAGTTCGAACTTTCCAAGGGCATGGTTATGTTTGGTCATGGCTCTTTCGCCCTCAAAGACCTGAATCATTACAGAGTTTTGATTGTCCTGGTATGTTGAAAATGTCTGGCTCTTTTTGCTCGGAATGACAGAATTGCGTTCAATGAGTTTGGTCATGACGCCACCAACTGTTTCAATGCCAAGAGAAAGCGGTGTGACGTCAAGCAGCAAAATATCCTTCGTAGCGTCACCACCATCCCCAGACAAAATGCCGCCTTGGACCGCCGCGCCATATGCTACCGCTTCGTCTGGGTTAATGCCAGCATTTGGACGTTTTCCGTTAAAAAAATCCTGTAGCATAGCTCGAACCTTTGGAATGCGCGTTGAACCACCCACCAAAACCAACTCGTCTACCTCTGACTTTTTCAGTCCAGCATCATCCAATACTTTCTTGACCGGTCCCAAAGTTTTCTTGAACAAGTCTGAATTCAGTTCCTCAAAGCGCGCTCTCGTCAATGGTTCTGAAAAATCAATGCCGTCGTACAACGCTTCAATCTCGGCACGGGCCTGAGGCTGTGTCGATAAAGCGCGCTTAATGCGTTCTGATTCTCTTCTCAATTTTTGCATCGCGCGCTTATCCTGTGAAAGATCCACTTTGTGCTTCTTCTTGAACATTTTCATGAAATACTTCATAATTCGCTGATCAAAGTCCGATCCACCCAGGTGTGTGTCTCCATTTGTCGCGAGGACCTCAAAAACCCCGTTATCAATAGTCAGAAGTGTTGTATCAAAGGTACCACCGCCCAAATCGAATACAAGAATGTTTTTCTCGCCCCCCTTCTTTTCAAGACCGTACGCGATTGCAGCGGCTGTTGGCTCGTTGATAATGCGTTCTACAGAGAGACCTGAAATCCTGCCTGCATCCTTCGTAGCCTGTCTCTGGGCATCGTTAAAGTAAGCAGGGACTGTGACGACAGCGTGTTGAATCTCTTTGTCCAAGAAATTCTCAGCAGTTGACTTCATCTTTTGAAGAATCATGGCTGAGACTTCTTCTGGGGCAAATTGTTTCTTCTCTCCGTTGATGGTCACCTGAACATACGGTTTGCTACCTTTGTCCACAATGTCGAATGGGAACAACTTCTTATCAGCACGAACCGTCTTATCGTTGAACTTGCGCCCAATCAAACGTTTGACGTCAAAGACAGTATTTTCTGGATTAATGGTCGCCTGGTTTTTCGCAGCATCGCCCACAAGCCGTTCATCACCGCTCCACGCCACATAAGACGGTGTAATTCTATTGCCTTGATCGTTTGCGATGATTTCGACGGCACCGTTGCGGAAAACTCCCACACATGAATATGTTGTTCCAAGGTCCTGTTTAATTAGAAGTTTGAAAGCAGATGACGAGTTAGATAAATGTAAAGAAAAACAATCATGGTTAAGAAAATCAACTTACTATTCCGATGGTTGTGCCGACGTCGGAATCATCGTCATCGTCGTCTTCAAAAGCGAACACTTGTAAAAATAAGCAAATGAACAGGAACCAGCGCATTTTTGTGCATTTCGTGGACATCGCGAATAAAATATGACATAATCGTTATATAGTTAAAATGCGTTACATAATATGGATTGGAATCAAATACACTTGATTTATATGCTGTCAAATTTTTAGTTTCTTATCTACTCGAGCGTGTGAAAGTTTGGAAGCTTTTATGGGGTTAGGATGTTTGTCTTTATTAAGCGGTGATTTAACCCTAAGTATAGCCAATGCAATGACGCATAGTACTGCTAGAACGGCAAATCTGACTAAAAAATAGTGTGAATGAACCGCGTGCCGAATTCCACGAGGTCGAGGAAAGCCGGGTTGAAATATAATTGGTCTTTGATATTCAGAGTGCGAAAATGGAATGGACGAATTGCCCAAGTGAACCGAGTAGTTAAGGTAGGGTATTGTATCATATTGTACATATGTGTGTGTTTTGTATGTTCCAAAATACGCACCAAAGCAAGTGTTATTCTCTTGAAATCGTTGCTGGCAAATGATGTTTGAGTTGTGCATGAACACGACGTCAAAGTCACATTCTCCCATACAATGGAAGAATAGTCTCATGTATGTGTTTTTCTTCATGGTATGGTTATGGGAGTCTTAAATACACTATTTAAGAAATTAGTATATCTGCATACGATGTTGATGTTTTTGATGGCCCTTTTACTTGTTTCCACATGTGGGCAGCATTTGCGCTTGGTGAAGCGTGGGGGTCGACGCCTGAGTTTGGGCAATGCCCACAATGGTACAAATATTCATATTCGATTGGAGATTGAAGAGCCAACTAGAATTGCAATTTCAGAGATTGGTGGCCGTCAAACTGCTTTTGACATTGGTGTTCTTTCGAAAACCTCTGATGGCAATGTATCTTTTGTTCAAAACTCAGATGCCCTACATACATTTATGGATAGCAGCGGGTTGAGTATTATGGAACTATCTGTAGATCAATGCATAGCTGAAATTTTGGGGGAAGGCATTATTGATTTTGAATGTCCAATGATATTTAATGATGGTAGCGAATTCGCAGGTGTGATGGATCATGTTGCATGTTCTGGCGGCAATTGTGCAGAACTTGGTGTGTATGAAGTGAGCGTATTGAATGCATCTTTGCCAGCGATTTGTGTCACTATGAAAGATATGACAGGTCCAAACGCACATAGTAGTGGTTGCGATAGTGCACGCGACTCGACGCTTGACCTCATAGATCAAGCGTATTGCCAAGGGACTGCAAGCAATATGGATCCCTCAAATCCGGATTATAACCCGAACCTGGCCGATGATAGGGATTTTTACCAGACATGTTGCGAATGGACCGGCAGTGATTGTGTGGAAAAGTATGAGTCAGTTGATACATCGGATACATCTATGGCGTTTGTATCACAATGTGATACAGATGCAGACTATCATAGTTTTGAGAATCTTTGTGTGTTGGATTCGTGCCATAGGTGTGCGCTTTCATTTACGTGCGAAGACACCCCAGGCACGCATGGTCAATGTGTATCGTGTCCGGATGGCCAAGATACTCGCGATGCGATGAACCAATTTGTGACCGAAGGCGCGACGCAATGTTTGCCTTGTTCGTACGGAAAGCATCAAACAGGTTCTTTGGAATGCCAATCTTGTGTTGCGGGCTCACAGACTCAGAATGTGAACGGTACATATGTCTCATCGGGTGCCACGAATTGTGAGGAATGTTCATTTGGTAAGTATAATGCTGGTGGTTCTGGCGTGTGCACTGCATGTACCGATGGCACGATGACATTGTCTGGAACCTATAGCGATTTTACATACGTCACTTCGGGTGCAAATCTTTGTCGTGGGTGTCCTTATGGCAAAGTATCCCAAAATAATGCAGAGTGTTCTGATTGTCCAGACGGAACTGGCACATTTAGAGTGGGTTCTACAGGAAACCTGATTGCCTCGACGGGCGGTGGACATGTCTGTAGTCTTTGCAGTGGTGGCAAGTATTCGAGGCGATTTAGTACAGGTCCCATGCCATACACGAATAATGGAACGGCGGTTCTGGCGTATCAATTACGATGCATGTTGTGTGGAGATGGTAGGGAAATAACGAATGGTACCGGTAATGGTTATCATCCTTATGAACGCGAGTTTGGCGAAGTGTATACAGATTTGGGCGCTACAGATTGTTCAGAGTGTGCAGCCGGCTATTGGCGGGCATCCGGAACAATGACACAATGTGTAGCATGCGAGCCTGGTCATGAAATAGTTTTTGTATCAGGACTTCCAACTTCTTGTACAACATGCTCTGTGGGAAAATACTCTATGGATCACACTTGCCTGGATTGTCTAGATGGAAGTCAGACCCAAAACGCATCAAATGTATTTGTAACTTCGAAGGCCACTTTATGTACGCCTTGCGCAATTGGCAAGTATCAGACTGGCGATTCCGAATGCCAAGCATGTGAAGACGGTTACAGTACTATAGGCGATACTGTAGAGTACGTCAAAATTGGCGATTTTGACGGTTTGCTACCAGGGGATCAAGCTGGTGGTTCTGTCTCACTTGCCACCAGCACTAAAAGGGTAGCTGTGGGTTCGCCAGCAAGTAACTTGAACGGTACAGATCGCGGTCATGTACGTGTGTTCGACTATCAGTCTGGGGCGTGGAGCCAAGTTGGCCAGACAATTATCGGCGAAATGCCTGGCGATTTTAGCGGTTGCTCTGTACAACTCAATAAAAATGGAGATGTGTTAGCCATTGGTGCTCATGGTAATTCTGGTGAATATGGAAATGAAACAAGAATTGGCCACGTGCGCATATTCGATTTGACAAATTCGTTATGGGTACAAAGAGGATTGGATATCGATGGAGAAGTCGCGCAGGACGGTAGTGGTCTTGCCATAGATTGTCCTTCTGGAGACATAATAGCGATTGGTTCGCCCGGGGCTAATGGTGGAAAAGGCCATGTACGCGTCTTTGAATGGCACACTGGGACTTGGACACAAAAAGGCCAAGCTATTGAAGGATTAACTCCTGGCGAAAACAGTGGTTATTCTGTTTCAATTGTTCAGGACCCGGATTTAGTTTTAGCTATAGGTGCCGTGGGTACTGATGCAAATGGACTAGATTCTGGCGCAGCGCGGATATATACATTTTCCAATGGAATTTGGGGGCTCGTAAAAGAGATTAAGGGCGAGTATCCGGGCGATGCAAGTGGGTGGTCCGTAGACCTACAAGACGGGGGCTATACAGATGTGTTAGCCATTGGCGCAATTCACAATGATGGGAATGGGCAGAGCTCTGGGCATGTGCGAGTTTATTACAGATGGGGTGGATCAACTTACCCTAATCTGAATGACTGGCTGCCTAAAGGTCAAGACATAATCGGCGACTCTAGTGGCGATTTGAGCGGCTATTCTATAGCGCTTTCCGGTAACGGTGAGCGTCTTTTTGTCGGGGCCATTATGAATGATGGAACCGATGCAAATGGCATAAAGGTGGATTCCGGTCACGTGAGGAGTTATTTTTGGAGTACAGCTGCAGATGCTTGGATTCTCCAAACAAACAATATTGGCGAATCATCGGGTGACTTTAGTGGAGCATCTATAGCTACAAACTATCATGGGTCGACGGTTGCCATTGGGTCTGTGGGGCATGATGGGAATGGAGTTGAAGCTGGTCAAGTGCGTGTATTTGATCGTTATTATGAATATAATGTGTACGTCACTATGGAGGCCACTGCATGTACCGCTTGTGCTATTGGGCACTATCAGAGTGGTACTGACGAATGTCAGCAATGTCCGGCTGGCTCTCAAACATTGAATGAGACGAATAGTCCGGTTACCATTGCAGCTTCACAATGTGTTGCCTGTGAGGCTGGCAAATTCCAAACGGGTAATGACGCATGTCAACAATGTGCAGACGGCTCAGACACTCGCAATAATGAGGGGCAGTTTGTTACCATTTCTGGTACTCAATGTGTGCCGTGCACAGAAGGAAAAGAAACACTCACAGACGTATCGCAATGTACATTTATTGATTGTGCAGTGCATCCTTACAAATGTGCGGATAGTTCAACAGGAACGTGTGGTGCCATTGGCGCTGTGAATTGCCAGGGCCAGTGTGTCAATTCCATTCAGTATCATTCCGCACTTCACTCATGCCCAATTATGTATGCCTCTTTTGAGCTTCATCACAACCCCGATGCAGCCACGCCACTCTCAGAATCAGATAAATGTGGTTCTGCCGTTGCAAACACAACAGAAACGTGTATACAGTGGCGCGGACATTTGACCAACAACTTTGGCCCAACATCTGTCCAAACACTTGCCGATCAGGATTCAACCATATGCCGTCAACTGCAAACAATTCATGAGCAAAATGAAGTCAAAGAAGCAACGCCAACTTGTGTACCCTACTTTTCGGTCATCGCGCCAATATATGTGTATCCACACAATTGGAATGGAACGCACAATAACATGGCGCCAGAATGGGTCCTTTTCATTGAAACAGCAAAAGCATACCCACGAGTACACTTCCATGTCATCATCAACCCAAGTAATGGCGCAGATTCATTAGTCGCGCCAAACCTAAGCTGGGCGGACCTCATTCAACAATTGAAACAACTCTCAAATGTTCGCTTGTATGGTTATGTACCTACGGGATATGGTTCGACGAATGTTTCGTCAACGGTGACACAATATATTCAAGGATATGCGTCTAATTGGCAAATTCAAGATATATTTTTGGACGAGATGAATGGCGCTGACGCCCAAGGTCAAGATACAATGCAAACGTATTCGAACTATGGAAATGAAATTGCAGGCGATAGTCTGTGCAATTTTGGTTCTCCTTCCGATAGTGCAGGCAATCCTTATTCTATCGACGTTATGTTTTTGTGTACACAATCCATTCTTTTGGAAAATACAGTGAGCCAGCTCGAACATTATGTATTAGCACCGGCTCAAGAATCTGAATATGGATCTATTTCTGCAGTCAATTCCGATGGAGGTATTCCTGATGGCAAAGTTTTAAGAGATCGATTCTCAGCTATTTTGCATACATCCGGCACTCAACCATCATTTGACGCTATTTTGGACAATGCCTTCGCACGTGTTTTCGGTTCCATATATCTTACACCGGGAACTGGCGGCAACCCATATCAACAAATGTTGCAGTCGGACGAGTATATTGAGTTCATCAAAAAGATAGACGAATGGTCCATTACACATTATATTAGTAGAAATTAAAAAAAAAGAAAGAAAATATATAATTAGTCATCTTGTGGTGCCAAATAAATGGTCACAAAGCCGCATTGCCATTGTACCACACCGCATTCCATAAATATTAATGATCCGAATGCTGGCAAGTGTTCTACATGTTTGAAACAAAATCGCGTGCAACTAGAATTGCCAACAAATCGAGCAGACTTTGTGGCTTTGGTCCTTGCCATAATACAAGCACACCAATTATTCTTTGAATGTTTTACGGTGACCATCCTTTTGTTCATGGTGCATTCGATTTGAATTTGCCCGTTTTGTGGCATGGTCTTGCAAACGTTTGTCCAATCTTGTGAGCCAATTTCGACACGAGTATCTTTCGACGAGTTACGGATGAAATTGTCTTGGGCAGGTGCCAGATGAGGTATGCGATACTGAATTGCAATTGACGGTGTCTCGACGGATATTTCCAGGTTGTTGTCCTTAAAAAGTAACTGTATATCTTTTGCGTATTGAGTATTGTACACGAATGCGCGCAAAGCATTTGGTACTTGAAAGCAGTACGTTTGTTGGTCGCATAACGCAACTGGTGTCGTAACCGAGCGCATGCCAATGCCGTGTTCTCTTAAAACTGTGACTTTGAGCTGTTTGTCCGCGATAGTCAACACCGGCAGAGACTTGAACGGTGTCTTGCCGTACCACGCTTCCACAAGCCATTTTGGTGAGATGTGAATAGACATGCCCGAGACCCTGCAGGTGCGACATGTTAATCGTCTATTCGAATATGTTCGGAGTATGTTAAAGTCCGTATAAATGCTTGAACAAAAGTATCAAAATGTCGAAGCGTGGTCGAGATGGCCATGTCTTGTTGGACTCGACACACTCGTTGAAAAGACATTTGCCGTATCAAGAGTGCCTGGATATTAATAAGCGCCAGTGCGTGCACGTGTCGTCTTTTGATTGGACGGCAGGGCGCGCATCAAACAAGAGACCTGCAGAATTCGATAACGAATTGACTCATCTTCGTAAGCGTCTTCGGGCAACGGTGCCAACTGCAGAGGAAGCCATTGCGTTCCTTATTCCACACGTTACAACATTGCGCAATTTGTATTGCGAATCACAGCACGAGAAAGAGACCCTGAAGGTGCATCTGAACACGATGAACAAAGCGTACCAGGCTTCATTGCAGGAAAACGGTTCGCTCAGTCAGCAATTGTCAGCGTCCAAGACTGAAGTCGCTGCGTTACGGCGGCAAGTAGAAATGATGAAATACAGATTGTCAATGAACGAGTGCAAGTCAAAAAATAGTTTAAATCCATAAACGTAATCACTTGGTCCTATTTAATGTTTTTCTTATGTTTTAAAATGTCGCGACGTGCTGGTAATGGTACAACTGAATCAGACGAAATGCTCGCTCCCGACCTTGAATCTGGCAAGATGAAGGCCGACTCTATCTACGAGTTAATGAAGTTGCGCGATCTTCAAAGTTTCATTACAAAAATATATTGGTTGGTCATTATGTGTTTCTTTGCCATAGGCATTGTGCTGGCATTAGTTCTGTCCGATGGCACATTCAGCGACGTGTTCATGGCTGAGAATTTGCTGTCATCCATTGGCATTTCCGTTTACATATTGCTGGTAGCTCTCATGGTCATGTGTAATTCGCATGGTGAGATGAGAGTGGTCCTCTTGTTGACCATTCTGTTCTTTATCGGATGTCTCTCTGGATTCATGCTGGCGCTCCATTTATTAGATGTTTCGATTATGTTAAAATCAACTAAGAATTGAAAATTTCTTACATTCATCATTCCAGTACTCTATGCCGGTGGTCCATCCGCGTTCGTTGAACATAGCTTTGCCTTGCGACATAATATACTTTAATGTCCTTCGGCGCGTCTCTTTTTGTTGGACTGGTGCTTGATGTTCGTGTTTTATCCATTTTATATCGCGATTGACCAGTCGAGGAACATTTAGCCTCATTTTTTCGTCTTTGTACATGGATATATCTAGGAACAATATGTCTAGCCAAAGTTGGAATATGCCTATAGTCGTAGCAGTCGTCGAAATGGAATTGGTTTTTGTTTCTGGGCTTCTGACCATGTCATTCCACTCTTCGATTTTTGGACGCCATCTTTCGGCTACTGTGTATATATTCGTCGTGTTTTTTCTGGAAATGATTGCATAGTATGTGAAGCACCACCAGTGCAAATACGATTGTGGTATGTCGTTTTCGGATGCCGCTATGTATTTCTTTGACGCGGCCATCGCATGGTCAGAGCTACGTTTGAGAAATGTCACCATGTCTTTAGGTGTCAGTTGGCAAAGTTCTGGGTTCAATAGCCATTCGGATTCGACACTGTCATTATTTAAAGTGTCTCGCCAATTTGTTGGCAATTCTGTTTTGTTGCTAATCCAAAATGCAATAGTATCATATCGTTCCATGCAACCTTTTTTTAAAAGTGAACCTATTTAAATATAGATTTTTTTAAGTAATGTACGTATTATTTGCATTCTCTTGCATTGCCCTCATGTGGGCGTGGTGGGCCGCTTTACCTGGTCCATTTTTTGCGATAGCTTCAATTACCATTATGTTTCTGACAACGTCAGATATCAAATCCATGTATGCCCAAGGGCTATTATACAACACGGCCATTCGAGCAATGACGAGAACAGATTGTTGTTTAATACACGAAATGTGGTCGAAACCTGACTTTGTAAAGTGGGCGACTATCTTATTGCGCGCAGTTTCTGGTTTGGCTGCCGTGATTGCCTGTGCCACGAGCTGGTTTGACAGAGAAAGATTTTTGTCAGGGCATTATTTTTTTATTTCCTGTCTTTGGTCGGCAACTGTCGTATTGTGGCTGATTTCCTGTTTGCCTATGTTTGTATGTCTGATTCAATGCGCCGCGAATCCAAAATATGCCCAGGTTGCCGCGCAAATCTCAAGCAAGGAAATTATCATGCGTTTTAGGAAAGTGTACTCGTTATGGTTGTTACACGATATCGTTCTGGGTATATTCTGGCTATATCTATCGGTTATGCTGTACGACTTGAGCGATGATGAGGACGACTCTGAATGGAGGACTATCTTTCTTTCAATGCTGTCTTGGCATATTCTGGTCATTGCCCTGAACGAGTTATATATGCATACATACTACTCGCTAAACCCTGTAGTAGACAGACGCAAGGAGATCACGCCTTGTTGTGGGCCTCGTAATGCCCAGGCCATCTGGTCGTTCATGACCATTATAAGTTTTGCCGGTATGTACGTGGTCGTCATCTTACGGATGCATAACGGATCTTTGCTGAAAATGGGCACAGAGTCAGTATTGACACCACTCATATTCTCTGCGTCGCAGATTCTATTCGTTGTGAGCAAATCTTTTCAGCGCAGTTCTACAGACGATTGTAAGCACAGATATCCAAGCCAGAAAGCAAAGACACCTACAACCCTCGCGAAAACTCGTCTTGATCAAACAGCACTAGATTTTTAGTTTTATAGAAAACGCAGTATATAAAGATTTGTATTTCGAGTATTATGTCGCGCCTAGCTTTCAGGTCCAACTCGAACGATTCCACAGTCAGTGCAGAGGCGCGCACGCCAACCGCACAACACCACATTATACTTGAAGCAACAGTCAAGCCAATTGGTGCTGGCGAATATAGGAAAGATTATGTCGCACACCAAGCTGCACAACTTCGAAGTTTAAGAAAGGAGGGCAAAGACATTTTTGAAATGAACGAAACCAGAAAAGTTCAGAGTGCAGGAACACTTCTGTACCAGACGACCGAAACCTATGGAACTTCCATGTCCATTGAAAAAATTATAGAAAAGTTGAAATCAGCCGATCTCACACTTCGAGTCAACTTCCACAGACCAGGTCTTCACTCGAACGTAACGTGTATGCAACTTTCCGCGGAAACTCTTCAAAAACTTGTGAATGCCAATTCGGATGCGCACAGCAATAAAATTGCAGAGCTGCGTGTCAAAGCTGAACAAGCTGCCAATACACCCAGGCACGGCGCAGTATTTGTGGCCATTACCAAGAAAAGCAACCAGCATTTCCTATCACATATAGATTACAAGATTATGTCAGCTTACGACTCAATGTACCATGAAGACAAATAATTATTTTTTATTGTTATTCTGTATCTTTCTTCTTTTGGTTCTTTTGGTTCTTTTTCTTATCTTTCGAATCATCATTGTTATCTTTGTCACTTTTCGCCTCACTATTGTCGCCATTGCCTACAGCATCACTACTTGACGATGATGGGCTATTGTCATCTGACGTCGTCTCAACAGGCTCTGGCATTTTCACGTGGGGCAAACACCCATGGGCACACGCGTGTTCTACATATGTATCCCACGGCAGCACGCCACGCTGATAATGGGTGTATAATTGCTCGTGGCCCATAAATGGTGAAACAGGGAAAACTATTTCGACCTGTAACCGTTTCTTCAGTTTGTACAAATCCGACACATCTTCTTTTCGTTTTCTCTTGTTATTGCCAATGGCCTTCATGAGTTGCGTTTTGATCGAGTCTGCATATATTATGTTGTAGACATGTTCGCAAGCGGATTGTATGGACGATTTCCACGCCATGACTGTTTTTTGAAATGTCTGGTGTGTACCTTCCGAGTCTGACTTATGGGGCGTATCTGACATAATAAGGGAACGGGGCACACCCATGACTCCACACACAATATCTTCAAATGCCTTTATTTGATTCACTAAATCGCTGCGACCACCTTGAAGCGGTACGTTGACAACCTTTTGACCCAATGGCAAATTGACAACTTTGTCTAGTACCGCAGAACCTGTGGAAGGATTAGGGCCTCCGGCGAAGAAGTGATCGTACATGGCTTGTTGGTGAGCCAGCTGAGCTACATTAGAACGATTTCTGTGGAACTTATTTCGGTCTGAGTTATCTTGCATGTCACCATCCGCATAAAAATCATAGTTGATACCTTCGACGGTATCGACCCTGGTATCTACGGCTTCCGTCAAAATAACGGGGTCTGACCGCTTCCTCTCCATAGTCAAGGCTGTGCCCATCATCATGTTTATATATCTGATCTGTGGAAGCAAGTTGCAAATAATTGATCGTATCTTTCCCTCTGGAGACGCAGAGTACCCAAATGTGTCGATGACAAGCGTATCTGGTATCTCTTCCTGTTGAGCATCCAGCACGACATATTCACGGATACCATAGTTGTACGTCATTTTTATTTGCGCACAGTTGGGCTCGAGCACCACTGGGATTCGTAATCCATCTTGCAGAGTCACGACGCGTACGGCCACAATACCACACGACATTGCACTGTCGAACATATCTCGACAAAAGGGCAACCAAAAATCAGACATGATCTCTTGCATATGGGGATCCGGGCGTATGCGGCCACGTCTGTGATTAAACAATATACCATTGCCAAAAAGATGCTGTTGAAGCACGTTTCTGCATGTATATATCATCGGTGTTTTGTGCATAAATGTGCTGGCAACTTCAATTTCATTTTTGTCCAGGAAAACACCGTGATCCATTATGCAAAAAAACATGCCCTATTTATAGGTCAATCCCAAACCGATTCTACAATATCGATCGCATGCAACCAAGTACAAGCCTCTACAGCCTCCCTGACAACTCTAGTTCTTTGGGTAAACGTTTGTCCACATATATATTTCAATGAAAACGGATAGCTTCGGACGATTGTCTTGGTCACATTACCGTACGTTTCGACACACGACACCGATTCTTTTGACGAACCCGTCAACACGTATCGAGCATTCAGTACAGACACTATATCACCTCCAACCGGATTGCACAAATATATAAACGATTCGCGCATACGATCGCCGTCCATTAACACATTCTTGTGCGTCAACACGGAATATTCATTGCCCTTGCATACCCCGGCAAGTTGATTTGCGGCATGTCGTATGGAAACACGCCAATAAACATCGTCTAATTGCCCCCGCGTGACCATATCACCAGGCGGCGCGTTGAAATCAGCGACGCTGGGTTTCACAAATTGGACAGGTGTGGTATCACGGAGCATCCACCATGCAATACACAATACAATGCACAGACCCACACCATACACAGAACAACGCTGCCACCGGGACGTCGGCTTGTCACGATATATATTTCTTTGTTTGCGAAAACATTTTGCCTGCATCAGAGGGAGCAATAACCATTCGACCCTATATATACCCCACTGCTCGTCTCATAGCAACGGATTCTATGGAAGAACACAAACACTTCTACCACGATAATGTCCCAAATAAACAAATTATTCAGGCTAAAAAAGACCTACGAGACAAATTGCAAAGGGCACTCAACCAAGAAATAAAACTTAGTCAGGCTCTGACAGCCAGGAAAATATCAGAAGCGCAAAAACGCAAAGAAAACGCAGCCGGAGAAGAAGCGCAAAATCTAATGCAAAACTTCAGAAAGACTGTCATGCAAGCGTATTCGCACGAGAAGAATACAGAAATACTACAATCTATGCTCGAAAAGGCCAAACGAGACCTAACGAGAGTCGAGGAAATGACCCCGCAGTACAGACAAAAGGTCATAAAAACACTACTCATCATTTACAGAAATGGTATGGTCAGGCCAAATAAGTTCCCCAACAGTGCAAGAAATAAATATCACTGGGAATATCAGAACAAATCACAGAGCTGGACACAAATTGGCGGAAATGGAACAAGGGTAGTACAGCCGGAACTGACAGGCGGGAACGTACGACTTCATTACGAAAATGGCGACACGAAACTTGTCTCAAACACCGTGTCCATCCGCACTGTCATCAAGCGCCAAGCAACTGCTGCGAAACGCCAGACGTACAAACTTGATACGGATGATCCTACATTCCGGGCGAGATGCAGAGGCGTCGCTGGAAGAATTCTAAGGCTCACACAACCAAGAATTAGAACGAACTCCTCTTTCAACTTACAAAAGGCAAGGTTCTCGATGCGTGTCTTTCAAGACCGTGTGTCAAAACTACCACAACATCTAAATAAAACAAGCGAAGATATCATTGATCTGTGCCACGCAAATGATTTCGACGATGACAACTTCCTAAAGATGGTACAATTTGTTGAACCTACCATATATCTGGATCAAGACGGATACCGTAAACGAGTTAAACGCATTCATGCTGGCAAGGAACTCGAACTCAGGCTTGCAGAAGACTCTGCAGAAGACTCTGATTTTGCAAACGATTCTGACTCGGATTTGACACCTGGTAACTCAGACTTTGAAGACGATGTCCTGCCAAGAGTTCCACCATTGCCAAGAGATGACTCTCAAGATCAACAAGAATCCAAACGCGGTGGCGAATCCAAACGCGGCGGCGAAGGCGAATCCAAACGCCAGCAGTCGGCACCCGATATTCGACTCAGTAATCTTGAGCAATCGATTGCCGACAGCAATCCTAGTAGTTTCGCGGACTATGCAGATCTATTTACGTCAGTATTCAAGGACGCGGACAAAAATAACGATAAGACACTCACCAAAACGGAATTGAGGAATTACTTGAAAAGCGAGCTTGAACTCAAAAGAGCGCTTGGCGTTGGTCCTCGAATCGATAATTTGGAAGGGTGGCAATCTTTGTACAATGCCATGGACGAAGACGACAACAAAACGTTTGACCCGCTGGAGTTTGCTATATTCAGTGCGCATAAAGTAATTGGCTCACAGCAAATTGAAAACGAGATCGCCATTCGTAAATACTTTAAAGAAAAAGACGGCACAGTTTTTTCAGAAAGTATCCCACAAGATAAGATTGACGAATACAACAGTCCCAAATTCTGGGTCTATGACATGGTCAAAGTTCTTCGAGGAAAATATGCGGACAAAATCGGAGTTATCAGCCGCCTGACTGATCAAATGAATGTGGTTCAATTTGACGATGGTCAGGAAGCATTATTCAAAGACGACATGTTGGAATCGTATTCTGCAGTCGGTGAACAAGAAGGCGAAGAAGAGGGCGAAGGCCAGGATGTTTCCACTGACGAAGAAGAGGGCGAAGGCCAGGATGTTGCCACTGGCGAAGAAGAGGTTGTCAATGATGACGAAGAGAGGGAAGGCCAGGATGTTGCCACTGACGAAGAAGGAGAGGTTGCCACTGATGACCGAGAGGGCGAAGGCCAGGATGTTGCCACTGATGATGAAGAGGGCGAAGGCCAGGATGTTGCCACAGATGATGAACCGGAGCGCGCATTCAATGTCGACGACAGGGTCAGAGTTCTTAGAGGAAAATATGAGGGCCAAACTGGAGTTGTCATACGCCTGACTGCTCAAAAGAATATGGTTCAATTAGACGATGGTCAGGAAGCACTCTTCAAAGACGACATGTTGGAATTGTATTCTGTAAGGTGGGTTCAATTTAAAGTGGAACAAGTAGGCGAAGAAGATGGCGAAGAAGAAGAGGTTGCCGCCGACGATCAGAACGGGTTATCCGTGAACGGATACCCTGTTGCGCCAGCGGTCATTGAGAGAGCTCGTGACGTTGCATTGCAAGAACTGCAGAAAGAACGCGGCGCCACTGACGAAGAAGAGAAAGACGATGCCACTGACGATGAACCGGAGCGCGCATTCAATGTCGGCGACAGGGTTAGAGTTCTTAGAGGAAAATATGCGGACAAAACCGGAGTTGTCAGACGCCTGACTGATCAAATGAATGTGGTTCAATTCGACGATGGTCAGGAAGCATTATTCAAAGACGACATGTTGGAATCGTATTCAGAAGCCGCCCCCCCAAGACCAGGTCTTATGATGCTTAATCCATCACCAGACGCGAGAGAGTATCATATTCCAAGCGGTGCAATTGCAGAGATGGTTGCAAATATGTCTGACGATTGGGCCTCTTCAGAAGACGAATTAAATTTTGCAGAAGAATCTGAGAGCGAAGAGCTTGGTAGTGACCAATTACAATTTGCTGAATCTTCAGCCGTCGAGCATAATGATTCCGGTTCTTTGGAGTTTGCAGAGTCGTCCGCGGTGGAAACGGACAGCGATAATGATTTTGCAACGCAGTCAACGTCGGACAAGACATCGTCTGGCCTTGAGTTCGCAGAGTCTTCGGCTGTAGAGTCTGACAGTGCCCGGGAAAACGGTTCGAGCTCTGGACTTGGTTGGGCTGAGTCTTCTGACTATGATTAACAAACAGACGTATAAAGGGAAGTAGATAAATTAAAAAGTGATAAATGACTCATAAAATTATGCTGTGTTTTGTAAGGTCTGATTCCGACATATTGGAAGCTTCTTGGCTAAATCGCGCAGCTGCTTCGTTGGCAACTACTGACGATGGTTCTGCGCCTTTCATTCACGCAGAGCTGTTATTTTGCCCGCCCAACAGTCCAACATCTAAAGACACCGTGTCTGGTTTGGCGTGTTCAATTGTTTATTCTGGTGCAGTTCATCTTGAGAAAAAGAGATTCAGTCGAAAGGAGTGGTTTTTCAGATCTATGGAATGTTCCAAAGGACAGTACGATACGATGATGTCCTACTGTAAAGATCACCAAGGAGATGGGTTTAATCACTTGGGATATTTCATGTATTGGTCGCCTATACGACCTTCACCGACTTCCTATACTTGGCTTGGCTTGTCGCCTCGCTGGTATTGCTCAGAAATTGTCATTGGGGCCTTGAAAGAAGGCGAAATAATCGATGGTTCAGTTAGCGACTCTATGCACCCGCACGAGCTGTACAAATTGGTCCAGGGCCAGTCTATGGCTGATTGTGGTCGGAACATGAATCAGATGAATCTTCGTTTTGTGTAGTTCCATGCAAAATTGATATTTTTCTGACTCCGTATGCGGCAGTCACAATACCACTTGCAAAAACAATCGTTGCAAACGTGTCTAGCTGCGCAATGTTATCATATACAATTATCCCAGAGAGCGTGGTAAATATAAACCACGCTGTCTGATAGACAATAATACAATAATAGGCGTCGTATTTTTTTAAACCTTCGTTCAACCACACGATATGTATGAGTACTGACGCTGCACACAGCGAAATTGTTGAAACCAGAACGTCTGCACGCACAGTCAAATGGCCAGCTTGTGTTGTTGATGCCGCGTACGCCATATATTTCCCCATGCATACGTTTTGTGCGCCAAGCGCACCTCCAATGAATGGAAACCCAACGCGTTGGATCCATTCTGGTATATTTTTGAGCTTGTTCAGAGCCGTTGCGGCAGATAAGAAGCAAACCCAATTGAATATGATGTATATACAGGATTGTGGCCGTTCGATTAACTGTGGTGGGCTACGGTTCGCACTGTCTTCTGGAGTAACTGATATTGCGAGCATGCAGCCGACGATCACGTATGCAATGGGTACCCACTCTTTTTGCTTTGGCTTCTCAAATAAAATTACGCGTGTCACTGCCAAATTGATAATGATAGACATGCTACCGAAGATTCCAACGCTAGCCGGTGGCAGAAAAGTCAGAGCTAGGAAGTCTAATGTTGATGCAGCTGCAGAAAGAACAAGTGCAATGATAAAGAGTGGGCGACAGTACAGGGGCGAGGTCAAATGCCTATCGCGCTTGATTCGTTTTGTGCGTGGATCTTTATATTCTGTCTGGTTGGCGGCCAACTTTTGAAAGTTCATGCTTACGGAAGACGAAATGGACGCTACTAATAGAAGTGCATATCCGAGGAATTGATACACAATCATCAGTATAATTAGCTTTTTTCAATATATACTTCGTTTCTTTTATGTGTATTTCAAAATCCTATTCTCGTGGTGATACTTTCCGGCAATGGCAAATGGCGCGCAAATGCTTCGTTTGCGTTTGCACAAATTTCAATTGGCAATTGCGTTTGCACAAATCTCAAATGGCAATTGCGTTTGCGAAAATTTCAAATGGCAATTGCGTTTGCGAAATCTCAGATGGCAATTGGCAATCGATATTTCGAATCGCTGGTGAATCAAAATACTATTTCATAGGGTGTAATGGCCGATTTGGAAATGCCAAATTCGTCCAAGTACGGCTTTAGATGTTTGTACATCGCATCAGTGCCTAATAAAGCCGAGACGATCTCTTTTAGAGATTCCCGACTGTCAACAGATTTTTGAGATGAATCGGGCAAGAACTCGGTTAAGCCGCGTAGGGATACCAAACAATGCAGATATATACTACTGTCTTCGAACGTCCAGGTTTGAAATTGAATAAGAATGAATGGAAATGGCATAGCTGGTGGCTCGAGTAAAGAAGGCGGAATATCTTCATATGTTGGTGAATTAGCTAGGATTTTGATATTATTCAAGGCAATCCAGTCATACCATCCTCTTTTCTCAATGTCTCTACCTTCCTCGTCCTCTTCAACGTAAAACTTTTCCCTAGACGAAATTTTTTTGGAGTATATTACTCCCTCTCTGATTAAAACAGCTTTTTTTTCGGACAGTATAGATTCACTTTGCCAATTTAATATTTTGATTTTCGGCACGTGTTGCATAGTGTCCATATGTCTCTGTCTCTTCGCGCCGGCGGTCGATTTTATGGCGCTCATGTAGATTATTGACATCCACTTAAATAAGTTCATAATTTAAACCTAACATGACGAATGGAAAATACCGGCTACACGTATAAAGACATAAAAAAATGAATGACTAAGATGCATGTTTTTTTGATGCTTTTTGCTTCTTTCACTTACGCAGCCTTATATGTACTGAGTAAAAGAAAATCTTTAGATGCGCGGTTTTTGTGTGATCCAACTAGTCAAGTAGGGTCGGGTTACTGGAGTCCATCTTCTGATCGTTTTTATGCTATTCCATGTTGTTCGGGCCAGTTTGCAGGAGAGTGCAAATACCCGTCTAGTCGTTTAAAAATGAAAATTGGTGCAAAACTAGTTCGCACATTTCAAGGGATGCAAGACACGTATTCTAGATACTTTGGACATACATGCAAGTGCAAGGTCCCATTACAAATGGAGTGGATTCCACACATGTGTAAATTGTTGGATTTCGATGGCAAATTGTTTTGTAAGTTGTTGAGAAACCGCACTGTGTTGTTTATCGGCGACTCTACAATGGAACAGTCTGCAGCTGCCCTTATAAATGTAATCCACTTTGACAAAGGTGGTTGTGAAACATCCATTACACATGCACTGTCTGATACTTTAGTGATGTCGCCAAAGACGTTCGCGCCACAAGACAGGGGGTTATATTGGCTTGACTGGGTTGATATATATGAGCCTAGTATTGTAATTATGAATGTGGGTGCTCATATTGCGCCTGGGGTGCACAACGCGAGTGTCTTGCAATACACAGAGATAATGCACCAAGTGAAAAAAGATTACTCAAATAGATCGAATGAGTTTGAACTAATTTGGAAAACTATGAATCCTGGTGGTTGTTCTAAGAAACCGAATGTTGATATTGATTGGAGCACGCGCGCGATTCGTTATGGTGAACAGTATGCTCGTTACGACGAGTTTGACAAAATTGCGATATCAATCCTCGGACCGTCTGTGCCTGTATTGGACGTGTCACCACTGAGTAAAAGGGGGGACGCACATCCAAGTTCAAATGGCGCTGCATTTCAATCGGCAATTGATTGTCTTCATTTTTGTTCGCCTGGTCCATTGACATTCGTTGCTAGAATTTTACAGCAGCATTTTTTCATGTCGCAAAGTTGATTGATAAAAACCTTGACGTTGGTAGCATATCCGTCGCAATCCATTTAGCCAAGGTTCTGGAAAACACTATATACTTGTGATTTATACTTCGTAACACGCGTATGTCTCTTGAATTCTCTGGTACGGTGGGTAAAACGCCAACACAAGCTCAAATTACAGGTAAACAAGTCGTTTTGAAACAAAAAAATAAGAAGGTATTTGATAATGATGTATGGCTCGTATGTTTTCAGCGTTTGTCGCCTCGACTGAAGATGTGTGATGTGGTGTTTGTGCATGCGGATTGTGTGTATGAAATGTCTGTCGACCGCGCGCTTGTGGATGCGATCACGAATGCCATTGACGCGCCGATCGTTCACGGCGGGTTGGACCCATTGCCTTGGAAACGATTTTCTAACGATGCAAAAAAATATGGCTGGCAGCAGGAAGACTGGGAACATTTGTTCAAAGAAGAATCCCTTTCTGAGAATTCCGCGGAGGAATCGTCAGACGAAGATTGGGTGCCTGATGAGGAGGAGCAATCATCTGATGAGGATTGGGACTGTGATGGTGATGAAGATTAAATGAACTTTCCGTGCCCAAGCAAATGCAGAATACAAGATCTAAGCCTTATGTGCGAGACGTTACCGTGTACGGCTTCGCATAACATAAGACAATACTCGCAGATAATATCGAAATCTTGAAACGAAAAATTGGCATCTGTATTTTCGCGTCCATTTTGCCAGAATGCGTGCCAGTTGTTTGCAGAGATGGGATCCATGACTTTGTTTGGATCTGTAGCAATGGGCAATACCGTTGCTTCTCGAATGTGAAAAGAGGTTATGTGTAGAATGTATTCGATGACCGGCGGGGGTTTATGATTGTCTGTGACGTGTTCAATTTTCCAGTAGTCGAGTTGTCGCTGACACCATATTTCCGGCTCTTCAATAATGTCATCTTCCTCGTCAGACGAAGATGAGAAATCCTCTGACATGTATTCGTCCATGGTGGAGACAGTAATCCAGGGCACCCCGTAGTTTATATACATTCAATTGATGTGCCGAGTACAAAAAGATATATTCCAAGATTATTCTGTAAAAAGTATGTATGTCATATGCTCCGCCGGGGTTGTGAGGGTCTATTGTTATGTAATGTTGCCTTGGGATGTGTTGATCTTGTTGGCGGAGTTCTGTCCGTTGAAATGTCGTTATGTCTTTTCTCAAACGTGTAAGTATTTTAGCAGTGTGGATTGGTCTCGCTTTGGCATTGCGTACGATTTAGAGCCATGTAATCGTGCGGATTTGCGTGCTTTAATTCTGAGTGAGTATTCGTCAAGATTTAAAGTTGTGGCTAACGGCGCGGTGTTGTGGAATTGTCATTTGAACAGTCCCTTGCGAGTGTGGACTCCGTGGAGTTCAAAATGGCATGAGATATGTCCTAAGATGTTGATTGTGTTTTCTCACTGGCATTTCGTGGAGTACATCAGCGACTTGGGGTACAAATTAAAAATGAAGACTCCTTGTATAAAGATGAGTTATAGTCACGAGCGCGTGGTTCGTGTGTTTGTGCCAAAGAGTGCTCGTATCCAAAGCTATTTGTGCGTGGGTTCTGGTTCAAAGAGTTATCGTGAACCTCGTCGCAGGTGGCAGTATTTGTTTACGAGAAAGAGAACGCAAAAGGTTCGTGCTTGTCTTGGCTTTTGTGTTTCTGCAAGCGGTTCTCTTCGCGTTGAAGTGAAGTGTTTTGAGTTTCTGGGATAGTGTCGTCAACTTGATCACGGCTTCGTTTTCTGCTGTTTCTGGCGGGTTGCATAATATTGTTCCAATGTGATACGAGTTGATGCATTTGTGAAGTGACAGGCACAAGTGATTTTTGTGGGCGTATGTCCATCTTTTGTTGTGTGACACGACGTAAATAGTCTATAATGGCAATTGTGGTGACGGTGCTCTGGCGTAGTAGCTTGATTTCTTGATGAAGCATCTTTTGGCAATGTTGTCTATCCACGGATGTGTGATAGCTAATTTAACGACAACCACTGTAGACAATACATCGACGCTGTATTGATATCTGGCAGTGAAGATTAGTGCGATTGTGATGAGTGTCCAGCATTCACCAACGAACCACACGATACACCTGAGTGCCTTTCTGCGTTCAGATACGATTTGGGTGGCGAGTGTGGTAAAGATAATTAGCTGAGTGACATCGGAAGACCACAACATGTTTCCACACGCCCTCATTGGATAGTTGTAGGCAGGCCACCAGTAGTCAGTATGTTGTGGTATGTTGTACACTTTCAGACAGTTAGGAGTTGCGTCAGGTACAATGGTAAACAATTGAGATACAGAAAACGTTGGTACAAGTACCATTTGCGCGGCAATAGCTTTTGCTATGAGTAGAGATTCTCTACTGAAGACGAACCATACAATGATGGTGGCCAGTACCCAACTGTATGTGAATACGTCTACAAAGTCTCTGAGTGCGATTTGTTCCTGTAGGGGAATTTGGTATCCGTGTAGCCAATCTGCAAAGAGGCTATCGTAGAGAGGTGTCATTGCCGTCCCATTGTTAACGGTTTGAACGTACCATTGTTGTCTGAGCGAGACAATGTTTGTCATTATGGAATTGAAATAGATGATGGCGAGGGTCGCGGTGATGGATCTGCACCAGTTAAGTTTCATTTTGGATTTATGAAAAGGCGTATATAGTCATTTTCCAAGTTAAAAGAATGAATTCTTCTGATTTGGGTGGTGTTGCACCGAGCTCGTCTGCAAATGTATCGAATAGTACTGCGTTCGATCCTACTAATGTCGATCCTTGGGTCGAATCAGGTGCTATGGTTTACGTTGCGCTGACAGTGGCAACGTTTTCGGCAGTGATGATGTGCTGTACATGGTTCTTGAAGGAACAGTGGACGAAGACAACAAAATATAGTGAATTGAATGCCGAAGAGCAAATTGAATTAAAATCGCAGTTATCTCAAGAATCCGATGAGGATATACCTCTGGATTTTGGCGAGGATTGTGTGTTTGAACAATCCAAGGATAATGAAGACGAATCAGATTCATACAATGTCACTGCAGGACGAGACAGCCATAATGGCGGGGATGAAGCCGAACCTGATGACAGTGCATTTACATTAGAAATTGACCCAGATGACGAGGACGACGAACTTTTGCACGAAAACGAAACTATCGTGTAGACAAACACTAGTGCTGGGCAAATTACTGTTGGCCATAACGGCGTATTGCATGTTTCGATTGTCGAAGAAACGATTCCGTAAATGGCCGACCATCCTACCGCCAGTGCAATAACAATTATCCGCCAGTTTATGACTGTGCTAGACGATCGGCCCGCAGATGTGCGCAGAATGTCAGGATTTTGCCGCAAGTATGACCAACACTTCCACTTTGACATATGCAGGCCAATGTTGAAGAGTAGCGATCCTGTGAATATTGTTAGAATAGGATACCAAGGCCATTTGGCCATGCATGGCCACAGAGCCCTTGCTGTAAGAACGCCCAGGGTCAGTAGACTAATCATTACACCGAATGTTAAACGCATGTCTTCGTTTATTTTGAATGTTATTTATATTAAATATTGATAAGCGACCACTCCGAAGTAGCAAAAAGATGTTTATTAATAATTTCGGCATTGTGTTCGGCGCCAATATGTTGAATGATGAGTTGTCTAACGTTTTCAAAGTTTAGCTTGGTGGGCTTTGAAATCCGTGTGGCGACGTCGCGCAGCATTTCCGAACCAAGAGGTAAATGATGGCATATAAAGGTGTCAAAATCCCCGTGCAATAGGCGGAAATCTCCTGAAAGCGATGGCGATCCAACAGAGTGGTCTGAACGCACCTGTATGCTAAGACCTTTTGTAAATTGTCCGATCCCTGTGATAGCAGCACCTTCTTTGATGCCAGACAGTAGAGTATTTTTGGGCAGTTCTTGCATCTCGGATTGCATTTCAATCGTCCTCCTAAATACTGTGAAATCGCGACGAGATTCGAGAGTTCTGTGTGAAAGTTACAAATGGATTTAAAATGTAAAAGAATGTTTGTATATTTAAAGTCGTCGTAGTAACCGAATGTTGTTGCGTTATCTATATTTCCTTCCTTTTGTTTTGGCATTGCAGAGTTCCGATTTGTGTGATGTTCTGACAGTAGACGGTCATTTGCATTTGACGTCAATACGGATGAAGAAACAATATAAAACTTGCGAGTTAGATTTGTTTTCTCCTTCGACTTACATTCAATTTGAAAGATATGGTGGTCCATTAGTGGACAAGGACTCGTGGCTGAACTTCACGTTTGTTGGCTCACCAAACATAACTGTGGCGTTTGGCTCACACCAACTGTGGTATGGCAAAGATCATATTTCAGTGTTGACAACGAGCAGACTTGAAGTGGCGATGTGGTTGCAAGTGGTACAGAAGGACGATAAGCTTTTAGTGGCATATGCTCCGCCCGGTGTTCTTTCTTTGACCAAAATTTTCGAGAGATCACAGATTGGCCCAAAGTCCAGACTCTTAATATCAGCGGCGTCGAAACGCGGCATGGAACAGGTCATTCAGAGCGTACAGTCAGAGCCTGACATCGTGGATAACCCTGTGCGCAAGAAGACAATCATAGAGCTGGAGCGACGTATTCGCCAACTTGAAAGAACTATCGACAATATTCAGGAGTATCGTTCTCGCGAAGAAGATCGCAATAGGCTTAAATTTGAGTTTCACCAAGGAATACATGAGCGTCATGTCACAAACAATGTGGACCACACGCCAGAGATCGACGGGGTGAAACAATCGGTTCGGATGTGGGGTATGCTGTCTGTTCTAATTGTTTTGGTTGGTATCTATATTTCTTGGCGAACATACCAACGCCACAAGAAGGATATGCGATGGACACTATGATAGATAAATAATTCTGGGTTCTCTCAAAGCCTCTTCCCTGTCAATCATGTATTGAAGAATGAGTATCACAGGTAAAGAAATAATGAGCAAAAACCAAAGAGCATTTTCAGAGTTGCAATGAGACTCGCATTCGTTACAATGAAAGACGAATCCATCTATGTTATCGCAATTATACATCATCATTAGTAACAACGCGATTGCTGCTAAAAATATAAGACCAGATAGACTCAAGCATTTTCCCATCCATTTATTGGTTTCACGTTAGTACGACCTAGTTTAAATATGCGCTTTTTGCGCCTAATGACAACAGTCGACTGATGGTTCCTGGGCCTTCTCATAACAATAAGAAACACGACACCGATGCACCATGCGAATAACGCGCCGGCGCCTAATTGTGTAGTATCTCTTCCCTCGTACCATTTCCCGTCCTTGAAATGACCAACTCTTTCGAAGTCTGGAACGCCTTCGTTCCCCAATGACCATTCGATTTTTGGGAAAATTCGTATAGACCGGAAGGGTGAGAGGTGTACATCGTCTTGAAGCAAATCAAGATGCGCTTGTCCAATAGTGACGTTTCCCAGCATGACCTGGTACTTTTCCATGACTTTGTCGCGAAAACCGTCTTCATAGACCAGCATTTCAGCCGAATCTATGGAGACTGTTCCAATGTCATTAGATTTTTGCAAATCCAAATGCACAGTGTCAGACAACATGTCGAGCCACATGACAGACGCATTTGCAAACACTATTGGAGTCAATGTTTGCGTGACAGACACCGTTTTGGTATCATGTCGATCGACTGTCCAAACGTGCATTGGTTGACTCAAGTGAGACCACACCCCCCAAACAAATATTGACCACCAAAAACTAAACACAACTCGGCATAACATATATACACATTCAAAACAACCTATTTATAGTCTCAGTAAGAAAACGATGTTCTTCTACCTCATTTTTATATTCATGTCAATATCTACTGCGCGCAAGTGTTGTCCGTCATGCACGTGTTCGAATCGGTGTCAGGCACCTTCGATTCGTGCGAGTCTGAACGAAAGCGGTCTTCTTGTGCATTGTCCGGATGCAGAATGTGCGTGCGTTACAGATGAGTTAGACACTTGCACTTACGGCCAAGTATGGCAAAATGTGACTTCTGTACCGTGGGACGACTCAAGGTGGCACAGGTGTATTAAACTGACATCTACAGACCCCCTTGAAGCCACAGCTATGATCCGTTGGTGGCGAAACAAGTGTATGGGTCACATTATACTTCACATAAAAATTGATTTGCTTCCAGTAAGTAGAGACCTTTTCGTTGACTTTAATGTACTTGCCTTTTTCGAACACGATACCATTCACAACAAATACGTCATCCGAACAGAGTCAGGGTCTGAGGACGATAGGCCTTTGGCAGGGTCTTCTGAAATGTTTTTCGAAGCTAAATTGGATAGTAATCATACGGGGGTACATGTTGAAATTACAGACTGTACCGTTCAACTCGTAGAAGGAAAGGCCGCAACTGCCCCAGTCATCAACGAATATAATGTCTTCGACTCTGCTAACTTGCACGCATCTGAGAACGGTCAGAGAATGACGTACACAGCATTTTGGGACGAACAAAGCAATTCTCCATTTCAAAGACTTGTGTGCAAGTACGCCATCTATAACGGTACAACATCGGAGCATATCGCGCACCACACCGTCAATAGAACATATATGATGGCAGATCCAAACGAGAAAGGCATCTTGATCAATGACCACGATGATCTTATCGGCTATAAAAACGTATAGTTGTAGCCTACCCATTGTCTAAAATATATATGCGGCGACCATATGTCGTCTAAGAACCCAATCACTTCAAAGCGGCAAATGGTTTCGATGAAACCAGATCCCATGACGTCTTGCTGGGCAATCATGATTTGGCCGTCGTGCATAAGTTGCTCATTCTCAATATGGAATGGAGTGCAGACATTCTCGTCTTCGCACGCGCGCGATTCGCACATATCATATCTCTGATCGTCCCTATCAGGTACTGGCAACCTACGAGTGGCGTCAAAATTTGCAGGTCTTGGCGTCCTGATAGTTCTGCGCGTAAACCTCGCCACATGAGACACTGCTTGGTAAACAGAAAAAGCAATTGGTACTTGGCAATTCTCATAGGAGAGACGCATCTTTGCCTCAACCATGCACACATTTCCCTGCCATCGACGATGGCATCTCGGGATTGAATTCGCTTGATCCCCAATGAACGCAGGTTGCGGTTGGAAATACTCTCCAGTTGTCAAGTTGTAATATGTGAACTGTGAAGTATTGTATACCTCCAAAGATGTATCCGTCCACGCGCGACCACATGGTGATTCGACCGTTGCATTAAAGCTAATATTTTTATGTAAGCTAATATTTTTTGTTTGTTGCACAAATTCAGGCTCCATGATTATAGACGCATCAGAAATCCAACCACGATCGGAATAAAATTGTGTCGCGTTAGCTACCAATTTATTCCTATAGCTGTGATACAGCTCAAACGTTGCAGTCACGTTAAAGTCATAAGGAACTCTACCTATTTCTAATGTTGGCATGCAAGTTGGAAACACAGATATCCACACCTTTATATGATCGACATATTCTAATGCCTCTGCCAATCTATGGTCGAACCTTGCCAGAACGATCTTGTCCCCTGGATCGGTCAAATCTACATCGCGAAACAAAGCCGGGGGTTCGGAAGAAATGTATTTATAGATCACGTCCGAGGCGGCCCAAGATCGATCAAAAACCAATTGGTAATGAGCTGTCCCCTCGTTGTCGAGACCTACCGTAAAATTCCGGTCTTTATATTGAGCTTCACCAGGCACTGCGTTCTTGTGCCTAGCCATACCCGAATTCTTACCGGTAGTAGCACCTGTTATCACATTTCGTTTTGCATCTTTCCTGTCTACAATTTCATATATTGCTCCCTTGCGATTCGTAGACCGCAGATTTGTTGAACCATGGCTCGCAGAGCGCAAATGTCGACCAGGGATAAAACGGGACTCGTCCAATTCCAAATGAATCAAACGATCATTGAACATTGTCTCAGGGGGGTGCCAACGACAACGACTGTCCACCAACACCATACACAAGCAAAATACCAAAAAAAGCATCTTGATCATTTGTTAACTTATTTATATACCGTTTACTACAGCTCCTGCTTCTCTTCCCTTTTGTTCTCAGTAGCCGTCTTCGCCATATTCTGATTTCGGATTTCACGAAGACTCTTTCCAGCCTCTACTTGAGCACAATCCTTTATAATTATATGCTCGCCATAACCCAATATATGTAACACCATGCCAGCGACAGCATCTTCAGGCAGAATCTCGTGATCATTCACACCAATGTGCATGCGACCACGATGCTGGACATTGGGCATGGCGCACGGACGCGACGTATCGTCATACAAACTCAAAAACACAATCTCACGCTCGTTTATCCATTCTAACAAATTCACACCCGTTGCGTCAAAATGAGTATCTGATGGCATAGAGGGGGATAAAGAACGCCGGTTCAGAGGCTCGGCCATGTTCTCCGCAACTTTATTCAACCACACGCGCGCACCAGTGTCTAAACTCGGATACATAAACTCTAAAGAACGGCGAAAATACCATACAGTACCATTCGGCAAATCAGTATCGTACGGATCCATCTGAACAAACGCAGTCAAAGGGTACTCGGCCGCCAGACCATCCCAAAAGTCAGGCAATGGCCGATCGCTAACTACATGAATCTCGCGGTCGGACAGTGCGCTCATAATCTCGTTGCCTACACTATCTACTGCCATATTGTACGGAATGATCGGCGGTAACAGTGTATGCAATAAGTTGTGCAGACTACGATTATGAAACATGCGAATACGACCAAAAATGTCAGATGTTACAACTGTATTGCGAAACTTTTTGGAGGTCGTGCGCGACCAACCCACGCCAACAGAAGGCATTTGCATCAACGTGTCCATAATAGTAGGCGGCTTTCGACTCATTACATGAATAGACGCCTTGAAATCCGTATGGAATGGGTCAGCTGCACTAATACGGCGAATAATCTCTCTATACCCTCTTTGCGAATCTATAATCCAACGCCTTATCCACGCATCGTTAAGAACATACCTAAAATTATATTGCACGTTACCACAAATGGCACGAAGACCAGGAAGGATTTTTGGCGGATTTGATACCTCCTCGACTGTCCTTTCCTCAAAATACACCTCTGGAAACTCCAATTCCATTCGCGACATGATTTTATCAAAATCGCCCAAATCAAGCTTATCCGACACAATCGACTGAACGGTAAAGTCAGCACATTTTAATTGCTTTTGTTCACGACCACTTCCAGGCACCATCACACGACTACTGAGGGCACACGAAGCACACCAAAGAAAGAATATAACGAATAGCATTTGTTGTAAATTAAGGTTGTATTTATATGTAATTTATCGTCGATTGAAGATTGGATTTACTGCACCATGTGTTGGCTGGCTTCAACCAACTGGAACACAGTCGTCGACGGGATCGTCTGCTTTGCCGAACGCAGTCGGCGCGAATTGTCATTAAGTGCATCGGTACCGACGCTGGACTGTTCCACAGCGCTCCCTTCGCTGGTACCGGAGACGTTCGTGAACGCCCCATTGAAAGTACCGTCAACACTACCGTCGGCCTCCGTGATCTTAACAGCCTGCTCTCTGGTCGTGTGAGAGAACGACACAGCTGCGAAAACGTACGTCTCAGGGAAGTCCATTGGCGGCGCCAGAATAGTTTTGGCACCACTGTCGAGCTGAGCAGTTGCCACACTATTGACCGTTGACGCTCCAGTAACCGTGCAGGCCTGAGTCCACGCTCCGCCAGCAACTGCCTGGACACCGTTCACCAAAACCTTAGTGCCGTCGGTCGGGTCGCCAACGGACGAAAGAGCATCGCACGCGATTTTCGACGTACCTGTACCAATGTACAGAACCTTGTAAGGATCTTCAGATGAGCAATCTCCATCTGCCGCACCCGCGGAGGATTCGTCGCCACACTCCCACGTCGACGTTTGCGCCACGGTACCGAAAAGATCCGTGACAGTAACACCACTAGCGATCGAATCTGCATCCTTCGGGTAGGCGCGGCTCGACCGAAGCCTGACAGCCTGCACGATAGCAGCCTCGTAATCAATCTCGATAGGACTGTACGCGGCGTAACTGTATGTGCGCGAAAAGAATCCGGATTGCGCGCAATCAGTTTCGTTCATGTGACCGATTGCTCCGTCCGTTTCATTGGTGTACGCATTACCTTCAACGCAGGTTCTCGCGTCCGTGCCCGTAATTTCAAAAGTCTCAGGAATGTTGGTGCAAGAAACTTCGAGCTTGGCAGTGCACGCGCTGTGGCGCGGCGTCAAAGCGTCTGTGTTCAACGCATCAAGGACGGGTTTCCCAGCTGTAGCAACTTCAGCTCCAGATCCATCACCGGCGGTTTTCGTCGGGAAAAGATTGTTAAAGTCATCACCCGACCGGAAGCAGTGCCAGTGCGCATCTCTATGACCCGCGGCTCCGTCACCGGCGATAGTGGTCTTTGTGTTACCCTGAGCATCAACGGTGAACGCGGTGGTGCAAGCAGACGCGACGTCCGCCTGAGCATTTCTTGTGAACCCACCCCCAGAGTCAAAACCGACATTGTAGTTAAAGTTAAGAACTTCGCCAGTGTTGGATGTAGCGAAGGTGCCTTGCAAGTCAGTCGCCGTCGTTTCACCTTCAATAAAGAGAAGGTCGTGAACTTTATGAGCATGGCTCACAGCGACCGTAAACTTGACACTCCCGTCCGTGCCACCTGCGAGACCTGCGGCCGCGTTGGCAACTGCCCCGTACGCATCAACGTATGTGATGCCAATATCATAAGAGAGGTCGGCTGACGCGTCCATTTTGGACCAGACGAAGATATCATCAGCACTGCCGGTAAGCTGAGCGCCGGAGTCTGCCGCACCACATTTACTGGCAACTCCCAAGACTTTACGGACGTTGAGGGTCACAGTGTCGGTGGCTTGGGTGGATGTGATAGTACCAGCCGTTGTGGGAAGATCAGAGTCGGTAATTTCAACCTCTTGTTGGTAGGTACTACCAGCACACGCGCTGGGTTCTGTGTTCTTGTAGAAACAGACGGTGACCATTTCCTGCTGTCTTGCGGGTCCGGACGCACCGTATTGGCTCCACGCGCCAACCTGGGTAGAACCTATCCAGCCAGGCTGGTCTCCACCAGTGACGGAGTCGGTGTCCCTGATGTACTCGTAGAAGTTGTAGTTATTGTCTGCCTCAGATTTCTTGTTCAGAACAAAGTCAATGGTAAAGGTACCGAGGTGAATGCCGACGGTAGGGTCAACCCAATCCGCCATGGTCGAAGAACCCTGGTTTGAGTCTTCCAAGGCGTTGGCCGCGGCAGACTGCACGAACCCGGAATCGATCTTGTAACTAAAGATATCTGCCGTGGACATGAAGTGACAACCGCCGCTAATGGTGCCTCCTGCCCATGTGGCTAATTGTCTTTTCTGTGCTACCGGTGCGGCAATTGCAGTTGCGACTGTCGATCCAAAGAGAAGTACTTTATTCATTTTATGAATATGCAGGGGGCTATATATATAGTGTCAAAAATTAAACAATGCTGACACTGTCTTGTATATTTTGGCTTGCACTGCTTTTGGAAAATGCCATGTGTGAGCCCCCATTGTTGTCTCTCGTAATGATAGTAAAGAACGAGGCTGTATCAATAAAACGTACAATATTGTCTGTGAAAGGTATTGTAGATCGATATACAATTTTGGACACTGGGTCGACTGATGATACTGTTGCGCTGATCAAATCGGAATTTGGTGACACACCTGGCGAAGTGTACGAGGAGCCATTTTTGGATTTTTCATCGACCCGCAATCGAGTTCTCGATTTGGAGGGTGAGAAGTCATTGTACGCATTGATGTTGTCCGGGGACGAGACGCTGCATGAAGGTGCGAATCTGCGTGTTTTTTTGTCTAGAGAGGTGGCGCTGGGTCGCCTCGCGGCGTACAATATGCGCGTAAAGTTGGGGTTGGACGCTGCGTTTTCTGTCGAATTTAAGAGTGCCCGCATTCATCGAACGAGCGAAGCTTGGAGATATGTGGGTCGGACGCATGAAATGTTGCGTCATTCAAGCGGTGCGCTGACTAGTGCATATGTGCCTTTGCCTGTCTATATTTTGCACGAAAAGAATATGTCAGATACGATCGGGAACCGTGATCGATGGCTCGAGGATGAGCGATTGTTGCTATTGGAATGGGAGACTGGTATGAATCTACACCGGACATCATTTTATCTTGGGCGGACGTACGAGAGTTTGGGAAATTGGTCTTGTGCGTATGAGTGGTATGAGCGTCGTTGGCAATTGAAAGGGTGGGAGGAGGAGGAGTACGCGTCTCGTTTTGGTATGGCACGTGCACTCATGTCATTGAATGTGAGCTGGTCTTCGGTTGAACCGGTTTTGTTGTCGGCTTCTGCGTATCGCCCTGCTCGTGCGGAACCACTGTATGAGATTGCTTATCATTACTATGATGTTGGGGACTACGATCGTTCGTTTGAATATCTGCGCCAGGCTGAAAAGGTACCATTGCCAGATTGTGTCATGTCTATTCGACGAGAAGTATATGAGTATTTGATTCCAGATTTACTTGGCGCAGTAGCATATTTTGTGAATGATTTCGAGGTGGGGCGCCGATCTGTGTCTCGTGCGTTGATGTATAAGCCCGGTGATAAGCGCTTGCTTCGTAATTTGGCGTACTACGATGAGCTGTAAAATGTCGTATATAAGCTTGTGGACGTGTTGTTGTATGTCTTCGTATTTATCGAGGTGGTTTTCTGTTGCTGCAGTTGCGGGTTATGCTGTAACGTTTTACTTGACGAATTACAATGAGATTCATTATGGTGATTCTGTATCTTATGACATGCATGATGAGCCTTATACAATTGCGATTGTCGAGTGCGGGTTGTGTGTTGCGACTGCGTTGTTGGCTGTGATAGTGTATGCAGGCCTCCAATCGAAGAAGGTTTTGTTCGCCTTGTCCATGTATTTCGGCGTTGTTTCAGTTGCATTTGGCGTGTTTGTGCTATTGCGTGCTTCTAGTCTAGGTCTTTTGGGGGGTGATAGTTCTGTGTGCAGTGACACGTCGCTGTCAGGGTGTCCAACAACTCGTTATGAATCACTAAACGAGGACATTGGTTTTTTGTCTCCTAGTGGAGGTGATTGTCAATTCTGGTTTTGGGGGCCTGATATGAAAGCTCGCTATAGTGGTCCGCAAGCGTGTAATGGTTATGGAGAGTCGAATGGAGCTTGTGGTCCGTTGATCGAAAATTATATGGATTGGACAAAGGCGTCCTCGTATGGTTGGCGTGATGATCCTTCTGATGTAGCGTCTGCGTCACAGGGTCATGTCGCAACAATTGATAAGATTCACAACATGAAGTATTTATTTAATCTTCAGAGTGCAATAGGAAACGTGTCTATTCCGGCTGCGTACACGTATTCTAAACAGCCTTCAATATCGTCATGTTGGTATTGGGGTTGTTCTGAGTTGTGTCATCCGTATCGATTCCGTGTAAACCGGTGGTGGTTGGTGTCTTCAGTGTCTATGTTTGTGGTTCACTTTTTGTGTACAGTTTTGTCAATAGTGAAATGGCGCCAGTCTGGTCCAGACGATGCGTCGAATTATGAAAAGGTAAAGTCTGCTGCGTCTCAGGCTGTTGAAGATGTTGAGCGCGCTGAAAGTTTTGTGGTGCCTGAAATTGGTCGTCGCAAACGGAGGTTGGTACAATTTCAGAATCCGAACCAACTACAGTTTTAAGGTATATAGAGGCCAACTATGTAGAAAACAATGGAGCGGACTGTTCCAAATAAGTGTGTGCACTGTCGTGCGGAGGTCGAGGGTCGCGCGTATCGACTTATTTCGTTTTTGCATAATCATCCTTCTCAGATCCCTGAGGACCAGTGGTTGGTTTGGCGTGGCGATAAGTCGACATTTTTGATTGACAAGATAACATTTGCGATTATGGCAGAATGTCAGTGTGAATTTCTGACACGTGACAACGACGCAGATTCTGAAGAGCCTTCCATTGTATCTGTGCATATGCGCCCCCTCGTTACTCAAAAAAAGTAGGTATTTAAGATTGCTTTTACTAACGAATATGTCTCTCTCACTTCGAGAGTCTTGTGTAATGTACGAGCGTTATTGTCGCCGCCATGCTGACACGCCAACGTTCGAGGAGTTTAATACTGACAACTATACTTGTTTGCCTACGAACGCAGATGCGTTTACTGATTTTAAACGTGTGCTCGTTGCTGCTCGGCGTTCAGCTGGAGTCCCGGTGACTCGCCGGCTTCCGTCGCTGTTAAAGCGTTTTTCGACTGAGGAAGAAGCGCCTGCAATCATGTCTGGAAGAGCCTCGCTGGAACAGGTTGCCGAAACAGCTCCTTCTGTTCAGGTTCGGACGTCAGAGAAGGCTTTCAAGTCGTCTGTGCCTGTGTACGAGTCCGGTTTGCGTAACAATGTCCGCCCCCCAGAGCTAGAAGCGCCTAAGTGGTCCCTAGACGGTTACAAAGAGGCAGTCCGTCAGTCAAAGTCTGTTCTGTTGAAAGAGTCCAAGAATCTGATCGTGCATTTAGTTCCCGACAAGCGATCCGATTCTTTGGAATCTCTGGCGTGTAAATTGACAAAGTCAACGTGGGAGTCACTTCGTGGCAAATCGGATGCGCCACTGAAGATGAGAGATGGGTCTACACTGGAACTTGAGTCAATATCCATGGATGAATGCGATTTGGCGGAGTTTGTGAGGAATCGCAAAAAAAAGGTTGCCGGTCCGTATTACGTTCGTTTTTCTCGTATATAGTGAAGTATAATTTATTAAAATAGAATGGATGTTTTTGAGCGAACTTTAATTAATCTACGAGTATTAGCGTCTCTACAATGTCATAATCGATTGGACACTACACAGACCCTGTTCAAAATACATACTACTGCGGAATGGATCCCTGCATGGATTAAGCGATGGTGGGCCCAGCAAACGCGTACAACTGATTTGTCGCGCATTCAAAGTTTATACAACGATGCCATGGGTATGATGCAGGACAATCACGCCCAGTCAGACCGTTTGGAATCGTATTTGGCGGACTCCCGCAAAGGTCTAGAGTCTTTGATGACAACTTACCGAAATGACCCAACAATTGTAGCCCACATCGAGGTTATCCTGGATTCGGTGACACACAGCGTAGTGCCACTGGCTGCATGAAAGTGTGACAATACATACAATTCTGCGTTGACGTGAGTTGTTGTGCAATGTTCCTGACGTTATCTTTCGGTAGTCGGTTTTGTAGCGCAGTCGCCAACGTTTGCAACACAACTACACTCAGTGGAATGTTCGTCTTCCTTGCATTGGCCATAATTAGCATATACAATTGCTCTACAGACCGTATGTTCGCTTCAAACAATAGTTGCTCGGCTTTTTGACCAATCCAACGAATGGTGCGCAAAGCAGTGCTATACACTGGATACATCGGCCCCTTTAGTTGCCACGTATTGTTTGTAATATGTTCCATAATATGTATGCACGCAACGACATCTTCCCTCGCTCTGTGTGCGTTTTGAATTTTCTTGCCAAAAATTTGCTCGTGCAATCCGTTCAAAGAGTAATTGCCATTTGTGTTTCGAATAACCCTTCGTGAAAAATGCAACGAGTCAAAAAAGTACCAGTTCAAAGGCATGTGCATTGAATAGCGACGGCCTTCAAGTTCCATAATCGGTTTATCTGCCCTAAACGTATTGTGACTTATAAAGACAGGTAGCATATCTTTCCTTTGCTCGTCGACCCAATTCGTCAGTTTAGGAAAGACGACGTCCCACGTCACAGCATTGTTTTGGTCCAGAAATGCGCGGGTCAGCTGCGGAATCTCTGGAATCGGCGGGGGTGGAAAATTTTGTATGGAAGGATCTGGATCGATCACCATTTCAAACCATTCTTGCGTTAGCACACTGTACACAGCAATTTCCCAAATGTAACACGAACTCAAATTACGAACATCGCCGATAAACTCCAGGTCAAACACAAACAACGCCTTTACTAAATATTCGTCTTCAATGTTTTCCATCAAAGATACTACTTTTATTGACATTTGTGTTAAATAGTCCAACTATGACACACAAATGTTACTTACAAGATTCAATTTTGGTGTACGTAATAGCCGACCGTTACGTCGGTGCCAATGCAAATGGCGCTTCGAAGATGGCACAACTTTGGATTCGTCTGTTATACGAAACAATGACTCAAATGTCTGGTCTGTTGATAGACCTAAGTACCAGTGGGCACCATCGTGCATACAACAAAGTAGGTTTCTACTGCATTTAAGGCATTGTACACGCCAATCTGAGTGCATATTTTTTAGACAGTTTAGGTGGTAAACATGTCCACAGCTAAATCGATAAACATTGTTGGGTTCATCGCAAAGTTCACAGCGCATCTACAAATGGATGCGAATATTTATACAAGTCCGAGAAACATATGTGGAATTGCATTCGAATCCAATATTACAAACCAAAATATGCGTCGTCTTGAGCAACTGCTGTCCGCACGAATTGTACTGGTTGGCGATGTTCTCTATTTTACCTTCAAAAAACACATGTTTACAGGACAAATTGCCCAGGGAGGCCTCATATGGCATTGTACCTGGCAAAAGCCTGGTGAAACGGCTCTCAAGATCTTTCAAAGCCAAACGAGTATCCACCAACAGCCATATGTCAGAACATTCGAATCGTTGACAGATTGGACAGAAACATGCATCCAAGAATGTCTGGACGAATACCACACGCGATATTCGTCATGGAAAAGAGTACGGCACCAACGCCTGCAAGACCAACCCATGGAAGTTCTATTCAAGCACTTGCAGCGCAGTCAAATGGCATCCAACCAAGCAAACGGTCAAGATACAGGCAGATCGGTTCTTCTCTACGAACAAATTGCAGCACAACAACACCACATAGATACACTCAAGAACGCAAACGAAGACTGGATCAAGTGGTTCAGAAACAAATTCCCTGGCGAAACTCTCCCGATAGACATTAGAGAGCCACAACCTCAACAAAACAACGCGCCAACGCAAAATAATAATGGCCCAGCAGCCCAACCCTTTGTACTCACTTCAGAATCTGGTCAGTATATGGTCCTACATAGGCTCAATGAAGTAGCACCCCCAGAATGTATGTCATGGCTTAAAAACAATGGCTCCGAATCTTTCCAAGAAATTCTAAAAGGCATCAAGCAATCCGTGACGTTTGAGCCGCCATCCCAAACCGGACCAGATGAATGGGGTCCAGCCAACAAAGACACCTCCAAACGATTTGTACATAACTTTTTTAAATCGAAATAATTACATTAAATTTCGCCTCATCTTTGCACGATAGTCTGAGCTAGACGCAGACTTATCTTCATAATCTATAAATTTTGTAACAATACCGTAAAATAACGACGCGAACGTGCTTGCGATTTCTTCACGACAGCGAGCCCCAGTGATGACAATCTTTCCAGATCGAAACAACAAAAACACCAACTTTGGCGAAGTCGTGCGGAATACAAGGCCAGGAAACAAGTCTGGTTCGTAGCTCACGTACGGTCCAAACGCGCGAGACAGTTCCATTAATTTAAGACAATGAGGGATTTCCGCAGAAGCCACTATGTTCTGGATCTTAAAATTTCGAAACGAGACTGGAATCCCATGCTTTTGAAGAATTCGAACGTATTTTCGTCCAGCCAGGCGAGCCTCGATCTCAGTCTTTGCCCCAGTGCAAACCATATTACCACTTGCAAAGGCCAAGGCTGTCGTACGCGGCTCACGAATTCTCAACGTTGCCGCAGCAAACTTCTGGGGATTGTACTCAATAAATGGCTTGCGAAGTGCTATCGCGCGCAAATCCAAATGATCCACACCCAAGTTGAATGTCGCCACCACATTCTGCAACTCAAATTTAGGCAAAGACACGTCAGCCGACCGGCTCGCGTTTTGGAAATCGTCAGGGTTGATTCGCTCCTTCTTTGCCTTCTTTTTTTTACGTTTCACTTTAGGCATTCTACTGGCAATATAGGCGTTACTTCAGATCGGACATACATCCACTTATATATTCTTTTTTAGCATAGTTACAGCATTTATGACTAACAAGTCAACATGATCCCAGAGTAGCAAACAATGTTATCTCGCATGCTACAACGACAATTACACCTGTCTGAAGGCTTGGCGCTAGAAAGTAGAGTCAAAGGAATTGTCACAGAATTCATAGACAAATTCACTGTAGACGAAAACGATCCTTTACCGTCTTCTTACTGGGACAAAGACATGGTTATGCTGGCACAAGAAGACCTACCGCTTCAAATGCGCTTGTACACTCACTGGAACGAGCATGCCGACCGGCACACTGGACAATGGTTTTGGCACGCACCGACCCGTGTATTTAGGATGGACGAAGATTCTACGTTTCTACTCGCGCAAAACAAGAAACAGCACATTATATACGACCGCCACGACCAAAAGGTCAAGCTTGTTGATGGTCGGACCACTACCATATACAAAGATCTTTTACAAGCTATGTTAACACGCTAAGTATATTTTATCACTTTTTAGCTATTTCATAAATCACACGGCATTACAAATGTTTTGTGCACGCTCGACAATCGTGCTCAATTCGTCTTTGCTTGGATACCAGTACCACCGTCGAAACATGTACGTATCACACGTCAATGCTGATGACCCTCTTTCAATCAGCGAAAACTTGCTCTTATCGTACGCATCCAAAAACAATCGAGCTTCGGTCTCGGGTGTCGTCAGTTTGTCCACAAAATGTTCTGGTGGAAACATATCCTTGCACAGAGTGCGAATTATATTCTCAGATGTCAATTTTTTGAAACGACCACTGTACCAATGTTTCAAGAAAATCTCTGCGGTATTGAGTTTGGTAACGAGCTTGAAAATTGGCAAACCTATAGAACAGAGTATGATGACAAATACAGTGACGTCTGAAGTTGTAGCGCCCGCAAAGAGTCGTTTCTTTATTTTCTGTCTTAGCGCAGCCAGATTGATCACAAGTCCTGCGGTCATATTCCACGAAAATGTTTTGACGTCTTCTCTCTTCAGTGCTTTGACAAAATCAAACACTTTTGAACTACTGACATGGACAAATCTATTGGTATCATCGAGTAAGACGAAATCGCGAGGATTAGGCATTACCTCATTGCCCGCCTCAATCTTGGATGCGGATCGTTTCACCCATAGCATCGGCTCGTGCAATTTGAATAATGTTGCGAGACTTTTTATATTCGCTTTGCTTTTGCTTAAAAACAATGTCGAGCATTCGTTAATGACACTAATGTCAGCGACGAACGACTTTTTCGTTTTGAGCGCAGAACTTTTACTTTCGTCTCCGCGTCCGCCTCCGCTCTGATACGGATCAACTCGCTCCGTTGGGGGGTCGATCAATGGAGTGTCCCCGCCTTTACTTTCGCCTCCGCTCTGATACGGACCAACTCGCTCCGTTGGGGGGTCGATCAATGGAGTGTCCCCGCCTTGACTTTCGCCTCCGGCTTTACTTTCGCCTCGAACTGATCGAAGTAGAATACTAGACTTCGCTACCATGTGGTTAAATGTATTTTTTAGTGGGTCGTCAAGTCCAAGTTCGTTTAAAATAAAAGGCTTCCCTCTATCAACCATCATTAGAGCGATTAATTCCAACGTGTTCACGTCTTGTGATTTAATTGCAGATTTGATTGTCGACAACTGTGGAATCCAGTCCTTGTATTTTCGAAACATAACATACAGCGCGTGCGCATCCATTCCTGCTACGGACGATCTGACCTATATATAGTCTCTAACGTGCAACGATACGATGCCGCCTAAAAAAAAACGATCCCGCGATCTCAATCAGCAGTTTGTCGAGACCGACAGGAAGCGGCAGAAAGTGCACCAGCGCGGCAAACGCAAAGTCTCCATCCTGTTCGACGGGCGTGGCATACAAAATGCAATTGTCAAAGCGATCAAACGAGAAGACACAGCCTATGTTGTCGGCTGTGTTGCCTGGCTGTCCAACAAAAGAATACTCAAGTGCATGGCTGAACATCTCAAAGGTGTGACGATCATTACGACGACTGATAAACTGACGAAACGTCGTAATAATCAACAGGCTTATGCCAAGTTGTCTGGATGTTTTCAAGGGGGGGTCATACGGACAGTTGGTGAAGGACGCGGGCGTTTCAAGTCGCTCATGCATCATAAGTTTTTAATTGGGTTATCGCCAGCGCGCGAGCCTCTTTGGGTCATGAATGGCTCATTTAATGTCACAGAGAGTGCGGTAACAAACATTGAGAATTCTATGCATTTTGATGATCCAGAGATTGCAGGCACCTTTTTTGATGAGTTCAAACGCATACATAGAATATCCAGCCCACTCAAGATACGAGGTTAATAAGACAGTTCAAATGAGTAATGATTTCGAGTCGTATTGTATGGCTCGGTTTAGAGTTAATGTCCACAATTTCCTCTCCAGTAGCAACGAGCCCACAACGACAATAATGGCCGTTGCCGAAATCGTGGCTCTATATTCGTTTACGAACGGTATGCACAGCCACGGGGAAACGTCTATTAGACATCCTATGACAGAGGCCCATGCAACACAGAGAATAGCCTGAACCATGTAGAGATGCACTAGGCATGGATGGTGGTTGACGACAGACAGAATATCCAATTCACGTTTGAATTGCGTTTTGCGAATTCGAACAGAGTATATGATTTGGATTGAACATGCTGTTGTTGTTACGAATTGATGCCAACGGACATACTGCAAATCGCTATGCAGACAAATTGGAGAGTCCGTAGAGCGATGTCCAAACTCAACGAAAAGGCGATCTATCCACCATCCAAATATACAACAAAACATCCATGGAAATACGGCCTCTACGAATGCCAGATACTTTCGAAAAAACATACATGCGTTTAGTTTTGTTAGTTAAATAGTTTACTCTGTACTCTCCTCGGCTTTTTCCTGTTGGTAGCGCACCTTGTCTTCTTCTGCTAGCTTTGTATATTTGCCTTTCTCTTCGTCAGAAATGCTTCTCCAGACGCCAGCTATTTCACCCATGAGTTGGCGAGGATTCTTTTCAGGATGCTTCTCTGAAATTTCGTCTCGTTTGTCCTTCATGAAAAAGGCATACGAAGAACGGGGACGCTTAATTTTCCTTGGAGGAGTGTAGCGACTCATCTCGTCATCGTATCTTGCGCGATCTTCTTTTGCCTGGCCAACGTACTTGGACTTATCCGTAACGCTCTTCCATAGCACTGCAATGTGTTTCGACTGTTGAGGAAGCGTCATTTTATCTCCTCGTGCCTTGAGAATGTTTCGCTGTTCACAAGCGTAGTATAAGAAAGGTGTCATTGCTCGCTTTGGACGGGCTGGGTCGCGTTTTCTTTTTGAGCGACGCCTCACCATTTTCTACAATGTTTTCTAGACTAAATAGTTATTTTTTCCAAAAGATTGGATTCTACAATTGTGAGGGCACAATTTGCCATTTGACGTGATGTTGATTGTGCAACAAATCCGTTACATGTTTGTTTTGTTGGGTTATTTCTTGCAGGAATTGCATGACAATGTTCATGTCAGCACGAAGCGTCCACACTGTCCATAAATGTGCAATCGCAATCGCAATGAGAAGGATCTTCACAGACATGGCCATGTGTGTCGGCGAGTCATCGCCTTCAGATACGTCATCATGGAATTGACTTGGCATGGGTGTCGCTGGGTATTGTCTAGGAATGCCAGATGTTATTTCAGGCGGTGTGTCCAATTCGTCATCCATAGGAGGCGCGTCACTCATTCACTGATGCTTGGCGCGACAATATATAGTCAAAATACAATTGACGCCTTGTCGGATTTTTGACGTAAACGCAGACGTTTGTCGTCTTCTACGACAACCACTGGCTTTTGGGAATCTAGTGGCTTCAAAGTGTCAGCAGTCGCGGCAGTTGCCTGCAAAACGTCACCAGTGAACAGCATAAATATCCCTGCTGCTGTAAGTCCAACAGATCCAAGAAGAGCCCAACGCGCCAACTCTTCTGAAACCTGCAACAAAGCAATCACATCGCAAATTATACCCACTGACATCAAGGTTGCGAGTACAAGATACTCACCACTGCCAGACAGAAATATGACCGAAGGATCCACAAAAAATCGACCCAACAACCACAAAGTCCATTTGGATTCGGACCACAAAACAATGGAAGCCAACCAAGGAAAAGGCAACGACCAACACATCAATACGCGAACGCGTTGTACCGAAGACCCAGTAAATGTCGGGAAACGAAGAACGCGATATGCTGCCCACGTTTGGATCGCGTCCAGCGTCAAAATAGCGCCAATAAGTAGTAACGACACGATATCTGGCGGCGCGTTTTGAACACAGCCCATCTGTTCGCCAGATACACAACGCCACACACTTACAAACCCCAGAACAAAGCACACGAGATCCAATGTCGTCGCCAGACACTGACACGCTGTTGCTACCACCCACGCCGTGAAATGCGGAATCAACGTGCACAAAGTTATCAGGCCGTAAAAAAAGTAGTTATATGCCATTAATGTTGTAAGCTTGTGGAGGCCGACAGCATTTAAAGGGCGAAGCAACCGAATACATATCGATAGGGTCAATATCAAAAACATTCGAACCCTTACTGAATTTTGCAGTGTTACAGATGACATTTGGTACCAAGTATAGAATTCTATTTATATTTGATTTTCACATATAACAGAATGGAAATGTATAGCACAAAGGGTTGATACTGTCAACATGCCTCTCGTAAGAATCTCCAAAGTGGACTGCGCAAATACTGCCGAACTCCCTCTTCTCATAATGAATACCAAGCCTCTTCAGATTATTAGCGACTTGTGTACATCTGGCCGGATCGTAATATCGTGACGTTAGCTTGTATACATATCTTGGTGACACGCCAATGTCGTCTTTGATGTAAGGCATATGCACAAGCTACGAAGGAGCTATTTATATATGTCATTAGTCAATCGCCAGCCGACGCCTGCGCTTTTCGCCACGCTTCCAGTTGTAATTTTTTTATGTAGGCTTGATCGAATATGACAGCACCACGATTCAGTCGAACCATATGACCGGCCATTTTGCTGTATCCGCCCCCACCTTGAATAAATACGTGCGCATTCGACATGCGAATAAAATCTTCGTCGGGTGTTCCACAATCTAACCGAACCCTTACATTAAATCCTTCGTGTCTCCAAAAGTGTGCCATTTGCAGTATGTTGGCGACTGAGCTCGCAGCATTCTGAATCGTTTTGAAATTTGAATGAGATGTGGCAGCTACAATGATAACTGTGCTGACATTTTTGGCTACAACTTGTCCCAAAATGTGTTCGTAATATTGTTTGGGAAAGATGTACAATTTCTTTGTTTTCGCGCTGTATGAAGTCGGCGTGTACCAACATTCTATGCAAGCTGTGTTGCCTAGTCTCAAGTGTTGCACTGCAGTGACACCTCGCTGCTGGCTACTTGGATCTTTGTATTTTTGTACAATCTTGTACAGGGTATGATATTCAGCTGTGCGGTTCGTGGCATTGAAGTATTCTGTGACTATGTTATAGCCCCATTTTTGTTGGTATTCTTCCGCGAGCGACTTGGGCGTGTATATTTTGTGTTTTGTTTTTGTCCAGTCTGCAAAATACCAGCCACCGATAGCGTCTGAGAGTCTATATCTTGTCCATTTCATGTAGTTTGCAATTCGCTCGTGATCTTGCCGCTGGCGACAATCAAAGTTCAGTGTCCTTATTTCTGGTTTTGTAGTTATTCCTGTGTTGATTTGTGTGAAAAGATACATGACAAGTACAAATGGCACAAATAGCAAGGACATTCTCACAAAAGATGTGACACAATGTTGGTCAAGGGTGTAAGTAGTCTATATGTATACACGTTTTAGTGGATTAGACAATTCTAGGTTGTCGGCATTCGTAAGGTTGTTCGTTGCGTGTGATACCTCCTTTGAGTAGTATATGTATCTGTATGTAGGCAAACCATGTGTGCATTGCAATGGATACGATGCAAGACACACCTGCAATGATGTGGTCTAGTGTGTAAATTGGCGCCAGTAGTATAATGCTGACAGCTGCCGCCGATGCAGACACAATGGGCCACAGCGTTAGAATATATTCCGAGTGTACATGTGCAGTGAACAGGGGTACATATGCGTGTTCAAGAGTGAGTCTAAGGACGGTTAGAATGTGAATGTTATCGTCCGGGACGAAGAGTACTGGTATGGCTGCGGCTGTGAATAAAAGTGGAAGAAGTGCAAAGTAGGTTCGCGACAGTCTGCATGGCAATGGTGTGAGTCTGTACCACGTGTCCGAGTGCATGTTTGGATACCAGCATACTGATCGCGTGGTTGGTCCAAATACAATGGCTCTGCCGACAAGCCATGACCATAATGTCGCAGAAATAACAAAAAGGATTTGCATCTAGCATATTCTTGTCTAAAACATATACGTGAAAATTCCTCTAAAAAATCCATCTGAGAAAGTCGGATCAAATTTGACTATATAAGTAAAAAAGTGCGACTTAAATAGTATAATGTCAGACCATTGGAACCAATTTGAGTTAACCCAGAGACCAACAAAGAAGCGACGTGCTGGCGAAGTTGTATTTTCGTCACTTCCTGAATCAGAGTCCATGCAGGAAGATATGCCGCCGGACATTTTGCAGACAGAATCGCCAGCGCCTCCACCATCGAAGACGCGCATGGTCGCAGAAACGACCTTCTTTAATCAGCGTAACCAAGATTTTTGGCATCGTACTGATTTGTGTCACCTTCGACCTTACGATTTCCCATATGTGCGGGCACTACTTCAGCAGCCGCCGTGCGATACTCTTTCGCCGGAAGAGATCAAACACAAGGAACATGTGCGCGTGTCGATACAGGTCGTGCGCCGAGCATACGAAGAGGGGTACCTCCGCGAGCCACTCGGCAAAGAAAGACCGTGCATTATGGGCGATCAATGCCAAGGCCTGCACCTGCCTCACGTCAATGACAACGCATTCATACTGCGCGAATTCTTATTGCCCACCGAAGAAGACGACTTTAAGCGCACAGGCAAGTTGCCTCAAGCCGGAAGACTTTGTCTCATGTGCAAGCGGTCAGAAATCGCGCGTGCGTTCATTAATATCCGCGCAGACGGTATGGGTGTCAAGAACAATGTAGTCCTACAGGATTACAGGAATATTGTCGACGAAGAAGGTGAGTATTGCCTTGAAGACTGCATATTGTCGAGCCATACGATCTTCCAAGGCTTGCTCGACCCTGTTGTCTTGCATTTGCGCAACGCCTACCGTCTAAAGCTTGTGGACGGTGTTCGCTACTACGAACAGTGGCGCATGAAATACCCAGGCCAAGACATGCATTTTTTAACGAAAGCGCCCGGGAGTTAAGTCTCGGGCGAATATGTCCGTTTGAATACGACGACGGTGATTTCGGGGAGTTGCCAGAAGACACTCTGTTGCAGTATTTTTCTAGTACAGAATACGAGTGGCTGTTTATCGGCACCTTTTGGGATAGGCTGCAGACTTCTTCTGTTTCCGCATGTGACAAAAAATGGACCCCGACCCTCAAGCACCATCCATGGGTGGCCTCACTCATGGACATTGTCAACGCAGCCATTCATCTCATGGACCAAACTCTTCCAGAATCAATCATGTTCTGCATATACATATACTACGACGCTCATGTGCCTCTGATGTGCGCTGTAGAAGACGCAAAAGAACAACACATTAAATCTGCATTCCACAAGTACCAACCAAAAACGCAAGACGTTCTACAAGAAGGCAACCTGCCAGATATCATCAATTACCAGTTGCAATGTTCGTTCTGGAACGAAAACAAACCCAAGATGAAACCAATTGTTCATCTTATGTGCAAGGCACTGCCTCAACGGTGTCAAATTCGGAATCTCCGAGAAATCATTGCGAATTACTGCCAGACCGACGACTTGGTACACCACTTTATGAGATCGGCCCTTCTATGCAGTCTTCTAGGCATGTACAGGCATTGCAAGACCAGGCTGGATTGGAAATCAAGGAAGAAAGTTCTCCGCAGATTTGTATACCTCAAGCCAAATCGCATGCAGATGCAGGAATGGCTCTTTGCAATGTACCAACATCTGCTATTCTACATCATCAAAGAGTTCTTGACGTTTTCGATGGCTATGATTCCGGCTTTGTACGACGAGCTGTGCAGAACATACAAGTGGCACACCTTTGAACAAACAGTCCACACAGCGATGGACAACGTCAGGCAATCCATAGAAACAAACGTACTTGGATCGAATATCATTTCGGAATGGCTCGGCAACGTGGAGTCAACTCTCATGCAAGTCAATAAACAGCAACTCGGCAACCTATTTAGGCCACAGAGGCAAACGTTTACACAAACTGTCATTCACATTTGTAATCGCATCGACGAAACACAAATGCAAGTCAATCCACACATCGCGTTCTCAATGGAAAACATTCTGCTGCTCAGAAAGATGACACAACGCGTGCCGCGTGGAAAAGTCAGAATTGATTGGCTCAAGTATTTTAATGTCAAAGAGACCACCATTGATGCTCTTCAGAACATGTACGAGCATTATCAACAAAACACTTATCGCAGCGACTTGCGCAAGCTCGTACAAAGTGCTTCGAGGCACGACTTTGAGTGTATTCGAGAACTCTTCTCTGCATTCCAGCAAAATCACCACGACATTCGCGTCTTCATGCTGCCAAAACACTACTACGATGCTCAGTGTGTCGCATTGCGCAGGCGATACGGTCTTCAACCAGAGGACGACCTGGAACAACACGTTGGCGAAGTCTTCGTATGCTTATCGTGCAACACTTTCAAGGGATTCATCATTAAAAAGACATCCAAGTGCAACAACTTGTTTGCGAATGGTCATCACAAAATCATAGTAGATGACGAAACACTCAAGTGTTATTGCGGTCGACGGTGTGAAAAGACAGACACCAAAAAAAGAAAGAGAATTGCCGTCGAATCCTTCTTGGAGGGTGTCGAACTAGAAGAACATCGCAAAAGGAGAGCAAAAAAAGACTGGAAATCGCACCGAAAAACGATGCAGAACGAACTGTGCTCAAAGACAGAGTGTGTCAAGCTAAATATGCTAGGCTGTCTTTTTCAATTCTATGAAAACCTATACTTGTTTTGCCCTTCCTGCGGCAACCCGACTATCTTCCACAGTTCACAGTACGATGAAAACGGATTCACGTGCGGTCAATGCCTGAAAGAAGGCACACTTTACACAAATGTGTGCTGCTATATGTGCAACACTTACAGAGGCAAAGATTCATGGACCACTGTCACCGCAATCAATGAAAAGAAAGACGAACAGTCGCTAGCCATTTGCAACGGGTGCTACAAACCATGGCTGCGTAATTACGAAATGCCAATACCTCTCACAGTTCTAGAACAACAAAAGAAAAAAATGAAACAACGTAAAAATCCAAAACAATAACAAGTTACCATTTATATAAAGAAACCATATTCAACATTGATATGTCCACAATTAAAGTACAACCAATTCGGTCAAGTTGGTCTCAACCAACATTTACACATAAACGACACGGCACAGACCAACAGGAACCCTCATTCTACTATAATACTGACGAGATAGCTTATCTAGCCTTATTCCTAGGATCAATGTTCATCCTTGTCCTTACTTTTGTTTTAAAACGCAAGACGTAGTGATCTTCCAGATGCTCTCTCTGACATCGCAGGCAAGTGCTGTAGAATCTCATCGATTGGCCAACCCGCCTGCTGAACTCGATCCTTGTCGTAAAACCCAGCAGAAACCCACTGTGATAATGTAGGCGACCAGTTTCGCTTAATATCGACAATGTCGAAGTCAAAACTGCGCAACGTGCTTACGTTTGCTCCCATTTGGGCCAACATTGGCCAGGTAAAGCCAAATTCGACCAATTGGTGAGTAGTATACTTGAGAGAAGCCAATTCGGATATAGTGATCCTCGTCTGCAACAACTTTGCGGCGTCAAGTTTCAAGTGATGCTTCTGCTGAGACCAATTAAATGCTCGCAGGTGCGGCGGCAGAATGCCCATATCGACCATGTGAGACCACTGGAACCCAAAATCCAATATTTCATCAGACATGTATGTAGCATCTATTTCGGCCCACGGGATTCGCTCCCTCACCGCGTCGTCGGGGCCAAATCCCAAATCACGAATGATTGTTAATTTCTTATTGTGTTTCACATTATCCCTCAGCGTACGCGCTTTCGGTGTCAACGGTGTAATCAGTCGTTGAAAACTCTGCAGAAATGACAACGGCTCGCTGCTTTTCAATTTCTGTTGCTCGATTCTCGACGACACGTCGGCAGCAAGCGCAACAGAACGATCTGTGCCCAGATCGGGTAACAACTCGCTAGGCAAATTGCACGTCGAACATTTCGTAGAGTACGGCAAATCAAATACACACCTCAAATGGAATTGATGACCACACTCGAAAATAGCTTTGTTAATTGGGCCCAAAGCACCGTTACAAATACTACACAATGACATTACGAAGAAATAATTGGTCTTTTTATAATAGAAAATATTAGTTTAGTTCTTACTTTTTGACGCCCCCCCTGCTTTCCTTGACTTCTTCGGAGCCGAGGTAGAAGAAGCCAGGTCAGGAACGTTTTCGGGCATCTTAGTCTCTTCGGCCCTGATTGCAAATACATTAGAGCGATGAAGAATAACATCCAAAGGATGACCAGGACGAGAGTACGAAAGAGCAGTACCCATAATAAAGCGAGAAGCCAAGCGATCGCCGACTTGGCTGGACAACTTTTTCAACGGAGTCACAACAAATTGAAGCTTGTCATGCGGGATGCCGGTCTGGAGGGCTCTGTTTCTTTTCGATCCTTTGTCCGCCGGATTCGGAATGTCCGCGCAGATCAGATCGCCAGGGAAAATGGTACTCGACCCATTGTTGAACATCGAGTTAAGCCCACCCATAGTGAGGACAAAACCCTGCTCGTAAACGTCACGCTCTGGCGTGAATTCAGTCACAGCAACACCGGCATAGCGCAGAGACTTGAGTACACTTTGCTTCTCAGTATTGAGTAAATCGCCAGAGCTGTTGACCAGACTCCCGTCGCCAGCATTCAGTACAGAAGTACCCGTCTTAAGCCCATTTGCAAAAGAAAACACGTGCATCTGATGATCTCCGTAACGGCGAATGCCAGGAGCTTCGTGGCGCATCAAAACCTCACCCTCAAGCACCTTGAAAGCTTCGTCTGTGCCAACTGCCGGGAAATACGGATTAATAACGCTTCCATATTTGACTTCCTGGTAGTGACGGATATCAAAAACTACATTTATGTCAAAGGCTGTGGGACGAGCAAACGGTTTGATTCTACGACGCTTAGCATTAGAGAAAGACATGATATTATGTTAAAAATTAACCGATATATATACCGCATTTTTGTTTATATACGCATGAGCACCTCAATGCGTTCTAAAAGTTTACAAGCCTCAGTGACGTATCGAGCTTTCGTTTGCGAAGTGGTGACTGGCTTCTTTAGTGTGACTTGGGACACAATACCGATGGGAATAGACAGTACAGCATTTTTGAAATCGTCACAGCAATCCATCGTTGGCACCGCTTCGAAAAACGTTTGGCCTTCAAGCATAGGCTCGTTGATACCATTTGGATTTTGGTAAGTTTTGCCAGAACTAATGTCTGGCGACGTGCGTTTCATAAATGAAATCCAAACTTGGTCACCCTTACGAAGGCGCCCTCTCGCAGGAGACCACAACCTAGCAACACGCGCACGGCCTCTCACATTAATGTTCAGCAGCCGCTGCCACTTTGAACCCGTATCCATGTCATTATTCAAAATACCAAAATAATTCCAGTCGTTTTCGATCTTTTGGATCGTGTTGTACTTCAAATTACCGTCCTGGTCTTGAGCGGAACGTAACTGATGATTCAGAACGGGCAAATTGGCAACGATGTTCATGTTGGCCGATTGGCGCGCATCGTTCCGCTGCACCCACAAGATATCGCCTTCGGAATATTGCTTCTCGAAGCCCTGCTGAAATGGACGCACAAACAATGGCGCACGAGCTGTCGCGTTTACCATTTGCTCAGGCACAGAGTTGTGAAGTGTAGGGTTCTGAAGAGCAGAGACAGATGGTCTACTCGCATAATCGCCACGCACAGAAGGCGAAGCCTTGAAAGAAAAGGAGGGCTGGGAGTTCACATTTCCCAGAGTTGGAGTACCAGTCAGCGATGCAATCGAAGCCATCGTATTTACTGAATTGCAACCCTATTTATACTGTCATACTGTCGTTGTTGTACGAACAGCCACACACATTTTTTCACAGATTGGATTCACGAAAAACTATATGGCTTGATGCTCTGAGTCTTCGACGCCAACTCTTTGCTCAAAGGACCCTTGTAATATTTTATCAAATCTAATTTGTGTTTTGACAAAGCAATCCACTGCTTTATTGCGCCATTATCCACCTTTGTTCGACCTGTCACATTATTACGAGACAAAATATTCTCACGACGCACATGCTTCTGCATAGAATTCACAAATGTTATTTCAGAACCTACCATACGCTTCATATTCATACGATGCTTTGAAAAATGCGCCTTACACGTCTCCGCAGTCACAGCCGGCGCCTCAATACCCTGCCGCTCTAACGGCTCCTTCACATGCGTTCGATACAAATCGGCCTGCAACGAATATATCTCATCGTCACGAACTTTACCCACCATCTGTGAATCGATCTCCTGCATACGCTGAATCACAGAATGTGCCTCACCAGAACCACCGTCACCATACTGACATAACGCACACTTACAACCCACATCATGCGATTCCTCCTCGTCATCAGAAAAATGACAAGGCACAAATTCCCCAGGATCATCGTCACCATCCAAACCTGTATTGTCCGCTACAGACTCAAAGTCTAATGCCGGTAGTATATCCATCACATACACATTATTTACTTATATACTAGCTTTGTAGATGTTACTCAACCAAACGCAACTATATACTTGCACTCCCATGCCTCGTAACTATGAGGACCACTTGCAAATATTTATGGCCGGTACTCTACGTCATCGCAAATGCCATTTGCGCGCTACAATTGTTCGTTGAAACAACAAATCTACATCCATTCCTCAGACAATACACGCACATGACTATGGCCCTCACATCCCTGTACGCAATCATTGCTGTCCGACAACTCGATATCGCAGCGCTATGCGCGCTATGCTTCGTCTTCTCTGTTCACTGGCATTCAGGATTGCAAAACTGGAAATTGGCAGACGGATGGCTGTCCAGATCCGCAATACTTTACGTCGCTGCCAGACCTGTCGTCGAACATGGATTGGCAGCAATCGTCATCACAGGCTTCATGGTAGGAAGCACGTGGGTGTGGCAAACAGAAATTGCCTTCTTCATATTGCTCGGCGTCATCGGCATGCTATTAATCATACAATACAAGAAAATATTCTGGCTGGATGTACTCGCCACAACTGTTTTTGCAGTCGCCGCATATCTATGCTACCGGACAGAAGACCTCGGGCTGCACGGACTATGGCACTCGTTCATGGCTACTGCCGGCGCATTTGCTGCAACTGCTCCAAATACATCCAAATGGCATTTGCTTGTACCATGGTCACCAAAACTTACAGAAAAACAGAACTCTAAAACAGCACCAGACAAACCGATTCCTAAAAAAGTACCAGACCAGATTAAATTCTAACTTTTTACTCTTTTTTATAATAATTGTATTGATATGTTAAAGATTGACGCTAAACAAACTAAAAGACTTGAGTGCTCGCAAACAAGAAAAACATTGCCAGGAATGACGACAGCGCTGCATTCGTCGCGCTGTTCTGCGAGTCTGTCGAAGGTGTCGAGCCACCACCAGTTGGTGCACGCGTTGTTGCAGAGTCCGATGGAACTGGCGCAGGAGTTGTTGCGGGCGCTGGAAGCTTGCAACAAGGTGTAGTCGCATTCCCGAAATCACTTAGTTCGCACCTGTATAGGCTATCAGAACAGAACGCGTCATTGTCTACCACTGCAGGAGCAATGCACTCCTGGTTAGACGACGCACAGGTAGGGCGGGAACTATACAAATAGTACGAACTCCGAAACCACTTGCCGGTCGTGAGTCCAGTGCTGTCTTTGACAACGTATTTCATCCTCAGTTGATTCCACGACGACGTCGACGTTGGGCTCGCCCACTGTGCTGAAACCGAGGTGCGCGCAACATTGCCGTTTGTATGACCCATACCAAATGGTCCTGGTCCTGGACCGTTGCATTCGTAAGTCAAGACTTGTGCCCCAGCACTTGGACTGGAAAAGTTGGACCCTGCGGATTGCTCCTGACCTTTGGTTAGATAGACTCCGAACCCCCCAAACGTGTCCCCGTCCGAACTTTGAAGCGTAATAGTATACGTTGTGTTCGCAGAGTATACACAGTACACACCTCCAGCGTACATCCGGTCTGGGTACGTTTCGCACTCAACCATTGGCGGGTCAAATACTAGCTCGTAAGTGTTGTCTGCTGCAGATCCTTCAGTGCCGTAACCAGCACCATTCGTGGGTCCTTCATGCGGCCCGTAAACAAGACCATAGCCACATGCTTGTGATCCAGGTCCGTCTTGGTCCCAATATCTCTTAGCCTGGGCGTGAGCGGCAACGACGAGTGCGGAAAGCAACAAGCAGCGAAACATTTTTGTGTGCTTTATGGACTATGTGACAAAGTTTCAAAACATATGTTTAAATTATGTCGTGTTTCCATGTGGGGGTATGATAGTTCTGTGAGTAAACATTCTGGGGATGAAAATATACAACATGTGAGCGCTGACAACCACACGTTTCCGCACGTCCTCCCGGGTGTGTCTGGACTCTGCCAGGCCGCGCACAGACTGCGCACGACAAGAGGGCCTCCGCGTGGGGTATGCGTAGCCCGTAAGCACAGTCGCGTATAGGCGAGGACGTCTCTAAAGGGCTGCGGGGGGGACAGGGGTAGGTTTTGGCGGCGGCACTTACTGGTTGCGCGGAAAGGTTTGATCTAGTGTTGTGTGTTTTTTGAAAACAGTGTGTATTTTGAAAACGCCACAGACGAATAACAGATCAAAAGAAATGTCATATTTAAGTGTTGTGTGAATGTTTGAAAATATGGAACGTACAAATCGGTTAAGTTACCTGCTTTCGGGCCAAGCCGAAGAAGCTCGTGTCGTGAAAAAGGGGTCTCCGACAACATTGATTTGTTGTGGCAAGCCGATGTGTGGTTCGAAGGACGGATTTGACAGCCTCTACAGGCTCAATGTGTCCGCATTCGTATTGCATAGTCTCTTGGCCATCATTACTATAATTGCTGGTTTGCAGGGCAACAGTCCGTTCCAGGTCGTCGTGACTCGCAATCTTCCGATTGTACCGACTCCGATCCCATTCCCATTCAATTCTACACAATGCGGCAGCAAAACTTATGATGATGTGTTTGAGTGGTTTTCTTGCATCCGCGATACATTTGGCGACGACTACCAGAGCGATCTTGTTGACAAGTACGGTTATAGTGTGATCGCGGAAGACTCTGGGTCTCCGGATACGTTGATGCCGCCTTTCGAGACTAGTTACTTGGTTCAGAACGAATGGCAAATGTGGACGTTGATTTTTGCGTTCAGTCTGCTGACCTCGTTATCTCATTTGATGATAGCATTTCCTATTCGAAAGACGTATGAAGAGTGGCTTTCTATGAATGTCCAGCCGCTCAGGTATGTGGAGTACTCTATTACAGCGTCAATAATGTTTGTGATTGTGTTGGCATTGACTAGGGTGACCGATTTATATTTGCTGCTGGCAAATGCACTTCTGATGTGCTGTGTCAATGTTTTTGGGGGGCTTATTGAGTATATCGGGCGAGAAGCTTGGGCGATTCGCGCGTGGGCCTGGGCAATGTCTGGCATTGTGTTTGTGTTCCAGTTCTGGCAGCTTTGGGACATATATGGGTTGACGATCGAGCCATGGGTTGCGGAGGAAAACGAGACGTCTGATCTTATGCAGCAACTGTTCGGTTTTGTGACTATTTTGAACAGTGTCATCTTGATGTGTTTTTTGACGTTTCCTATTGTGAATTTAGTGCAGTTTTTCTACTATACGAATGACGCATGTCGCAAGCGCATGCAGAGTGGCGGACGCGGCAAGAATGACTTGTACTTTGCAATTCGGTTTGAAGCTGCGTACATTTTTTGTTCGTTGATCGCAAAGGCAGCGTTAGTGATTATAGTGTTTGTAGCGTCTGTTCAGCGAGGTGAATCAAATAATGATTAAATTTATTTTACTATGTTTTCTGTTCGTCGTATACTATCGAATTTCCCGTCTTTGTTTTTCCAATTACCATTGTTTAGGCCACAATCTTGTCTGTTGGGGAAAGCGATTTGTTTTGGGCTTATTGCGTCGTTCATTCGGTCTTGGGGGATCGCATATGCCAACTGTTTAATGATATCACATTTTGACTCAGAGTTCCAGTAATAACGTAAAAGATTTTTGAGATCTGCGCATGTCTTTGCACATGGTATGTAGTCGTCCGACCAACAATTTTTAGACGTCAAGATAATGTCTTCACTGTAAAACGCTTCGCGTTTGATACCACAAGGCGGCTTCGGCATTTTGTCAACATTTAACGCTGCGACGTTGTATGAGCCCCCCATTATCAATACAGTTAAAAGTACCACCGCAGCTCGCATTTCATTAGAATGGTAAGCATATTTATACTTGCTTTTTTCATCAACAGTGAAAGAGTTGAATCGTTTTTGATCTCTTGAAACAAGAATTCATGCATGTATTTTGCATGTGAAAGGCCTCTTCTTTTGTAAGAATTCCGTCTTTATTTTGATCGCAGTCGTTCATAATTCTGTGAACCCCTCCGAAGACTGCAAACGCTGACGACTCAAGCCATGACAGGCGCGAGTATATGGCATGTTGTAGTTCGTGCTTTGTGATTTTGTGGTCATGATCTGTGTCTGCTTTATTGTAGAAACAGTTGACTGCTGTTTCTATTGTTGGACAGGCGATAGTGTGTGTGGCGGTCAGTAGAATGCATAGCTGTTTAAGCATTTGTCAAATGAGTGTCACATAAATAGTTGTGATTCAAAACTTTGTCGAGCTTGCAATTGCGTTTGCGTTTGCAGAAATTCTCGAATGGCAAATGCGTTTGCGGAAATCTCAAATTTCAAATGGCAAATGCGTTTGCGGAAATCTCAAATCTCAAATGGCAATTGCGTTTGCAGAAATTCCAATTGGCAATTGCGTTTGCAGAAATTCCAAATGGCAATTGCGTTTGCGGAAATCTCAAATCTCAAATGGCAATTGCGTTTGCAGAAATTCTCAATTGGCAATTGCGTTTGCGGAAATCTCAATTGGCAAATGCGTTTGCGGAAATCTCAAATCTCAAATGGCAATTGCGTTTGCGGAAATCTCAAATCTCAAATGACAAATGCAGTGTCTAACTATTTAAATGACGTCTGTATGTAGTATATGATCCAACTTCACATACGCACAACATTCCTAATGGTCGGTGCTGTGTGTTCTGCGCTGGCATTTTTCCGAATATACTCAGAGTGCCAGTCAAATGTTGACAATGTAATGGATTTAAAGTCTGAACTGAAGGACGTATAAATCACTGGACTATGGAGTAAATGATTGTGAGGTACACTGGTTTAGCTTTAGCGGTAATTTGTTTAATACTACAGCTGCGGAATTACAATCGCTATTTGGTGGACCATCGTCGCAAAAATGATGAGGCAATGATATATTTAAATTCTGACGTTTGTTCTGATCCTATAACGAAGGCACAGCTGGGCACATTTAACCTGTGTGAGAAGGCGTCTCACATAGTATCAGAGAATCCTCGTTCGACAGCACTTTACGACATATTGAACGATTGGTATCCGTGTGGTCACGGGCGCTGTGAAGGCGTAGCCGATTGGACTTTGGCCAATTTGCATTGGTTTGTGATGGCCGTTGTAGTCATTGTGATGATGTTTTATTTCAAGTGGGTGGAACACCAGCGTGACATCCTGTTTACAAAAATGCGTTTACCCTCAGCTATTGTGTCAAGACCAGTAGAACATGTGGATTAGTAGTATAAAGCATGGGATCAAGTGCTGAGAATGAACAACTGGCAAACTCACCGCGTGAACTTTATGCCTGCTGAAGGTTTGGAACCCAATGAGACTTCTGTGCGTGTTTTAGATCACAATGCTTCAGAAGAGGAGCGTATCGATAATATGAACGACCGCGCGGGAATTGTGTCTGAAGAGGCCTCCATAGAGCAGTTGCGCGAGCGCCAAAAGATTAGTTCTGAGGTCAAGGCGGATCCTGGTTATAAGTTTTTGATGATGGTGTCTGCGTTTTCGTCTCAAAAGCTTTCTACGATTATGACGTCTGATATTTCAAAGCAGGTGACTGAAAATGTGGTTGGTTTTGAAGGCGATGATGCTGATTGGATTCAGACGCCGGAAGTGTCGGGCGTGGTGCATATATCTACCGAGGTGTATGGTCACATGAAAGAGTGTGAATCTATTCTTTTGAATGGGGTTGTTTGTATTCCGTTGAAGACGTTGGTCGAAGATCCAAGGTACGCCCAATTGTTTGCGCGTTTCGTTTCTCTTCGCATGAACTTGTCTGATTGTTTAGCGTCGAAGCGTAATAATTTAAACAATACCTATTCTCGTTTGCACCAAGAGCAGACTCTTGTGGTGTCTGCGTTAAGAAATCGTACGTTGTGTCATCGCGAACATGATTGGACTCGGCCATACTTTAGTCAATAGAACAATAAATATAAATTTTGTTTGTATAATTTACGCAATGAGTTTGTATACGTCTCTCGGTATTTTGAATCTGTTTCCTGACATGAATTTCGGGTTGAACAGTTGGAAGCCCGGGTGTGTAGATTGGATCATCTCTATGTTAGTCATGAGTTTCTGCATGACAGCGTGGTTCATGGATATTGGTGCTGTGATGTAGTCGTTAGCGTTTTGAATTTGATGTGTTGACGGCTCAAGTTTGTAGAGATGTTTGGGGCTGATGTTGTCGACGAAGCTATCGCACGGCGAGAAGGCCGATATACGCATTGCCAATGTGTCTGCGTGAGTGAGTTCAAATTCGTCTTCGACTGCTCTGAGTTTTTTGACCGGAATGGCTGGCGGGGTCATGACTTGTGTGTTGAATTTGAGTTTGCCGCCCCACGCGCAGGACTGTTCGATGCGTGCACAGTTTTGTGAAGTCATGTTGTCCCATGAGTAGTATGATGCTGACGCGCCGAGAGTGGCCGGGTAAAAACGTTGTTGTGTAGATCCAGCGTTGTAAACGCGGTATCCGCCAAGTGCCGAGAATTTGACCAGAATTTGTCCCGAACTATCTGGTCTAACAACGTTGTTTGTAAAGTATACGTTCTCAATGTCTGAGAGGACGTCGTTGACCGTATCCGAGGAGACACTGACTGCCGAGGGGGCGATTTTATTGGCAATTTCAGCACGCAAGGCAGACGTTTGTGCGACGATGGAGTATGTATCGCCGAACTTCATCCTTTTCCATTGCTTTTCTACGGCTTCGGCCGTGAGTCCCTGCTGCAGCCACTTTTTATGAAGAGGGAGAAGCATGTCTTCGTGAGCCACGTCTACGACAAGTCTGTGTTCTGTTTGCTCGCATCCAAATTCGTCTGGACTCGAAATGGCGTACACGCCTACGGAAGAGTTTGTGGACGTCAACTCGACTTTCTGTAGGGCATCCTTGGTGAGCTGTTGTGTCAGTGAGAATACAGTTCTGCCTCGCGCAATGCTGGGATGGAACCAACTGACATCTTCCGGGCCGAGCTTGTATGACTTTGCAACGCACACGACAAGTCCTTGTGCAATTGGATTAGCGTCAAATTTGAGGGACATATCTGTGTCGACAGAAAAGTTCGGAAGTATCTGAACGCTTTTGACTTTCTCCGACTGAAGTTCAAGACGCTCTACGATGGTTTGGAGCAGCATTTCGGCCGACTCGTCTAGTTGCACATTTGGCGATCTTTCGACGGTGATGGGCATTTGGGTTTATTGGGACATGTTAAATAGGGTGTTTTCGTTCCTCGGTGCGTGGATAAGTTGGTGCCATGTTGTGTTCCACAATGACCATTGTTCCCGGGGAACTTGTACAGGCAATGCGTGCCCGGAACAGTCTTGATCGTAGCATCTTTGGAATACAATCTGGCGGTTTGTGTCAATATCAAACCAAATGTTATTTCCTTTATGTGTGCGTTTGGCGATGCTGCAATTTTTCGAGCGTGTTGAGACAAAAAAGTGACCGGACGAAGTAAAGCTTGTGTTATGTCTACACGTCTGTGCGTCACTGTTTCTATCCAACCAATCTAAAATCGGGTGCAACATGTTGCATGTCCCTGGTGCGTTAGACTGTCTTCTGTTGGCGTATCTGAGACGTCTCCAGACTTCGTTTTCGAATACGAACATTTGGTCGGGGTGCATTGACGTCGAATGCGGGGTAGACTCGTCAATCTCTAGACATTCCATGATATTGTGTGCAGAGCTAGTAAGCGAACTAGATTGCACCAGCAAGTCAAGCCATTTGTCGGAATGTTTGAGAATGCGACTTGAACCAAATTTCGACGATCCGGCGACTCTGAACATTCTATTTTTGGTGTAAACAGCAGCGTCAATGGCGTGTCTATAGGGATGTCCAGCCATTGATAATATGAGACGTCTTACAAAAGCTCCGACATGGTATACATTTTTCAAGTACAGATTGCAACAAAGCACGTGCCACGAATATTTCTTGTCAGAACAGGAGTCTAGAATTTTCATATCGGCTTTCACGCCAAACTTGTGGGCAATCGCTACTTTACATACGTCCACTATGGCGCCGATATCTACATGTTCGAGGGACTCTACGTCTAAAAATATTCGCGAAGGCCTACCGTCTATCAGACATTCGTACCAATGTTTGCTCGTGGTATCTGCGTACTGCAAATCGAGTTCGTGTAATGTTCCTCGTAAGAAAACCTTTTGGCCAGACGCTGACACGTCCTCGGCAACCACTATTTGTTCAGATTTCACATTCGCCAATGCAGAATGCAGTGTTTTGAATGACATTATTTTGGTTGAAACGAACCATGGTAAACAAATCTCCACATATGCTTTGCTTATGTACTACTGCACGAATTAACTTTTGTCACTTATATAAGGGCCCGAATTGTAGTCAGCAAAAAACATGTCTAAAATTCAGCGCCCCGTTTCCACTTCCATGTCTACTCCTGCCGGCGAGTCCAAAGAGCTTCTCCCGCTTACGACTGCCATGACTTCTGTTCAGCAAGATTCCCCTACTGATACGTATACTACTCGTGTTGTTTTTGAGTCGAATGCTACTGCGCAGCAACTTTCCAACGGTGTGATCGTGCAGCTTGCCAATGCGTCCAAGGTGTTCCAGGCTTCTGATGCGTCCGATGCCGCAAAAGGTATCCTCACGTCGATCACTGTCAAGTCGATTTACTCTGACTGCTCTGAGCCGGTCACGTTTGCCCTGAATTTGTTCAATGCTTCTGAGAAGGAGCCGAGCATTAAGAACAACGAGGGCTGGCTCCACACACCTGCAAAGACCGACTTTGGCACTGAGGCCACCGCCAAGGATGCTGATGGTTACCGCAACCTTTTGGCTGTCATGCCCTACGAAAAATCTCGCTCTGAACTCAACGTGTACGAGCCAAATGAGATTGCGTCGGATCGTTACATTGAGCAGTACGGCAACTGCTCTTCCGAGAACCTGTACGACGGTGTCGTTGCTTTCCCGGGGGAGCAATACTACCTTGTCTCTCAGGACCACGTTGTCCTGAATGTTATTCGTCAGAATTGGGAACAACTGGGAATCAATGTCGATAGCGAGGCCCGTTTTAACGGCAAATATGTGCAAGTGCCTGCCCATATCTTTGATCGCGTGATTGGCGACCTTAAATCGCACGTTCTGGCCGCTATGCCTTTCACGAACCTCAACGATGTCCGTGCGAAGTTTACGTCCAAGCCGACTTCTCACTACGTGGATAACCACCCCGACGGTCCCGCAGGTATGTACAAGGTTTGCGTTGAACTGCAGATGAATTACCAGTTTCCCTCGAGCATCGACGCTCAGGAGGTTTCCGAGTAAAAAGTATATAAATCAATTCTATATTTTTATAAATCATGAAAACATGTTGTACTTTAGATCCATACAAATCTCGTCTCTGTCGGCCATGTTGGCTTGAACACCGCAAGAGTCAATATCATTGCACTTGGCCAAACTGCTTGCGGCCAGTCCTTGCACTCACCTTATGTCGCACTCACTACAGACGCATTAACGTCAACTGTGCATGGTCTCAATGTTCACGCCCGAGCTATTGTCGACAAGTCTGCGCACACCACTACAGGAAAGGCGAATTTCCAGATACAATCATATGTTTGGAATGTTCACAGCCGGCGTACATGGACGGCAAATGTTTCTATCACTACACTTTTCGAACATGTACACAATGCGATCGCAAAGTCTTTTCGAAACAGCTTTGCCAGCGACACTACATGAAAAGATATAGATCTCAGCGCTTGCTTTCGCGTGAAGACCAGGATGACAAAGGCTCGACAACGAGCAACGAAAACAGCGCTGAACCAGACAACATTATACCCGATACCATAAACCAAAGCCCTGTCAACCATTCGTCTTTGGAACAGTCAGCCATATCTGACTAAATACTCGCGAGTTTATACATGAAAATGTATGATCGTATTTAAAATTGCTGCAGACAAAATCAGAGTATATATTGCAGCGGGCTCTAAAAAAAGTCATGGCGACTGTGCTAACCGATCCCGCGCAAAAACGATTAGTGTTGTTACCTATTCGCTATCCAACCTTGTGGAACATATTCAAGGAACAGCAGTCCGTCCTTTGGACCACAGAAGAGATTGACTGGGCTGGGGACGTCAAAGATTGGAATTCCCTCGACCTAAAAGCTCAAGACTTTTTATTGCGTATTATAGCATTCTTTGCGTCTTCGGACATGCTCGTGGTTGACAATCTTATGGAGCAATTCATAGGAGAAGTCACAATTGCCGAATGCAGGGCTTTTTACACTCTGCAATCGTACATAGAAACCATTCATTCAGAGACGTATGGCACTGCACTGGAAAAATTTGCCCCGCCTGATCGAAAAGAAGCCCTTTGCAATGCCGTCGCCGAAGAACCCACCATCAAAGCCAAGGGTGACTTTGCACTCAAATACATGAACAAACAGCGTCCATTCGTAGAAAGATTGTGGGCATTTTGCATATTTGAAGGTGTGCTTTTTGCTGCCTCCTTTGCAAGTCTGTATTGGCTGAGAACCAAAGACAAATGCAAAGGGCTCACCTTTTCGAACGAGTTGATTCAAAGAGATGAATCTTTGCATGCGAAATTTGGCATTGAAATGCTCAACATTGCAAACGAAAATGGACAAGGGTTGAGCCGCGATAGAGCAGCAACCATTCTCAAGGAGGCCGTTTCTATTGAAGAAGGGTTCGTGCGCGCAGCCCTACCACAGAATCTAGTAGGTTTGGGCACAGAAGACATGGTTCACTATGTCAAATATTGCGCAGATCGCCTTCTGACAATGCTAAAAGGAGACCATAAAACAATTTGGAATGCAGTCCAACCGTTCGCGTTCATGGAAATGATCTCAATCGACTCCAAAACTAACTTTTTCGAGAAGCGCGTAGCAGAGTATACTATGGCAGGAGTCGGGAATTCTGCAGACGACAATACCTTTTCATTAGAAGAGGATTTCTAGATACGCATCAATAATAAAATTGGTTTCTATTTGAAGAACTGAAGCTTGCATGACTAAGTCGAACGTTTGACTGTAAAAAAATACACACACAAAGTATAGATTATGTGATTTAATTAATGTGAAATATTTATATGGTACAAGGAAGATGAATATGGCTCAGTTTAAGAAGCTAAAATGTTATATGACGACGAATAAAAGATTATTCCCCAAGTTGATCCCAGCTCTGAGGTCGCTGTCCGAATTCGTTGGGCACGAAGATATCAAAGAAACAGTGGCCAAAATGGTATTGTTTTTCATATCTCAGTGCGCCCAAGAGCAACCGCTTCGCCGTTCGAAGAGAAAACGACGCTCAAAAAAAAAAAAAGTACCTCGTAAACGGTCACGATCTGTGTCAGAGGACCCAGATCCTGATTACGACCCGAGTGACGATGCAAAGTTTGCACTCTTTGCTCTATTGACAAGCCAGATGCAGCAATCCCACGGCGACTCGTCTGACTCTGACGCTGATGAAGAAGATCCGCCATTCGTTGTGAGATGCCGCGAGAAACTGAAACTTTTACAAGGACATTTCATACATACGCTACTGCTTGGCTCGCCTGGAACTGGCAAGACAACGTTTGCAACACTTTTGGTCGACGTGTGGGATGCCCTTGGTATTATTGACAAGCGTAGGTTTAAGATTACAAAACGATCGGATTGGGTCGGCAAATACCAAGGACACTCTGTTGCGAAAGCTAAGAAACTTATTCAGTCTTGCAAAGGCGGGGTCATTTTTATTGACGAAGCATACTCGTTAGTGTCGGCCAAGGACGGTGACGACATGTACGGTCGAGAAGTATTAACGGAAATCGTTGAATCCATGTCTAACCAAGATAAGCAAGTCATCTTTATCATGGCTGGTTACGAAGGTGACATGAAACAACTTTTCACATATAACGCAGGACTCGAACGCAGGTTCGGTTACGTGTACAGATTTAAGACACCGCCGTCCGCACTCTTAGAGTCCATATTTTTGAAACAATTAAAGTCTGCCAAGTGGACGTTTAACAACATCGAAAAGAAAAAGTTGCGCGAGTTCTTCGGAAAAAATGTCAAGGTATTGAAGAACGGTGGCGGGTCCACACAGCAACTTATTTTTCACAGCAAACAAGCAGCAGTCATTCGCGAATTCCCAAAACGTTCAACCTCCGAAATGTCCATTGTAGACGTAGAAGAAGGCATGAAAACATTTCGCCATCATGCACGGGTCTTTGTCCCAGCACCGCCCCCTGACAGCATGTACTTGTAAATATCATCTATTTAATGCACATATCTTCAATCATTATGTTTAGGTGTCAAACAGTCCTTTGGGGCATTCTCACATGGACTATGATCTTTGGCTACACCGTGTTGACCTATGCCGACGTGTCACATATGTATCAGTCAATACCAATTGTTGCACTGTTTGTCACAATAGTAGTGCTGAACAGTCTTTTAATCCACGCTACGCGTCAAACAAAATCGATATTGATATTCTCTACGTGGTGTTTCTTTGCACTTGTATCCATACTATTAAGAACGTGGGGTGTCATTAACGATTGGCACCTGAATCTAATTGTTGCAATTTTTACGGCCATAGCAGCCATCATATGGTGCATCGCAGGCCATGTTGAAAACATCACAGAATCTGGCCTATACTGGCACGTGTGGTCGATACTTTCTATTTTCTCGGTACTATGCGCGTTCAACAACGACTCACAGACTGCCATCGTCATATACTCTGTAAACACTGGTATACTATCTCTGACACACGCACTGTATATATGGCACATTGTGGCCACACAACAAAGTGGTGCGAGGAGATGTAGACACCTTTTCAGGACTATATCTTGTCTCGTTGTCATTATTTCCTTGTTAGTAGGAAGCATTAGCTACAAAACCGAAGGAATTGACGAAAAAGATTGGCAGGAGTGGGTCATTGTCACAGAAATTGTCTTGCTCGTGATGCTCGTCGTCGATTCAATTCTTGGATTTGTGCACAATCGTATAAACGGCGAATATTCGATGGTAGATTTAGATGACACAGACGAACTTATATAGCGTTACCATGCTACTTGCATTTATTGCCATTTTCTGTGCAGTGCACATTGTATTCAAAAACATTCGCCAAATATGCTTATGGTCGGCTAAACTACTTGTCACTGGCACTCTGTGGACTTTCGTGTGGGTTGCAACGCAACTTCACCAACTCCCTCAGTGGAAGACTGATTTTAGCGACTCCATTTGGCGCCTCGTCAACTTGACAAAAGGAGTCTCCGAGCTATGAACGCATCACAGAAAATGGACGCGACGCCAACATCGAATTTGGAAAGTATGTCGTCGTCTTATCCGTCTTTGCGGCCACGTACAACAATCCAACATGATCCACTGTCACTGTCTGTTCGCCGATTTCCAATCGATCGCCAGCACGCAGAATCCGAGTAAACAAAAACGTACCGCCCGCCACCAAAGACACAATATAGGGCTGCATTGCATAGCCGATTCCAATCGAGAACCCACTGAACAAGGATCTTGCCGTCTCCATACCCACGAGATGACTCAACAAAAACACTGCGATAGTAAACAGCACCATGAAATGCACTGCCTGGGATATGTATGCCATACAACCGAAATAAGATCGCATACAAAAGTGCAGAGAGCGTGTACACTTTAACGACAGCGTCAGAATACCAACACACACAATAATATCGTCCAACGAGTCCCAAACCTGACGGAACAACTCTAACAGAGACACGCTTCCAATACCGGGAAGTAGATCATTCGTAGAAGTATCATTATTCATAACACAATCACCAGTTTATTCTTTATATACTACATTAGTAACATTCTAAGCAAACACTTTTGCAGTGTACCAAACACGAATATAGTACACACGATCACCACAAACGTTGTAGATCTTATGAACTCATTCTGCAGCGACATTGACAGAGCATAAGATATGGCACCACGGACACCACACATTGAAAAGAACAACATGCTCTTCACAGACCAATTCTCTCGCGACTTGTAACGCAGACAACAGCCAAACATAAATGACATCCATACACGCCCTACCACACAAGACACAAATACCAAAAAAGAGACCATGACATTCTTCCATTCGTACGTATGTAACGCCAAGCCAAGCGTTAAATATACGTAGGCTTCCACTATGGTGGAAATCGACGTCAAAGACTCCTCGAAAGACGAAGGGACTGATAAGATAGCTCCGTACGTAAACAGTCCTAAAATACCAGACAATCCACAAGTCTCTGCAAACGCATACACCAACAACGCCGACAAATAATGCGTTGTCAACGAATCGGCAGATGTGTAGTTTTTTACAATTGCACAACACGCCCCAAATACAATTGACAGGAACGTGGTCAACAACGACCAAAACACCACAGATACTGGAGTCCACTTGTCCAGCTCGCTCTGAGAACTGTCAATCTGGCTGAACAAGCGGACTAGTACGACTGATATCGCATCATTCATAACAGATTCGTTCTCTAATACATCGAATATATAACTGTCCGAAATATGTAAAGAACGAGTCATAGACATTGTCGCTACTGTATCTGTCGGGGCCAACACAGAGGCACAAAGGAGCGCCCTCGAAACTGAGATATTGATGCCAGCCCAAGCACACCACACACAGATGCCATAAGCAATCCAAGCCACACTAAATAATGTGCCGGCAAACGCAAATGTCAACGACGCCAACCAATTTGAACGCAACGATTTAATCTCAAAATTAAACGAAGATCGCAACAGCATTGGCGGAAGTAACAAATACAGGAAAAGCTCAGGCGCAAAGTCAGCGGGGCCGGCCAACGGCGAAGTCCATGCAACAGACACCAACATACCCAACGTCAAAGCAAACACTGACGAAGACACAGTCTTTACGTGCTTTTCCCACAATATAATTAACGATACCAACACAAGCACAAATACAAATATTCTACCGTCACCTTCGTGCGTCATCCATAACCAACAACTGGTCCGAGGTTAAATATAAGCATGTATCCAATAGATTCGGATTTACCATGGAATTGCCCAAACTGTTACTTGGACACAATCCAAAATATTAGATATTGTCAATGTGTTTTCGATATTCGACACGTTTGCCCTCCCACTTGAGGAAATATAACTCAAAAGTCCAAGTTCATTCTGCACTTTACATTCAAACGTATCCGCTTTCTTAGAGCAAACAGTATTCCAAGTAAACTTTACCTGGTCACACAGCTCTACAAGGGCAAGTACTTGTGGCGACGAGATTGTCTGCTCGTCCATCTGACGAACAAGTGAAAAGTAGTAAGACCAAATTTGGAAAATCATTGTTGACAAAACACCCAACACAGAAAACACAAGCATTATCCTACAACACCATATTCGTGTAGACCTATCGCACATTCGGGTACCGTCCATTTGTTAGAAAATCACATGGTATATTTATACTTTAATTGGTTTTGTATTTTTTTGTTGGACTCAGCTCTTTTATGTCAGGTTTCTGCCTTGCCTTTGGACCTGCCCGAGTTGGCGAGTTTGGCGACGTCGGCGAGTATGCTGGTGACGTGGGTGAATACGCAGGCGATGTGGGCGAGTATGCTGGTGATGTGGGCGAATACGCAGGCGATGTGGGCGAGTATGCTGGTGACGTGGGTGAATACGCAGGCGATGTGGGCGAGTATGCTGGTGACGTGGGTGAATATGCCGGACTAATCGACGAGACCATTTCTTTTGGCAGTTGTGGCTGTGCCCACGCCGGTTGCTGTGGCTGTGCCCACGCCGGTTGCTGTGGCTGTGCCTGCTGTGGCTGTGCCTGCTGTGGTTGTGCCCACGCCGGTTGCTGTGGCTGTGCCTGCTGTGGTTGTGCCCACGCCGGTTGCTGTGGCTGTGCCCATGCCAGTGGAAGAGTTGTCGGAACTGGCTCGAAGGCTGTCTTTTGACGCTTTGTTGCATATGTCGTGTGTGTATTCCAAGAAGTGTCTGTATCTATTGTCTGCATCGGCATCCAATTATCAACGCCAATGCTGTCGTCGACAATCTCCGGTGGTTGCCAGTCATCTTCATCCCATTTTGATTGATATGTCTTTTCGGTCACACATCCGTTAAAATGTGATCCGCATCGTGGTTCTATACCGACGAGCAATTGTTCTGATACACCTGACAACTCGTCGTGTAACCCTTTTACTGCAGCATTGTGAAAAATTTCAACAGGTTGTTCAAACGTGGCCCGTTTTAACGGTGTAGACCCCTCCATCATCTTCTTTACGCCGTGTCGAGTTAGGGCCGTAATCTCCCCCCTCCACGTCATCCAATCAACAATGGTCATGTAGTGACGCATATTGACATACGAACCATCAAACGACAGTACTGCGTGCATTTCTTTCATGAGCGCGTTTCTAGCTGCTTCAATTCCGTATGTCGCTCTAATTTTAAAAATGTCGTTGCACTGAATCTTGTTATGGTCCATTCCTTTTAGACCATGAATATGTCCCAAATCTACGCCTTCTGTGTCTATGACAAATGTTTCGTTTTCAACCCTAATATTGACCTGTGGTATGTGTCGTGATCCCTTGACTGTTGCATCGATTATTTGCTTTGCGTACTGGAAAAAGTTCTTTCTGTTCCTCATCCGCATGTAAAGATGTGTATCGCCTGTCGGTGTGTCGTTGTAGGCAAACGTACAATTTTTTGCAAGTGGCATAGCTCGAAGTGCGTTCACAATTTCGTAGATATCAACTGCGTTTTGCACCAATATTTTCCTTGTAAACGTGCATTTTAGAGTTCGGTCTGAGTCTTTTGTCTTGGCCCACAAGTTATTGTCAGGCATCTTTGTGTACGTGTCTAGTCCTGGGAAAGTGTCTGTGTCAAACGTTGAGCTGCACATCAGATCTTTTACCCTCATTCGTTTGATGTCTGTCTTTAGTTTCCATGCTTTTTGAGGCTCTGTGGTGGTGCCCTCTGAAAAAATGGTCAGTATCGGGGTTTTGACGTTTGGAGATGCGTTAATGAGTTCCTCGAAGCGTGGAAGGCCCAATGTGACATTTTTGGCACTATTTCCTGCGTTATGGAACGTATTTCTGCGCGAAAAAAAAGGTTGGAAAGTTTGGTGTTAGTGTGAATAAACATGACATTCAAAAGTGTCAAAGAAATATTTCGCAGAGATGTACTTACAGAGTCATCTGTGTGGTCGGTTCTCCTACAGACTGTGCAGCGATAGTTCCAACCATTTCGCCAGCCGCTACGATGCCGTTGTACCATTTTTTCAGAAGAATATCGCATACTCTTTTGAGAGCACTGGTAGAGCACTTGAGTGTTTTTTTGCCAAAGACCGATAGAACATAAGCGTGGGCTAGTGGAACTTTTGCGGTTGTTTGTACGAGTTCTTCGATGGTATCTTTCAATTGCGATTCTGATATATGTTTGTTATCGGAATACTTTTTGAGAATACGCTCTGCCGGCACTGTCATGGCCCATTTATCGCCTAGTCTCGTTTTTGCATTCCAGGACCAAAGATCAAATGCTGCTTGTATTTCTGGCCAGTCGTAGTATTCGTTTGGCAAACGCTTCTTGTCGTCAAAGTTGCACGTGACCATTTCATGCGCCATCCCATCCATGTCATCTTCCCCGTACGCGAATTGTACGATGCGATTTTGTGAATCCCGCACCGTTTTATCTGTATCAACATGAAGTGATTCAAGTGATTTCACAAGCCTGCGTTGTATGTAGCCTGTTGTTGACGTTTTGACAGCAGTATCGATGAGGCCTTCGCGCCCGCCTACTGTATGGTGCCAGTATTCGTCTGGAGATAGCCCGTCGACGTACGAATGCTTCACAAACCCTCTTGATCTGACGGAGTCATCCAATGGTTTGAACATTGGCAAAGTTCTGTTGGATACAGTGGCCTGCATTCGTTTACCTGAGCAGTTCTGCTGGCCTACACATGCCATGATTTGCAAAATGTTCACTGCGGACCCTTTCGACCCAGAGCGAACCATGAGCCCTAGGCAATTTTCTGGCGACATTGCATCTTGAGCAATCTTTCCCATCGAATCACGTGTTTGATTGAGCATGCGATTGATTTTGGCTTCAGCGTCGTCGCCGTGCAATTTTCGTAATTCTTCTGCTTTTATGTCAATGTCTGAGCATTCTTGCCGAACGCGTTTTGCTGTCTCTTTGCTTATCCGCATGTCGCCAATACCGATGGAAAACCCCTGGCCAGAAAACCAAAGATGATTGATACGCTGGAGTTCGTTAATGAATTGGCATGTGCGATCTGGTCCGTAATCGTTGTACAATCTGTGAATAATCGACCCGTGAGATCGTCCTAGTGCCTTCTTGCCCAGTGGTCCTTTGAGCAAGATGCCCTTGTATACCACGTCACGCCAGTTGAAATCTTTTGGGAAGAGTAGTGACATGCACTGTAGGCCTGTCCATAGTGGTCCTGGCAAGTCTGGCGCTGGCAGTGTGGCGCCATCGACCCACATACACATGTTACACATTTCGCCTTTGTCTAGCGTGACGCCTGGACTGGTCAACATGTAGGACGACAGTAAAGAGTCTTGGACAATGCCCATAACAGGGCGGTTGGCTTGGGGTGTGATAATATTGTAGGCAACGGACATCAGAGTGAGGGCATCAGCCCTGGATTGGTGTGTTTGCAATAAGTGTAGATTCATTTCGTCACCATCCTGGTGGAACAGAGGAAGACGTGTGTGAAAGGGTTAGGACAAGCGGTATAAAACACTTACAAAACAAGGCGCGTGTGGACAAATCAACTTACAAAGTCTGCGTTGTAAGGAGTGGTGCATGTCAAATTCAATCTGAATGTCTTGCCCACTTTCATGATTCTGGCTCTGTGGCACATGATGGACATTCTGTGCAAAGAAGGCTGACGATTGAACAGAACTGGATCGCCGTTTTTCATGACTCTTTCGATGGAGCAACCGACAGAAATGTCGACTTGGCCTCGTATAGTTTGCATGTCAAGTCGCGTTCCGTCTTTTTGAATAACGTACTTGATGCGCGGATCTTGGTCAGCAACCATGGTGCGAATCTCTTCGTAGTTGAGACGATTTACGTGCTCCACGACTGTCAATGTGTCCGCAACACTCTGTGGGACTCCAACTTCGCGCATGTCTAAATTTGCGTCGCCTGTAATAACGGTTCGTGCTGTAAAGTTGCAGCGCTTTCCCATCAAGGTCCCGCGTAGACGGCCTTGTTTGCCACGCAGCCTGGAAGCGATGGACTTCTGAGCAGTAGTTGCTTTTGAGCTCATCCTGGCCTGGTCAAGGTACATGTGTACAGCATTTTGTGTGCGCTTCATCGCATGTTGCCGCACGACGCTGTTCTCTTTGCTTGCGTTTTTGTAACTTTTAGAAACTCTTAGAATATACAAGAGGCGCCTGGTAATATCATCTTCTCCTCGAACTTCGTCTCCGTCCATTGTGGGCGATGGTCTGACACAATTTGGCGGAATCGGTATCACTTTAAGTATGAGATGCGAGGGATGGAACCCGTCCTTTTTTGGCCTGCATTTAAGTACGTCTTCCTTTGATATTTGCTCCAGATATTTGTAGGCTTCGTCTGCAAACAATTCCCGCGAAACCGCTTCGTCTTGGATTTTCATCAGTGTGGAATTCACCCTGGTAAATTTCGGACGTTGTTTCGAACATTTTGGGCATTTCTTTGCCAGTTTGCCACATTGAACGTGGCCACAATTGACGCAACTTTTTCGCAGCCAATATAAAACTTCCACTGTCCAACCGATATGGTATACTGGGTGTGGTAATTCGTAATGTCCGAAATGTCCGCTGCACTTGGACCAAGTCATTCCGCAAGATTTGCACAGGCCTCTGCGAGAAGATACTCCAAAACGCGGGTCGCGCAAACCACCAACCTTTGGACAATTATTTTCGTATAGTTCGTCAGTTACAACCTCACACACAGACATACCACGAACTGCCTCTGGCGACAACACATTGAATTGAATGTTCTTCATACCCCAAACATTACATAGAATACACATGTCTAATTATGATCGTAATGAAATCCAAGAAATTTTATAAATAATTTGTTTAGTATTTACTGGCCCCTCTAATGTTGGCAATCGTACCCATGGCATCTCTGAGGTTTCCAGACGAATACCCCTTGAGTGCCTCGAAAAGGTGAGGGTTGTTAGATCTGACAGAGTTCATAGATGAACTCGCTTTGGAGGCATCAAACGCAAACGGGTTCGACGCGGGCGCGACTCTCGTCGACGCGGCATGCACAACAGACGTCGTATCAGAATGGACGCGGCGCTTCTTCGTGATAATATCAGACACACGGCTCTCAAGCTCACGCTTTGCCTTCACCTGTTGCTCAGATTTAAGACTGGCGAGATCCCGAGAATACTTTTTAGAAGCTTTGTGAGCAATCTCCATCATCTTCACAGACTGCTCAGGGAAATTCTGAGCCATAGCGTAAATCGCTTTCTTGTTGTCGTCAGTCATCATGTCCGCAGGCAGCGAAGCCGACCACGAATCGACCAAAGCCTTACTCAAAGCCTCAGCCTTACTCTTCGTTTGCAAGCGCTCATTATCCTCCCGATCCTTCCACTGTTGCTGAAGCTTACGAAGCTCGCCCTCCGCCTTCTCAAGGGCAGACCTGGTAGATCCAAGCTCTTCCTCCTGGTTCACAACAAGCTGCATAAGCTCCTCGCTTTTCTCAGATGAATCTCCAGAAGTACTTTGATCTGCGACAGGGCTCTGGACAGGGGCAACACTGGCCTCAGGGGCAGGGGTCGCAGCGACAGCACTGGTCTCAGGGGCGGAAGAAGATTGTTCAGCAGACATGTTATGTCGAGATGCAAGGTGTGTTATATACTCCTTTTTTTTAGATTGGTCCACACATGTCACTCCGCATCCAGGCCGTCTAGGCTCTGCACACAAAGAAACTTCGATCGCGCGTTTCACAGTCGATCCATCGCGAAACGAAGTATGTACGTGCTGCAACGACAATCCCTTATACAGCGTGTGACCAGACGAACTCGGTTTTATTGCATGCGCCGCATAACGGCTCTCAAGAGTGTCCTCGTTCACGCGTCCCACAATCCATTTTTTTCCATCTGAGTCAGTCCAATCTCGAGTGACGTGGCCCACCGCGAGACCTTCCTCATGCTCAATTCGAATTGGAATATCCTTCAACGATATGTTCTTTGACTCGTCCAAATTAAAATCGAAAGTATTGTCACCCTCTTTAAAATCATGATCAGACGGAGGCAGCACATTGCCCACAAAATATGTGGAAGGCATTTACATTTTGGTTTACATCTTATATACTTGCTCAAGGCGAATCTAGCGCGACGGTGTCCGGCACAAAGGGCACGTATTCTTGCCCTGTCGAAACCACTGATACACACACATTGTATGAAATGTATGAGAACAGTCCAACGTCTCAGTGCCGGATAATAACGGCGAATGACAAATGCTGCAAATCTCAGTGTCCATAGACACCTCGTTTTCAACGGCCACGCATTTGCGTTTGATCTTATCCAATAATACAGTATGTGCAATTTTCAAATGCCAAAAGACGGGCCACTCGGACGACACGTGCTCTTGCAAAAATCGTTGGAACGGTGGCTTGCTCGGATGCACCCGCATCCATTCGTTCAACTTGGCCGCGATCGAATCCGTCGAAACTGTTGGCGGCGCCCAGATTTCCAATTCCATTTCATAAATGAAATCGCAACATTTATAGTTTCCAAATGTATAGCTGGCCAAAGGCGATTGGCCAGGTTTTGGACAAATGGGTGAATAGCAATATGTCTGTATTTAAATGATTATGTTTTTGTTAATGAGTTTCCGACACTTTGTGCCCGCCGAACCAAAAAGGAAAAGGGGGCAAGATTTTTTCGCCGCATGTCGCCAAGGGGATGTAGAAACTGTCAAGTTGCTGCTGGCGGCGGAGGGCATAGATGTCAACCAGGCCGATAATGATGGTTGGACGCCACTTTACTGGGCGAGTGGGAATGGCCACGTCGAGGTTGTCAAGTTGCTTTTGGCGGCTCCGGGCATAGATGTGAACAAAGGCGCGAACTCTGGTCGCACGCCACTTTTCACCGCGAGTTGGGATGGCCGCGCCGAGGTTGTCAAGTTGCTGCTGGCCACTCTTGGCATCGACGTGAACCAGGCCGATAATGAAGGTTGCACGCCACTTTACAACGCGAGTTGGGATGGCCACGTCGAGGTTCTCAAGTTGCTACTGGCGGCTCCGGGCATAGATGTGAACCAGGCCAGCAAAGGTGGTTACACGCCACTTTTCTGGGCGAGTGGGAATGGCAAGACCGAGGCTGTCAAGTTGCTACTGGCGGCTCCGGGCATCGATGTGAACAAGGCCAATAATGAAGGTTGCACGCCACTTTTCATGACGAGTTGGGATGGCCACGTCGAGGTTCTCAAGTTGCTTTTGGCGGCTCCGGGCATAGATGTGAACAAGGCCAGCAAAGGTGGTTGGACGCCACTTTACTGGGCGAGTCGGAATGGCAAGACCGAGGTTGTCAAGTTGCTTTTGGCGGCTCCGGGCATAGATGTGAACCAGGCCGATACTGATGGTAAAACGCCACTTTACTGGGCGAGTGACAGGGGCCACACTGAGGTGGTGTCGTTGCTGCTGCACGCCGGTGCCGATCCTTATCGGGCCACCAATGATGGCCAAAGGCCAATTGACGTCGCACGTGGCCATGCCAAACGCATTTTAGAACGTTGGCTGAGAAGTCGAGAGCGAATACTGGCCAACCGGTTAACTGTACTGCCTCATCATGTCATTAGAGACAAAATACACCCGCAAATCGGCCACTATCATCAATATGTAACCCTATGTATTCGGGATGAATTTGCCAAAGGCCACTTGAATAGAAAATAGAGTGTATTTAAATGGGTATCAAAGTAGAAATGAGTTCTCAGGATCCGGCCAAGCGACGAAAACTTAACGCCAGAGATCTGCTGGAACGTGACGTGTACCAGGCCAGGCATTTTGGTTGCACGCCACTTTACCAAGCAAGTCAGAATGGTCACACCGAGGTAGTCAAGTTGCTTTTGGCGGCTCCCGGCATAGACGTGAACCAGGCCAACAAGGATGGCGAGACGCCACTTTACATCGCGACTCGGTGGGGCCGCACCGAGGTTGTCAAGTTGCTTTTGGCCGCCGGTGCCGACGTGAATCAGGCTAATCATCATGGTGTCACGCCACTTTACGCCGCGAGTGAGTATGGCAACACGGACATGGTCACCGTACTTTTGGCCGCCGGTGCCGACGTGAACCAGGCCCCGAATAATGGTTGCACGCCACTTTGGGCTGCGAGTCGGAATGGCAAGACCTCTAATGTCAAGTTGCTTTTGGCGGCTCCGGGCATAGATGTGAACCAGGCCGGCAATGATGGTCGCACGCCACTTTACAGCGCGAGTCAGAATGGTCACACCGAGGTAGTCAAGTTGCTTTTGGCGGCTCCCGGCATAGACGTGAACCAGGCCAACAAGGATGGCGAGACGCCACTTTACATCGCGACTCGGTGGGGCCGCACCGAGGTTG